CCTGAACAGTTGCAATTGCATTTGATGCGAATATACCAAAAGTACTCAGAGAGGTTGATACATCAAGTAGTGTCAATGGGTAATAGAAATTGCTCGTGTTGCTTGTGAAGGCTGCAATGCTTGAAACTCCTTGTAGATTTAGAGCATTTGAGAGGTAACTTGTTGAAACATAGCCTGCACTTCCAAGACCATTTACAGTACTTGCAAAGCGAGCATCTATGCCTACTGTTGAAAGAAATCCATCCATGCCAATTCCAGTGACAGTGGATGCAAGGGCAAGAGGATCAATCATAGTTGATACATTGCTGAAGAACCCTGCAGTTGTTGATGTCAATACATATGTGAGGCCAATACTAGATGCAAAGTTTGAACCACTGTAACCAATAATTGAACTTGCTATATCTACAGGATTTATAAGAGTACTTATATTACTTAGGATTGATGTGATACTTGAATCAAATGTAAGAGTAGAAATATATCCAGAAGTCCCTAGACCAATTACAGTACTTTGTAATGCAGTAGAGTAATTAAAAGAGATAAGGGGTAAATAGTAGTTGCTTGTATTGCTTGTGAAAGCGGCAACAGTAGATACATTTGTACTGAGGTTTAGATTTGTTAAGACTTTATAATAGTTGCTTGTATTACTTGTTAATGTTGATATGTCAGTAAGTGTAAGTGGTATAAAGAAATTGCTTGTATTCGATGTAAATTCATTTGCATTTATAATATTTTGTTCTGTATTTACAATATGAACTGCTAAATTATAGCTAACATTACTTGTAAATTCAGCAAGTGTAGAAAGGGGTGTTGAAGGATCAAATAGGGTTAGATTTGTAAAGTAGTTGCTCGTGTTGCTTGTATAGGCTGCAACAGTGGAAAGAGGTGTTGAAGGATCAGATAAAGTTAGATTTGCAAAGTAGTTTGATGAGCTCTGTATTGATGTTGAGATATCATAAAGCGTTAGATTTTGAAAGTAGTTGCTTGTATTGCTTGTGTAAGCTGCAACAGTTGAAAGCGGAGTTGAAGAATCAAAGAGGGTTAGATTTGCAAAGTGATTGCTTGTATTGCTTGTGTAAGCAGCAACAGTAGAAAGTGGTGTTGATGGATCAAATAGGGTTAGATTCGCATAGTAGTTTGAAGAGGCTTCTACTACTGTAGATGCATCATAGAGTGTTAGATTTTGAAAGTAGTTGCTTGTATTGCTTGTGAAGAGTGCCCCTGTAGAAATTGCGGTGCTGAGATCTGCAAGTAGCAGTGTCGCATAGTAGTTACTTGTATTGCTTGTGAAGAGTGCTCCTGTGGAAATTGCGCTGCTGAGATCTGCAAGTAAGAGTGTCGCATAGTAGTTGCTTGTATTGCTTGTGTAAGCTGCACTTGTTGAAATCGCAGTGCTAAGATCTGCAAGTAAGAGTATCGCATAATAATTACTTGTATTGCTTGTGAATTTAGCTACAGTGGAAACAGCGGTACTGAAATCTGAGTTGATCAAGGTGCGGTAGAAGTTACTTGTATTGCTTGTATATTGTGATACATTTGAAATTGCTGTAGAAATATTATAGCGTAGAAGATTTTGAAAATAATTGCTAGTGTTGCTTGTAAAGAGGGCTGTACTCGAAAGACCTGAACTTATATTTGTTAATGTAAGAGTAGTGTAGAAATTACTAGTATTGCTTGTAAATGCGGCAGTGGTTGATATACTCGTTGAAATATCATAGAAAAGAAGAGTCTGATAATAATTACTTGTGTTGCTTGTTAGGCTTGCAACGGTGGAGAGACCTGTACTTAAATTGAGCGTTATCAGGGGCGAATAGAAGTTGCTTGTGTTGCTTGTGAATTGCACAGATGTACTTACTGCACTTGATACATTATAAGAGAACAAATTAAAATAATAATTGCTTGTGTTGCTTGTGAGTATGGCTACACTAGATAAACCTGATGATGTTAGTCCAAACAAGGAAGAGGTGCCAGGGCCACCTGCATTCTGGGCAAAATAGTTACTTGTGTTGCTTGTAAATGAGGCAACTGTTGATAGATTTGATGTAAGTGACGATGTACCTGAACCACCTGCATTCTGGACAAAATAGTTGCTTGTATTGCTTGTAAATTCGGCAACTGTTGATAGATTTGATGTAAGCGATGATGTACCTGAACCACCCGCATTCTGAGCAAAATAGTTACTGGTGTTACTTGTAAATGCGGCAACTGTAGAAAGGTTTGATGTAAGTGACGATGCACCTGAACCACCCGCATTCTGGACAATATAGTTGCTTGTATTGCTTGTAAATGCGGCAACTGTGGAGAACCCTGAGGACGTTAGACCTAGTAGAGATGAAACACCTGCACCTCCAATATTTGCAAGAGCATAATTACTAGTGTTACTTATGAAACCTGCAACAGTAGAAAGATTAGACGTCAGTGATGAAGTACCAGAACCACCTGCATTCAATATAAAATAATTACTTGTTACATTAAGTGCTGTGCTTGGATCATAGAGCGTTAGATTTTTATAATAATTTGATGTATTGCTTGTAAAGCGTGATATTGTTGAAATATTTAATTTAAGTGATGATGTACCAGAACCACCTGTATTGAGAGTTAAATAGTTACTCGTTACTGTGAGTGCTGTGCTTGGATCATAGAGTGTTAGGTTTTTATAATAATTTGATGTATTGGAAGTAAATTTACCTACTGTTGAAACCGAAGTAGAGAAATCCTGTATAATATTACTGATGTAATTTCTAGTATTACTGTTATTATAGATAACAGTCGAAGCAAAATCTAGAAAACTCGAGAGTAAAATATTACTATTAAAAAGTGTTGCGTTACTTGAAAAGAATTGTATTGTAGAGGTGATGAGTTGTAAATCTTGAAAAAGAGTTGTCAGTAGTGTATTGCTTGTATTACTTGTAAAGAGCGCTGTTGTTGATAAACCTATCAGATTTTCGAACTGTGATCCATCTCCATAAAAGGTACTTGCAAAAATAGCCCCGCTGACATCAAGTGTATATTTAGGCGCAGTCACACCACCAATTCCAACACGCATTTGGCCTGTGTCCATTTGCAGAAGGACATTTCCAGGATTAATGGAAGCAACATTGCCAGTTTGTGTTGTAGTTATAGCGCGTGTTTTGCCAATGTAGAGTGTTGAAATTGCAGGTGAATCGGCCGTGATGATGATATTTTCACTCTGCCCGCCTTGAGTGAAAGAAAGCCTATCACCTTTTACAAGAATGCGCGTATTTGACGACATTCGGCCAAGGACCCTACCGTTGGTACATAAATTAAGGACTAGGTGGAAACAATTTATATGGATGCCCAGAAGGAAGTGATGCAACAAGTCCCCATTTCCATGCTAGATACCCTTCAACTTGTTGTCTTTGCCCTGCTGTAATAAATTGACTAAAGACGACAATTTCATAAATTGTTCCATTCAGATAACCAAATCCTGTTTCTACAGATGTCTGAATAGATCCAATTGTTATACGTGTAGGAGCTGAACGTGTTGTTGTTGGGCCAATTGCTTTACTCTGTAAAGTTGCATTCACCCAATTTTCAATTAAGCCTGTAGAGGTTGTACGATTATAATTACATATAAACACTGCACCACTAGCACTACTAATGGGTGTTGTTGAGTAGATACTCAAATCTGAGCTGGGAGGCACACCTATTCCTGTGCAGAATATTGTTCCAATTAAAGAACATCCAAAATCACTTACAGTTCCTCCAATTTCCGCATCAAAGATTCCTTGTCCTGCCCACCAGTTTGCTCCTATATTTGGATTTATCTGTGATGTGGAAAGCAGAACAAAGATCGACCAATTTGTTGTGACAACAAGAGGAACAGAAATCTGTGTAGAGGTTCCATTGAAATTCACACCTGGATATTTATTGAGTGGGTTTATCGTGAGTTCTGGAGAGCCTAAAATGCCATATGTGTTATTTCCTACGCCGGATTTATCATTCCATGCGGTCAATGTAGAGTTTGCAGATAGAGTATAGGATTGCGAATCCTTTGCATCAAGCCAAAGAACTAGACTTGAAATTTTCTTTGGTAACCAGACAAATCGTTGTGCATTTTTTCTAACGGGTTGTTTTACATTGAGAGTAAATGTATTTCCTTTTGTTACTTTATTTGGAAGAAGAACTGTTAAAGGGAAAGGAGGTAGTTCATAGACGCGCTGTAGAAAATATGGATGTGTTGTTGGAAGTAGAGAAACAAGACCCCATTTCCATGCCAGATATCCTTCAATTCCTTGGCGCTCGTCACTTGATAAAGGCTGGCTATATCCAATATATTCCGCAATATATCCATTTGTAGGGTTTGTTCCTGAGCTTTGTCCGAAGAATTCATACCCTGATGAATAGTTTAACGTGCATGGTCCTTGTTGTACATTTGAAGAGGGAGAACCATTAAAAAACCAACTGATATTTTCTGCATTTGTATCATAGGTTACGCATCCTATGAAAGGGGTTGTAATTGTATCATTAGGTGTTATTAAATTCTCTGTATTATAGTCAATACGCGCATAAGTATAGTTCATTTCTAGGTCAATAATGCGAGTTCCAGGAACTCCTGTTTCTTCAAATTGTACAAGACTACTTCCATTAATAAACTGACCAACAACGAAATATGAAAGTCCAGATATCCCTTGGACACTTGTTGCGGAAATTGTTTCAGTTGATCCCATGATTTTCTGGCCTCTTCCATCATCGGCGGCTAGAACAGCAGGGTATGTTCCATTGAATGTTTGAGATAAGATAGGGCTTGCATTCCCTGACAAAGGTGCAACAGAATATGCATTACTTGATTTATCATTCCATGTTTGAATATTGGATGAAGAAAAAGTCATCGTTGTTGAATCTGCTCCATCCATCCAGAGAACACAATTTGGGACTGATAATGGAGTGAAAAGAATAACCTCTTTTGCGGTTGCCGACATCCTAGTTAGTGCGTGAGATACTTAGACGTTCCTTTCCTTAGTGAAGTAGAAAGATGTACTCTTCTGAGGACGATCCTAATGGCGAGCAACTTCCGGGTATGACACGGTTAGGGGCAGAACCTTCTGGTGATATCAAACCGTTTGCAGATATCAAGAAAAACCAAGCCGCCATTCATCGGAAAATTATCCTTCTCGCAACAGCAAGCATTACGGATGGAAATATCTTTTCAAATGGTCTTTTCCAGAATGTCATTCTTTTCTATCGGATGTTCGAGGCGATGGGATGGACATCTATTTTAATTATTAATGAACGCCCCAAAACGCTGGATAATATTCCTGATCAGTTGAAGACATGTCGTGTAGTCTGTGCTGAAGAGATTCTGAAGCAGCCGATCCCCGTGTATGCATATATCGAGATCGGCATGAGCATCGATCCGATGGTTCGGAAGTTTTTGAAAATGATTGGTAGTAAAATCTGCAAACTCTATCTTGGAAATATCATAAATATTGATATTGAGACACCTATTTTTTATCCTGAGATGAATTTTTCTCACCACGTGATCGGCGAGATTGATAAAGTCTGGGTATCACCGCACTATGCGCAGCATGACCAGTATGCATCTTCTCTAAATCACGTAAAGCTGGAATCTCCCGAATCTCAGGTTGGTCCTTATGTATGGGATCCAAGTTTTGTTCTAGACGATGGAAAGCGTCATATTTCCTGGAGGGCAACACTGCCAAATGAAAAGGAAGTTTTCGTGATTACGGAACCGAACATCAGTTTCCAGAAAACAGCGGTGATTCCTCTTCTTATGATTGAACGTTTCTACAGAAAGATTCGCGCTGCTGGAAAGACGTGGAACGGGCGCGTGGTTGTTGTCAATGGCCCGCGCATTATGCAAATTCCGCATTTCAAGAAAAATATTTATGATACACTTGATATTGTAAAGGATGGCTTAGTGGAAATGGCAGAGCGAAAAGACATTGTAACGACACTGAAGACATATCCGAATGCGACCTTTATCTGCCATCAGTTCAATAATGAGTTTAACTATATGGTTCTTGAGATGCTGTGGCTAGGATTTCCTGTACTCCACAATGCAAAGAGTTGGGAGAACTATGGATACTATTATCCTGGATGTAATCTATCGGCGGGTGGAGATCTGCTTGCCCTTGTCACAGAAAAGCACAAGGAAAGCCTTGAGGTGTATAAGGCGCATGCGCGCGCACTTGCATGGCGCCATTCCCCCTATAACCCCGATGTTCAGAGGGCATGGGAGAAGCTATTGCTATAACGATGCGGTCTAAAAACATACATACGTTTCTTTGAAGGTAAAAGATGCGCGTGGCTGTCCTTGGGCGCTGCCAATATTCCATGTTTAGTGGAAGTCAAGCAAACGCAACTCTTGCAGTTGCGGAGTGCCTACGGCTTCAAGGTCATGATGTTACACTTCTTTCTACGAATTCAACCTCATGGTGGGATGATATTAAGGAACTTGAAAAGGATTGGATTGGGCGGATTGTTCCGTTTGATCAGTACAAGGGAGAACAATTTGATCTTCTTCTTGAGTCAGGCCAGAGTCTAAATTCAGGTGAGCGACGCATGGCAATTGCAAAGAAGACTGTTCTTGTACTTCGGAAACACGCTGCAATGGAAGAGATCGAGCATTCTCTCTTTCCTACGAGTGATACGACACGAGTCTGGGATGGTCTTTCTGAGATTTGGATGTTTGATCACATGTGCAATAACGATGATATTCAAATTATGGAGACAATTTCTCGTATTCCTGTGCGCAGACTCCCTTATGTCTGGACACCGAGTATTATTGAGAAGCATCGGCAAGAACTGAAGTCTCCTCTATGGATTCAAATGACACATGCTCATCTGGAGGAAAAGAAGTTGCCGATTGTTCCCTGGGCTGTACATATTGCGGAGACAAATACAACGAGTACGAGCAGCTGCACAGTCCCTCTTCTAATTGTTCGTGAAATGGCGCTCAGTAAGAAAATGTCCTTTGGATCTCTTCGTGTCCATAATGCAGAGCATGTCTATAGGAGTAAGTTCTTCCAGGATAATGTATGGCGTCATGCACGTGTAGAGGATCTGAGCGGAGAATTCATGGGACGGCAGCGTATTCCTGATTGGGTCTATGAACCGATGTCGATCTGTATATCCCATCAGCGCTTTACTGCTCTGCGTCCTATGTTATTTGATATGGCATGGGTTGGAATACCCTTTGTACATAATTCTATGGTTATTCGTGACATAGAATGTGGTCTAGAAAGATACTATTACAAGGATAATCGTATTACGGAAGCAATGCAAGCACTACAAAACGTCAATGATGATTTTTTGGCGCGACGTGGATATTTTACAGTGGAAAATCTGAATTCTATACGGAAAAATATTCTGGAGAGATTTTCACCGTTCAGTTCGCATGTTCAGAATGGATGGAAAAATGCAATTGTAAATCTCTTACAAGCTGTTCCTTTGGCTGCCCCTGTTCCTTTGGCTGCCCCTGTGGCTATTGCTCCTGTAGCTGTTGCACCTGTAGCTGTGGCACCTATGGCTCCACCTATTGCACCTGTTCCTACGCAAGTTGCTCCTGTAGAACAAAAGGGACCAAAAACCAAACTCACAATTGGATTTTCTGATATGTGGGATACATTCAATCCTGCATATAACTTCTTTACACTTATGTTACAGGAAGCTGGAAAGAAACTTACACCTGTCATTGAAGTCGAGGGTGTTCCGATCCACGCTGGATCCGCTGCACCTGACGTTCTTCTTTTCGGACCGTTTGGAAACACGTGGCAGAGTTTCCCTTCTGTTGCTAAGGTACATTTCACGGGAGAGAATACTGCACCTGTTGAAGCAAGCAATGTTCTTCTCAACCTAGGATTCAATCATATGGATCTACAGAAAGAAAACTACATACGTTTTCCTCTCTGGATTCTAGAAATCGACTGGTTCGGTGCAGATCCTGAGAAGATTGTAAATCCGAAACCAATACCTATCGATCGTTGCACTAAGGCCTTTCCTATGGAGATTGAACAGAAAAAGAAGTTCTGTGCATTTATTGTGAGTAATCCCAGTAACCCTATTCGAAATGCTGCATTCCAGTGGCTCAATTCATATAAGAAGATTGATAGTGCGGGTGCTCTTTTCAATAATATGGGAGATATTCTCAAGGCGGGCCCTGGAGGTGGAGGAGGGGAGCTCAAGAAACTGGAGTTTCTCAAGGACTACAAGTTTGCTATTACATATGAAAATACCTCTTCACCTGGTTATGTAACTGAGAAGATTCTTCATGCAAAGGCTGCTGGTGTTGTCCCTATTTACTGGGGTGATCCTAAGATAAATCGTGATTTTAACACATCTGGATTTATTAGCGCGCAGGATATTAAGTCTCCTGCTGAACTTATTGAAGCTGTAAAGAAGATTGATGAAGATGATGCAGCATGGAAGAAGATGTTTATGGTCCCTGCACTTGACGGATACCGTGTTGATTGGACACGGCGGATGATGTCTGAGTGTTCAAAGCGTATTCTTTCTATTGGCCTTGGACGCCCTGTAGATCTTCCTCGCTTTATTGGAGCCACTTCAACAATGGAGGCGGATGAGATGAGAAACAAGAGGGAACCTGTATCTACCCAGGAACCTGTATCTAGCCAGGAACCTGTATCTAGCCAGGAACCTGTATCTGCCCAGGAACCTGTATCTGCCTATATAGAAAATAATGGGCCAGAAATACCTCTTCTTGTAACCTTTACAACGCGGCGGTTCCTCCCTTCGATCCAGATGTGGCTCAATGGTATCTCAAAGCAGCACTCTATAACACCCTTTACTGCTCGGATCTACTATGGACCTGATGTTCCTCCAGATTCTTTGCAGAAACTAATAACAACATTCCCCTTTGTGCAAATTAAGCCAATTCCTTCCACAGCGCCTAATACTTTCTCAGATCTCTGGGATCCGCAACATTTTGCGTGGAAACTCTGGCTCTATAATGAACTCTCTCATGACTCTGAACTCACTGGAAAGATGGTCTTCTATATGGATGCAGGATGTTTCCTTTGTCGCTGGCCAGCTGCATGGATGCTCAAGGCACAGTCGGCAAGTATTTGTTTCCTCGAAGATAAGAGGCAGAAAAATAGGCACTGGTGTCATGATATATTCTGCAATATTCTGAAGGTAACAGAGGATGAAAAGGATGCACAACAGATTGTAGGTGGTATTCTTATGTTCCGTTCTGGAGCGCCTCGTGTCATGCGTCTCTTTGAGGAGGCCTGGAAGTACGCACAAGTGAGAGATGTAATCGTTGGTGAAAAGTGGTCTGGCGTTGGTCAGGATGGTCGCCCTTATGGTCATCGCCATGACCAGAGTATCCTCAGTATTCTACGTATCCGCCATTCTATACCCACATTCCCCCTTGATGATGTCTATTGTGATAAGTCTCTACGCACAACATTTCAAAGTGGAAAGTCAATCTATTGCCACCGCAATAATTTCCGTCTCAATGTTCCTTTTTCAGATGGCATTGATGATTGTTACATTATTAACCTGGATAGAAGAGGTGATCGCATGGATCGCCTGTATGAAACAAGCCCTGAGCTCCGTGATCGCGCTACACGGGTTTCTGCAATTGAAGGAAAGAAACTTGAACTCACACCAGAACTTGCACGCCTTTTCCGCCCGCACGACTTTTTCTGGAAGAAAGCAATTATGGGATGTGCGTTATCTCATCTTGGTCTCTGGTACAAACTTTCAACGGAGCATGTAGATATTAAGAATTTCTTAATCCTAGAAGATGACGTAAAACTGAAGCCTGAGTGGGAACAGAGATGGCGCGAAGCCCAGCCGCATCTTCCTGAGGATTGGGATGTAATCTATCTAGGTGGAATCCTTCCACCGAATCGCGCTGGATTTGAGCGGACAAAAGAAAAGGTCAATCCGTATTTTAGTCGTGTTGCGCCTAATTCTTTCTTTGGACAGGCAACACCCACTCGTTATTTCCACTGGTGTGCATACGCATATGTTCTTTCTCGACGTGGTGCAGAAAAGATCCTTGGTATCATGGGAGGACGTGATGGTTACTGGACGAGCGCAGATCATATGATTTGCAATCGTGTAGATATAATGAATCTGTATTTCCTTGATCCGCTTGTGGCTGGATGTTACCAGGATGAAGATCCTAAATATCAGAACAGCGCTTTCAATGATTTCTCACGGGTCGATGGATTTGACAGTGATCTGTGGAACAATGACGAGCGTTTCAGTCAGCAAGATGTTGATTCTGCAATGGCTGCTGGAAATGGAAAAGAGCTACAGATTCCACTTGCACTTTCACAGGCAAAGGCAATGTCTGCCGCTGTTGCTCCTGCTCCTGCGCAACAACTAGAAGAAAAGAAGTTTGTTGTCAAATCACAGACTAAGCCTCCTACTCTAATAAAGGGGCCTTTTGTTTGCTTAACAGAGCATAATTTAGATGTACATACACTCTATGAAAAGGAGTGGTTGCTTGAACTTCTAGGAAAACCCGATATTTTCCAGATTGATAAGCTTGAGCCAAATATGGTACCTAGATCTGATGTCTGTGCAACAGTTGTTATCCAGAGACCTTTCATTGAAAAATACACACAGCTTCTCCAAGCATGGTCACAAGTAGGAGCGACATTTAACGTACTCCATTTGAGTGATGAATTTGGCACAGATAATATCGAACTATATGGATTTTCTGGCTGCAGAAAAGTAATCCGCATGTATGATAGACCTGATCTGCAAGGAGATTTACGTAATAAGTGTGTTTTTATCCCCCTTGGATATCATTGGACTTTGAGAGGTGGCGGCTGTCGTGATCCTCTCCAATTCACACCGCGCCTTCCCTTTCGTGGAACTCTTTGGAGTTTCTATGGAACAAACTGGAATGACCGTGACAAGAAACTTGCACCGCTGATGGGTCTTCAGCCAAATCGCGTAAAGTTTTTTGATGACTGGAATTCTCCTAATCAGGTTTCTCGTGAAGAATATATCTCTACACTCCTCGACACTATATTTGTACCATGCCCTGGTGGCCAGAATCCTGAGACCTACCGTTTCTATGAAGTCCTTGAGTGTGGCTGCATTCCTGTCCTTGTAAAGGAGGGGAATGACAGCTTATACCACGCTTTTATTTCTGCTAATCTGCAGGTTCTTATTGTTTCTTCATGGGCCGAGGCTGCAAGCCTCATGGTTCAACTCTACAATGATAAGAATTTACTTGAAACCTACAGACATAATATTCTTTCTGGATGGAGAGTCTGGAAAGAAAAGCTCACGAGGGAGGTGAAGGAGGCATTTGCATAAAACAGCAAAAAAACTTCTTCCATGTACGTTTAGGAGAAAGAAGAGCCCATTCGTCAAACGTGTAACTATTTCCCATAGATAAATTACACCTTGCACAAATGGGAACTAAATTTTCTATTGTTGTTGGACCACCTTTTGATTCAGGAACATTATGACCGCACTGAAAATCAAAAACCGTCATTTTGTTTTCACACCATGGCGTAGAACATTTTGCAGTAAATAAGCGACCACACCGTTTAATCCACGTTGCCTCACGAAGGGCAACAGGAATCTTCTTTTTTCTCTGTGGTCTAGTAAATAGCATATTCACTTGAGATCTAGGTGTATTCATCTAGATCTTAAGTAAGTTATTATTTAGACCAATTACAATGCCTTCTTTTCACAATTTTCAGGATCAAGAATCCATTCTAATATATATTTATCAGGCCTTGTTTGACATTTACCACATAAGATTGCATAGATAATATCATCTTGAAAATGACCATTTATCTTTTTTACTTTCCAAGGATCTAAATTATCCAAATATAATAATAAATGAAATGATGCTATTCCAAAAAATTCTGTATTGTACATAAGAATACTTGTATTTACTTCAGGTATATTCATATTACTAATTTTAATAATATGATCAATTTCATTCATATGCCATGATGAATCAGCGCAATTTTTTTCATCACTTTTACCTCCCAGCTGAATAGGATATTTATTCTTAAATTGCAGAAACCATAAAAATGTAAAGTCTTTATGAAATACAAGATCTAAGTCAAAATAGAGTGTTAATTTGAATGGCGTATAATATGACTGAAATACTTTGGGTATAAAATACTTACGATAATAATTATCCGAATAATGTATCTTTTCGTGTTCATGGTATGAATGATTAATTTCCTTATAAATTAAATCCTTCGTATTCTGAAGAATATTTTTAGATTTTTCATTGCTCTCAGATAAGATACAAATTTTCCGCGATGTATCATACTTGTGAATATTCTCTATCATCCTCTTTGCCATATCATAACATGTATCATCATCTCCAAATACACATAATAGATACCCTTCGTCCAAACTCATCTAGAACTACAGTGTTATTTTGTTTTAGGTCTAAAGCTGCACCCTCTACTCTTTTTAGAACAATGGCGGATCAACCTGCATATCTCCGTACCTTGGAGTCACAGCTCACCCTCTCTAATATTGGGTTCGGTACTATGTTTACCCAGAGTAATGATACAAATCAAACTGCAGTAGTTGCACCTGTTTCTGCACCTGTAGCTGCGCCTGTTGTAACTACAAAGAAGCTCAAGTTTATGCTCATTTCCACTCACCTCCACCAATTTACTGGCTATTCAAAGGTCAGTCTCAATTTGATCAATGAACTTTCAAAGAACTCTTGGCTTGATCTGACCCATTTCGGATTCCAGCGCCACCCGCAGATTCCTGCAGATTTCCGCACGTATCCTCCTGGTGTCGATGTATTCGATGCGGCTGGAAATGAGAAGCCTGCTGAACAGGGATTCGGTTTCAAGCTTCTACCTGATTACATTCGCCGCAAGGAACCCGATGTGATTATGATCTACAATGATATGTCGATTGTCGCGCGCTTTCTTGAGGAGATTCGTAAGTCAAGCATGCCTCGCAACTTCAAGATCTGGGTCTATATTGACCAGGTCTATAGCACACAGCTTCAGGTGTATCTCGATATCCTTAACCGCGACGCCGACCGTGTCTTCGCTTTCACCAATTACTGGAAGAAGTGCATCAAGGACCAGGGTATTACGCGCCCTGTAGATGTAATTCTGCATGGCTTTGATTCGAAGAAGTTCTATCCTGTTCCGCGTGAGCTTGTCCGCAAGCAGATGAATATTCCGAATGAGGCCTTTCTTATCATGTCACTCAATCGCAATCAGCCGCGCAAGCGCTACGATCTTCTGATTATGGCGTTTGTTGAGCTCGTCGTCAAGTACCCGACGAAGCCCATTTTTCTCCTATGCATCTGCGATAAGGGTGATAAGGGTGGCTGGTGGGTCTTTGAGCTTTTCCAGCGCGAACTCAAACTCCGCGGTGTTTCCGTTGAGACCTTCGGCACGCGCCTCATGCTCAGCAGCTCAGATATGACGTTCCGTGATGAAGATATCAACCTTTTCTACAATGCGGCGGATGTAGGTATTTCATCAGCAGATGGAGAGGGCTTTGGTCTCTGCAATTTTGAGCAGATGGGTGTCGGTATTCCGCAGGTTGTTCCTGATATTGGCGGATTCAAGGAGTTCTGCCTACCTGAAAACTCTGTACTTGTGAAGCCTAAGAATCGCTATTATCTTCCGACTGCGTTTTCTCCTGTTGGTGGTGAGGCACATGCCTGCGATCCGCATGATCTCTGTCTCGGTGTTGAAGAGTATCTGCTGAATACTGAGAAGCGCGAAGCACATGGAAAGGCTGCACGTGAAACGATTCTAAGCTATACATGGGAGAAGGCGGCTGCAAATCTTGTCAAGCACCTCAGGCGTGCTATGGATGATAAGGATGAATAAAGTAACTCATTAATAGGAATCATGCGGAAGAATACAGTACTTGTCATAACAGCACTTGCCTTACTTCTTGTTATGCTCGTTCTATCCCGGTCTAATGTGATTGAAGGGTTTTTAGCATCAAAAGATGAAGTTTGCACAACATTACGAACAGGCATTGTTGATGTTACGAAGCAGCGTGATCAAGGAAATACTGTATTGAATGATTCAACTGCTCAGGTGAAAAAGATACAGGATCTTCTTATTGAGATTACCAAACTCAGCAGCTCATATGATTGTTAAATTTATGTACCAATCTTAGAAAAGATGGCTGGAAAGAAGAATCCCTTGTACTTAGTCTTAGCCGCCGCTGTTATCCTTGCCGCCCTTATTGCCACCACATATTATGCAAAGCAGGTATTTGATACCTTTGTAGATGGAGGAAAAAAGCCATTTGGAGGCATAAATCCGTTTGAAGGTTTCAATGATACAACAACTGCAAGTGTTGTCTGTCCTACACTTAAGCAAGAACTAGAGTCGAGTCAAAATAAACTAAAGGAACAACAGGCTGATCCTGCACTACAGGATCAGCTACAGGCGACTATGGAAATGGTTGCAACACTGCAGAACTTAATTAGTCAAAATAAATGCTAATTAAGTTATAGAGTTTGCGCGCCATGGATAAAGATATAATTAAAATTTTCATACTGGGACTTTTAATTATAATAAGCTTATTCTATTTGTATTTTTTCAAGAAAACAACTACGGAGGGGTTTGCTGATTCTGGATCTATACCCGAAGATGCCGACAATCCATCTTTAACAGGACAGATGTATTTTGGAATTATACCACAGGCTGCTTCTGCTAGCATTTATAAAAAGAAGGAACTTCAAGATCAACTTGGAAACCCTGATGCAATTAATGTAGGTGATAATGGAGCTGAAATCAGTGTTTCAGAGATTAATCTAACTCCTGATCCGAATGATATCGAGGCAGTGCTAAATTCTGCTGTAAAGGAGGGGTTTGAAGATGATAAAAAAGATCGTAATGCTGCAAATGCACAAAAACTCTTAGAAAAGGCAATGGAAAAAATGCCTAAAAGTAAGACACCAAAACCTATAAAACCTGGAAAGCTTGCTAAGAAAGCAAAAAAACTTGCAAAATTTGGAAAGCAGGCTCTACAAAAGGCAGGACAGGCCGCGGCGAAGGCAATGGAAAAGGTTGCTAAAAAATTAGGCATTAAGATAGCACAAAAATCAGCAGAAGCAGGTGTAAAGGCTGCTGCTTTTTCATCAAATCCTGTTACCGTTGCTTTCGGTGTAGCTTTATCTGTCATTGCTGCAGTTGGAGTTATTTTACAAGTTGTCATTGTATCACAACTCAAAGGAGACGAAGGTGTCTGCGATGATGGATGGCAGCGCCTAGGTGATTTCCTTCCTAGTTGGCTAGTAAATATTCCTGGCATAGGTGATATTTTACCTGTTCTTTCTCCTTATCTCTGTTTCCGCAATTCATGCGAATCGAATGAAGATGAAGATGGTGGCCTCTGCTATCCCAAATGTAAAAATGGCTACAACGGAATTGGTCCTGTCTGCTGGGCGAATAAAAGTGAATCAAATGCAAGGAACCCTGATAAGAAAGGCTGCAATGAACTAAATCGTGGCTGGGAACGATGCCGCGATGATGGTACAAGTCTATGGGAAGACTGGCAGTGTAATACATCGTGTCCTGGAGGTGGTCCATGGTATAATGTAGCCAACTGTAATACTCGATGCAATGGTTGTGGATGCATCAAGGTGACCAAGATGGATCGCGAGTACTGCAGTGATCCTCAAAGAGAACTTGCGCATGTGGCTTCAAAGATTGATCAGCAATGCTGGTCAAAATGCCCATCTTCTACGCCTTACCGCATTCCTGGTATGCCTTATATCTGCAGTGCAGCAGAATACGTAGGTGATAGAGGTGATCAAAAAGGAACAAGCTATGGTCGCGGTGTTGGAAAGCCTAAGCTTAAGATGATTACTGCGAAACCTACACCACCGCCGCCGCCGCCGCCTCCTGCAAGTTCATCTTTATTCTATGCAGAGGATCCGAAAACGAAGTTTTTTATTAATTTTGCAGATGTTGGACAACTTACCTTAATGTCGAATTTTTACTATACAAATTCAACAAAATCTGCAACAGCTAATGCAGATGGAACTCTTTCCTACGAATACATTACGAAATTCACAGCAGTCATTGCCAGTAGCGAACAATCATGCGATGTTCTCTGTGATATTAAAACTGTAACAATGGATCCTCTTACAAATACTATCAGCACAACAGGATCAAGCACTGGAAATGATCGCAGATTCTATTTTGCTAAAATTCAGAGCTCGCAATCATTTATGATAACAGCCTGTACAAATCTAAATGGATCTGCACCTGATGTGAAGAATCCTAACTTAACTCCTGTATCTGTATCTATCCCTGTATCAATCCCTGGAGATATAAAGTGTGCAGCTTTCCCTATCAGTCTTGCAAATTGCCAGAACTCTGTAACTCTTAATCAAATGATGAGCATGTATAAAGGCAAATTAGGTGATAATAAACGTGTAAAAACAGTCGATGGCGCACAGAATAACGGAAAGGATGTGTGTGTTGTTTCATTAACAGAGGCTACATATGATGCATCTACAAATCTTGAAAATCCTCCTCTGAAAAAGGTAATTAATTTCAATTTCAACCAAGATATATCAACTGATGCATGTGGATTTACACTAAAGGATATGACACCAGGTGATCAGACAGCAAACCCGACAGCTTTACCCGATCAAATTGTCTATCCTTCACCTCTTCCTACGGTTCAACCTTCAACGAATGATGAGGAGCAAGTGCAAGCACAGGAGTACCAAGAAGAGCAAGCACAGGAGTACCAAGAAGAGCAAGCACAGGAGTACCAAGAAGAGCAAGCACAGGAATACCAAGAAGAACAAGAGTATCAAGAAGAAGCAGAGTATCAAGAAGAAATAGATAATAGCAACTATGATGAGACGGAGATGGAAGGATTCAATAATCCCTTAGAAGTGTGTATGCCAAAATGTGATTCTTCTGAAATGCTGCAGAAGTTTGCTGACGCATTTAATTCAAGCGTAAATAGAAAAGATTTTATTGTAAATATCAATAAGGCATGGACTGTATCACAAACACGCTGTGATATTCAGGCAGATATATATGTAAAGGCGTCAAAAGCGGTTCAATCGCAGACAGTTCGCTTTGATCTTAAGAAAGATACATCTACATGTACCTTTTCAGTCACGGCTGTTGGAGAGGTTGGTTCTGGAACTTTTATCCAAGCAAACACTCCCGCACTCTCTAAACCTTACAATGAGGCCGACTATATCATCAAGCAGCGCATTCTAGATGTACAGGGTGCCATGTCAAAACTCACACAATCATCTACAAATATAAATAATTATCTTTCAGGTGCAAATTCGACAATGGATTCTACCTACAGTAGCTATGGACAGAAGATGACACTTGGTGATTCTCCTGCCCGCTGCACAGATCCTGCACTCCTCGACTCAATTATACAATATTATAATAAGAATAACTACCCTAAAGATCGTAAAAATGCAACAAAGATGACAATGACGCGGATCCTCAAGGCTGGAACGGCTGATCGTAACTCATGTGATGTCCTCTTCGAATATCGCCAGGAAATCTTTACTGATCTCTATACATCCACGCCGAACGTGACCATTGGACAGAAGACTGAGCGTTTCCGCATGCAGGATAACGGAAATGGTCTCTTCACGGTGGCGAGCATGGAAGTTACAGGATCTTCTGGTCTCCCTGGACTCTCACCGCGCAAAGTTGTGAATAAGGTCACTGCTGATATGAATCCTTCTTATATTGGTACAGGATGCGACCTCAAGTGTGCCAGCCCTGAGATTCTAAAGTCCGTGAAAACTGCATACGAATCAAAGTCGATTGACGGATTTGCCAATTACATGGGCGGGTGGATGGCTGGTGGTTGGGTTTCTGCACTCAAAGAAACATTTACTGATGGCGGATCGAGTATTGGTAACTCAACTCTCATAAAGGCAAATCGTTCAATTAGAACTGCTGTAGATACATGCGAATATGAAATGATCTATAATCGTTCCGCGATTGATGCAAATGGAACACCGTCTGTACAATCAGGCGCGGTCGGTTTTTTCAAGGCGACTTTTATTAAAGATCCTACAACTTGCACCTATACACCAAATAGTGTTGTTAAAGTCAATACCTCTGTAATTCCTTCTTTAACAGATGCACAGGCGACTCGTATAAATTATACTTATGCATAACGTCGTGACTTAAATTTAAGGAAGTCACTACTTCCTTAAATTTAATGTCCAACGACTAATTTGATGATACAATAAATTTAAGGAAAACTCAAAGAGTTTTCCTTAAATTTATTGTATCATCTTTAATAGAAATGTCTTGTGGATGTACGCAAATGCCTACTTTTAGAGGTGGTGGTAAGCGTACTACACGTAGTAAGCGTAATAAGCGAAGCACACGTGCTACGCGGAATAAGCGAAGCACGCGGAAAAACTAGTTAGTATAGATGGCTCTGATTGAAGCTACAATACAACCTCTCACACGGTGTGGTTATAAACCATCTGAGAGTTTGCAAAATTTTGAAAAAGCAATCAATGAAACTGGCACTGTTGCCATAGGAAAGGCTCTGCACTTTTCTGCAGATATTGTCTGCAGCGGCGGATATGAACCATGGGTAAAGTCTATCTGGGATTATGCGATCCACCACGTCGGTATTGCATCACCGCGCCTCTTTGTATATCTTAAGAAGCGGTTCGGCGAACTTGATGAACTTTATAAAAGATATCCCGACGAGCAACTTTACAATATGGATGAATTCCACACACGCATTGGAGAAATTATTATGGTTCTCCGCGAAGTTCCTAGACGCCCGAAACTTGTCTGGCCCCGTGTTGGTCCAGAAACCCACCACGATGGATGGTTACGAACGGTTTCTGGCGCCCCAGAAACTGCGGTGATCAAAAAAGTCTGGAAGGCGGAAGGAGACACCATTGCCCTCCGCTACGCTGGATGCGAACTTCTAAAATCGATTTCGGATAATTCCACGGAAAAGACGCTCTTCTGGATCCGATGGCTCTTCGATGAAGAAACTCTCGCACGGAAAGAAAATAAGGGTGCGTCTCTCAGTACAATTGCACGCGGCCCTGAAGGAGGACATGATGTCGGCCATTATATCACTGCACTCTTTGCAGAATGTTATCGTGACTATGCTGGGAGAAACCTGATGCGCATGAATGAAGAGATGGTTGTACTCGTCGATCTCTGGAGAGGTGGTGATAAGCGAATTACGCCTGGTGCAAGAAAACATATTCTTGGAATGATCGGCCAGATTCTGTGCGAAGTGCCGCGGTGGAAAGTGCCTGCTGCACCTGCTATGATTAAAGATCCTGTCACTGTGTCTCGCGCTGTGGGACAGAGTGGTAGGTTTTTTAGAGAAGTTCTTACACGGCCCGCAGTTGCACACTCAAAAGAACTCATGAAGGCTTTCCGCAATAAAGGTCATGTTGCGACGCGTGAAAAGAAGAAAGATTCAATGGAAGATAAGCTGACTGCCTATGATCGCGCCATGAATGAATGGCTAGAAAAGTCTTAATGTTTGCGCGTTGTGCGCTTTGTACGCTTGCTCTGCTTAGCATGGCGTGTCTTGCGCTTGCGGCGGCCACCTTCTGCCATTCCTGAAGCAGAGCCAGGAGCACCTGAACCAGAGCCAGGAGCACCTGAACCAGAGCCAGGAGCACCTGAACCAGAGCCAGGAGCACCAATGGGTTGAAATCCAGAAGCAGCAGCTAATGCAGCTAAATTACCAGAGCGTACGCTGCGACGCATTCCTCGAGCTGCAGCCCTTGCGCCACGAGCGTCTGATGCTGCTTGTATTTGCTGCATCCTTGCAGCAGCTGCTGCAGCCCTTTCTTCCTCAGCATGCTCCTTATTTACTCTTAAATTATAAGCACGATTTTGTTTAGCCATTTCCTTATCAGCTTCTTCTTTTATTGCAATAGCTGCAGCTAATTCAGGATCACCATATAATTCACGATGTAACCTATTATATGTTGCTTTATTTTTTGCCATATCTAATTCTTCAAGCTTTTTTGCCCTATTTTCAGACTCCTTTACTTTGATAAGGGCAGCATCTTCCTTTATTTTTCTAAATTTTCTTAATATACTCACAATACCAGGTTCGCTTGCTTTTTCTAATTTTTTTATTTCAAAATCAATAGCTGATAAAGGTAACTTACTAAAAGTTTTTTTAATATATGCAGCCACCTTATTCATTCTTGTCCTCTCAGCTTGCTTTTCACGCGCAGCTTCTCTCGCTCTGGCCGCTGGAGTCATTGCTGCAAATGCTGCAGCCTCTCTGTTATATTTAGCATTAATTTCTTCATGTGTAGGCATTCTAGATGCAGGAGCAACTGTAGGGGCAACAGCTACCCCTTGAAATAATCCTACAAGATTATCAATTACATCATCATCATCTTCCAATAATATATCGTTAATTTGCTCTTCTCCTTCAATATCCATTCCTATTACTACGCGCTAAAAATTGAAAACGGCAGCCAGGGTTAAGGAGACATAGAGTATTTAACTAAAGATGTCTTCTTCACCTGATGAGATTGCAAAGGTTGCAAAGAAGTTAGAAGACGCATCAGCTGCATATTACGAGACAGGGAAGCCCACCATGACAGATGAGGAGTTTGATGAACTCAAGGAGTACCTCGAGGAGATCGCCCCTGATCATCCTTTTCTAAAGAAGGTCGGTGCGCCTGTAAAGTCTGGCACTGTTCAACTCCCTTTTCCCATGCCGTCTTTGAATAAGATCAAGACTCCTGAGGCGATTGCATCCTTTGTTGCCGCAACTACCTGCAATAAGAAGCCTGAATGGGTTCTTTCTGAGAAGCTCGACGGAATCAGCGCCCTTTGGATTCCTGGGAAGCGGAACCTCTACCTCCGTGGAGATGGCGCGGTCGGGCAGGATGTTTCTGAAGTTGCTCGGATGGGAATCCATGGACTTCCTGTTCGCCTCAATTCCTATGCAGTACGCGGGGAGATCCTCATCACGAAGGCAGATACTCCTGCAGAGACAATTGGTCGTAGTTGGGTGAATGGGGTTCTCCACAAGTCCTCTCCTGCACTCGCCGATGTTCAGAAGCTCCGCTTCGTCGCATATGAAATCATGGATCCCTCTTCAACGCTCACCCGCGAGGAGCAGCTCGTAGAACTCAAGAAGCGCGGATATGAGATTCCCTGGTCTAAGGTCGTCGGGAAGCTCGATAGGGAGTCTCTGGAGGCTGTTCTCCGTGAGCAGAGGGGTGCAAGTAAATATGACACTGACGGTATTGTCGTCGGGATGAATTGTGTCCCGCAGTGGTACTCGAATCCTAAGAAGGTTGTCAATCCGAAGGACCAGGTCGCATTTAAGATGGTTCTTGCCGACCAGCTCGCAGAGACGCGGGTCGTTGCGGTCCATTGGGGTCTGTCACATCAGGGATATCTCATCCCGCGCCTAGAGGTCACTCCTGTCCGTGTCGGTGGTGCAGTCATTACGTATGTGACAGCCCACAATGCAAAGGTGATTGCAGAAAAGAAGATCTGTGTGGGTGCAAAGATCCGTATCCGCCGCTCAGGAGATGTCATCCCTACGATCGATGCTGTGCTTCTTCCATGTGGAGAGGGTGATATGCCTCCTGAGGGAACATATGAGTGGGCAACAGATGTCCATATTCGTGCAAAGGATGGTGGTGATGATCTTCTCGAGTCGAAGCTTCGCCACTTTGCCAGTTCGCTGGAGATCGAGGGCCTTGGGCCTGGAAATGTAAAGAAGTTGATGGCTGTTGGAATCAAGACACCACGTGCTCTTTGCAGTGCTGCGCTCGAAGGAATTTCACTTGCAGTTGGACTCAAGAATGGCATGAAGATCTTTTCTGAAATTCGGCGCGCGACAGCGGCCGCGACCGAGATGGATCTCATGGTTGCCAGCAGTCATATGCCGCGTGGAGTAGGCCATACGAAGCTGACTGCACTCTTTGCACTTGAAAAGGATCCGCGGAAGTGGGCTGCAATTAAGAATGCAGATGGATGGACTGCGCCGTCACTGGCGGCGTTTCTGGTGACGCTTCCTGAGTACGAGAAGTGGCGCCGCGAACTTCCTCTTGCTGCCTATCCGATTCTTCCTACTGTTAGCGCTAGCGCTGCCCCTGTTGCAGCTGTGGAAGATCGCGGTGCAGTCTGTTTCACTGGATTCCGAGATGCCGCCCTGGAGAGGAAGCTTGAAACTCTTGGATTCACCGTGGCTGCGGGTGTGACAAAGAAGGTTATTGCAGTAATTATTGCCGATGGTGCGGAGGCATCAGGGACGAAGGTTGAGAAGGCAAAGACACTAAACATTCCCGTCCTGGAGAAGACGAAGTTTCTGCAACAATTTAAGATCCCAGTATAACGTCGTGACTTAATACTACTTCCTTAAAATTAATGTCTTACGACTAATTTGTTGGTACAATAAATTTAAGAAAAACTCTTTGAGTTTTTCTTAAATTTATGTACCAACGTTAGGATGAGCACTGGATTTACAGGTGTAGTGCCGAAAATGCAAATGCCACAAATACCACAAATGCAAATGCCACAAATTGATCCTAAATATCGATTGGCATTGATAGGCTTTGGTGTTTTGATTTTTGTAGTAGTAGTAGTTATTGTACTATACTTTACTAAGCCCGACCTATTTGCTACAAAAGAGGAACAGAAGGCAAATAATAATAGCAGAGCTAGCAAGCTTGGGCAGAAGAAAAAACTAACAGAAGATTTTACAAATCTACAGGTTAAAAAACCCCAAGTAAGAAAACTACTGAATCTCCAACCACCTACTGTTGCACAGGCCGGCTATGCAGGAGGTGGTCTTTTTGATGAAGATATTACTATAAAAAACACACTCGCAGCAGGTGTTCGCAGTTTCGTTCTCCAGATTGACTATCTAGATGTTGCAAAGGGAGAGGGTTTTGCTGCACCTGGTGACCCGTGTCTGCTCTACCGCGACAGCAATGGTGTTCTTCTTTCCCAGAATTCAGGTTCGATAAAGAATGTCTCCGAGGCACTTGCGAAGTATGCATTCGCAGGAAGCACAGAGCCTATTCTTCTCATTCTGTCTCTAAAGAGAACTCCTGATCCTGTTGCAACACCGAAGGATTTTTTGAAGTATTGCAGCAAGATTGCCACACAATTAAAGCCTCTTGCACCGTATCATCTCGGTAATGGTGCAACAGATGCAGCATTCCATCGCCAAGGAAAGGCATCTGATGTTCTAAATCTTCCATTCAGCAGATTTGAAAAGAAGGTCATTGTCATGACAAATGTAGATACGAGTCTTTTCCGCAAAGCAGCCTCCCTAAAGATGAAGATTGAACCCGCGGATGATCTTGATTATTGGTCACACGTTCAAATCTCCACGGAAGGTACTCCAGCGGTAACAGTCCCCTTTTCGACAGTTAGATCACTCAAAGGTTCTGCGCAGAATAAGTGGGCACTCAAGAATAGGAAATATTTTACAGTTGCTCAACTGGATCCGTCGAGTAATCCTTCTGTTGATGATGCATCAATGCTACTCAACAATCTTGGTATAAATATAGTCCCGATAGATATTTTCTCTTTTAATGAAAATGATACTGTGCGTCTCTATGCACTCTGGAAAGGTGTGGCTTGGAGGTCACGTCCTGTTCCTTTAACTGCTTAATTTATGGCGTTAGAGTAACGTCGTGACTTAAATTTAAGGAAGTCATTACTTCCTTAAATTTAATGTCCTACGACTAATTGTTGGTACAATAAATTTAAAGAAAACTCTTTGAGTTTTCTTTAAATTTAAGTACCAACTGTAGAGGATGTCTGGTAGAGAAAGATCCAGATCTAGATCAAGATCCAGAGAAAGAAATCCAAATAACTTTTTAAATAAGTTATTTAAAGGAATATCCGCTGGAAAAATAAATACAAGAAAATGGACTAATCCATTAGGTAGAGGTGATAGGAATACTCCTAATACTATATCATATAATACGGTATATACTAACGAATATACTCCTAATTGGAATGCATTAGAACATGCTATGCCACTTGGTACATTTATGAAAAAAGCAAAGATTGAGTACTATGGAAAAAAATTTAATGAAGAGAAAGGATCAAATAATAAAGGAAAAAGACTTGAATATATAAGAAATAGGTTAATAAATTCTACATTAAATGAAAAATCAGATGAATTAAAAATTTATTTAGCCGAGCAAAAAAACTTGTATATGCAAGCAGCTAAGAAAAGAATGAGAACTTATTTAATTGCACAACAAGAAAAATTAGAAGCTCAATTAAATAATCTTAAAAAAGATCTTGAATCAGAGGATAATGAAGATGAAAGAGAATTACTCGAAGATAAGATTGCTAGAGTTATTGAAAATCTAGGAACATTAGATCAATATATACTTGAAAGATCTCGTGATGGCGGTGGGAAGAAGACAAGAAAAAACATACGTAAGAACGTCGTGACTTAAATTTAATGTCCTATGACTAATTTGATGATACAATAAATTTAAGGAAAAACTCTCTGAGTTTTTCCTTAAATTTAAGTATCATCGTTAAGTAGGTATGGAGGAAGATCTCCGTAAAAGAATTCTTAGGCAACACCGCACTGACCGTCTTGTTCAAGAACGTCTTGAATTAGCGATTGAGAAAGCCCAAGAAAACATCGACACAGAAGCTGCAGAGAATCCTGAGCTCCGCTTCGCCCTCGAGATTGTTGAGCGCTTTCTAAAGAAGAAGAAGCGCGTCTGCTACGGTGGAACTGCGATCAATGCACAACTCCCCAAGGAAATGAAGTTTTATTCCGATACCAAAGATCTCCCCGATTACGACTTTTTCACACCGAATCTTTATGGTGACATCAAGGAACTTATGGAAGATCTGCAGCGCTCAGGATTTGAAGACGTCCAGGAACGTGTAGGTGTTCATGAAGGAACAAAGAAGATCCTTGTAAATTATGTCCCTATCGCGGATATTTCTGAGATGGACGATGTCATCTACGAGACAATTCTAAAGCGCGCAGTCAATATCAATGGAATCAACTACACGGATCCCGATATTCTCCGCATGATGATGTACCTTGAAATGAGCCACCCTAAAGGTATGGTTAGTCGTTGGGATAAAGTCTTTGAGCGCCTCTCCTTAATCAACACTGCATTCCCTATTAAGAAGTGCGAGATTGAGACCCGCGCACCGAAAAGTATCCCTTTTATTATCCGTGATAAGATCAATCAGTTCTGTGTTCAAAATAAGCGTATTCTTGCAGGCGCGCGCCTTGAGAATCTCTACTTGAAGTCACTGACTGAAAAGAAGGTCTATTGGGAGACGAGAAAAGGTGGTGCTGTTGTCTTCTTCAGTCCGAATATCAAGGATGATGCACTTGCCATTAAGAAGATGCTTGGAATCAAGGGTATTGACATTGAATATTTCAAGGCAAAGGGTGATCTTGTACCTCCGCGTCTAGTGGTTTCTCTCAATAAGGAGTCAATTGCACTCATCATCCAAGAAACTGCATGCCACGGCTACAATACCCTTACCACAAAAGATGGACAAGAGGTTTTCATTGCAAGCCTAGAAAATCTCATTACTCTCTATCTTTCTCTTTCTATTTTTACAGAGGATGAAAAGAATATCTTTGGATTCTCTCTTCTCTGCGCAGTGGGACAGTTTATACGAGTGAATAATGTAATTCAGCGCACGAAGACTATACGGCAGTTTTCTCCTTTCCCCCTCAAGTGTCGCGGATACCAGAAAGGGTTTCCTACTCTTCTTCGTGAAAAGGCCTCACGTGTTGCAAAGGCGAAGGCAGTTGATAAGTTGAAGAAGATTCTTCATAATACACGCAAAAATAATGCAAAGAGAGGTACTACGCGAAAGAAGTTGTCGAATTTAACGCTGAAAGATTTAGGTATTAAGCTATAACGTCGTGACGTTATTTTAAGGAAGTCATTACTTCCTTAAAATTAATGTCCTACGACTAATTTGATGATACATTAAATTTAAGGAAAACTTAAAGAGTTTTCCTTAAATTTAAGTATCATCGTTAGATGAGCGAACAAGGACGCATACATACATTAGTAGAACAAAAACGTCTATGTGACGCTTCTGTTTCACTCCAAAAGGCACGGCAATTCTACGGCTGTGGATCTGGTACGCGTACTACGCAAGCTCAACTTCCTAGCAAACTTCTACTTGCAAAGGTTGCTTGTATTCCATCCATCATTAATAAAACAGTCGAATCCGAAAGTACGCGCATCCAGAGACGCATGCAAGATATAATCAACAATGAGCAATATGTGAATGAATTTAATCGGTTCTTTCCTATTCAGTGCCCGCCTGTTGATTCAGTGGTGACAAATGCATTCTTGCCCAAAGCATCAACTGCATGCCCTCTTCCAAATACCCTATTCAATCCGAGTGGTCCTGTATAAAAGTATATATTAGAGTAGAATGCCGACCGCCAACTACGATTCTTCAGAACTCACTCGTCGCCGCGCAAATCGTGAGCTGGCCCTTTATAATTCAAATCTCGCTGCTGCGCGTCTAGTAAGCAACTATGTGCGTGGCCCTGAGCAGAATGCGTTCCAGGTTCTTTCTATCGTAACCGAGAGGCAGCAGGGTGGATGCCAGTGCGTTGATTCGTTTGTTAGACTGAATAGCCCCGCGATTGGAAACCCTGTACAGTAAAAATGTAATTTTTACAGTAACGCCTTTGGCTTTACAGTAAAAAATATGTGTAATCTCATTTTTTTATATTTTATTTAGGAAGCATTGAATTGTAATTCTTTACTTCTTGACAACCGTCTTCTTGACGACCGCCTTGGCAGTGATCACCTTCTTCGGAAGTGCAACAGGTGCAACATCATCCGCCTCATCATCCATCGTTACCTGCTGATGCTGGGAAACACCACCACCCGTCATGCTACGGCCAGAAGGTGCAGGGGCGGAAAAGGCCTCCTCATCATCGACCGCATCCTCCTCCTCAGCCAGCGCCTGAAAGGTATTGGCAGGCTTCTGCTGTACAGGCGCAACAACCTTGTGATGTACAACAGGAGCAGCTGCAGAAGCACCCTCATCGAGGAAAGCAAAGCCACGGATCTGATCAGGAAGAGTATCTACACGGATCTGAATAGCCTTCCAGCTGAGACCATACTTGCTACCCGCGAACCAGACACCCGTGCATTCAATCAGAGTCGTGATGGCAGCACCCTTGACAAGGATATCCTCCATAGGAACATCCGTTAGCGGACGCTTCTTGTCATCATAGACTGCAGTCTGAAACTTTCCATCAGTCTGCTTTAGAGTCACCTTAATTGTCGGCGGATACGGCTTAGGATTTCCCTCGGCATCCTTGCTGAAACGAACAGACGGCGTGTAGAAGGCCTTGATGATCTCCTTGTTCATATCCGCCTTGAACCAGAGCTTCGAGTTCTTTACACCCTGCTCAATCATGTACTCATCGAGTGCTGAGAATGAGTCAAAGACCTGCTTGGCCTTTACATTCTCGCCCTCGTAGCCACGAAGAGACATATCCACACTGTACTTGACAGGGCCAGCCTTATCGAACATGTTCATGCCATAAGGAACTGACAGACTGCCGACCTGCATAGTAAGCTTACGGCCATCATAGTTCAGATAGGCCTGCTTTGCACCACTGGGAAGGAGCTTGGGCGGGTTGAGCGTGATCTTCGTAACGTCAAATGAGGCAGGAGAAACAATAGCACTAGACATTTTGTTTTATGACTACTTGGCATAAAAATGCGTCGTCAATTTTTGGGACGCCGTTGATTTTTTCATAGGAACACTTAGAAGAAGAGAAAATGTCTATCACAGGAGCAATGCCGCAGTCTGAATATCTTTCTCGTCTTTTGAGTGAAAGGCCTACTGTCATTGCAAGAAACAAAGTTCGCGACCAGTCAGAACAAGTTATTATTGCTCAGGCTCGCGCGAGTACGCAGAAGATTCCTACAATTGTTCAAACAACAGATGGTGCAACATCCACTGTTATGTACAAGAGTTCTTCAGGAAATGGATCACAGCGAACTTATACTGGAATTCTACAGGCCGCGCAACACTGTGCAATCTGCCAAGATCCTACAGATCCCGCTGTCAATGCATTTGTTATCCTTCCTTCAACAGTTGTAGATCACAATGCACCGCCTTATTCTCAGCAGAACTTGAGCACCCTTTATACAAATTGTTCCGTTCCACCGAAGCAGGTTTTCTTTCCTGGAAAGCTATCGGCCACCTGCTCGACAAATCAGATTCTCTATCCTTTTCCTTCTTAACCTTCAGTTACAAAGAAACTGAGTCTAAAATCCAAGGATAGGCTTCTGCTGCAGCTTCTGAAACCTGTACAAGTGCCATAAGAACATATAAGGCTCCTAAACTCTGTTTGGTCTTATCTGTGCTTCGTGTTATGAAATTAGATATGATGTTCAGTGTCTGTTTCTCCCACCACTTTGTATCATGTTGTTCATTGCAAACATTATCAGGGAGGCCACGGAAAAGACGCGTTGTGTTTCTTCCGTGATGCGGAACAATCGCTTCCTTTTCCTGCGCCGAGAGACCTAGGCGCCACATCCAGATTTGGTAAATGGCTCTGTAGAATTTTTTGTGATCCGCAACAGTCATTTCATGGAACCAGGAACATGCAGATAGATATCCAACAGATTCGAGCTTCATAAAGACATCAAGAACTCTCTGATTCCACTCCTGCTCCTCAGTCATATCTCCATGAACATAGACAAGAGGATACTTCTGTTTTCTTAGAAAACCAATCTGATCACGTAGAGCCTGTAAAGATGCAGATGGTATTGTCTCACGTGTATAGGGATTTGTTGGCTGTTGTCCCTGGCCAAGAAGTGCCGATAAAGAACGGATATCAAATGCCCAGATTCTCTTCTGTAGATCCGCATAACTGAAAAAGAATACATAAGGTATATCACAAATCGGTTCTAAACTATAGACTTCTGAATCGTTATTTGCCAAGGATCTGCAATTTGCAGCAGGGCCACGCTTTCTAAAAGCGAGAAAAGGTTGAAAGAAGTGCCACCATTTTTGTATCTTTTCAATTGCATTAATATACCTTCTAGTAGTAATGAGATTTCCTGACATTGCTAACGATACATACCGATGTGGCCGTTTGTAATGTCTGGCGCAGAATTCTCCGTTAATGGCAGTTGCAGTACAGGGCACATCAGGATGACGTTTAGACTTGATATTCGCACACTTCCTAAACGAAGAAGCATGCGAGGCAGCAGACTTCATCTTTTACTCTAGGTAACCGGAAATGGATAGGCTAGCCGCCTTTTAGATAAAATCTATGATTTTTACATAATTATCATTTAATTATATCATGAATGTGTTTTTTCGCAAATTGTTGCTGTAAGAATAAAAAATTTGAACACAAAATCAACGGTTTTTTCCAAAAATTGACGCACTTACCGGCCCCTATTGCAGGTAGTGCGTAAAATGTCCAGTCAGAATACCCCGAGTACCAGTATGATGAACGCTTCTGTTGGTGCTAAGGTCGCGAAGAAGACGGTTGCGAAGAAGGAGGTTGTTGCGGAGGTTCCGGTCCCTGTGGCCGCCGCCGCGCCGGTTGCGCCTGTCAAGGCGGTCGCGGCCAAGAAGGCCACGAAGGCCGAGGCTGTCGTCGCGGTAGCGTCGGTACCCCAGGTAGTTGCACCGGTCAGCGCGCCGGTTGCGGAGGCCGCGGCGGCCGTTGCCGCTGGCCCCACCACTACGCTCGATGAGGACCTCAAGGCGGTTACGTCTAACCTCAGCACGCTCCGCGAGACGGCGGCTGCTCTTATGGCGCAGGTCAAGAAGCTCGAGAAGCGCGTGCATCGCGAGATCAAGGATGCTCGCAAGCGCAAGCGCCGTGTCAAGACTGACGAGAACGGCGTTGAGGTCAAGCGTGCCCCGTCCATCTTCGAGCGCCCCACGCAGATCTCTGAGGAGCTGTGCTCTTTCCTTGGCAAGTCCAAGGGCTTCCTGATGAGCCGCTCTGAGGTCACCAAGGCCGTCAATAACTACGTCAAGGAGAAGGGCCTGAAGAACAAGCACGACATCAAGCCTGATGCCTCGCTCAAGAAGCTTCTGGGCGTCCCCGAGGGCGAGCAGCTGACGTACTTCAACCTCCAGCGCTACCTCAACAAGCACTACATCAAGGCCACGCCCCCGACTGTAGCTGCGTAAAGATGCAGTTCATTAGTGAAACATAAAAAGAAAAGAAAAGATTTGCTCTAAAAGAAAAAAGAAAATAAAAGATTCTCCCGCTTCTCCCGCTTCTCCCCTTAAACAAGTAGCGCTGTTTTTAATAACAGCGAACTACACAAATTTAAAAATTAAATAATAGTCTCAATGCGATTTTTTATTGTTGTTCTTAACAGCTGCAAAAAATCTATGCTTAGAGTATAAATGTCTTTTTTTGGTAAATTTAATCCGTTTAGTCGTTCTGCTGCTTCTGTTGCACCTATGCCTGTTAATGCTGCCGCTGCACAGCGTAATGCTAATGCTGCTGCCGCTGCACAGCGTAATGCTAATGCTGCAAAGGCACAGCGTAATGCTGCTGTAAAGGCACAGCAGGCGGCACGCGAGGCCGCTGCACGCGAGGCCGCTGCTGCGCGCCGCGCTGCTTATCTGGCTTGGCCAAAAGGAGACAGATATGGAATGTGCCATGAAATGAAGGGGAGAAGTGGAATGAATAAGTCTCAAATAAAATATCTTTGTGAGCAGCAAATTGAAGAAGAAGAAGCAGAAATTGCCGCCGCTGCCGCTGCTTCTAATCCGGTAGTAGGAGCTGAAGGCCCCTTACCTCCTTCAGGCGGCAACAGAAAGCGCAAGAGCACACGCAAGGTGCAGCGCAAGGCTACACGCAAGGCGCAGAACAAGCGGGTGCGTAAAACTAGACGCAATTAGATCTGTAACATCACGACATTAATTTTAAATATGACAACTGCAAAAAAATCTATGGCTAACGTCGTGACTTAATTTTAAGGAAGTCACTACTTCCTTAAAATTAATGTCCTACGACTAATTTGTTGGTACAATAAATTTAAGGAAAACTCTTTGAGTTTTCCTTAAATTTAAGTACTAACGCTAGAGTATAGATGTCTTGGTTTTGGTCGAAGAAAGAAGATCTCGCTAAGAATGACAAAGAGAGAAGGGCGGCAGAAATAGACGCGGCAGAAAAAGCTGCTTGGCTTAAAAGTATCGAGGGAAAATCAGATGAAGATAGAATAAATGAATGCATTAAGAGAATGCAACCACAACTAAATGTTTATTGTGCTATACAAATTAAAGATGAAAATAAAAGAATTCCTTCTATGAAGGAATATCTCATTGATTATGCAAAAAATCCGCGTTCGAATATGGGGCAGGCGGATTTTTATATTTCTTGGCTTACAAGTATCGAGGGAAAAACATACGAAGATAGAATAAATAAATGCATTGAGGATATGCAGCCACGAGTAGTTAGTTATTGTAGGGCGGATATTCAAATACAAAATGAATCAATTCCTGATGCCAAAGCTGCTGTCGCTGCCGCTGCTGCTTCTGCCGCTGCTTCTGCCGCTGCTTCTGCCGCTCCTTCCAAAACTAATCCGCTATTTAGTTTTAAAAGAGGTGGCAACAGAAAACGCAAGAGCACACGCAAGGTGCAGCGCAAGAAGGCGCGTAAAACTAGACGCAATTAGATCTTTACGGAAAGTGGGGAGTAGTCCCTTCTCTCAATAGCGGAGGATTGTAGTACATACACTATAAAATAATCCTCCTCAGAAAGCGGTTTGGGAGATGATAGATGATAGACCCATGTTAGTGTGATACACTATCGTGGGTCTATTAGCTCATTCGGTAGAGCGTGCGGCTGTTAACCGCAAGGTGGTGAGATCGACGCTCACATGGACCGCAGTTTTTTCTTACAATACTAAGAAAAAACTGCATTAAAAAAGTAGATTAATAAGTCATGGCGTCAAGTTAGCCATTTGACATTAATAAGTCATGGCGTCAAGTTAGCCATTTGACATTAATAAGTCATGGCGTCGAGTTAGCCATTTGACATTAATAAGTCATGGCGTCGAGCTCTTCGCTCGTAAAACGGCAGGAGGTAGGCTCTGTAAGAGGTACCTCAGGAAGCTCAATTCCATGTTCTAACAAGACAATCTCCCTCGCCAGCGTATAGCGGAAACAATATTTTTTCCAATTGGTAACACCATACTTCTTTGCAAGGACATAATTCTGATCGCGGATCCACTGCGCCTGGATCCCCCAGAGTTTCTTTGCAGCTCTCACACTCCCACGTGATAAAAAAGAAACCAAGAACAACTCAGCAAACGTCTCCGTGCGCGCCTCACGCATCTCTTCTGAGTCCTCCGCATTATCTGTACAAGACGCATGAAGAAGCTCATGAATCAATACACGCGTCGCCTCTTCTGCACGATAGATTACAATTCCATCTAAACTACAAGGAAAGGTATAGCCCCCATTTACACACTCAGGACCAACCTCCTCTCCTACCGCAGGAAGATGACGTTTCTTTTCACTCACAAAAAAGAAAATCCGCACAAAAGGAATATTAAACTGGCGAAGAATCTCCCCCCACAACGCAAAAGGAATCTTCGCAGGAAATTCTTTCCGCTGCAAAATAACAACTTTCCCATACTGACAACTATAGCAAAGAAGCTCTGCCTCCCTCTTCTCAAGATCTCTCCAGAAATCACTCCGTATATTTAGCCGATCAAACTTCACATCATGTGCAGCCTCTTTTTTCATATCTTGGATATCTTTTACAGAAGGAACATCCTGTATCCATAGAACAGGTTTAGGCTTTTGCACTTTTACGTTTTTTACCAACTGTTTTAATAACAGGGGCAGCTCCATCTACTGAGAGCGCCGAACGAAGTTGCAGAAAAAGACTCTCCCATAAGACTGGAATCCGATAACTCGGGAGTGTCTGTCCTCCACCTGTTCCTTCACATGCAGCAATGACCTGTAAAGCCTTCTGTCTCTTTGCATTTGAAAGATTCGGCAAAAGTAGAATTGCATCCAGTACAAAATGAACACATTCTGTCCAGCGCAGATTTCTCATTAGAAGTTCATACACAAATACCTTAATCTTCGGAACATCCTTCAAGGTAGGCTCACCTTCTGCAATCCACTTCGTGAAAATCCGCATAAACACATCAGGCCAATCCGCCAAACGCTCCTCGCTTGAAAGAGCCACCGAATATTTCTCAAACTGCTTATCTGCGCCTCCTGCAGACACCTCTACAAACCAGTCGCGGACACGAATGGGTACAGGAATCTCACTCGTCATCCACACAGAAAGATCGCCGTCGTTTTGTTCCAGCGCTGCCTGAAGCAAAAGGATACTTTCTGTGCTCAGAAGATGCGCATGGTAGAGAACTAGAATTCTTGATCCGCGACCCTGTGATCCTGATAGAACTTGTGACCCTTGTCCAAGGCGAAGAAAAACAGGACGTAGAATATTCTTATCCTGCATCGACATACGACTCACATCAAATCCAACATGAACAACGGAACTCTCATAGGCAACCTGTCCCTGTTCTGTTGTCCGCTCACCTGTTGTATCGTCGTGCTCATCGACTTCTCCTGTTCCTGCCGCCGCCGATCCGATTTGCAGATATTTCGTATGAAGGGAGAAAGGGAGGCCACGCGCCGACGCGATAAGTCGCAGGTGTTCAAGAAGTTTTGTCCGTTTTCCTACACCAGGATTTCCTCTCCAACAGAGACATAGACTGTCCATCTTAGAAGTTTTTGTAGAATCTCTATAAGCCTCCTAAAACCCTATCACACTGCAAATATAATGGAGTGGTGTGTTCCTCTGCAAAAATTCGAAACTGCTAAGGTTCATATTGGATCTCTCCTCGAAGGACCGAAGCCACTTGTTCCTCTTTCATATCTTGATGGACAAGTACAATTTCCCACTTTATCTATTCTTCTTCCACATGCAACTGTAAAGGTGTTTGATCCGAAGACTGGACGCCTCGATATTTCTCTCCGCGACACCGCGCAGGCTGCGCTGAAAATCCAGGCTCTACAAAACTCAATTCTAGCAGCAGTGGCTGCAAAGCAGGAAACATGGTTTCGGGTCCAATATGATGAACTCCACAAGTTGTTCCAACCCATGATTGAAAATGATATTCTCCATCTCTATTGTCCAATTTCAAATGATAAGAGAGGATTTTCAGAAACAATTAGTGTTTTTTCTACAGAAGGAGGAACAGTACGCCATACAACAGGTGTCCGCGAGAATCACATAAAACCGGGAGACTCTATCCGAGTTGCTGTTCGTATCCAGGGGATTTCATTTCACAGTCATCCTGCCTATGGACAATGGACTGGTAAATTTCGTCTGCAACACCGCATTATTTCAATCTACATCAATGAATCGTTGTGATCGTCACTGCAAGAACAGATATGAAGAGAGATAAGTGAATCATGAAAACCGTATAGGATTGAAACGCCTGCGGATAGGCCTCAAGATAATAGGTCATCATCGAACCCAGCGCAACAACGAGAAGTAGATTCACAAGCCCTAGTGTTGCAATATGGGAGAAGATCTCCGTCTTTTTATCATTATTGGCGGCGACATAGCCCATATAGACGAGTGTTGTAATAACACAGCCTAATACAATGAGCAGGAAGAGATATTCATACCACGCCATCTTTATCTACTTGTTGAATTTATTGTTTTAAGGGCTTTCTGCACACTTGCTCTTGAAATCAGGAATGACTCAGGAAGTGTAAAGAGTACATAGAATGCTATTCCTACAACAATCAGTAATAGAGGAATAAATACACGTGTCCAGTACAAGCCTGTTGGTTTTAGCCATGCATAGACATCAGCCTCTTTTACGCCTCCACCGCCACCAACGCCCTGATCTGTATCGCACGAGGTTTCTGGGCAAGGCGTAATGGATGTAACCGTACGCGTACCTGTAACAAATCCTAGACTAAAAAGGGCTGCAATTAATAAAACTGTAAGTATAATATTTTCTCTAACTGCATCGAGAAAACTCACCATTCTAATAGATGGTGAGGATTACAAGGAAAAGGAAAGTAAAGGTAAAGTATGCTGCTCTTGCACCTGGTCCCTATCAGTGCCATCCCAGCATAGAACGTACTCCAGAAGGATGTCTTCCTGCTGAAGTCTTAGAAGAAGCTGCTGCTAAACTCCGTGTAGAGCCACGTCGCGCTGCTCTTGAAGAGGCTCTTGGAGTTCCTCCCAAACAAGAATGGACGTTTCTTAATGCACTTCCTGTACAAAATAAGGATGTACTTGCTGCCAAATATCTGCGTCCTCGGATACCAGACTCTTGGAAAGAGGATCCCGATAAGTGGCTCGATTCAACTAACATCGAAGCTGTCATGAAACAGTATGAAGATGCATACCCGGATTTTGAGTTCATGGGGCCGTATCCAATCGACTTTGCCGCACCTGATCCGTATGCAAAATTCGATGGTGGTGCAAAGAAGAAGTGTCTGATCAATGAGGTCTGTGAGCTCCGTGTTAAAGAGGCATTCAAGAATGGAACACACCACATTGGACTAATCTACAACTTGGACCCGCACAACAAAAGCGGATCACACTGGGTTGCCGTATTTATTGATATTGAAAATCATAAAACATACTATTTTGACTCCTATGGCCTCTTCCCTCCTAAGCAAATTGCAGCCTTCATGCGATGGGTGAAAGGGCAAGATCCTTCCATGAAACTCCAGTATAATGGGCGCAAATTCCAGCACCACGACACCGAGTGTGGGATGTATTCGCTGTACTTTATTATTCGGATGATCGCGGGCGACGGGTTTCGCTCCTTTACGCGCCAAGCACCCCCTGATAAGGAAATGATTAAACTACGGCATTGGATTTTCTCTACATAAAAAGACTATACATGAGATTAACGTCGTGACTTAATTTTAAAAGAAGCAACTGCTTCTTTTAAAATTAATGTCAAACGACTAATAAGGTGGGAAACTTAAAATTAGGAAACTCGTTGAGTTTCTTAATTTTAAGTACCACCGGTAGAGTAGATTCAAATGACAGATCTTTTACAGCAGAAAAGTTCTTTCTTTTCTTCCCAAAATGAGGCCATGCTTGATCGGCTCCTCTACAGTGACTTCCAGCGCCGTGTTGGAGAACTAAATGAGAAGCAGAAGGATCGTCTTGTTAAAACTGTCCGCCACTATATGACTGAAGTCTATGAGAATCTCGGGGAGAGGCCTGTAGCGTCCCTCAATAAGGAAGTTCTCGGTGCAGTTGTTCCTGATTTTCTATCCTATATCCGCCGCTCATCGGTAACAGGCGCCCCGCCCACAATCGCTGACGTAAGCACCCGCTTTGGAGAACTCCAGAATGAGCGCCAGGATTCTCGGCCGCCACCTCCTGCTGCCCCTGACTTCCGTATCCCGCTCGACGAAAACTCTGAGTCTGCACTCACCGTTTATGAGAATACGAAAAAGATGAGAGAAGCCGAGGCTCTCCGCGATGCACAGCTCGCTGCCTCTGCAATGGCCGCTGCCTCAGGTACTGCAAATCCGTACGTTGAGTCCTCTGACCGGTATCGCCTGGAAGCTGAAGAGGCAAAGAAGCGTGATGAAACCGCGATGGTGCAGAGGACACTTACTAGACAAAAAGATCGCAATGTCATGATGTCGATGCCCCCTGATAACCGTGTGACATTTGCTCCCCAACAGCAACTTGTGCCTTCCGGATCAGGGCTCCTCACGACGAGTGGAGGCTATGCGCAGTCGAATCCTACTCTTGCGCTCCCTGATACAATCCGCCAGCGCCCTTCTCTCCCCCAGGACACCATTAAGAAGCAGGACGATATCGTCAGCTATCGTGAAAATGAATATAACTTATTTATCTACAGCGCGGATCGTGATTGGGTCTCCAATTCTAGCGAGAACCGCTACAACTTTAGCGTGAATTTCGATCCTGCAAATAATCGCTCTGGATTCGGCTATTCCACTGCCGCCAATATCAAATTCAAGAATATCGTCCGCATTGAACTTGTAAAGGTTATTGTTCCCACGGAGGGTGTCGATACTCTTGTAAAGAAGACGAGCGCGACTGCATATGATACAAGTATCAATATCAATGCGCTGTCTTTCCCGTATCTCATGTTGCGGATCCCTGAGCTCGACACGAACAACTTTGGCACGAATAACAATCTCGACAATTCCTTCGGTGTTGTCCAGTATGACGCCAACTGGATCTCAGATAACACTGCAAACAACCGCGGATATCTCGCCATGATCCCGAAGTTCATGAAGTGCCAGAAGGTCTATTATCCTACACCTCTCGCCACGCTCCAGAAACTCAGCATCCAGCTCAATCGGCCGAATGGGCTTGTTGTTAGCGATTCTCTCGATACTCTTGATGTAAATACATACATCTTTTCAAATAATTCGAGTGTAAGTGGAACGTATTATTCGGATCTTTCTGGTTACCATATCTGGGTAGCCACGAACACGTGGTTCAACCAGTTCTCCATGAGCCAGAGTGATCGTATTCAACTCAAGAATGTCGTCCTGCAACAGACAACAGCTGCTGCATCTGATTTCACGCAGTTCATTACGCGCCCGCAAGGACATCTGATCGTGGAGACAGGTCGTTTAGTTGGATCTTCCTATGTGACAGGTCCAAATATACAGGGATATTGTAATGCTATTGTTATACGATCCTCCTTTGTAGATCCAACAACAGGCGCAATTACACTGAACTGGTTCGGTGGAAGTCAAAGTAATCACAATACATTTGTTTCTGCACTTGGATCCGCCGCGCCGACATCAGGTCGCCTCATTAATCTGAACCACCAGACACAAGTTGTTCTTCGTATTATTACGCGTGACATGGACTCTGCCAGTCGGTTACGCCCCGATAATGCATTCTAAGAAAAATGCTTTCTAAAGTGCTTAAGCTAATACTCCTCTTCTAGAAGAAGAATGGAGTGGCCATCTGAAGTAGATCGCCTCTATGTTATTTGCCATCCTGAACATGAAAAAGATCGCTATGAGCGTCTTAAGAAACATCTTCAGGATGTCCATATTCCCGCGGATCGGGTCCGCATCGTTGCTCCATGCTGGGGGAGTGATCTCACATCTGATATTATCTTTAAGATTTGGGATCCTTTTCTGCAGCGTGGTGTTCCTACCTTGACATTCAAGGGGTCGAATTTGACCCTCGGCGAACTCTCTTTGAATTTTAATTTCTACTATGCAATGAAAGCTGCAATTGAAGAGAATACGAAAGTCGTCATTACAATTGAATCCGATGTTTTCCTGCGCGCAGATTTTATACAGAGACTGCGCGATCTTCTTGCAGATTTGAAAGAAAAAGAATGGGATTATGTAAGTCTTGGAGAAGGAATTGGAACACGCGCACCTGGTGCGCCGTCTTCTTACTATAGCGAAACGAAGGCATATAAGCCGCCCCATGAACTTGTGTTCCGCTGTACAGATTCTATGATGTTTAGAACTGATTTTCTAAAGAGTATTATCCAAACGTATATTCCTTTCCGCGAAATTATCGACTGGGAAATGAATTACCAGAATATGCTCCACAGGGGTAAAACCTACTGGGCGGATCCGCCGCTTGCAGAACAAGGGACATGCTTTGGGCGCATGGTGTCGTCATTGCCTGCTTAAATAATTTGAAAGATATATCATTATAGAGTAAGATGTCACGTCTGGTTCGTATTGGGGAAAAAATGGTTGAACTTTCAGGGTTACGTAGTATTTGGCTGGGAGCCGACCATTTATGTAGGTCGCGCATCACACTATTCTATCCTAATCGCCCCTCTAACAAGGATACAGAGACGATTCAATATGAGTACGGTAAGTGGGCACAAGCTGAAAAGGATAAAAAGGTTCTAGAGGAAGCTGTGAAAGAGTTATCGTCTAAACATTAACCTCTTTATTAAAGTAGAACAATGTACACCTGGATTCTTGTTGCGGGTGCACTAAACTCATTCATCGACGCGTGTGGTATTGGAAGCAACGATTTAGCTAACTCCTTTGGAACAACGTATGGTTCAAAGGTGTTATCTGTTTTCCAAATAATTATTTTGGCATCTATTTTCGAATTTACGGGGGCTATGGTCTTAGGAAGCCCTGTTACGAATACGCTTGCAGGAAGTATTTCAAATGTGACCTATTTCAAGTCACAACCCTACGTACTTATGTACGGAATGTTATGCGCACTTGCTGGATCAAGCACATGGCTCTACACTGCAACCTATCTTGGACTCCCTGTCTCGACTACACACAGTATTGTAGGCGGCATTATGGGGTTTTCTCTTGTCTATAAGGGCGCTGATGGTGTTGTGTGGATCAAGTCGATTCCTGATTTTCCGTATGTTGCAGGATTTGTACCGATCGTCATCTCGTGGGTCTCATCGCCGCTGATCTGCGCGGCGATTTCAGCAGCCATCTATTCGACTGTTCGCTACACTATCATCAAGTCGCAAAATGCCGTTCAGCGGTCAATCTATTCCTTACCTATCGTTGTGTTCTTCACCTTTTTTATTGAGTTTCTCTTTATCTTGTCAAAGGGTGCTGGGTCAAGAATCACATGGGATTTGGGAACCACATCTTGGGTATCTGTATGCATTGCGTCAGGTGCATCTCTTCTTTCTCTCGGATTCATTCCTTTGTTGCAAAAGAAGATCGATACGTATAGTTCAACTGTACTGGCAATTGAGGATAAGTCGCTCGGTGAAGTTAAGGCAACGGATACTTCAGGTGTAATCATTACAACCGATCTGTCTGGTGCGACAGTTACGGATCTATCAGGTGCTCTAGTTACAACGGGCCACAAGGATGAACTCTATGATCCGCGTATTGAATATTCATTTACATATCTACAGATTTTTACTTCAATCTGCACGTCTTTTGCACATGGAGCAAATGATGTGAGCAATGCAGTTGGTCCTCTCGCAGCAATTTGGCATATCTATCAAAATGACGCAGTAGCCTCCAAGATTGAAGTTCCTCCTTGGATTCTTGCTCTAGGCGGTGTGGGAATTGTAGTTGGTCTTTCCACATACGGAGTTAAAATTATGGAAGTTCTTGGAAAGAAGATTACTTATATCTCACCGTCACGCGGATTTTCGGCGGAACTTGCAACGGCGCTTGTCGTTTCCTTTGCATCTAAATATGGTCTGCCGATCTCTTCTACGCAGTGTATTACAGGTGCGGTAGTAGGAATCAGTCTGTGCGATAAAAATCTCAAGGATTTAAATTGGAAGATTATGGGTAAGATTTTTGTTTCTTGGATCTTTACCATTTTAATCACAGGTGCCATCTCGGCCGCTATTTTCTCACAGGGAGTCTATTCGCCGAATATGTAATAACTTCTAACGTTAGAGATTGACACGGGAATTATTACTAAATGACCATACTGATCCAGTTGAATCACTCGAAAACACAAATGACGTCCCAGCTGATGGACTTGTCGTTGAAAAGGTTGTTCCGCATGGATTTATGAATGCTGTTCCATTTGTAATATTGTAGGGTGAATTCTTCGTCTGGTCAATTACATACCCACTTGAATCAACTGGATCCCCATTACCATCTGTTCCAGTAGGATAACTTATCTCTGCAGATGAATATCCAGGGCTCGGCGGACTCGTGATAACAGATACTTCTACAAATTGGCGCTTGTCGCCTATATTTTCTTTAATTAATCGTAATTGATATTTATAAGTGGGGATACCACCAGGATCAGTAAAATAATCACAAAATAGTATAATAAGTGTCGTAATTGAATACCCTGTAGTTATAGTATTTGAATAATATATAGCAGCGCATAATCTGTCATAATTGCCAATTAATATAGATCGACCCGTTGTTGCTGATATACTTACCAAATTAGGACTAAAAGTGGTTCCAAATACCAGTGCATTATTTGAATTCCATGATATAGAATTGCTGTAATTAGTTCCAAAAAAATTAAATTCCATACCACCCATTGGTATCGGTATAAATGCATCATCTAATATTCCAGCAATGGGCACTAGAGGAGAACCATAGCCCGCATCATATATTCCAGTAAAATCTATCTGCGCAAATCCAGTTGTACTTCCTGATGCCGAACTATTTCCACTTACAACCTCTAAAATAAGGGGAGGATCTGCAAGTTGATCTTGCTGTTCTGCAGATGTTGTAAATACAGCGCCCATATTTTTAATTATTAGATCGCTTCCTGATAATTCAGGTCTTCTAATTGTAGATCCATTTGTTAAATCTTTATTATTTTTTATATAATATGCAAATGTTGTTCGCGCACGATTTATTTTTTCAAGATCATTGGCTGTAAGGGGCATTCTAATTATGGTAGATATTATTCCTACTAGTAGCAAAAATTTGAATACTTTTTCTACTTGTAATTAAATTAAACAATAATGGATCAAGTACCAGTTACACGTGATACCTTGCGTAATTTAAAGAATAAGAGAGATGAAGAAATGCGTATTCAAAAAGTAAACACCTGTATATCTCAAGTATATAGTGCTATAATACACATAGCAAAGACATCTATAGAAACTTCTTACTATTATAAGCTTCCTTCTTTACCTGTATCAAATTCTACACCTGAGTTCCATAGAGAAAATATGGAAGATATTCTGCATGGCCTTCGAACTCTATTTCCAGATTGTTCTGTAGAATATTCCACTCTTATTCAAGGTCAAGATGGAAAATTATATGATATTTCAAAGATGGATGAAAAAGTTATGCAATTTGCTTTTCATCCATCTTATAGGAAGACAAGTCAAGAGTATATTGTAATTGATTGGTCTTAGAGTTGTTGTAATTTCAAACCGGCACTTATAACCTACTTCTTGTTTTTTAGTTTATTTGGATTAACGAAGACCATCTGTAGATGTCTCAAATACTTCTGAGTCAAACGTATTTATGTCATCAATCCACATATGAATAACTGTCATAAGTGATAGACTTTTTGAGTGATTAAATGATAATGCAGACCACCAGTTTGTAGATTCATTCTCAAACATAGCCCACTGCTAATGATTTCCAAGATTCAAAAGTCGCTCCCTTTCAGTCGCTGTAATACTTGAGTTATTATGATATTCATTATCAAGGAAGTCTTTTGTTATTCTAAAGCACTGCTGTCTAATATCTTTATTGAGAGAGTACATAAAAATACGATACTTGTAAATTGCCTTTTGGGCTGTAATATTTCTAACGATTTCTGTTTTGTTATTGTCATACTGAGAAGCCATCTTTATAGATAATCATATCATGCAGTATTTAGGTAAGAATCCAGAATGAAACGTGCGTTGTCCTCTGATTTTTTACCAAGAGTAATAAGAACCTGATGCTGAGATTCTAAATCATCCATACGCTTCAATACAGATAGTTGAAAGTCAATTGGAGGAATAGGCATCTTAATCTCTACTACATCTGACTTGCGAATACCTGGCTTGATTCCAGATGACATCGCCTTGAGAATATCATTATTCATTAACAACCAATAGTAAAGGAATCTATTATTTAGTTTAGTTACATCGATTGATGTCATATTGATAGTATGATCTGATGGATAAAACGCTCCATTAACATAATGGACTGCACCAATACTCATACACCTGGCTGTAATAATATATTCTCCTGTATAAAGTGCATCCTTAACAAAGCCGAATATACCATTAGACTCATAATATGGAATTGTGTATTCACTACTCCTGTCTTGATTTCCCTTACCCCCTACAAATCTACATACTTCATCCAACTTCTTCATCTCAAATCCCCTCATATTCACAGACTTCATAACCGCCACCATCTGTGCCTTAATATCAGCCACCATCTGTGCCTTGACATCCGCCACCATCTGTGCCGACTTACGCATAAGACGCTGTGCCTCCACTATAGGCTCAAGTGAGGCACCGCCAGGATTCGCCAGAACAATATCCATCGCCTTATCGGTTAGTTTGAGGGTCTCAGCAAGTTCAGTCGTGCCTGGTGCATAGATGCGGTCAAGGGTTGCGACGATTTCTTTCTGGGTTTCAAGAGGAGGAACAATAACTTGAAGAGTAAGGACATCTTCGTTCTTAATATATGGGATAATACCCTTGCTCTTTTCAGATAGTTTATCATTAAGAAGTAGATAATAATACACATACTTAGAACTGTATTCGGGTTTGACCTTTATTACAAATGTATGGGTTGTTGTAAATTTTCCATTTACATAACCCAATAGCCCAATACTCTGGCGACCAGGGGTTAAGATGTATTCGCCATCAAAATGGTAATTGGAACATTTCCCAACAATCTTAGGACCAAAGTATTTGGTATACATACCATTCGCATCATCCACAATTTCAGTATTGTTGCGACAGAGTTCAGCAATATCCCCCAACTTCACCATAGGAAACCCAGCAGGATTCGCCACAGCCTTCACCTCCTGATAGCGACGCATATCAAAGGAGCACGATGCATCAAACTTCGCCCTTGGTACGGAAAGCACCATCGTCTCTTCAATATCACCATTAGCGCCTTTAATAACATCCCAGAACTCTACAACAGAAGTAGGCTTACATGTATTCTCAAAGAAGAGAATGGAAGGCTGAATGCCAGTATTCATAAAGAATTGTCCCTTCATCTTGATGACACGCTTGAGTTCAAAGTGGTCAAGAAGATACTTGCGTGTCTCATCGTGGCAAGATGAACCATTTACAAGCATACCATCAGGCACAACAACCGCGCAACGCCCACCACGATTTAGTGAGACCATCATAAGTTGAAGAAAGAGAGGCTCAGACTTCGTGCCGCGAATCTTCAACTTATTAACACGCTCACAGCATTCTGCATGTTTGATACCCTTCAGACCAAACGGCATATTCGCAAGAATGAGGTCGTAGCCGGTCTGGGTAAGGTCACCATAAAGGGAATCGTGAGTTCGTAGATTGACAGCACGATTGCCACCAGACTCCATAAAGAGATTTAGGCGTGCAACACCAGCAACCTTTGGATCTGTGTCGCATCCGTGAATCTCCTTATTCTGAATGCTCCAATCTACTGAATTAGCGTGATTCTTCTTGTAGAACTTCATATAAGAGGTTAGGAAACCGCCTGTTCCCATTGAGGGGTCGCAAACAGACTCTGGAACACCTTTACTCTTGAAGCCAGGCTTACAGAGAGCAACCATATAGTCGCAGATAAAGCGGTCAGTAAAGAACTGTCCCAAGTCTCGCGCTGCAGAAGAACCGGTCTTCAGATGTTGCTCATAGACCCAGCCAAGAGTATCCATCTGGCAATCAATCTGTTCGATGTTGACCTTATCAAGAATCTCAAGCATCTCCTTGTGCTTTGCTGGGTTCTTGATATCAAAGGAGAAGTTTTCAGTTCCAAATAGGCGGTCAAAGTGATTTACAAGACAATCCGTCTCCTTGTGAAAGAAGCAGTCAAGAGCCTTCTGTACACCTCCATTCTTAGTTTGTGCTGTCTCAATAAGATTCTCCCACGCAAACTCATCAGGAACACCAAGAGACTTTACCTTATCCTTAGTCATATAGCGACTGAGAAGATAGAGACAAATATGCCTCATTGAATCCATTCCTGTAATGGCTACACCAGGGCCACGCAAGATATCACGAATACGAACAACTGCAGATTTGAATGCTTCTACGGATGCCATTATGCTACTTTTTGAGTTGGTTTCGGTGAAAAAACTGGCGCCAATTTTTAAGGTGAAGGGTGGCATTTTCTATATTCTATGTAAATAATTTTAAATTATCTTTACACCATTTCAAAAAATAGGAGTGAAATTTTGAAATGGGGGTATCGGGAGATTTCATCGCCGAATACCTGAAACATGCTTACCAAACTTCTCAAGAAGTCCATTATAGTTGGTGTACTCTGAGCCAAAGTATCCATCATTGATATGTTGTACAGAAGGAAGTTTGATTCTAATATCAGAAGGCTGAACTCCAAGCCACTCATCATATTTATGTCCTACACGAAGGCTATTATACTCAAGGACATCTTTCACAAATACTTGAATTTGAATTCGTTCTACAAGCCCAGGATGAAGGTAGTCATACCAGGTGGAACTTTTCGGCTTTGGATCCTCAGGTAGTTCAGGCATCTGTGTGCAAAGAGTCATAGAATACTCAATACTTGTATCAATTCCCTTATCAATGCAGAGTTCCTGAATACGCTTACTCTCCCTTGAAGGAAATAGATTCTTTCTGATATTGACAAAGCATTTTCTTATATCTTCAATATTAGAGCCATCGTAATCATCAATCATAATACATTCTGCCACAGAACCAGCATCTCCAGGAGTTTGAGGTTTCTCTTCAGAGTTTATTGGCTTTATTGCACGAAGAATCACCTCATCGCGTAACTGGTCATCGCAAGAAGCAAGGGCAGTAAGAACATCCTCAAACCCTGTCATATCATCGACATCAAGGATAGGGAGAAGGATATGAAAGACAGACTTACTATCATACCAACGACCTGCCCGTAATAGCATCTGCGTGATTTCTCCCCTTGAATGTTTTGGGTAAGTGACTGCTACAGCATTTGCAACAGGAATATCCACACCTTCACCAAGAACTTTACAATTCACAATGATTGCTCGTTTTGCCTCAGAAAATCTACAAATAGGGTCCTCCAACTTATCACCACCTTTTACACAGAGAACAAGAGTATCCTTTGTCTTATTTGCGAAGTAAGTCTCAAGTTGCTTTGCCTCATCGTTTGTTGAAGCGAATATGATAAGATGGTGAATAATATACTCTTCTACACCACGAACCATTTGTGTTGCCTCCCAAGACTCAAGGATGCAATCAGCCTTACCAATAATGCCTGCCCCCTTCTTTGAAGAATCACGAAGAGACCATAGGCAATAATCAGGAAGTACACCCTTACGAATAAGGTCTCTAATTTTCAGTTCTGCGATTTGTGAGCCAAAGATATTTGTGTCGTCCATTGAAGCATATTTCATATCAAGATTCTCATCATTTCGCACAATGCGCGGGGTAAATGTAAGAGAAAGTCTCTTTACTTGTAGTTCAGTTGCCTTCATCATTAGTCTACGCGTCTTACCTTCACCCTCATCCTCCGTCCCTACAATACCACCCAAATGATGAGCCTCATCAAGGACAAGAATCTGAGTATCATTCATAAGAATATCAACAAGTAGATTGGATGACATATAGGTAGTGATTACACAATATGTATCCTGTTGCATAAATTTCTGAATAGTATCTTGGTTTGTAGTTCCATTGTTAGAAGAACCCATAATAAGAATCTGCTTCTTTGTAAATATGCCCTCAGTAATAAGTGTAGAAGCCCATTGACCCTGAATCTGATTGGAAGGACAGCAGATAATGACCTTTTTTAGCCCCTTGATTCCCTTACAAGTCATTAGTGTCTTTCCAGATCCACAAGGGGCAATAATGAATCCAGCAAACAATAAGACATTTAGAATGAATTGTTGAATACCCTTAATAACTGGCTCTTGAATCTGATTTAGAACCTCATTACGCTTCGTAGGACTGCGAAGAAAGTTTGTATTTTTAGCGTGTTGCTTACGCAACTGGCGTGAAAGGCGCTTCATGGGAACGATTTCAGAAAGAGGAACTTCACGCTTTACCCAATGCATTGTCTTCATAAACTCTCTAATAATCTCCAATGGCGAATGGCCCTTAAAATCAAACCACTCAGAATCACCTGGAATGCTACGCATCATACGCCATTTAACAAATTGATTATGAAGAATATCTTCATAATGAAATAAATCATCTCTTGTCAGTGCATCCGTTTCCCATACCGCATCATATTCAATATCATGAGAATGAGGCGTTAGACCTGGGGGACAACTTGTCTGATATGTGCTTCTACGCCCATAAAGGTCTTCTGTCATACCGAGTTTTACGATATACAGAAGCCTGTAGAAGGCAGATGTAGCAAGATATAGGAACATTTGTTTTGGAGTTGTGGTAATAGCCGATTCATTCTTCAAATTTTACGGTGGGTTTAAAGTTATATCAATAATTATTTTTATATGTATATTTTAAATTTAAGTACCAACGTTATACCTAAAATAATATAATCCCCCCATGCCCTATTGCAGAAATAACATGAACAATCCCATGGAATATATGAGATCTTTCTTTTATAGGATCATGTGAATATTGTTTTGTATAATATCCATATAAATATAAATAGACAACACATAGAAAAGTGGATACTATGAAAGAAAGTGAAAGAGTATCCAGATCATATATTTTTGTAGAAAGTATATATGCACCATATAAAACAAGAAAATATGCAAAGAACTTATCTATTCTTTTTATACTTTCATTATCAGTCGGATAATGTACAAGAAGAGATGTAACTCCTAGAATGAAGAAAAGGAGTGCATATGCAATGTAGTTTTTTATAAATGCTATATAGACATTTATAAAAAATACAAAAGATGTATAAAAAAGAAGATTCCCTTCCATCTTATTTAAGTGAAAGTTCTTTTTCGATTATTTCTACCGCGGATTCTAAATAGTTTTGTTCAAGGAGTTTAACTGTCTTTTCTTTAATCTGGATATTCAGTCGCATTTGGTGTAGAAGGTCAATTGCCGTTTTATAGGCTTTTTTCTTTTCTTCAAGTTCTTTCCTCGCTTTTTCTAGTTTTTTGAAATCTGTTTCTAGGGTTTCTTCTGACATCTAGATTCTTTTCGATATATGTTTTTATATAGGATGTTTTATACAGGGGCCTCTTCACTTAGAAGGTCAGGTGCAGCTTCTTCTTGCGCAGCCTGCACAAGGGCAGGTGCTGCAGGTAAAGCAGGTGTAGGAAGCTTTGCTACAGGTGCAGCCTGCGCAAGGACAGGTGCAGCGGCAGCAGGTGTTGCCACTTTTACAGGCGCAGCGGCAGCAGGTGTTGCCACTTTTACAGGCGCAGCAGCAGCAACAGCAGGCATAGCATACCTGCTCGAGGTTTCCGTAATATCAATTAAATAGTCAGGGTGATACAGGAAATCACCCACCTTTCCTTTCAGGTCATATGTCACACATCCCACTTCCTTATTTTCCGCCTGGTTCAATTCACAATCAATCGCGTGTTTCTTCATTAATGTCTCCAACTCCGTAATAATCTTCTTCTTCTTTTCGCTGATGAAAAACAGGCGCTCGTCACTCGTAAAGATATAGGAGGCGACTGGGGGTATTGCAGTTCCTTCATCTAACTTCTTTTCCCGTATCATCAGTTCAATAAACTCCTTGTAATCAGCAATCGGCATCTTATCATTTTCGCGGATACCCTGATCAATATTCTTGATACCTGCTCTTGCAACTTGTGACTCAGTTCCAAATGTACTCATATACGTGTAAATACTTACATTTCTCTCTGCAAGAGGAAGCTCCAAGTGTGACCCAATACGAATCGCGCGCCCCTTCACCTGGCGAAGACGAACATCGTTCCAATAAGGCTCCATAATATGAACCGCGCGTACATTCTTCAATGAAAGACCCTCTGCACCCGCGCTCGTAATACAGAAGACACGCGCAATTTCTCCTTTGTGGTTATTTGTATATTTGTTATCTATGAAGACCTTCTTTAGAACAGGAGGAAGTTCATTGAAGTTTCCGTTGAAGATATCTAAGTACATGCGGCGGATTTCAGGAGTCTCTTTTCCTGAAAAGGTCATGAAACGTTTCTGTCCTGCCGGCCCAAGATTCAAAGAGTCGAGTGTTGCCTTCGTGAATGTCGTTCCATTCAGAATCTCAATCGGTGCATATCCGTTCTTTTCCATGACAATGCGAAAAATACCAATGCCTTCCATACCGAGGAACTGACTATAGACTAAACTGCTTCCAGGTGCCTCATTAATATTCTCCAACATCGCAGCATACTTTGTACTGTATTTTTTCAGTGACTCCTCTGCATCCGTCAAGATCAGAGAATTGCCAGGAAGAGTTCTTAGACACTCATTCGCGCGAACAATCGCCTGCTCATATGTCTCATCCTTTAATCTTGATGTTGTACAATCTGAAGGACCACGCGCCTTTGCTGCTGCAGCCTCTGCATTGCGCTTCTTCTTTTCTTCCATGAGTTCCTTGAGAGTTTTTGTCTTTTTCACCTTCTTTACTGGTTCTGGTGCTGCCTCTTCTACAACAATAGGGGCTTCTTCTGCTTGTGCAGCAGGGGCATCCGCTGCTTGTGCAACAGGGGCATCCGCTGCTTGTGCAGCAGGGGCATCCGCTGCTTGTGCATCCGCCTCATTATCTGAATCACCACCACCCGCCTGTTCCTCCTCCTCTTCCTCAACAACCGCCTCCTCCTCTTCACCTTCAACCTCAGGAAACAAAAATACTTTTTCCTCAGCAACCGCTTCAGGCGCCATTTCAGATACAAGATCAACCTTTCCTACCTCCTCCTTTTCTTCCTTCCTCGTGGCCGGCTTCGGGCGATTTACGCCCTGCGGAAATGAAAAGTTGCACCCTTGACGACTTCCCATCTTATACGTCTCCGATGAAACCGTATTACCCGATTGTGCATCGTCCCAGATATTCCCTATTCCAACATCCTGTTTCTTCGCCTTCTTCTCTTTCGTAATTTCAGACTTCCTTACCTTTGTATATTCAATACGCGAATAATCTGAAAAGGGCACATATACAATTACATCCTTTATCACCTTTGGCATTAGATCCTGGCGGCTTCCTTTGTAATATGACACGAGCCCCGTAAGGCGTTTTCCGAGAACGAGGGTATTGTCCAGTTCCGTTCCTTCGTTTTTCAAGAACTTCTCCCTGAATTCATCTTCTGTCTCAGGCAGGAGACAATAAGCCTTCATGGTCGCATCGCCTCTAATCTTGAGACCAACGCCCATGAATTCATTCTTTAGAAGCTGCGCACATTCCTCATACGTAGGAATAGGCTCCCCCAGAGGTATCCGCTCGACCGCATTCACGCTTCCTTCGGAAATCTTCCGTACTCCAAGAGGAAGTAATGTGACCAGTGCAACATTCCCAGAACCTGATTTACTTAAATTCAGTGTTACTGTATAATAATCAACATATAGATTGTTTTTGCAAACCTCTTCGATCTTCTTTTTGGAAGCGGCGTCTGACTGCTCGAACGTAAATGTAATTGAAGGTATGTATCCATGGAGAATATTCGCCAGAATTCCAATCTCCTCTGGAAAGTTGATGAGAGGTGTTCCTGATAGACCGATGATTTTCGTACGCTGCATTCCCAGGAAAAGACGATATAACATATATCCGCGCATATAGTTATTTCCGCTATTGCAAAGAGTCGGCTTCCACTTCCCTATTTCAATCGGCTCATAGATCTGCTTTTCTTGATCGGCTTCCTTTTCCGCTCTGAGAATGTGCTTCCGCAGTTTTCCGTGCATTAGACGAACTAAATTGTGGATCTCATCCACGACGACAACCGCATCGTCGAACACTGCAGAATTTACACAACCGAAATCCTTCAAATCGTCAGTAGTTACACCGTTGTAATTGATAAAATGGATACGTCCTGAAGGATTCGTATCCTTATTGTAGATAACTTGGGAAAGGATCTGCTTGCGGATTTCTGTCTGATCTTCCGCGGAGAGCCGTTCATATGCTGTCCCTTCCAGGTCGCCTCCTTGGCGGAAATCTGGAACCCAGATTTTCTTGGCTGTGCGGAGATAATTTTCCGTTAGACCGAGAATCTGCATCGCGAAAAGTCTGTGGGTAGGATTTGTTTTTTCTAGGGAATGCCAGAAGTTCTTCAGGCGGAAATGGCGAAAACCGCAGAAACTAACTTCCTTTAAGAAGTTCTTTCTCAGGGATGCAGGCGTCATGACAATGATCTTTTTCCTGGATGTTGAAAAAAGGGCCTCGGATGCAGCAATCGCAGTACAGGTCTTTCCTGATCCTAGACCGTGATATACAAGAACTCCGCGATAGGGGCTGTCATTACGCATGTAGTCGCGGATAAACTTCTGGTAAGGATAGTTGTCTCCAGGCGCAACAGGATCTTCTTTTCCAAGAGGTTTCAACTTGAATGCATCGTAGGATACCTTAATAAAGCCTGAAAACCCTCTGCGATTGTCAGGAACATAGGAATCAGGCTTCTCAGTATAGGGGTCATGTACCTCATCGTGTAAAAAACCTTCTCCTAGCGCCTTTAATGCAGGATCATCGTATCCGTCAAGGATTTCCATCTTTTCTTCTGGGATGACTACAGCACGTGCAGCAGCAGGGGGCTTTTTGGCTTGTACGACTGGTGCAGTGGCCTTCTTCTCCCCTGGAGAAACGGCGGCAGCCTTTGGCTTTTCTCCTGGAGAAACGGCAGCGGGTGCAGCAGCAGCGGCAGCCTTTACCTTAACAGGAGGAGCACCAAACATACCTCTCGGAACAGCAACTGAAGGAGGTGCCTTTCCCGCCGCAGAAATAGCCGCTGAAGCAGCTACCACTGCAGCTCTCCCAGCCGTCGTCACCGCACTCGGCTCTATATTCAATTGTGCATCCACCTTTCCAAGTTCAACACCCAGTGCCTTCTTTTCTTCAGAAGAGGCAACCTTTCCAAGTTTTGACGTTAGCTTAAATCCCTTTCCTTTCCCTGACATCCTAATTTATCGGCGGTAATTTTGCCAGCGATAACCGCTCGAGTGCTATACGACTTGCTGCCTGTTCTGCTTCTGGCTTATTTCGCGCCGTAGCCTCTGCAATGACTGTACCATGAATATCGAGAACCCCCATCGTAAATATCCTATCATGAGGAGGTCCTTCTACCTTCACCTCCTTATACTTTGGCGGCTGGTGATACTCTGACTGGAACCATCGCAGAAGCTGATCCTTATAATTCCTATTATTCGTAATAAGTTCCACGAAATCAATGTGTTTCTCAATAACAGAAATCACAAAACTCTGCACGGCAGCAAATCCCTTTCCACCACCGCCTTCCGTGTAATACAGCGCTCCTAACCACGCCTCAAACATGCTTCCGAGAAGACGGAGATTCTTGCGACCATTGCAGACCTCTTCCACATGACGGCTAATAATCAGATAAGGCGCAAATCCAATCTTCAATGCAAGCTCGCCGAGTTTCTGATTATTCACAATGTTCGTCCGCAATGTAGTCATGAATCCTTCACCCTTTCCTGAATACCTTTCACGCAGATAACATGCGATGATTCCTCCCAGCAAACCATCTCCAGCATATTCTAACTCCTCATTGTCTGCCTCTTTGAGAGGAAGACAGTTAGGCGGACGTTCTGCTAGAACCATGGGCTCATCTTGTTGAGACCACTGTTCAGACTTATCCACATAACTTGTATGAATGCAGGCCTGCTGGAAATACTTGATATCTGCTAAGCGGCTCTTATAGCCATACTTTTTCAAGAGTGTTAGCACTTCTGAAAAAGTAATTGTACGATTCTTATGGTTCCATGGGTTGAAAAGTTTAGTCTCTGACATACCTATTCGTATAAGGTGGTGCGATTTTAAACCGGCACAATAACGTCGTGACTAAAAGTTAAGGAAGTCATTACTTCCTTAACTTTTATGTCCTACGACTAATTTGTTGGTACAGTAAAAATTAAGGAAAAACTCGTAGAGTTTTTCCTTAATTTTAAGTACCAACAATAACTAGATGAGTGTAGCTGCCGCTATTAATACAAAAAATCGTAATAAAAAACTATATATTGGTGCTGAAGAAGTCCGCCTTAGTTCTCTACGCAGAGATTTTGGAGTTTCTGATGGTAATGAAGAGATCTTTGTTAAAGTCTTTGGTAGTAAAAAATCTGCAGGACTTGACCTTGACCTTGGCGTAGCATGTTCAGAAGCTCAACTTATTATCCCTGCGCTCGAATATAGATTTAATAGTGTTACTGGAACGGGTCCGCATGACCTTGATGTGAAAAAACAATTAAAGTCATTGATTACTAAGTATAGGCCTCAAGTTGAAAGGGCATGTGCAGTTAAACCTACTACAGAACTTAATATTGCAAGAAAAGAAGGTGCGGCAGGAGCTGCTCGTCTTGCTGAACTTGAGAAGAAAATGGCTGCGGATGCTGCTGCAGCTGCTGCGGCGGCTACTGCGGCTGCGGCTGCGGCTGCTACTACCGCTTCTGAAGCTGCACGACTTCAAGGTCAATTGACTACAACACAAACATCTGTTGCTCAGCTTCAAGGACAATTAAGTGAAAAAGAAGCAAATGTTAATCGGCTTACATTAGAATTAGCTGCAGCAAAGGCAGCAGGGGATGCTAGTGCTGCTGATCTTGAAAGACAGTTACAAACTGCTCGTGGCGAGGTAGCAAGTACTAAAGCAGAATTAGAAGCTTCTCGTGCTCGTGCTGCTGATCTTCAAAGACAGTTAGAAGCTGCTCAAGAAAAAGAACAAGGGTTACAAAGAGAAAAAGAGGATGCTTTAGCAAAAGCTACATTATTAGAAACAAAAATAAATGATTCTGTTACATTTCCTTTGAGGGCTGATAGAATCGATGAGCTTTTAACCAAATTTGCAATGCTATTAGTTTCTACTACAATAGATCCTAGTCTTAGTGGGGATGATCTAAAAACTGCAAAAAAAATTATTCATACTGTAAATTCAATTGGAGATGTTGTAGATATAAATGAAATAATTAATCAATATAAATTATATTTACAAAATAATAAAACAGTAGAAGGATCACCACTTCTTTTACGATTACTTGGGGATCAAGAATATTGCAATGAACTTCTTATGAAGAAGATTACTGAAATACTTGGAACACTTGGTGAGGATCTAAAGGGAAATATACGAGCAGAATCGAGTCCTCATGAAATTATTTCTATTATAGTACAAACTCTTCTACAGAAATATACTGAGGCAAAGAAGGCAGCAGATGATGGCGCCAAACTCATTGAATCAATAAAGGCAGAATTAGAGGGAGTTCGTGCAGAACTTACTGCTGCAGGAGAAGCACTTGCAAAATGTAGAAGTGAATCTGCAGGAAAAGATGGAACCTCTGCAGAAAAAGATGCTAAAATTCGTGCATTTGAGGAACAAATAAAAGTTATTACAGAACAACAACAAGAACTTTCTAAAAGAGCCGCTGAATCTGAAAAAACACAAAAGGCATCTGCTGCTGAACTTGCAAAGGCTTCTGAAACTATCCAAAGATTAGAAGCAGCTGCTGCTGCCGCCGCTGCGGAACTTTCAAAGAGCAAAGAAGAGGTCGTCGCTGCCGCCGCGGAACTTGCACAGACTAAAGAACAGGCCGCCGCCGCTACTGCTTCTCTCGAACAGGTGAAGGCTGAACTGGCCGCGGCGAATGTAAAAGTACAAGAAAAGGAGGCAGCTTTACAAGCGGCAGAAGCTGCACATAAACAGGCTCTCCAAGATGCAGAAATCAAGATTCGTTCTGAAGAAAAGGCGTCCTGTGATCAACGAATTGCTGAACTAGGTTCTAGTAAAGAAGGAGAAATTGCACGTATTCAGGGAGAGGGAGTAGTCGCTGCAGATAAAAGGGTTGCAGAGGAAACATCGAGACTAAATCAAGCCCATCAAGCTGAAAGAAATAAGTTACAAGGAGATTTGGATGCTGCACTTGCTGAAAGAAGTAATTTACAAGGAGAATTAGATGCTCTGCGGATAGAAATTAAAAAAGAACAATCACGTTCTCTAAGAGCTGAACAAGATTTAGAAAACAAGAAGAAAGAATTACAAACGGCAGCTGCGGAGAAGGCAGCCGCCCAAAAAACTGCAAATGAACAAATCGCTGCAGCAGCGGCGGCACAGGCAGCAAAAGATGCAGCTGCAGCGGCTGCCCAGAAAGAAGCAATTGTAGCCGCCCAAAAAACTGCAAACGAACAAATCGCTGCTGCAACTGCCGCGGCAGAAAAAGAAAAAGCTGCTGCTGCCGCCGCTGCCAAGGCTGCTGCAACTGCTGAAGTGGCCGCTGCCAAGGCCGCTGCAGAAGAAGAAAAAGCGGCCGCAGAAAGAAATTTAGATGATCGTATTCTATACAATTTAGAACTTCTTAAAGGATTTAGAAATATAGATCAAAGGGAAATGAAAGATCGTAATAAACTAAATAATCCTAATAAATTAAAGAAACTTGAATATATTGTAAAACAAGTATGGGAACATTTACGTTCTAAAAAGGGGCAACCCGAAGGAAGGCCTAAATCAGAATATGCTAAACAGCATGAAGCTGCATTGGCAATAGTTATGAAAGCAAAAAGAGAACGAGGCGATGAAACTCCTTTTAATGTTGATCAGGAAGGCGGCAAACGAAGCACTCGCCGCACACGCAATGTAAAGCAAAAGAAAAACACCACTAAGAAAAGATGACGCTGAACCTCGCCCTTAAAGCAAAATACGCCTTCTACTCTGCACTGATTTTCTTCTTAATCGCGAACCCTGAAACTTTCCGCCTGACCCAGCGTGTCTTTGGCGCACTTTTCACGATTGCGGATTCAGGCGGCTGCCCTACATCCCTAGGGTTTTTCTTCCACACTGCAGTCTTTTTTCTTGTTTTGTGGGGCATTATGCTCTTTCCACGAGATCCATGAGAACACGCTCAACCTCCTTTGAATACTGCAGACCCTTGTGAAGACTCTTATACACAAATGATTCAGCAATCATTTGCGCATTTGACGTACCACCCATTCTCAGGAAAATGAGCGCATAGATATTCTTTTCATTCACAGTCCATGAGGGATCGACTGGCGAAGGAAGCGCTACTGTTTGCCATTTACCTCCATAGAACATCTCCATCTAGTGGTTTAAGAAGTTTAAACTTAAGTACTATAGATAAAAAATGGTCAAGATTCTTCTAATTGCCGCCTACGCTGCGCTTGCAAATACTGTCCGCGACTGCTCCTCTGGAAAGTCCCTCTTCAAGTTCCAGACTGCATCGCTTCTTCCCGACCCTGTTGTACCCGGTCAGAACTCAACGCTCTCCCTCTCATGCCTCATTCCTGCCGACCTCGATGTCACCGAAGGAATTGCCCGCTACACTTACACCTTCAACGGAATCCCCTTCAGCCCCACTGAAGAGGATCTCTGCTCACAGGTTGAATGCCCTCTTCTTCCTGGTCTCTACAGCAATTCAAGCACGAGCATCTTCCCCAGTGTCTCTGGAAAGATCGTGACAAAGCTGGAGTGGCTGGATATGACAAAGACGAAGCAGTACTATTGTCTAGAAGTCACCACGCGCGTCTAAGTGCATGTTTTTCTTCTACGTGAGATTAGAATGGATATGAAAGTCATCTTACTCGGCCTTGCGCTTCTCATTGTCGCGGTCACCCTTGGTCTCGTCTATATGGGCTGGACCTCTGGCACTGTGATCGGCATGGAGTCATTCCAGAATCCGTCACCGCCGTCTGTCCCCACCTTCACAATGTTCTATGCCGACTGGTGCGGACACTGCAAGAAGGCGAAGCCTGCATTCACGCAGTTCATGGGAGACGGTACTCTAGAAATCTCTTCAGTAAAGTGCAAAGTTGAGATGGTAAATGCTGACAGCGGCGACCCCAGACTTAAGGCGCTGAATGTCCAGGGCTATCCGTCATTTATCCTCCAGCTCCCCAACGGTACTACAGCTGAATACAAGGGGAAGAGGGAGACTGATGGGTATCTGGATTTCCTGAATTCATCGTTAAAGTGAATTTCTGCGGATTCCTGATACCACTTCATCTGTTTCTAAGAACTTCTTTGTACATTCATATCCAATCCGAATCAATTTCTCTTTCTCTTCTTCAGTTGCCTCAAAATTCCACATTGGATACTCGCCGCACGAAATATGAATGACGCGTCCTTTGTGTTTTTCAAATGTGCGATTCGATATTACACATCTGAATATTTGACCTAGAAACTGCATAAATCCATCTATTTTATCATTCTCTATCCGTGTATTACTAAACCGAATAGAGATTGAAGACGCTGCTTCTTCCTCAGAAAGAAATGCAAGTGCTAACCCATTATGAACCGCTCCATCCACCATTAGATGACCTGTTTCTGGATCCTTTACAGGCGTGAAATAGATCGGAATCGACGTCGAAGCTAGAACTCCTAGAACAACTGAATTCCTAGGTGTCTTCTTTGCACTGTATTCATGCACTTTACACGTGTTCAGATCCGATGCAAAGATTCGAAGAGAAGGGATCTCCGCAAATGTGATGTCTTGGCTGAGCCCTTTTTGGCGGAGAAGACTCACAATCAGTTTCTTCAGACGCTCGCCTGTATCGAGTCCATAGGTTGTAAAGAGTTCGATCATGGATTCTGGTTCGAGTGACCGAATCTCTGAGAAGTCAAATCGACTCGAAAATGTTTTGAGCGTTTTCACAGAATATCCGATTGCGAGTGCAAGAGAAATCAGTGCGCCGCCTGAAGTCCCTATATATTCTTTAATGCTGCGTAACATTCCTGCCTCTTCTAGAGCCATGAGTGCGCCTGCTTGTGCAACTACACGGATTCCTCCTGATGATAATATAAGTCTCCGTGGAGGTATTCTTCTGAGCATCCTATTTAAATAAACGATAATCCCATAAGTCCAACAAACGAAGCACTCGTCAGACCTTCAACAATAGGAATCTTTCCTGAATCAATACCAGCCTTCGTGGCAGCCAGTGCAACCATCAGTAAATTTGTAGATAGTCCAAAATCGGCTGCGCGAACAAGTTTCTCTACATGATTTACCATAATTGTCAGTGCAGATGTAATTGATGTGAAAAATATACTATTTACAGGTGCTTTATTTTCATTTAGAGGAAGAAGCATCGATAAAGATGAATGCTTTTCTGCTAAACTGAAAATGTAGCGTGTGGTTGCGAGGAATGCTACAAATGATGTAATAATCATATAAGTAACACCTACTAAACTTACATAAGGCTTACTCTTTTGACCTACAAAAACTGCCACAAGATCCCCTATACTATTTTCAAAATTATCAACCTTCCGTATATTCACCCAGGAAATAAACGCTAAAGACATTCCTAATGTCAAAACTAATGAGATACCATTGCTCAGATAAAAGGAACGTGGAATATCCTTTTCATCTTTTGTCTCTTCTGAAAATTTAATCAGTGCATCAAAACCTGCAAGGATAAAATAGAAAAACAGCATACTGAGTATCAGGCTTTGCTCAGGCATTGTAGGAATAGATAAAAGGCCCTTCTGTGCAACTCCTGTTATGCCAAGGCCAGTGATGACTGTGAGGAATGCAACTAGTATAGCAGAAAAGAAGTTGATTGACTCCTTATTTAGATCAATGCCTTTGAGTGAAAAGAGTGACATGAAGATAAGTATAAACAATGCAAATCCAATCTGCCCGAGCCATGATGCATCTGGAAAGAGGATGTGCGAACATAAAACTAGAATTGTTCCAATCGATAGTATGTTCCACAGTAAAATAGCGCCTGTTGTTACAGTACTCGCATTATCGCCAAGTATCTTATGCACATAATCTGATTCAGACGTATTTGTCTTTGAAGATTCATATGCTTTTTCATACGTATAGGATGATCCCATAAAAACTGCACTTGAAAGGCCTAGTGTAAGAGGCCACCAATTTCCGCCTTTTACAATAGCTTCTCCGATTAAGTTGAAGCCACCAGAACCTATAATGGATGCAACACCAAAGAAAAGTAAATCTGTAAGCGATAAACTCCGCTCAAGTTTGTTAGCACTTGAGTCCATCTATTACGTTGCGTTTTTCTTATTTTTAGTCACGACGTTAGTAGAAGAGGATGTCTGGACCTCCCCGTCAAGAAGTTCCACCGAAACTTGAACCCAAACATCTTTTTGAAAAGAGAGAGAGTCGGGATAATGCACGCCTTAGAGCCTATAATCAACTTCTATCACAAATCCATCATAGAATCTATACAACTTCGCAACTCCCTGGCAATCCGAATTATCTCATGTATTCTGTGCCGCCGTTTATTCTCGGTCTGCCACATATTGACCTTGAAGACTGCATTGTGTATCTTGTCTTTCAGTTACGCACAAGTGGTTTCGATATCCGCTTCACGTATCCGAATCTTCTTTACATAAGCTGGAAACAGTACGAGAGAGAATATCTCATGAAACAGAATCCGATTGTTCGCGCAATGTTGCCGCCGCCAACCCCCGTTGTCAAAAAAGGCGGGACACAGAGATCTAAAGTGTCATTTGCGCCTGGCCATGGTCAAGAGCAAGGCGCAGCCTCCGCCGCTGATTATCAGCCTCCTGAAAGTTTCTTGAATACCATGCAGAGACCGCAGAATCCAATTAAACCTGGTGCATCCGGTGCTGGAAATATCCTAGCGGATCTGTGGAATTTTACTTAACGTCGTGACAGTTCTTAGGAGTTTTATATTCTGCTCCAAAAAACTTAACCCAACCATTATTATTTGTATTTTTAGGACATTCTTTCCCATAACCACTACGTTTCATGCTTTTACATTGTGCCTTACTATATAATTTTCTTGTAATCTTTCTAAAGTTTTTTATACTATGTTTTCCACTCTTTTTTGCATTAATTCCAGTATAACAAATTACTTTATTTTTTCTAGTATTCATTCTAATAATACCAGAAAAATTAAGCGGTAACATTGTGAAGAAGATCATACAACCGCTTTCCAACCATCGGTCCAAGCTTCCTCTTTCCTACCAGAATTGCCGCGAGTTGCTGATCCGTTGCCGCCCAAACACCTGGAAGAGTTTTACATTCCGCCAGAATTGCCGTTGCTCCCGCTGCAGACACTCCAGGACACTGCTGTAAAACCGCAGATGCAAAGATTCCAGGATCTTCACGATTGCCACGTTTCTGTATAGAAATTGTATCAGTGTATTGTACTTTCTGTGCCTCTTCTGATGAAAAAACGGATGGATCCTCCTTGATCTGATCGGAAAGAATTTGGCACAGGCGGGCAGTGTCGTCGATGCTTTCTGTCTGTAGAACTGAAACACCGTACCGCAGCGTTAGTCGTGTCAAGTGCTTTAGAAGCGCCTGCTTCGTCAAGCGCCCATTTATGCGATCAAGCTCACCCTCAATAATGTAAAGAGGTCGCAGATTATTCACTTGGCAGTGGGAAAGAAGTCGCGTGCGTTGCTCCCTGTACCGCCCATCAAGAATACTCGCCTCCAAGTCAGCTGCGGTCTTCCTTTCCGCGATAATGGGCCCAATCCAGATATCGCCAACTGGGAGCATCTTTGTTTCCCACTGCAACTTTGTAATCAATTCTCTTTCTCTTGTATCAAGAATCATTCTGGATATATGAGAAATATGTGTTTAGGAGGGTATCTAATACCAATTGCTACGCGCCTCCGTCGGTGCAAACATCCTCTCGAGACCAGGAGTCCATTGGCGGTAATTCCACTTTCCTGTGTGAGTATTCGATGTTGATTCATAAAAGGGATCGAGTGCAGCATGTGTATCTGATGCAGTCTGAGGAGGACTTATCTTATTTTCTCCTGCTGCCGCCACTCCACCCATCGATGCGGGGGCCTCTTCTTCACCCGCATCCTCATAGACGATCTTCTCATCCTTACGACGTGTGCCAACAATCTCATAGACATTGTTCGGCTTACGAACAACCTGTGGGATCTCACCCTTCAAATCGTAGATTTTCTTAATAAGCTTCTCTGCGTCCTCCACATCATATGTCGTCAAATCACCCGCATGCTTCGGTACATACGTCTGTAGCATCTTTCTCTCCTCCTCTTCTACTTTTGATGTATCCGGAGGCTGAAGAGACTTATCCTGCACAGCTGTGTAGGGAGATTGATTTCCTGACGCATCAAGCATATCCTGGAGACCCTCCTGGAACTGTTTTGCACTAGGAGGATACTTTGTCCAATCCATCGGATTCTGGCTGGAAAGTTGATTACGCTGCATATCTGATAATTCCCTCGGCGCCTCATTCTCAAACACAGCAGCGTATTCATAATCGTCAAGATTCTGGATCGTTCCTGTCGCATAGGGAAGATCTGTACGTTTGATGTGTCTTACATTCACATCCGCATAGGGGGGAACATTCCCACTTGCATCACCATAGGCTTCATTAAGATAGGCTTTTGTGCCAATATAAAAATAGAACCAAGCAAAGGCTATTAGGCTTAAAATAAGTGTAACAGTTTGGGCTAAGTCCATTCCCTCTAACGGTACTCTCGTTAATTTCTAAGAGTATAGTAAGATGTCTCCTACCCGAAAACAGAAGAAACACAATACCGTAGATGTCCGTGAATCTTCACAGATATCTATGCTTGAAGAAACAATCAAAAAGGGTCCGATTACATTTATTCTTATTTATGCCGATTGGTGTGGATACTGCAAAAAGTTTAAAGATGAAGTCTGGTCAAAACTTCTTGCACTTGAACATATTGTAGCAAATCTTGCCAGTATCCATCATGATCAGCTCGAACATACATCCATGCGTGGAGCAAAGTTTAGTGGCTATCCCTCTGTTATCGTGGTAGGACCTGATGGAATTCCTGCAACGTTTGATAATGGACAGAATTCTATGCCGAATATTAATGACCTGGTCGCAATGAAACGTATGGTAAAGCAGCCTGTAAATGAAACACCCGAATATACACCTGCAGCAAAGACTGCACGTGCAAAGATCAATCGTGAAATGACGGCGCCTGTTATCAGAGGCGATTACATTGGTACTGCAGCAGGTGGCGGTGGTATCAAATCTGAAGGCTCTCTCTTCAAGACACTTTTTCAAATGTCTCATAAAAAGAGTCGTGGTTCTACACGCAAATATAAAAAGTAAGTACCTGGTAAAAATTGCTAGCGTCCGTTCCACAGCGCGTTTTATCACAAACGTAATCATAATGGTAGTCTTCCACATCCTCGACGCAATCGCCCAAGATGAAGAAGAAACTCTTCAAACAGAGGAGACTCGTGAAGTCATCTTTCAGTCCGAAGGGGAAGTTGAGACAGATGACGAATATGAGCAGAGGCGCGCGCCCCCAAAGAAGACGAGCGGAAATATGGAAAAGATGTCTATGGTCATCCACCTCTTTGGAGTAACCCCTGAAGGGGAGTCTATCCGCACAACTGTCTATGGATTTGAGCCCTACTTCTACGTGCAGATGCCGAATGATTCAAAGGCAACTCTTACTGACTTCACAAAGAAACTCCATGCGCGCCTGAAGTTGAAGCATCTATCGCCGTCGATTGTAAAGGTAACTCCTGTTCAAAAGAAGGTTCTCTATGGTTACACAGCCGATCGTAAATATCCCTTTGCGAAGTTGAGTGTCGCCTCCCTCGGTGCATTCCGTATGCTGCGGGGCATGTTTATCAAGTATGAAACCTCTGAGCCGTGTTTTAGCCTCGGCAACGGTGGCCCGCCCCTTGATATCTTTGATGCGAATTTGGACCCTATGATCCGCTTCTTCCACGAGCGGAATATTGATCCGTGTGGATGGGTCGAGGTATCTTCTACCGACGATACTCAGTGCCAGTGGGATGAAATCAGCCCTCTAAAGAAGCCTCCTGTTCCTTGCGCACCGTTTCTCATTGCTACGTGGGATATTGAGTGCTACAGCGAGTCTGGCAATTTCCCTGTTGCCGAATCAGGCGATCCTATTATCCAGATTGGTGTTGTTCTTACCCGTGCAGGCGTCCATGAGAAGTTCATCTTTGTCCGCGGATCTTGTGACCCCGTTCCTGGTGCAACTGTCATCTCAAAAGCCACTGAAAAGGATATGCTCATTGCATGGGCCGAGTTTATGAATGAGCGCAATCCTGATATTCTCGTCGGCTACAATATCTTTGGTTTTGACGAGCGCTATCTTTACAAGCGCGCTGAAAAGCTCGGCGTTGATCTTGATGGACTCAGTCGCCTCAATGATCTCGGCTCCACCGTCAAACTCGACGAGAAGTTTCTCTCGTCATCTGCACTCGGCGATAATTTCCTCTATACATGGTCAGCTCATGGTCATGTACAGATTGATCTTTATCATTATGTTCGCCGAGGCTACAATCTTCCGAGCTATAAGCTCGACAGTGTTTGCCAGCACTTCATGTCAGGAAAGATGCAAGGCGTTGATCTGAGTACGCCTGGCAAATGGCTCATCAAGACAAAGACAACGGGTGATATTATCCCTGGTCGCTATATTGTTCTTCTCGATGAAACGGGCGATGTCACTGTCGATAAGTTGAAGGTTCTGGAGATCCAAGCTGGAAAGGGTATCGTCGTCGATGCTCCTGAAGATGAAGCCTTCGATCTTGGTGATGCTGTGAAGTGGGCCGTTGTAAAGGACGATGTCAGTCCTGCAGATATCTTCCGCCTTGATCGTGGATCGTCTGCTGACCGTGCGCGTGTTGCTGCATACTGTATTCAGGATTGCGATCTAACGTATGAGCTCTATAAGAAGCTCGATGTCTTCAACAATGCAATGGCGATGGCCAATACGTGTCCAGTGCCTGTTTCCTATATCTTCATGCGCGGCCAAGGCATCAAGGCAGAGAGTCTCATTTACAAGGAATGTCTCGCGAGTGGTCAGCTCATTAAGATTCTAGGCAATCCTAAGAATAAGGTCGATGAGAGCTATGAAGGTGCAATTGTCCTTGATCCTGTGCCTGGATTCTACTTCGACGCGCCTGTAGGTGTTGCAGACTTTGCGTCTCTCTATCCCAGCACAATTGAGTCCGAGAATATTAGCCACGATTCTCTTGTCTGGACGAAGGATTTCGACTGTTCTGGTAAGTTCCTGCGTTATCGGTTCGGCGTGGATACTGGCCCTTGTTCATGTGCAGCAGGTGATGCATGTGGAACCATGAAGGATGGAAAGTATGTGCATCACGTGAATCCGCGCACAAAGGAAGAGATCGCCTTTATCGCCACATTGGATGAAAAGAAGAAGCGGCTCCATGAACTCGCGGAACAGCATCTCCAGTCTTCCTACTTCGTTGGAAAGACACACGGATACAAGGCGGGACAGCCTATCTCCACGGTCTCTGGTGTCTGCTATACGGATATCGACTTTGATATCTGGGGGCCGCATCCAGAGGATGATATGAAGAAGAATCCGCGCAAAGTCATCACTGGGCGCCGTGTCTGCCGCTATGCCCAGATGCCTGGAAATGCAAAGGGGACTCTACCAACAATTGTTCAGAAGCTTCTTGCTGCCCGAAAGTCAAAGCGCAAGGAAGCAGAAAAGGAAAGTGATCCGTTTCGAAAGGCTCTTCTCGATGCTGAGCAGCTTGCATACAAGCTGACCGCAAATTCTCTCTATGGGCAGCTAGGAAGTGCGACATTTAAGATCCGTCTGCAGGATCTAGCAGCATCCGTTACAGCCTATGGTCGCAAGCAGATCCTCTTTGCACGCGATGTAATTCTAGAGTTCTACGAAAAGTCGCGGATTGTCTATGGTGATACGGATTCTCTCTTCGTTGCCTTCAACACGCAGTTGAAGAATCCTACTGAACTTGAAACTCTGAAGGAGACGATTCACTTGACGGAGGAGGCAGGGAAGCTTGTCACAAAGGCATTGAAGTCACCACACGACTTTGAGTATGATAAGACATTCTACCCGTTTATCATCTTCAGTAAGAAGCGGTATGTCGGCAACAAGTACGAAGAGGATCCTGAGCACTTTACCCAGACAAGCATGGGAATTGTTCTAAAGAGGCGCGATAATGCGACGGTAGTCAAGACAATCTATGGTGGCGCAATCAAGATTCTTCTGAACAAGCGTGATATTCCTGGTGCAACGCAATTCGTCAAGGAGAAGACGCGCGAACTCGTTGATGGACGCATGAGCATGAATCAGCTCATTATCAGCAAGTCGTTGCGTGCAGAATATAAGAGTGCAACGCTGCCTGCACATAAGCAATTGGCAGATCGTATGGCTGCTCGTGATCCTGGTAATGCACCAACCTCAGGAGAGAGAATCCCCTATGTCTATATCAGTGCTCCTGTTGGACAGGTCGAGAGTAAGCTGCAAGGTGATCATATTGAACATCCTGTCTATGTAAAGGAAAAGGGTCTGAAGCTGGATGCGAAGTATTATATTCAGCGGCAGCTTCTAAATCCAGTTGCGCAGCTCTTCTCACTCTGTCTGACACAAATGCCCGGTTACAAGGGTGATCTTGCCTCGATTGATGCTGAAACGGCTGCTGGGAGAATTCTATTCGATGATGCCCTGAATCAATGTGATAAGAGTAGTCAGAGGGAATTTGCTTCACGGTTTGGCATGACAGTGAATGTACCTGCTGTAGCGCGGACGCGTAGCGTGGCTGTGCCAGTGGCTGTAGCAGCACCTGCACCTGCACCTGCACCAAAACAGATCAAACTCGACCGCTTTCTTGCTGACAAGGCATATGTAGAGGCAAGGAAGCAGCCAAAGCGGGCGGCAAAGGAAAAAAAGATTGATGTGAATGCTTAGATGGAACTGCTCGACGAGGCAGAAAGAAAAGATGGATATCGCGCAGCATGTCGTGCAAATCTACTGAATGAACGTGCGCGTGAAAGACAAGAGTATTCTTTTTATCCTGATCCGCTCGGCAAAAGAATCAGCTCTATCGCTGAAACCTATGAAATTGCAAAGGGGTCGAAAATCGTAACTCTTCATCCTTCCGCGGATAATGGATTTCCACACACACGCCCTGGGATCATGTGTTTCCCTGTTCGCCCTTACACATCTTCCCAGCTAACAGAAACTGTACTTCACGAAGCACTCCATCTCCACCAGCGGAACAATCTGGATCTCTGGACTACCTATTCCGTAAAACAGGGCTGGTGGCCTATCCCAAAAGAGACAATTCCTGAGAAGTGGAGACTCCGCTGCCGCATTAATCCTGATACAATATATAGTCCTTTCTGGAGTTGGGATTCTCACTATATCCCTCTCCCTCTTTTCCAAAATGAATTTTCGCCGTCAATGCAAGGATGTTCTGTCCGCTGGTTTGATACGCGATCAGAAACACTTTTTTCAGCATCTCCGCGCTCATTTGTTGATCGGTATGGCAGCATTTCACAACCTGAACATCCGTTTGAAACGGGAGCAGTTGAAATTTCACACAAAGGTATATCAACTGAAAATAGACTAAGAGAGTTTCTAAGCTTATAGTAAGATATGTTCTCTCTTCATAAATTCCACACAAACATATCTATTAATTATGATTCATATGAATCATTAATAATAAAAGAATCTCTTTTTCCTAAAGAAAAATTCGGTATAGTAAAAGATGCAAGTGGTATCAAAATTGCATCTATTCTATATGAAAAAATTCTTTTCGAAGGAGGATATGGGATTCTACAAAAGGGGAAACGTATTGTTGATGGAGGAGCCTCGCAAACAATTATGATTAAAATGCCAAAAATGGAAATGAATCTTGTTCCCGAAGCACTTATTCAGTGGTACGCATGGATGACACTGGAAAAATATGGACTACAGTCTGCTATACCTGAAATCTATGATATATTTCAGGCAGCAGATATGCGGTTCTCAATGGAATATATACTTGGTGAGTTTCCATATGAACTTTTAGCAAAAACGGCAACACCTGATGTATGTTTCTTTCAGATCCTCGCACAAGTCTGTATTCTTCTCTATATTTTAGAAAAAGATATTTCCCTTGATCATCGCGATTTGAAAGCAAATAATCTCTATATTCGCAAACGACCCATTGACTATACATTTACAATTGGCGATACCGAGTATAGAATAAAGGCGCCTTTTCAGGTTATAATTTTGGATTTCGGATTCGCATGTATTGGAACAAAGATTAATCTTGCACAGGGAATTCTTCCTGAAAAGGATCCGTGTCCAAAAGAAGGACGTGATCTTTTTCATTTACTCACGTCGTTTTGGTCGATTCCTTCTATTCGTGATCGCATGAGCACAGAAACACAAAAAGAAATCGATGGATCTCTTCTTTCATATGCACGCTATACAAAGAAATTTACCGATACAAATTGGGTGTATGTTGTAACTTCAGATCCTGCTTTTGTCTATCCTGAATTGGCGCCTGCTGCTCTCTTACCGATTATTTATAAGCACATTTCTTAAAAATGCAGCATATTTCTCCACGGCGACTTTCCAGCTAAATGTCTTCACACCATACTCGCGGATCTGCTTTCTTAAAATAAAGGATGCGCGCCTATTTTCTTGGATCGCCTGTGTGATATACGGTATATCATTCAGTTTATCCTTTGGAATTACCTTGATAAAAGGAAGAGAAAGATCGAGATTTGCAGTTGCATACTCTGAAATTACAAGGCCGAGGCCGCAGACGAGTGCCTCGCAGCAGACAAGAGGATGCGCTTCTCCATCACTCAAGAGTACAAGATTTCCATAGTCTGTTAAATTATCATAGAGGTATTCTTTTGTCCATTCACCTAGATACCGCGGATTCTGCGCATTAAATCCACTGTCTGCAATATTTCCTGCGAACCAGAGACCCTCGATCCCCTGGTAATGCACCTGCCGCTTCCGCATATCAATCTTTGCTAAGTATAAACTGCGATCTGCAAACCGAGGCTGCTCTGAATAACGGAAAATCTCATCATTTGCTCCATTTGGCTGAACATAGACAAGTTGCTCTGGATATCCTGCATTTCTATATACATCTGCAATGCTCGGTGAAAGTGCCAGAAGATAACAACGTGTCTTTATGAAATCTCTGAATACGTGATGAAAATAGTGAGTATCTCCTCTATTTATAAGATCCTGTAGTTGATCGAGGTATCCATAGTGGCTCGTCAAGAGAACCTTCTTGCAGTTGAAAAAGGTATAGAACTTTGCAAGTTCATCATATTGGATATGGATAATATCTGGATTGAGAGAATTTACCTTCGCGATCATATCATTTGTATCGCGCTCATTTACAATTATAGTCTCAATATCTGGATGATATTTATCTAAGAATACCTTGTAGTCCCATATGAGACTCTCGACTGCACCCCACCCACGTGGAGGAATTGGCATAACTCCAGGTCCGACAATAACAAGTCGCATCTAGAGATGTGTGTTTTTTTCTGTTTATACCCATTATTGTAAGAAAACTTGCAGCGCGAACCACTTATCTCCCATTCCATTGAAATAGCCATCTGTTTGCGGTGCTTGCAGATGCTTCGCTTTATCTAAGAGATAAAGATCTGTACTCATCATAACCGACTGATCATCACCTGCAAACCAATTATGATCTTTGTATGTATTGAGCATTGTATAGTACGCCTTTGACCATTCCTTCCAGGCCGCTACCGATCCTGCAAAAATAGTTCCACCAATACATGCCGATCTAGCGTTCCGCGTATTAATCTCATACCACGGAGTTCCGTTCCGTACCTTTTCTCTCTGCCAAGAAATATCTTCCACATCGAGAAAAAGCATCCCTTCATCAGGAATCTTTTCTGCTGATGGCCACGTTCCGCCAACTGCACGAGCAAGCGCATCATTTCTCCAACATCCTGCATCACACCAGACGAATTTATCTGTCTTATACGGATTCATATCAATTGCCTCCTCTACAAGAAGTGTCTTTGAATTCCAGATAATAAATTGTTGCGGTGAGTGAAGATCTCTGAAATCATCCTGTTCCTCCATAGTCTTTTCCCAGAAGCCCATCCAGCTTTCATCCTGGAAAGGGAGATTCTTGAAAGGAAGAATAACAATTGTGAGTTTCTTATCACCACGCGCCTCGCGAATAAGGGGCTCCATCTCCTTTTCGCAGAAAATAATAATTGGTGCATCCACAGAGGATAGAAATGAAGTAATCCATTTCCTATAGTTGGAAAGTGGATGCTTTGACTTCTCTAGAAGATAGAAAGCTGTTACTACTGTAGCTTGCGCCATCTTAAAGATCTGATCACACTTTGTTTAGATGTCTGTAGCCATTACAGTTCTAGTTCCTCTTTATAATGGAATTGAATATTTAGAAGAATGTCTCCAATCTGTAAAGGACCAGATCTACACGAATTGGACATGTGTAGTTGGAGTCAATGGTCATGGGGATACAGGCGGTGACGTTTTTCTTAGTGCCCAGAAAATCATCCAAGGGCTCCAGGATCCTCGTTTTCTTGTTGTTAATCTGCCTGGTGTAAAAGGTGCCCCTGCAGCTATTAATGCACTTGTTGCTTCTGCGAAGACAGAGTGGGTTGCTCATCTTGATGCAGATGATAAGTGGTATCCTATGAAACTCCATTGTCAAGTGAAGATTGTTGGACAGGGTTCTGGTGCAGATGTCATTGGGACTTTCTGTGAATATTTTGGAGAGTGGAGCGGTGGCCCGTCGATTCCTGGCGGCTATGTTCCCAATCAGACATTTATCCGCGAAAATCCGATGATCCACAGTTCTATTCTAATACGGAAAGAACTTGCACATTACACTGATGAATTTGTGACCTATGACTATGATTGCTGGGTTCGTCTAGCAATGCAAAATAAGATTTTCTTTAATGTTCCTCTTGCGATTACATGCCACCGTGTCTATGCGCAGTCGCATTTTAATGCATCTGGGAAGCAGAGGCCTGATCTTGTGCAGGCGAAGTATTTTGTTCAGAAGTAAAAGCAAGATCCATACTTACGTAAGATTATATCCTTGGGATTCCGAATGACATCAAGTGTCCAGTTCATAATATGGAACCACTTGTTATTATGTAGATCTTGGAATCGTTTTATTCTATGTTCCATATGCTATATTGAAAATATAGCTTTAACTACTTAGAGAAAATCTAAAAAGAATTGATAATGAGCTGCTGCGTTGTATCAGCCTATTATCAAGTACCGTCGAAAAATCCGAGTACAGCCTATTTACAATGGATGGAACCTTTCTTCAGAAACAGTACATTCCCACTCGTCCTTTTCACGGAGCCGCAGTACATTGCGCTTTTTTCCGAGTGGAGAGAACATTGCAAAGAAAAAACAATCTTTATCTGTCTCCCTTTTCAAGAACTTACCTCTATTAAACGGTGGGGGGCACACATGTGGATGGAACAGAAACAGAAGGATACTGAAGAAAACCACACGCCGCAACTCTATTGCTTGTGGTATGAAAAGAAGGAATTTGTGCGGAGGGCGATTGAAATGGAAGCTTTTGGTGCAGAGAAATTTGTCTGGTGTGATGCTGGAATTCTGCGCTACCCAGAATGGCACCCTTTTATTCATCTTTTCCCACAGGCGGAGCGAATTGAGTCTGGTAAGATGACTCTTTTGCAAATTGCCGATTTTATGGAGAGTGATACTGAAGAGACTGATTTTGGAATGAGAAATCACGTTGGTGGCGGTATCCAGGCGGCAGATCGAGAAACATGGTTGTGGTGGTGTGATGAATATGATGCGATGATGAATACATACATCGCATCAAATCGTTTTGTTGGAAAGGATCAGCACTTGATGGCGTCGTGTTATTTGCGATGGAAAGAACGTGTTGTTTTAGTTAGGCCACCTAGCGGATTTCATCCGATTGCAATGTGGTTCTGGTTACTTCCTTGGCTTGCGGGTGTTGCGTAGATGCTTGCGCTTCTTTTGCTTGCGTGTCTTTTTGCGTGCGCCTCCTTGCGGCACTCCCTTTGCACACGGTGTTCCTTCTAGTGCCTTTCCAACACCAATCTCTACAGCTCTTTGTAGTTCTCTTAGGAATAATTCCTGTTGAGATTCTGTAGGCTGTGCAGCTTTTACTATTGCAGCTACTGATGCAGCGGCAGGTGTTTGCTGCTGTTGTTGCATAGGTGTTTGCTGCTGTTGCATAGGTGCTTGCTGCATAGGTGTTTGCTGCATAGGTGCTTGCTCCTGTTGCTGCTGCATAGGTGCTTGCGGCTGTCCAAATACAGGCGCATTCGTCCTAACTATTTTATCTGTTGTCGGTGCAGCTTTCCCTTGAATAGCTAGGTCCTGGGGTGTTTGCTGTTGCCCCTTTGGCGCTGGCTGTTGTCCCTTTGGAGGTGTCTTTGGCGGCGGCTGCTGCGGAGGTGGAGCCGGCCGCGGCGCCTGCGGCTGTTGCGGCGGTGTTGCCTTTGGCGGCAGCGTTGTTGGCCCTTTCGCTCCCTTAGCTGCTCCTTTTCCTGCTCCTGCAGCTCCTTTTCCTGCTTTAGCTGCTCCTGCAGCTCCTTTTCCTGCTTTAGCTGCTCCTGCAGCTCCTTTTCCTGCTTTAGCTGCTCCTGCAGCTCCTTTTCCTGCTTTAGCTGCTCCTGCAGCCCCTTTTCCTAGTCCTGCTGCTACCTTAAACATACCGTACACCTATAAATTATATATATTATTATAGTAGTAAAAATTAATAAAACTCTTTTTGAGATTTATTGGGTATTAAGAACGCGACCGCCAATTTGTATCACAAATATTACAAATATAGAGATACTTCATATTAGCAGTATCGTACTTAATATAAATCACGTCCTTTTCTTGGTTTGCAACATTGGTCGGACAGGTTCCATTCGGACACTTGATGGTCTTCATATGAGGAAGCGTCGGGTCATACTTTGTAAATTCATTTAAGAGAATCTTGTAGCCTTCGCTCGCCCTCTGCTGGACATGGGTCTCAAGAATTAAACCTCCCTTCTCCTCCTTTTCCTTGTAGCCGCAGTTGCGACAAAGGCGGGTAAGATTTAACTTATCCACGTCAAGATATAAGTAATATCTGCAGACAGGACAAAACTTCATTTGCTACCTATAACTAGTATTACATTCCTTTCAAGTTTTAGGCTACGCTTTTACTAAAGCGTGGCTAGCTACGCTAAGGCAGAACCAAGTTTTAGGCTACGCTTTTACTAAAGCGTGGCTAGCTACGCTAAGGCAGAACCAAGTTTTAGGCTACGCTTTTACTAAAGCGTGGCTAGCTACGCTAAGGCAGAATCAAGTTTTAGGCTACGCTAAAGCACCAAGTTTATGAAAAATCACCTAAACTCTGCAGAAGAACAGGTAGTCCTACACCACCCATAATAATAACACCAATACCCATCAAAATAATAGAAAAGATTTCTGATGCCGTATTCTTATTCTCACCCTTCTTTTTCTCCTGAAGGTACATGAGGTAGCCAGGGACAAAAAAGATAAGACCTACAAAAATATACAGTGCAAACGCAGCAAATAAGCCAATTCCAACACCGAACCCTTCAAACGCGAGGTTCCCAAGACGTTTAGCTGAGCCCTTCATTCTACTAATACCAATAATTTCTTCCACTGCGTAGATCCAACCATACCATAAGGTAGATGTGCATACTGCGTTTCCGCATATTGCGCCTGGTCACGAATCACACTATATAAATTTTTCTTCAATTCAGGTAAAACAACGCCAAGATCTTCTTCAAACATGGAAAGGAGTCTCTTTGTCTTTAATTCATTCATAGTTAGTTCAACCATTTTCGCTTTAACATATTGTGCATAGTGGAGTGCTTTTGGATAATCGAGTGTATATTTCTCATACCCTGGCTCATGAGTCAGAGGATTTGAATCAAGTAAGGCTTTCAAAGATAAAAGAATCATTGAAAAACTCATTGTGCTCTGCCAACTTGGGCCTGTATAGGTTCCAAGAATCGACAAACATACTTTTCCTTCCGTATATAAATTGGGATGAAAACGAGTCTTTCCATCTGACGATAAAAAGGTCACCTTTGGTGGGGCGAACGGATAATCGTCAGGGAATTCAAATCTAAAAAAAAAGAGACAATGTGGATATGCAGAATCTGCGGGGCCTAGGATCAGCGCGTGACCCTTGTTCATCGTTGTATCATCTGGATTATAATATATCCCCTGTCCTGATAAATCGCCTATAGTACTAATTTCCCTCGATAACCTCTTTTTACTAGAAAGCATCTATAGTGCTTGAGATATATCCTTTAGGTAAAATTGACCCCACTTTTTTGCTGCAGCCAAAGTATAATGGCGGAGATTCTATCAATATATCATAAGCACCCTTTGCGGCAATTCCTCGAGGAACGCCGCACACAAAATGGCCGTGATGCCGCCGTCACGGGAATGGGGAAAGAGTTACCTGGAAAGTATCTCATCAAAGACGACGATTATCCTAAGTTTATCGATCTTCTTCACAATTACCTCTTTGTACATAACGCACGGTCACTGAATCTTGTTGAGCAGCCGCGGGCCAATGAGCCCAAGCCTCTGCTCCTAGATCTAGACTTTCGCTATTCGCAGGACCAGGCTCCTGTTCGAACTTTCTCACAAGACAACATCAATGCCTTTTGTCATGATGTAGTCTTCGCGCTCGAACACTTCTTTGACCTTGATCACTATGAAACTCTGCGGTTCTTTGTCTGCTTGCGACCTGCTCCGTACCAGGAATCTGGAAAGAAGGAACGGAAGGATGGGATCCACATTGAGTGCCCTGACCTCTCCCTCTCCAATGAGAAGCAGAAGGTTATCCGCAGTTATCTTCTTGGGCGTGATGCAATCCAGAAGTCTTTCGCTGGCACTGGATATACAAACAAGGAAGAGGATGTCTATGACGAGAGCATGACAAGAAAGCAGGGCTGGTTCTTCTATGGTGAGAGCAAGCCCAATATTCCGCGCTATGAGCTCCACACTGTCATTTGTTACAGCCCTGAGACGAAGGCATTCACCACGAGTGATCCAAAGTCCTATAATCCGCGCGCTCTTATGGAAATTCTGTCTGTCCGCTACAATCTGATCGAGGACGACAATACAGTGCGTGAAGATGTTGCTGCAGAGTTTCAGTCGATCCTGGCGCCGCGAGTTATAGAAGCCGCCGCCCCAACGATCATTACTGAGACAAACAATGCAAATCTTGCTGCTCTTATGGCTGTTCATCGTGAGTTTATGCCTGTTATCGAGCGTTCCGATGAAGAGAAGAATATTATTCATGCGCTTGTCACTCAGTGTCTCAGTGCTGAGCGCGCAACTGGATATGATACATGGATTCGCGTTGGTTGGTGTCTGCATAATATCGAGCCCAGTGAGGACCATTTCAAGCTCTGGATGGAATTCAGCGCAAAGTCGCCCAAGTATTCTGAAAACAATATGGCTGGCTTGCGGCGTGACTGGTTTGGTCGCATGCGGAAAGAGGGTGATGGACCTCGTCTGACGGAACTTGCACTTCGGAAGTGGGCGCGTGATGACAATCCTGAAGAGTACAAGAAGATCGTTGATAGCAATATCCTTGAATATATCCGCACATGTGTTGATGGGACCCATTTCCATATTGCGCGCCTCATGAAGAAGCTGTATGGATCAAATTATGTCGCGTCTATCAATGCAAAGACGACCGAGTGGTACTATTACGATGACATGCTGAACATGTGGAAGCATCTCAATCAGGGTATTCAGCTCCGCAAGCTCATCAGTTTTGAGGTTGCAGAGTATCTCGGTCGCGCACGGACAAAGATTAAGGCAGATGCAGCAACAGCACCTGCTGAACTTGAGGAGTTTTACACCAATAAGATCAAGGATCTTCTCAAGGTTGAGACACAGCTTTACAACACGGGATTCTGTGAGTCCGTCATGAAGATGGCGAGCACCTTCTTCTACGAGGAGGATTTCCAGCAGAAGCTCAATAGCAACATCTTCCTTTTCGGGTGCAAAAATGGTGTTCTAGAACTCCGTGCAAAGACTGCAGAGAATTCCACGGAACACGTCATCTTCCGCGATGGGCGGCCTGAAGATTTCGTAAGTTTTCTCGCAGGGCAGAATCTTCCCGATAGTGACGCGATTGAATATACGCCGTTTGACCAGCTCAACGAGGAGCAGCTCGAGCATCTTGCGGGCCTCCAAGACTTCTTTGAGAAGATCATCCCTCGCAATGAGCTCCGCACCTATGTCCTCCGTCTTCTCTCTTCGACGCTAGAAGGCTGCAACCGTGAGCAGTGTTACTATACTCTTATTGGTGGCGGTGGTAACGGCAAGTCAAAGTTGATGGATCTGTGCCGCTTGACCTTTGGAGACTACTGGTCGTCGCTGCAGACGACTGCTTTGACCCGCAAGCGTCCAGATGCAGGCAACGCGAATCCGGAAATCATGGCAATCAAGAACAAGCGATTCATTGCAATGCAGGAGCCTGATGCGAATGAGCCGATCAATACGAGTCGCATGAAGCAGTTCAGTGGAGAAGATATTATTGAGGCCCGTGGTCTCTTCCAGGACCAGGAGAAGTTCAAGGTCACGGGCAAGCTCTTCATGATGACGAATAAGCTGCCTCCGATCCACGCGATGGACAATGGTACATGGCGCCGTATCCGTGTAATTCCGTTCGAGTCGAAGTTTGTTTCAAATGATGACCCTGATCTTCTGGCTGGAAAGGCGAATGTGTTTCCTCGCGATGCAGAACTTGACGCGAAGCTCCGTTTGTGGCGCGAAGTGTTTCTGAGTTGGATGGTCGAAATCTACGACAAAGAGTATATCACTCACGGCCTCGATCCGGTCCCTGATATTGTAAAGAAGGAGAGCAGTGAATACAAGGAGAGCTTCGACAGCTTCGCGAAGTTCCAGGCGGAGAGGATCCGTAAGGCAACAGGTGAGCGTACTCTCCTCAAGCAGATTATCAGCGCCTACAATTCATGGCTGGCAGATGGAAATAAGAAGGGATCTTCACGACTCAATCCGAAGGAGCTGCAGACACGTCTAAATGACGCATTTGGAGAGCCTTCTGATGGAAAGACATATAGCCATATCATCGTATTCACGGATGAGTATGGGGTGGAGGAGTATGATAAGAATAAGGCTTAACTTATGCTCAGCCATAATTTTGCAAATTATGCTCAGCCATAATTTTGCAAATTATGCTCAGCCATAATTTTGCAAATTATGCTCAGCCATAATTTCGGATAAGTGCTGCTATCATAACACCAAAGATAATAAGAAGAGTAGCAAGTCCTAGGCCTACAATATCATTTTTTGCTGCAGTAGCGAAGGAAAAGGATAGCATAATAACTAAAAAAAGATAAGCAGCAAAGAAAAAGATGAGGATTTTATCCTGCATTGTTTGTATCCCAGAGTTTCCAACTACAAACGTATCAGCGCGATTCACAAATTCCTGGTTATATGTTTGGATTGCCTGATCTAGATCTGCTGATTTATCCTTTGCATGTTGAACCTGTTTTAAGATGTTTGTATAGGCAGTCATTTTTGCAGTTGCATTTAATCCTGCAAGGCCATTTAATGTTGTTGTGTCAATCGTCATTCTGACGTAAGGCTGGATTTATTGGCTAACGATGATACTTAAATTTAAGGAAAACTCAGAGAGTTTTCTTTAAATTTAATGTATCATCAAATTAGTCGTAAGTGCTGGCTGTGCCAGCCATCCCTTAGGGTAGGAGGTTAAATTTAAGTCACGACGTTACTTGCTTTGCAGAACGCTGCAACATCAACACCGGACATATCAAAATTGGAAGGGAATCCAAAAGACGCTAACGAAGGGAATGAAAACTTGAAAGATGAGGTGTAAGGCGCGGCAGGTACAGCATCTTCATACGTAAAGAATCTGCGATTCCACAATGTTCGATCACGCAGATTCATTGTGTAGGCAGCACGTCCAGCGAGGATTAAGACATCCATTACAAAAAGGATAATTGCAATGTACCATATGAGTACTGGACTAAAGAATCCAAGGCTTGCACCGAATGCAAAGATACCAATAATTAAAATGCTTACAAGCATAATTTGTAAAAAGAAGAGTGTCTCCATTTTGTTTTGGTATGCATACTCATTGATTTTGATTTGCCGTGTGGCAACATCTGTGTAATTGTTATCTCTATGCGCCATTTCTACTTAGTAGAACGAAAGATATAGATAAGGCTTCCAATAGCAACGAGATTTAGAAACGCATAGATACCAAGAAGCCTGGTCGCTGCACTATTCTTTTCTTTTGTATAATCGACTATGGAAAGGCGGAGATCTTGTAAATTGTCGTTCATTCTATCTACTTGGTATATAAATATACTATCACTCCAATCGAAATAGCAACAATGATAGAAAGAATTGTTATGATTAAGGTTGAATAATCAAGGCCGGGGACTAATAGAGTAGGAAAGAGGAATCCAATTTCAAGATAGAATCCGAGTTCTTTCATTAGCATTCCAAATGCAACTGTTGTGAAAAAAAGAGCAAAGATTAAAAGGATTAAAAATGTAGTTGTCTGAATAGGTTTTAGTAGAGGAAACCAACTGGCATGGATGGATGCATTCTTTTCAGGATGATGAAGAAGAGATGCGCGATCCTTTGCAACCTGTAAATCTTCTTCCTGTGTTTGTATTGTTGTTAGAAGAGGATCAAGAATAAGTTGTTTGCTAACAATATTTGTTGAAAGACTATTTACACATGTATTCATGTTAGCAATATCTGTATTTGCTGTTGCATCGGCTGGAGGCGGAGTTTTTCCTATTTCTGTATTCATATCTGTAACCCATTTTGATACAGAATCTGACGTTATTACAGCATTTGGATTTGGTCCATATTTTGTGACCAAAGTAAGTGCTGTATTACACGATGGATCAGCCATTCTAACGTTTGTACTTAATTTTAACTCACGGCATACAAACACGATAGACTTCATAGATTCCCGCCGATGGAGAAGGACGTGTAATCTTTACAATATCTCCAGGGACAAGTCCCATAATACGTGCAATCATATCCTCGTGAAAACGGATAATAGGAAGATTCGCCTTGCTGCTAATGTACCTCTGCTTCAGGAACTCAGCATGTTCAGATGCAGGTACCTTTGTATGCGGCGGAACAAGTACATGGTCCCGCGGATCAAAGATCAGATTGTGTGCCTTGAAGAATCGAATATGGCACTTCTCGCCAATAAGGGTATTCAGTGCAGATGCGTGGAATACATCTGCAACATCCTCTAGAACAATAACGACTACCTCCGTAGTCTTAAGCTTGTTAGCAGTATTCAGCTCGGAAATAATACTTGGAACAAAGCTACCTAGCTTCTGCTTCAGCTTCTGGAGAGAATAGAGAACTACACACTCAGTAAGTGGCGAATCTGGCTGCGGATCCCTCTTCAGTTCCATCCGAAGACTTTCCTGACCCGCTGAAACCATTGCCTCAATTTCCCACGGACCAAAGCGCTCATACTTTGTGGTGTTGTATCCATTGTCTTTTAGAATCTTGAGTAGTGTAATCCTTGACCTGTATAGAATATCAAGATCTTCAAAATTCATGCTTACTTCCCTATAATAGGGATTGTTTATCAATTTTAAGTTGTTACAGATGATAATTAAATTTAAGGAAAACTCATAGAGTTTTCCTTAAATTTAATATATCATCAAATTAGTCGTAGGACATTAAATTTAAGGAAGTCATTACTTCCTTAAATTTAAGTCACGACGTTATCCTAACTTATTTACATTTATGCGAACATTGTTTTGTGATTGCTGCGGTTGTTGCTGTTGCTGTTGTTGCTGGGGCTGATTCGAAAAGGCTACCCGCCGTGTCTTTAGAGCTGAGCGGATAGGGTTTCTTTGCTGCTGTTGCTGCTGTTGTGTTGTATCAACAGCAATCATAGGAGGTGCGCCTGGCATTGCAGGCTGTAGGATCTGCGCAGCGGGTCCTGAGTTATTTGCTATGTAGGGTTCTTGTTGCTGCTGCTGCTGCTGCTGTACTTGCTGCTGCTGTCCGAGAGGAACAACTAAATAGGGACCTGTTTGCTGCGGAGCAGGACCGAGTTGAAGAGGAGCATTTGCAGATTGTTCTAGAGCTGGTTCCTCTTCTAGAAGTTCTTCTTGTGCAGCGGGCGCTTGTAAGGTTCCTATATTAGCGGCATTCGCTTCTAGAGGAAAGGCATTAGCGGCAGAGGCATTAGCTTGGACAGGAAGCAGTTCTTCTTCCACAGGACCCGCAACCGCCGACAATGCAGAAAGATCTTCCACATTCGCCGCAGGTTCTTGAATCGGCTGCACAAATTCAGGTATAACTGTATCAAGGAGAATCTGATGTTTCAGTTCAACAGAAAGAGCTGAAGAGAGTTCAACTTCTGTAAGCTCGCGCAGAGTAGGCGCCTCCAATTTCTGCAGATCCTTTGTTGTTAGGATTCGCATACCAATATTCATATATGTGCTTAATTCTTGTTCTAGCAGCTTGAATGCATAAGGCATTTCAACTTTGCTGAAACTGACAATACTTCTCTTTGTGGCCGGCAAAAGTTCAAGATTATTCGCAGTTTCTCCAATGAAATTCACAGGACCATCACACATGGAACACATATACAGATTCTTCTTTTCATTGTAAATGGGAATGGTTCCGCATCCATTGCAGACAACTATTTCTGTTCCATCTGCCCTCTTCATATAGGACTCATGAACAAATGACGCAATACCATGACCCAAAACAGCATCACGTTCCATCTCGCCCATACGCAGACCTCCCTGATTTCCACGACCTCCTGTCGGCTGGTGGGTTCTCATTTCTTTTCTTCCTTCTGCACGCGCATTCCACTTATCTTCTGTCATGTGCTTCAGACGCATGGTATAAACTGTTCCCATGAAGATTGTACTCGGTATCATTGTTCCCGTTGTTCCATCATAGAGAAGTTCCTCTCCCATCGGCTGCATACCGAACTGATTCTGAAGAACACGCCCAATTGCCTCTGCAGGAGATCCTTCATTCATAAAGGTTGTCGCATTTCCTATTGCACCTGTGAGTGCTGCCGCCTTTCCTAGTATGGCCTCAAGAAGCTGTGCAATTGTCATACGAGAAGGAATCGCGTGCGTATTCATGATCATATCAGGGACGAGACCAGATTCACTCCGCGGCATATCGTGGCCACGGATTAGCATTCCAATCGTTCCTTTCTGCCCATGACGATTTGAGAACTTATCTCCAAGTTCAGGAACGCGGTACTGGATTACACGAATCTTTACCATGGCAAGATTATTGTTTCCAACAAGAACTGTTGTCTTTTCCACGCGTCCTGTTGTCCAAACCTGTGCAGTTAAACTCGCATCACGAATTTCACCGCCCTTCGCCTTAATATACCGACCAACAAGCACTGTATTTTCATCTACACTTTCTCCTTCGCGGATAATTCCGCGCTCATCCAGCTTTGAATAGTCGAGTCCAGGGCGCAGATTGAGCCAGATCGGCGTATTTGCAGGATTTCCTATGCGCGTACTTGTAAAGGAGCGCGGATCATCTTCCTCGCGACATTCGTAACTTCTATAGAAAACAGAATTAAACATTCCACGCTGGATTGCATCCGCATTCATGACAATACCGTCCTCCTGGTTGTACCCTGAAAAGCATCCCATCGCTAGAACAATATTCTGCCCATATCCCATTTGTCCGTTTGCAACATAGTCATAATACAGCGTACGAACAATCGGCGCTTCTCCATAGCAGAGAACATGCACCTGATTATCAAACCGATTCGCATAATTTGTCGCATAGACTGAAACTCCTTGTTTGCTCTGTGAGCATGAAAGCTGATTACGCGGAGACTGGTTGTGATTTGCATAGGGAATCACACTCGTCATTAGACCAAAGATAGTACTCGGATGAATCTCCATATGCGAACTCTCAGGATGAATATGTTCAGCAAAGGTTGCAATATAAGACTCATTCGCCTCGTATGGATCAACATATTCAATTACCCCAACATACTTTTCCAGTTCTGCGCGATACTCATCCAGAGTTGGATTCGTATCCTGGCTAAATGGATCCAGAAATGTGGTCGATGCCAGACCGCGTTTCTCAGTTGCAGGATATTTACCCATGACCAGATTTCTCCAGGTATCCGCCGATTTGAGTGCTTCAAGAGGGATCCGCCCTTGTTTTCCTAAGTGAATCAACGGCCGAACAGGACGCCCTTCATCTAGATAGAAAAGAACTCTCTTCTCACGGATACTGAATGAAATACTGGTGGTCGCAGGCAGACATCCTGACCATTTCATGAGCTTTGTAACATCACGAAGAACAATAGGGCGCATTGTAAAGCCGATAATACCTGCATTCACAAAGACAGGCACCGCACGTCCAGCAATAATAGGGGTAACCTGGTCACAAGGAATTACGCCTCCGCGTGTTAGAAGCCACTGGATAAACGTGGTCGGATTTGTACTCAAACTTATTGTTGCCAGATTACTGAGATTCTTTGTAATTCCAATGCTTGCACCTCCAGGTGTCTCATTTGTGCAGAAATATCCGAACTGTGATGTGTGAAGACGACGCGGCCCCTGGAGTTTCATGCCAGTGTCGAAATCAAGAACAACACGACGGCAGTGAGAAAGAAAATCCATATAACTCAGACGCGATAAGGCCTGTAGAACACCAGCCTTTTCTTCTCCAACGCCACTTCCCCACTTCCCTTTGAATCCGCGCATAATACCTGCTGTAATAAACTGGTCTGGCTGTGTATTTACATCTGTGCGCTTGAGATTGCGGAATATATTTGAAAGCGTGAAAAGATTCATGAAATTCTCTCCACTGTAATTGCTGACGTTGTAATTGTATTCTTCGTCCATCGATTGCAAAGCAGCCTTTACCCACTTGGTATAGACACCTTGAAAAAGCATACGTGTTAAGAAACCACTCGTCAAGCAGCGCTGGTTCCGTGTGTCATCGCGATCGGTCTTCGAGTCAATGCCAGCCGCAACACGCAATATTTTACGCACACACTCTGCCAAATAAAATGCACGAGCAAGCGGACGATCTTCGACGTGAATAAAGAGCTGATTGTGGATAATATCAAGTACGTGACCTTCACTGAAGCCCTTTGTGAGAACCTTAATATAATGAATTGCAGAATATGTATCTAGGAAAGGATATGCCTCTACAATAGACTCCTGGAGCATAGGAGATAAAACTTTCGCCTCCGCATCTTCAAGATCAGGGAAAATCATATTCATTATATCTTCGTCGGATTGGATTCCAAATGCGCGGAAAAGAATAAAGACGGGAACTGGCTTGCGGACAAAAGGGATTGTCACTTGTAGTGTATTTTCTCTTCTGAGAAGTCCAAATGCGGCGCGGCGAACTTGGCGTGTTGTAGGATTCAGGCATGAAATCGTTGCATACGTTGCAACTTGCGGCTCCCGTTCCTGATTTTGTACATAGAGGGTATTGAATGCCTGCTCCTGGTGAGTAATCAGCACCTTTTCAGAACCATCAACAATGAAATATCCACCATAATCGTAAATACATTCTCCAGAAGCTTTTATGAATTCCTCAGGTTTTCCATTGAGAATACAATAGCGTGAATGTAACATAATAGGAATTTTAAAGAGCGGCATTTTCGCAAGATAAGAGTATTTTTCGGTCGAAGGATCCATTTCGACAATTGTCTCAGTAAATCCAAGCCCTTCTCCAGATGCGCGCTGCTTTTTAAAGGTTAGCCGAATGTAAATATCGGCTTGCACATTGCTACCATATGTCAGATTTCTGAGCCGCGCTTCATTCGGTAACATAATACGCACATCTTCTGTCTTATTCAGACTCACAGTAGGTGTTCCAATGAAAATTGCATCACCATTTAATCCACCGATGAAGATCTCGGCCTTGTAGCTGTATTCGCCAGTATTAGCAATCTGATCTTCAAGAAGAATCATAGGATTTGAGGAGCGAATAATTGCAGGAATATCTGCAGATAAAAATTGGTCATATGAATCAATCTGGTGCCTTGTCCATGGATAGGGTACAGTTGTATAGTATAGATTAATTAGCTTTTCTGCTAAAGCTCTTCCATCATCACCTCTGGATAGATTTGTCTCCATCTTGAGAGTCCTAATCGCTGATGAGGTTTCTTAAGATGTAAAATGGTACGCTTAGTATTACTTGCGCCAGATCGCAAGTGAAGGATCTCCTGACGGAGGGAGCTCTCCACCCTGGATAACTGTGCGTAAATCAGCATATGTCGTTGAAGGGCCGCCAGGGTTTGTAAAAAAAGACCCTCCTGTGCTAGTGCCACCTCCTTTATGAACTGTATTGTTCTGCACACTCGCTAGAGGGTGAGGAGTGAAATCCTTGACACCCCACTCGAGTTGTCTGGCAATTTCGGGAGGATGCATGAGGCCATCCGATAAATATCTCAAAAATGAACCATGATCTCCTGTTACGCCGGGACCTAATGTACTGTCAATAGGCGCCATCCCTCCATGTTGCTTTCTTGTTCTTGATCTGCGCGGTTTCTTGTGTTTAATAGAAATATAAGCTTCAATTGCAGTATCAGGAAGATCGATATCCGATCGAAAGAGTTCTTTCCATGTCTTTCTAAATTCAGATTTCTGGTCCTTCTTATCCATAGATTGTATTGCAAGTGTCTTTTTCTCTAAAATTTCAAATGCATTGCGAATTTCAGGAATACTTAAGGCATGATCCTTTTTTACCTTTCTCGTTTTCCTTTTGCGTGATGATGGCTGTGGCCGCATATCCTAGTTATTGTTAAGGATTTCTTACCAGACTTCTAACCTGACCAGTATTATAGTTCATATTTGTTCTAGGCGCTGATAAGCGTGTAGTTATACCGGATGTCGTAGTACTTCTTACGCCAGAATCAATGAAATTGAGCATCCACCCTAAGATGAAAATAGTTAGAATTACACCGACAATAGGTAATGCACCAGCCTTAATGGATTCTTGCCATGTACTTAACGCATATTCATCTTTGAAATAGTATCTATGTTCATATGCAACGATAACAAGCATCGCAATAATGACAATTCCAATAAATGTCGATGAAAAATTAGGAAGTAAATAAAAGATGACGATTCCTGCAAATAATAATACTAGCAGAGACGGGATATATAATTCCATTTGCTCTCTCTCTTAGCTTTAGATCTTATCAATTAAATCGACCTGGGTCAGAAAATGCTTCCGACAGCATGAACGGACGAGTCCAAGAGAATCTAGAATCTTCTTCTCCGGAGTTTCGGGAATTGTATTACCATCGAAGTATAACTTCTGTTCCGCCTGATCGCCCTTCATTTCCTTCAGCTTCTTCTGAAAGTAGCGCCATTGATCTGCAATTTGCTTTCCACAATTCATACAGCGTACAGGGATAATCATTTGCTCTATTCAAATTAACTGTTTCCTTTTTGTCAAATTTAAGGAGTGCGTTTTCTTACCTCTTTTCATTACTCGTTCGATTACAGATGACATCTGTACTATTTTCTGGCGGCCTCAATTACCAGGGAGGCAATCCTCTACGCATGGAAATGCAGGCTCTGCGCCTTGAGGTTGAGAACATGAAGAAGAGTCTAGCTGCACTAAATTCTGGCCCTGCCGCGGCTGGCCCCGCTGGCCCTGCTGGCCCTGCTGGCCCTGCGGGTCCTCCTGGCCCTGCGGGTCCTCCTGGGCCGGCGGGTGCTGATGGCGCGGATGGGGCCAATGGGGCTGATGGGCCGCAGGGGCCGCAGGGACCTGCTGGACCTCCTGGGAAGCCTGGTGTTCCTGGCGTACCCGGTCCTCAGGGACCCCCTGGCCCTGCTGGCCCTGCTGGCTCTGCCGCCTCGTAAATGCGGCTTGCTCGTAAATATAACTTTTATCCCTTTTCCAGAATGATTGAAATCCTTGAAAACTTCTCAGGATATATCGTCAATGGAATTGAGGCAAAGAATGATGGCGACATCACAAATTACTTTGTATGCAAAGAGCTAATTAAGAAAACAGTAGCTCTTTGCATAGATATTGGTGCAGATAAAGGTGCGTGGTCTGAAACAATTTCTGAATTAGATCCTGCTCGAAAGATCTATCTGTTTGAACCGAATCCCATTTCCTTCCAGGCGCTTCCTAAAAAGAACCCAAATCACACAGCTTTCTCTTATGCAATTTCAGACTGTTCTGGACTTGTTCCTTTTGAACTTGATGGACCGCAGAGTTTTATCAAACCTTCTGGAGAGCCTTCCATTGAAGCAAGGACTTTAGAAAGTTTTGTTGGAGATGACCCTCTTGGACTTGTTAAGATTGATACTGAGGGTCATGATCTTAAAATTATGGAAAGTATGATGCCCATGTTTGAAAAGGGACAAGTGCATTCTGTAATCAGTGAATTTACACCACGGTGGTATGGAACTTCTTATGAATCGTGCTATGAAAATTCTCTAGAACATGTGAAAAAGATGAATAGGCATTTTCCATATATTTACGCGCTTTCGCGAAATGGCGCACCGTATCTTGTTGATCCGCTCGTTGCCCTTGAGGAGTTTATTGAAGATCATACTGCACGACAATTTCAAACAGATCTTCTTTTTACAAAGGAGCCAATTATCTCACTTCCTGTGGTTCCGTTTGAACTGGGGAAATGGTACGCCTGAGCAAGTCAGGTATGCCTGAGCAAGTCAGGTATGCATAGATCCACTGGCACTTTTTTGTATATATATATATATATATATATAGCAGATAATGGATATTTTTACAAGGTTATTCTGGATTAGTTTCTTACTTTTTGCCGCCTTATCTTTCTATTTATTATGCTGTACAAAAAGAACTCCAGTATTTTATGCACAGATTGCTTCCGGATTTGCTATGTTTATAACTAGTAAGATTGGACGTAATTTTTTAGGTCTGGTCTAAATACATAATTCAATAATTAGAAAGTATGTATCTCAAAATTGCACTTTCTATTTTATCATATGATGTATGGTTTTACATATCTCACCTTCTCCTCCATACTCCTACACTCTGGTTTATACACAAGGAGCACCATATTGAAGAGGAGCCTATGTTCTTAGACACTTATAAAGCACATATTCTTGAAGGACCTTTTCAGGGTGGAGGAATGTTTGTTCCTTATGTATTCTACAACTATTCAATCTATGAAACATTACTTATCCTTGCATTTCTGAATACACGGGGTATGATGGCACATGATCGCCGCTTTTCTTTCCTAGTTGGCAATCATCATCTTCTTCACCATAAATACCATAATTGCAATTATGGACAAATCTATATTGATTATCTTTTTGGGACAAACAAAGTTTAAAACATCCCTGTCTTCCGAATCCTCGAAAGAACTTGCAGACTAATCTTAATATCGTAGAATTCCTCCAATTCAAACTTCAGGCGCGTAGCCGTTGCATTTGGCTTCTCTCGCAAAAGAGCCAGTATTTTTCCCTGCTGTTCAGATGTCCATTTTGACTTCTGTACAGGAGCAGTATCTACCTCTACTTGTGCAACAATAACGCGCACAGGGCCATCACTCGTCATCCGCACAGGCCCAATCTCCTTCTTCTTTGCATGATGATCATCGTGGCATTTCTGACAGACAGGAACAAGATTCCGCAAATGATTCATATCTGTTCCATCTTCGAATTTGCCTTCAAGAGAAGCATCCGCCTGTGGCCGAATATGGTGAATTTCAATCTCTCTCACAAGTTCGCACCGACAAACCTCACATGTACTTCTCCTAAGTTCCTTATTATAGTTCGTTGGAAGCGCATCTTCATCCGCAACAGATCCTAGAAGTTCATGGCGAAATTGCTGCGATAATTCAATAAAGGAAAGAGGAAGATTGAGTGCTCTAGCAACTTCAATGCCATACATTGTACTTCCTGCACCGTCGCGAATTGACCGGTCATAAATGAGAACTCCTGTGACAGGATCATAACTTACACGCAAATGTTTCACGGCAAGTTTTGTATTCTCCTGAATCGCCCGCAGCTTCAGAAGTCCGTGTAAATGCGTAGCAAAAAGAAATGTTGCACCTCGTTCCGTGAGTGTCTGTATAGCAGCAGCTACCAAACTCGTCGCAGAGGTTGATTCCGTGCCACTGCACACCTCATCTCCAAGCACAAGACTTTTCCGATCTGCATGCTTCAAAATCTCCCGCAGTTCAGACATTTCCACCGCAAAACTCGAAAGGCCAGCCCAGATATTATCATGATTCAGGATCCGCGTGAAAATTCGAGTAAAAGGAACAAGGACCATTTTACTTGCAGGAACATATGATCCGCACTGTGCAAGAAGAATGGAAATCCCAAGAGCCTTCATCATCGAAGACTTTCCACTCGCATTCATTCCATAGACGAGCCAACTATTCCCATCTCCAAGCGTAATTGAGTGTTTTACATATTCTGAGCGTGTCGTCTGTGCTTCAATAAGCGGATGGCGCAAGTTTTCTACACTGACAGATGAAACCTCGCCATCCTGAAGTTCAGGACAGGAAAATCCGCGTTCCGTTGCAACTCTTTCCAAAGTCAAAGATACGTCTAGATTTCCTACCCATGTTTCTAGAAACTCCCAAGTCTCCATGTACGTATCAAGAAGACTTTGGCAAATCGGTGGTAACTCCCGCTGGAATGCGCGATCTAATTCTTCCCGCTTGTTCGCCACTGCATAGTGAATTGTATCAAGTTTAGGAACATTCACATTCGCACCGCTCTTCTTTTCAGTTGTTGTCATTCCTGGATAGGGATGCTGCGACTTATCTGTTTTCAGTCTTTCATTTATCTGGCGAACATTTGACTTTGTCCCTGTGATTGCATAGAGAAGTGTCTCGCGGCTCTCTATCTTTAGCGATTCCTTAGGAAGAGCTGCCCACGTTTCAATTGTCTTTACAATCGTATAGACTTCCTGTTTTAGAGTCGCTAGTTCTGTTTCACATGCAACAGTATCAGGTGCTCTTGCCTCAGGAAGAAAATAGCTATCCTCGTCGGCACATGACGCCTTAGACAGATCAAAATGTTTCTTGAAGTCTGCGATATATGCCTCTAATAGTTGCATCCTAGATGCAGAAATCTCAAGGCATGTTCCTTTTAGAAACACGGCCATTTTTAATGTTCGGATATAACTCTCTTCAAGTGCAATGACATCGGCTGCGCTAACTCTATAGGTTTGAATCTTTCGATGAAGCCGCGGAAGATCCGAAATAGATTGCATACTTTGGTGGAGTTGTTGCCTCGTTGCCTTTTCTAGCACTCTTATTGCGGTGACTTCTGCGAGCCTTGCCTGAACTGTTTCAATCTTGCAAATCGGATAGAGAAGACGTTTTCTCATTGCACGGCGTCCCATGAGTGTGTGTGTATCCATAAACATTCCAAGAATACTTTCTTCTTCACGCGCTCCTAGAAAATTCACTTGATCAAGAACATTATTACCTAAGAAAACGCGCTCACTAGGAAGCCAGATTTTGTGCATATGGAGAGTTTCCGTGAGACTTGGAAAGTGTTCCTCTACAAAACGAACAAGCACCGTTAGAGAATTTTCTAGAATTTCGGATTGGAGAGAAAGCCACTCGCGAATCGGTAGAAGAGATCTCGGTTTGAAGATTCGTCGAAGAATATCTTCACGCTGTATCATTGTAAAGGAAGGTGCATGTTTTACATGAATCATTGTAGTGAGAAGACTAAGACGGCCACGAATCGTTGATTCCTGGGGAATCGAAAGTGCATCTCCTTTCCAGAAAACAATGAGTTCGCGTGGAGGATGTACTTGGAAAAAATGCAGTAGATCATCCACCGCCCAGAGATTTGCGTTGCCAATTCCTTGGCCAGCGTAGGAACTTGTTTCTCCTGTAGTAAGATCGATCACGGAAGCAGAAAATCGCGGAGGAAGATTTGACTTCCAGGCCTCCTCTTCTAGCCACAATGCGCCAAGAAACATACTTTCATTTTCTGCGGATTCGATGTGTGTTCCTGGAGAAAGAATCCGTGTAACTCCACGTGTGATTTTTCCTTTTGCATCCTTTGATTCCTCGAAAAGAACACATGTCCAATTTTCACGTGTTAGCCTTGTTGCAAATGTATGTACGCTCTGCGTTGGAACTCCTGCTGAAATGGAGTCCCTGTCTTGCGTTTTCTTATAAATAGGTTTAATGCCCAAAAAATCGATGATCTTCTTTGTGGTCGTCTGACCAATTCCCGTGATCGGGTCAAGAATATCATAGAATTCAAAAAACTTTCCTACTTGTAAAAAAACGGCTGTTCTAGCCCCATAGATTTCTTTGTATTTTTTGAAAATGGCGATATATTCGTCATTCATTATATATATAACGCGAAAAATCTTTAGACCTTAACGTTACATAGTTGCCGCCTTCTTCTGTGCGTTCTTAGCAACAACAATACGCTTTCTCGTAAGATTTAGCGCCTTATTGGCTTTGGTCAGTATCTTCTTTGCACGCGTTACCCGCCGAGTAGCAGCAACTAAACGTTTCTTTTCTGCCTTTACGCGATCCTGTTTCATTATATTATATAATAATATTATAAAGCTCTCTGCTTCAACATCTGAAAGTCGGCATACATCGTGCGTAAAATCGCTTCGGGAGCCTTGCTTTCTTTCTTAATGAGTCCAGCTTCAATAAGTTCTCCCTTCATCTTTTCAATCGGCATTTTTGCAGACTCCTTCTTTATTGTCTTTGCACGATGGAGGCGCTTATTGAAGCCTGAAACGGATACACGGATTCTTCTGGAAACTTTGAATGTTTTTCCCTTCTGTTGTACTGGTCCGGGAAGTTTATTGATCTTTGTCTTGACTGGAGCAAGAACAACCTTTGCTGTTTTTCTTTTGCTGGGAGCAAGAATGATTTTAATATCTTTTACAGATGTTGTTACAGGCGTTGCAGGTGTTGCAGGTGTTACAGGTGTTGCAGGTGTTACATTTGCAGGTGTTACAGGCGCACTTGCAACAACAGCAGGCAAAGCTCTAGGAAGAACACCGCGGACCACTTTACGTGTGCGTGACTTTCCACCACCAATCGCAGGGATAGCGCCCCCTGTGATAACTAATCTTTTAACACTATCAGCCATCTGTCTAATCATTGCTGTGACTTAAAATTTAACCAATACTCTGCTGTTATATTTCTATAGAATTCATTTGCATCTGGATGTTCAGTTGTAGAGTACTCAAATCCAAAATGGCGAATCGCATATCGTGATAGAGGGTATTGACAATCTGCTCGATTATACATAGAATCCACTGATACTATTATATTTTCAATAGCATCTACATATTTTTCAATATCATATGGAATCTCAAGGATAATACAAATTTGTCGCACAACTTCATTAAACACATATTTTGTAGGATGATCTTGTGTTAAAAATAATTTATATTTCTTTATATTATCCATAATATAATCAATAATTTTAACATCTGTAGTTTCTTCTCTTTCTTTGCTTAATTTATAATTTAATGCCATTCTTGCATCAAAATCATAATCTATTTTATCATTGTCATATAAACTATAAAGTTCTTCAATGGTTTGCACTTGATTTTTCACAGTACCATAGATACAACTTTTATTTTTATGAAAAATAGGGAAGATAGCATTATTATGAATTCGAGGAAATGAAATAACTTTGCACGTATCTTTTAATAATGTAAAAAAAGAATCTGGGTTATTTTTATTTGTAGAATAGCATCCATGTACATCAGAAAGTGGTTGATAAATTATAAGATCAGCAGTTTTCAGTTGTTCAATTGGTATTGTCATCGTTGTACTTTTTAAGAGTTGCCAATTGGCATATTTTACTACATAATATGTATCATAAAATGTTGAAAAATGAAGCATATTTTCTATAGCATTTAACTGGCAATTTCCAAAGAGGAGACATAGTTTTTTCATATTATCTATTAAATAATGATATCTTTAGATCTAAATATCAACTGTGAGTATCAAGTGTGAGTAGCAACGGCAAGTAGCCTAAAAATTGGCGGTTTAAATTCCCTTTATTATAACCATAAAGGGACAATGTCAATTCCTTCCTATAGGCATATTCTCGACATGTATTTTGCGCAAGCTGAAGGAAAGCAGATTATCTCCCATCAACTTGAGTCGTTCAACCACTTTATGGATGTTGATATTCCTGAAATTGTTAAGCAGGTAAATCCAATCATTGTACGTGGAAGTCCTGAGATTCCTCTCAGCGGACCACGTTCTGCACTTGCAACAGCAACGGGACTCTCCACAACTGCTGCAAATGCCCTTATGAATACAACTGCAGATATTCTAAGTGCAGTTCAGGCAAATTATGAATATGAGGTGCAGATTAATTTCGAAAATATCAGTCTTCGTAAGCCGACAATCTTCGAAAATAATGGTGCCATTCTTCCAATGATGCCTAATGATGCACGTCTTCGTAATCTTACTTATGCGTCGCCGCTCTTTGTAGATGTGCGTATTCGCACTACATTTATTAATAACACCAAGCAGTCTGAGCGGATTGTAAAGGAGCGCCTTTTCCCGAATGTGCATCTTGGAAAGATTCCTGTGATGGTTGGAAGCAAGTATTGCCTCCTCCATGATCAGAAGCATCTTCATCCGAGTGTTCTTGGAGAGTGTGCAGAGGACTTTGGCGGCTACTTCATCATTAGTGGCGGCGAGCGTGTAATTATTGCACAGGAACGCATGTCAGAGAACCGTCCTTTTGTCTTCCGCAACAATCGCAATCCCACGAAGGAGGTTGAAGTCATTGAAGTGAAGAGCATTGGTCCTGATAATGACCAGGTGCCGAAGAATAATGCTGTAAAGATCATGTATCACCCAAAGAATCCCCAGATTCATCTTCTTCGTGCAACAATTCCGCGTATTAAGACGGATATCCCCCTCTTCATTCTCTTCCGCGCCCTTGGTGTAGTTGCAGATAAGGATATTGTCGATCTCATTATTAATCCTAGTGATCCTGATCCACTCTTTGACACAATTATGAGTGAAAGTATCCAGGAGGCACAGGATGTACAGACACAGGAACAGGCACTCGCGTGGATCAGTACGCAAGTCAATAGCTGGTCCTCGCGTGGCAATAAGGCTCTCAAGATCACAGATATTCTGAATGTCGAGTGTTTCCCTCATGTAGGTATTAATGAAGCGTCATGGTACGATAAGGCCTGTTTTCTCGGCCACATGACCCGCAAGGTTCTCTGGGTCAATGCGGGGCGCATTCTCAATGACGATCGTGATGGCTACCCCAATAAGCGCGTAGATCTTCCTGGCTTTCTTCTTGCTAATCTCTTCCGCACGTATTTCACTACGAAGATGATCAAGGATATTCGCGCTTCAGTTGCAAAGGAGATTCATAGCGGCTCGTGGCGTGCGAGTGGAAATTACGAGGATATTCTGAATGTCAGCAACATTAATAAGGTGATCAAGTCTGTTATCCTCGAAGTTGGTCTCAAGACATCTCTTGCCACAGGAAATTTCGGCTCTGCAAAGGCAGGTGGTCCTACAAAGATCGGCGTAAGTCAGGTTCTTAACCGCCTCAATTACATCAGTGGAATTTCACATTTGCGCCGCATTTCCACGCCGATTGAGAAGACAGGTAAGCTTGTTCTTCCTCGTAAGCTTCACAATACTCAGTGGGGTTTCATTTGCCCTTCAGAAACTCCAGAAGGTCACGGTGTAGGTGTCGTGAAGAATATGGGTTCTTCTGCAATTGTCTCTATCTTCAGCAATCCGAATACCGTGCGTGAATACATTAAGACATTCAAGACTGTTGTTCCTCTAAAGGATGCATCCGCGCTGCAGAAGCATAGCCAGACACGAATCTTCGTAAATGGCGCATGGCTGGGCATTATTCGTAATGAGAATACAAAGGAGACGCTTGAGAAGCTCCGTTATGCAAAGAGATCTGGGCGTATCCATATTCAGACAGGAATTATCTGGCGCGCATCGCTGCGTGAGATCTGGATTACAACGGAGGCAGGTCGCATGCTTCGTCCGCTCTTCTTTGCACCTGCTCTTCGTGAGATTGCCGCTGATAAGTCAAATACTCTCGTAAATCAGATTCACGCGGCGCCTAGCTGGGAGCAGATTCTCTTGTGGGAATCAGCGCAGAAGAATCATCTCATTGAGTACATTGACCCTGGTGAGACTGAGAGTACATACATTGCAACCTATCCCAAGGATGTGATTGATAATCTTGATCGTGACTATTCTCACTGTGAGATTCATCCGAGCACAATTCTTGGAACTCTTGCAAGCAATATTCCCTTTCCTGATCACAATCAGTCACCTCGTAATTCGTATCAGGCCGCTATGGGTAAGCAGGCAATGGGAATGTATGCCCTGAATTACCGTGAGCGATTTGATGCGATGGCGCACGTTCTCTGCTATCCGCAGATTCCGTTTGTCAGTCCCTTCATGAGTAAGTTCTATGGTGCGCAGAATATGCCGTGTGGTCAGAATATCATTGTTGCAATTGCGACCTATACAGGATACAATCAGGAAGATTCTGTCATGATTAATCGCGCATCTCTTGATCGTGGTCTTTTCCGCAGTATCTTCTACCGAACCTACAAGGATGAAGAGCGTAAGAATCAGAGCAGTGGTGAAGAAGAGCGATTCGCATATCCTGATACTACGCTCACCCGCCAGATGAAGAATGCAAATTATGAGAAGCTCGACCAGACAGGTTTCGTCCCTGAAAACACATTCGTGAATTCAGATGATATTCTGATTGGAAAGGTTGTTCCTCTTCGCGTTCCCACAGGCATGGTTATTCCTGCAGGTGCGAAGAAGTACCGTGATGTCAGCAAGACCATGCGTAATAATGAGAGTGGTTGGGTCGATCGTATCTTCCGCAATCGCAATGGAGAAGGCTATTCCTTTGCAAAGGTCCGTGTCCGCCAGGATCGTATTCCTGAGATTGGTGACAAGTTTAGCTCGCGCCATGGTCAGAAGGGAACAGTTGGAATGATTCTCAGCCCTGAGGATATGCCGCAAACTGCAAATGGTCTCATTCCTGATATTATCATTAACCCGCATTGCATTCCCAGTCGCATGACTATTGCGCAGCTGATGGAGACACTTCTTGGAAAGGTGTGTGCTGAACTTGGATGTCTAGGCGATGGCAGCCCGTTCAACAATGTGACTCTCGATACACTCAGTCATATTCTGCGTGATAAGCTCGGCATGGAGCCTTCAGGAAATGAGATCCTCTTCAATGGTTACACGGGGCGCATGATGGAGACGAGTATCTTCATGGGGCCGTGTTATTACCAGAGGCTGCGTCACTGTTCTGCAGATAAGCTGCATAGTCGTTCTTCAGGACCGCTTGTTATGCTTACTCGCCAGCCAGCTGAAGGGCGCGCACGCGAAGGTGGTCTGCGATTTGGAGAGATGGAGAGGGATTGCGTGGCTGCACACGGTATCACGGAATTCACGAAGGAGCGTCTCATGGAATGCTCTGATCTCTTCCGTTGCTGGTCATGCCAGGACTGTGGTCTCATTGCAATTGTCAATCCAAAGGAGGGAATCTGGATCTGCCGCGGCTGTGGTAATACGACGAACTTCAGTGCAATTGAGATTCCTTATGCATATAAGCTCCTTCTCCAGGAACTTGAGACGATGAATATCACGAGTCGTATCATTACGCAGAGGAAGTTGCTCAAGTATCTTACTACTACTAGCGCAACTAAAAAACTTGACGCCAGTGCAGTTGTAGCGGATAAGGTCCTAGCATGATTATCTTCATTCGACATGGAGAAGCTGAACATAATATTGCATTTCATGAAAAAGGGCCTTCTATATTTTCAGACCCTGCCTATACAGATCCTCCACTCACAGAACTTGGGCACACACAGGCTTATGAAGCAGGAATAGAAATTGCAAAGAATCATGGTATTGAATTCAATTCAGTCTGGTGCTCACCTCTTACGCGGTGCATACAAACTGCACTTGAAGTTACAAAAACGATTAGCGCGGAGAAAATGTTTCTTCATGATAATCTTGTAGAGGTTCTGAGTGAAACATGTACATGCAACCGCAGAAAAGAAAAGAGTGTTCTTATGGATCTTTATAGTGAGTTTAATATGACACTGCTTCCAGAGACACCTTCTACATGGCTGGGTCATGAACATGCTCCACATGTTCGGCTACGAATGTCTATGATCTTTCACTGTTTGCAGCGTCTTCCAGGAAATCATCTGATTGTAACACATCATGATGCGATCTTTGAAATCCTGCGATCTTCATTTAAGAACGCCGAGTTTCGTGAAATTTCTCACCTTGTACGATGATACTTAAATTATGACGTTAAATCATTGAAAAAGTGCCTATCAAATGCACCTTTTAGATCTTGGAGTTCCGATAAGTGAAAAAACTGCACTTTTTCCATTTCTGCATTTATAGTACACCACCTAGTATCAATAAATTCATCAAGTGTCCTCGGCATTTTTACATAGAGAGGCGACTTGTATCCATTTTTTTCTAGAAGATAAGAAATCTCCAGGATTGTATTTGGTGTAAATACATAATATACGTAGGATCCCTTATATTGTGGGATAGGAAGATTCAATAAAAGTAGAAATGTCTCTAAGTCTGCCCCCTGTAAAGAAACTTCAAAGAGCTCTTCGATTGTTTCACGGAGGGCGCATGCTTCAGATGTTTCTTCGCACTTTTTCTTCCCACCGAAACCGGTCCAACGCTGTGTTTTTTTCTGGAACCCCGCGAGAAATCTGCCGTGTTCTATGAAAAGGAAACCTGCTGCGTCAAATTCCATCTATCTTAGGCAGCAGATATATGATATCTTTATAGACGCATAGGACCTGCAAAAATTGACTTGATGTAGTCGCGTTACAGCCCGGTACAATCAAAAAATGGCATATAGTATGCAGGTTCTAAAGCGTAATGGTATTCTTGAGCCTGTCTCCTTTGATAAGGTTCTCTCTCGTGTTCGTCGCGCTGCTCGTGGTCTTCAGGTAAATCCCGATGCCCTTGCCCAGCAGATTCTTTCGCGTATTTACGATGGTGTTCCCACGAGTCAGCTTGATGAGCTCACAGCCGCAAGCGCTGCATCTCTTGGAACAATTCATCCTGATTGGAGCTCCCTGGCTGCACAGATTGCAATCAGCAACCATCAGAAGAATACAGATAAGTATTTCACGAAGATTGTGCATGCACTGGCTAATCAGGTCATGCCTAAGACAGGTGAAAAGGTTTCATATGTATCAGATGACATGCTTGCAACGGTAAAGGCGCATGGTGACGAGATCGACGCCCACATTGACTATTCCCGTGATTATCTTCTAGATTATTTCGGATTCAAGACTCTGGAGCGTTCGTACCTCCTGCGCGATGTAAATGGGAAGATTCTTGAGCGGCCGCAGCACATGTGGATGCGAGTTGCTCTTGCTCTGTGGCCGATGAATATGGAGCGCGCCTTCGAGACCTACGACCTCCTTTCCCAGAAGTACATGACGCACGCGACGCCGACGCTCTTTAATGCTGGAACTCCGAGGCAGCAGCTGTCTTCGTGTTTCCTGCTCGCAATGGCAGATGATAGTATTGCAGGTATCTACAAGACCCTCAGTGACTGCGCGGCGATTAGCAAGTATTCGGGTGGTATTGGTCTTCATATCCACAACATCCGCGCCCGTGGCTCTCTGATCCGCGGGACAAATGGTCACAGTAATGGCCTTGTTCCCATGCTCCGCGTCTTTAATAATACTGCACGCTACGTTGACCAAGGTGGCGGTAAGCGTAATGGCTCATTCGCCATCTATTTGGAGCCTTGGCATGCGGATGTAGAAGACTTTCTCAAGCTCAAGCTGAACAGTGGATCTGAGGAGGAGCGTGCGCGTGATCTCTTCTATGCCTTGTGGATCTCAGATTTGTTCATGGAGCGTGTTGAGGCTGATGGTGACTGGACGCTCTTCTGTCCGAGTGAGGCGCCTGGCCTTGCAGATGTCTATGGCGACGAGTTCAAGGCACTTTATACACGCTATGAGGCTGAAGGACGTGGTCGCAAGTCAGTAAAGGCACAGAAGCTCTGGTTTCAGATTCTCGATGCACAGATGGAGACCGGTACTCCGTATCTTCTGTACAAGGATCCTGCCAACAAGAAGTCGAATCAGAGTAATCTGGGTGTAATTAAGTCGAGCAATCTTTGCACGGAGATTCTTGAGTTCAGCAATGCACAGGAGACGGCTGTTTGCAATCTTGCGAGCATTGCTCTGCCTTCTTTTGTCCGTGACGGCACCTTCGACTTTGAGAAGCTTCGCACAGTTACTAAGGTGACTGTGCGCAATCTCAATCGTGTTATTGACATCAACTTCTATCCTACACCTGAGACGAAGCGCAGTAATATGCGCCATCGCCCTGTTGGCCTCGGTGTTCAGGGTCTAGCGGATGTTTTCGCAATGATGGGACTTGGATGGGAAGATGATGCTGCACTTGAGCTCAATCAGCGTATCTTTGAACACATGTACTTTGCAGCGGTTGAAGAGTCGGCTGCAATTGCGACGGTTGAGGGTCCATATGAGACCTTCTTTAGTCATATGGATCCGTATCGCCCTACGGATCATGCAACCCATGGAATGAATGAGCAGTGCCCTATTGCATTTGGAAAGCTACAGCCTGATCTGTGGGGTGTGACGCCTCTCTCTGAAAAGGATGGATCACTTGATTGGGCTGGACTCCGCGTGGCAGCTGCTAAGGGAATGCGTAATTCTCTTCTTGTTGCACCGATGCCGACCGCAAGTACGAGCCAGATTCTTGGCTTCAATGAGTGCTTCGAGCCTTTCACTAGCAATATCTATACTCGGCGCACTCTTGCGGGTGAATACATTGTTATCAACAAGTGGCTCATGAAGGAGCTGATTGCTTCAGGTGTCTGGAATGAGGATATGAAGCAGCAGATCATCGCGCGGAATGGAAGTGTCCAGGGTATTCCTGGTATCCCCGAGTCTGTACAGGCGCGTTATAAGACATCATGGGAACTCAAGCAGAGGATTCTGATTGATATGGCTGCTGGGCGTGGGGCATTTATCTGTCAGAGTCAGTCGCTGAATCTCTTTGTCGCGGATCCGAATTATGCCAAACTTACAAGCATGCACTTCTATGCTTGGAAGAAGGGTCTCAAGACCGGTTGTTATTATCTGCGGACAAAGGCGCCTGTAGCTGCACAGAAATTCACGATTGACCCGCGTCTTCTTTCTGCAATTAATGGAAATGGGACATCATCTATTAAGGATGACGAGTCTGCAGCTGATGATTCGGATGACGAGGGGACCTCCTCAGATGAGGAGGTTGAGGAAACACCCCAGCAGAAGAGAGCAGCTCTTATGTCGCGCCTAGCTGCGGAATATGAGGCGTCGGTGAAGCAGGCTGCAGATGAAGGATGTGTTGCATGCTCTTCTTAAAGTATAGACTATATATAGAAAAAATGCTCTGGCTCCTCACTCTCCTCTTTGTTCTCCTCTCTCCCGGTGTTCTCTTGACTCTCCCTCCTGGCCGCCGCGGAGTCTTCATGTCTGGCCAGACAAGCATGGCGGCGGTTCTTGTCCATGCGCTCGTATTTTTCCTTGTTGCGACATACGTACTCCCGATTGTTCGTAGCGCGCTCGAGGGATTCACTGATAATATGGGTACGCAGGAAAATGATACCCCCTGTACTGATGGTCACGAGTGCAAGAGTGGCAACTGCGTAAATGGACTCTGCGCTGAACGTTCATGAAGATTCAACCTTAACACCCCCTAACTCGTGAATGAAAAGAAGGAATTCCTTAGGAAATCCCCAAAAACACCCTGGCGTCACACCATCTCCCTCTGGGACACGACGTGAGCTAGTATTTTTTCCATGACTAAATGCAACAATAATCTGCTGGGGAGGAATCTCAAGAACATCCTTTTCGCGACCATGGATAAACCCCTCACCTTCTCCTACAAGAATATCATGCGGGAACCCCTTTTCTGTCCAGAAACTCTTGTAAAATGTCAGTGTTGCCTCTGAGATTCTCTCTGAGAGTGGGATATCTAGAGGAGGTACATTCACTGCACTAATCGCCTTTACCAGATCATAACACGCAATCGTCGAACAGACAGCAACCTGGGGCTTCCATGGATGCAGAGTGAGCCAGGCTACACGGCGGCGAAATGAAGTCTCTGGATAATGATCATCATCATCCATCATCAGAATAATATCATGTGAAGACTTCTTCACTCCAATGTTGCGCTTCTCACTCACAGGCATCTTTTTCCGAAGAGGGACATACTTTACAGTAAGAGGTGCTGCAGATTCAGCTACACGCATAATATGATCTGAGTTCTGCTCATTTGGATCATCACTATCATCTATAATAACCCACTCAATCTTATCCTTCGGATAATCCTGAATCATGATACTATGGCATGCAAGCTTGAAGAAAGCTTTACGATTATAAATGAGTGTAACCACTGAAATAGGCGGACAGTTTTCAGGAAGAAGAATTGGTGGTCTGGGTGACTTATCCTTCTTTGAAAGCGCAGAAACTCGCGCCCATGCGGCTTCAAAAGCAGGAAGACGCTTCTCTGCAGTTGCCTTCCGCACAGTACGAATTTCTTCAATATCTGCCTTCATGAAATCTTGGATAATTTCATCGAGGGAAGCCTGAGCCGCTTCTGTGTCTGTAATGGTCGCAAAGCACGCATGGGGGTACTCTGGCTTCGAAGCCTGTTCTTCTGTAGGAAACCATGCAACACCTTGTGATTCATTGTATGTACTCGTAAAGGCCTCGATCGTATTATGAATTGTAAATGCACCTACAGATTCGGCTTCTGCAGCAGTATAGGAAAATCCTTCGCTCGAGGAACAGACAACATGACCAGGAAAGAAAGTTGCCAAGCGGAATCTCTGCTTTTCATCCAGATCTCTGTTCTGAATCTTAATATTATCAGGAAGAGATGTGCCAGAAAGATCAAAAAGACCCGCAGAAAACACATTGAGCTGCGGATAGGTTGGTCGCCAAAAAGGGATGAATTTTGTCATGAATTCATGGCGATTTTTACTCGCGCCGAGAAATGCCGCAAATCCGATTCCTGGACTTACTTGCTGATTCATAGAAACACCCTCCACGGACCACTGACGCATACACCACGGGATAACTTGAGTCTTCTCGATAGGGAGAAGACCAGCCTCTACAAATCGTGCGCGAGCAGCCTCATTCTTAAAGATGACTAGATCAAAAAAAGGTAGATATGCATCATAGGCAGCAGCCTTATACCACTCAGGATTTACAACGAGAATATTTGTAGTCGCCCAACTCTGCCATGAATGAATCGGCTGCTCTAGATGGATACAAATATCGGAGCGGATCGGCTGCTCTAGAGGATCACAATGATTCGGCATAATCCCTTGCTTCCGAAGGGCATATTCAATCATCTCTGCATCTTTCTTGAGACCAAAATCATTCGTCCGATTGTAAAGAAGAACAACCACCTTAGACATCTAATCAAATCTAGAGATAGAGTGTTTAAGCATGCTTCAACTCAAACTAGAAGATCCTCTTTCCTGGATGGAACCAATGAAAGGGGCGCGCTGGAAGGCACTTGTTCAACAGGAAAACGCCCACTTTATACGTGGCCTTTCCGCTGCACAAGCTGCACAGGCTGAGAAAACACCCTTTACGGAACCCGATGATCTTACTGATATTTTTACATATGGTAAAATCCAAGTGACTCCTCGTGGAACCTTTCTCCTTTCCTGGAAACACGCAGGACACGTGAAACACGCGGAACACGTGAAACACGCAGGACACGTGAAACACGCAGAACATGCAGCAGCACAAGTTTTTTCCGAAGGCGATCTTGTCTGGGCAGTGGAAGGGGATTCCGAGGGAAAAGAAGAATACCACCTTTCCTGCTACCGTGGAAAGGAGGTCCTATGGACCTATAATAAAAGTATTGGACCTTTTCTTGCTATAAAGGATGGCCTTTGTTATCTTCTTGAAGCAACTTCAGAACTTCGGTATGGGCGCCTTATTTCTCTACACGCAGCCACGGGAAAACAGAGACAGATCCTTTACACAGAAGAGTCACTGCAGCACAATCTTTCGTTACATATAGGTGAAAATTATGGTCTCTTCCTTATCTCAAATAATAGCGGGAAGCAAAGACTCTATCATGTAAAGGACACACTCTGCGTGCCGCTATCCACGGAATCTATCTCTTTCTGGCCTGTAGGAAATGGCATGGATGACGAACCGTGTTATTTCTCGAGGGCAAAGTTTTCTGATCCATGGACCGCTCGCGGTAAAACGCTGCGCCTCTTTATGATTCCTAGACATTTGCGTGAATTCGGCCTTGAAGCTGTTTCTCTTGTAAATCGGTGGTTAGTGACATCGGCGAGAGGGGTTCGCGAAATCTGGCAACTGCGCGGTTCTGTTTCCCCTATCTGCGTTGCTAAAATTGTTGGAAATTGCTATGTAAATCCCTATAATTTATGGCACGCTGAACCTTTGACCTGCTATTTTACTGTTCCTGGAGAAACGGCAACTCTCTGTAAGCTTTCCCGCCATGGCATGGATATGAAAAGAGGAAGTATCTATGCACATCATGAAGTACGATCTGTAAAGGGTATTCCCTATGTTCTTGTAAAAGGAAAAGGGAAACAGAAGGCACTTCTTGTGATTGTCTATGGTGGATATGGAATTCCTACGAAACTAGATACGGGGCGATGGAAGCCATATTTAGAATCAGGATGGACTCTTGTTTTTGCTCTTGTCCGTGGTGGGGGAGATATGGGCGATGCATGGGCAGAAGCAGGGCGGCGCCACATGAAACTACAATCGATAGAAGATACTGAATATGTAATATGCGCATCACAAGTTATAACAGGAATTTCTGCTAAGCGAACATGCATTTATGGACGTTCGGCAGGAGGATATATCATTGGAGCTATTATTAGCCGATATCCTCATGGTGACTTGATTGGTGCTGCCTACGTGGAAGTTCCTTATGTAGATGTATTAAAGACAACATCAAACCCTAATTTACCTCTAACAGTTCTAGAATATGACGAGTTTGGTAACCCACGGCAACGGATTCAGGATCTCGAGACCCTCCTTCGCGTATCTCCGGTAGATTCACTCCCTGCAGATGGTGCGCCAGGGGTATTTGTTGTTGCGCGTACTTCTACGAACGACCGTGAAGTTCTTGCTTACGAAAGCGTAAAATGGATCACACGGCTACGCGGGTACCCTATTCCTCAGAAAAAGTCTGTAGAGAAGTTTCTCTATATAACGGATGGATATGGCCATTTTGTAAATGGTGACCTTGGTGCAAAACAGAAAGCGGAGGATTTTCTTTTACTCCAGAAAGGCATTGGTCTTCTTCAATAAAAATCGCATCATTGAATATAGAAATGGCTCTCCGTAATAACCGCACTCGTAAGGCTGGACGCAAGGTTGAACGTAAGGGTGAGCGCACGCAGCGCACTGAGCGCCAGCAGCGCACTGAGCGCAAGCAGCGCACTGAGCGCAAGCAGCGCACTGAGCGTGCGGAGCGTAAGGAGCGTGCCGAGCGCAAGCAGCGTGCGGAGCGCAAGCAGCGTGCGGAGCGCTCCCGCAAGGAGCGTAATGGACGCGAGTAAATAGTTGCTGTTCTTAATAAACTTATATTAAATTCATTTTGAGTTTAATTTTAGTTAATCCTCAACAAACATATATGTATTCGTATTTGTAGCACATATGTGTTCCTCCCCAAGAAGCTTCCTCAAGAAGAGCCTTCGGTGTTGCCAGTCTTTTCCATGTTTAAGAATCCCATCTCTGTGTTTCTTGGTCCCATATCCTTTACAATTTAGAATATCATAGTGATTTGCGAGTGTTGCATCGGTCATACAGAATGCCTCTACAATGTCGTCATGTGCCTCCTTTGCAATAATAGAGGCAGCTGCTACAGCGATATACTTATTATCTGCTTCCGCCTCAACCACTTGTTCCTTCGTTGTTTCTAGTCTCAAGATTCCATCAATCAGAAGACGACCAGGTTCTACCTTTAGTTCCTTGATTGCCCTTTGAAATGCGGTCTTATTCGCAGCAGTCATACCAATCTCGTCAATCTCTTTTGCATCTACGCGCCCTATGGCGAATGCAACCGCCATCTTCTCAATCTCCTCTCGAAGCTTGCGTCTCTTCTTGGATGATACCTTCTTACTATCTTTGATTTGTTCGGATACAGCCCGTTGCTCAAGCGTCCATGATGACTCTGGTGGCCAGATGACTGCTGCTGCAATAAGAGGACCCCATAAGCATCCTCTTCCGGCCTCATCAATGCCCGCTTCAATTACAGTATCTTCTTTGTAACGAGGTTTTAACATGCTTATTTATTAATATAAATCCTACACTTTCAAATTTTAAACACGACAATAAAACAGGTATGAAAAGGAGGATACTCATAGTATTTTGTCTTTTTATTATTTTTTATAGTCTATTACAAGCCTCTTATATTGAAGATTTTATTGGAGATGTAGTTCCTGGAATGGCTGATGTTGATTCACGTGGAACTCTTACAATTTATCCGAATATGGGTGCTGTTGCAAATCCTCTTAATACACCTGTTTCTACACAGAATCATATTCTTAATGACGTGTCTAACAATGATGTACCTATGTATATTCTACCGAAGCTTCCGCCTCTATCTGAATCTAAATCTGAATCTGAATCTGCAGTAACACCTGCAAAAACAGTTTCCCAGCAGGCAGCTTCAGATTCATCAGGACTGGAGTATATCATGAAAAAAATGAAAGAATTTGGTGTCAATATAATGAAGAATGGTGATATCAAAGAGAGACCGTGGGATCCTGAATGGACATGGGAGTCTTCAAGATTTTCTTAAATTTAAGTACCAACGTTAGATGAAGAGCTTACTCTTTTGGTGTTTATTAGTAATTCTTTTCATAGTGTATGGTTATACATATTCTATAGAAGAACCATTTGCTGTTCAATATCCTACCAACTTTAAAGTGCCTGAAATCAATCCGCAGCGTGAAGTGATTACAACAGGGGATTTTAAGGCATTTGCTCCCCCTGCTACCACCCTATTATCAGCTCCTCCCGGTGGTATAGCATCAATTGGAACTAAACCCTATAAGGATCCTGCCTTTGAGAAAGCATCGCTTTCGCGAATTGCAAATCTCCTCGAAACTGCAAAGGGATTTCTTCAGATTGAAGCCTCTGCTTTGTCTGATTCGAGCGATCCAATGCTTCAACTCCCTGTCATAACACTAAAATCTGATATACAGCGCTTGAATGATGATTATCTTGTGCTAAAGAGAAATCCGACTCTAGAATCTACTTTAACACAGGGTGATCTCGATGAAATGGAGGCGAATTTAACCTATCTGCAGAAAGTGTGGCGTTCAAAACCTTATATTGAAGAGGGATTTGCTGGAGGTTATTGGTATAAGTCAAAGGAGGAAACTAAATCGAGTGTAACACCTCTTACAACTGCTCAAGCGCTTGCAGAGTACAAAAAGAGCATTAAAGTTGATAGGAAGGCTATAGATGTACAGCTTGGTACAAATAATTCTCGCACAGCTACAGCTACACAAAATACAAAAAATAGAAATAAAAAACTAACAGGAACACAACTTGCAATTGCTGCTGCTGCGGGTACGGGTGCTGCTTTTGATAGAGATGCATCAGGTAATAAACCTCGTGTATCACTGCCTGATCCACGAGCCAATGCAGCAGATTTAACCGAACTTAAACAGAAAATAAATATTGAACTCGCTCGTCTAACTGCATCAGGGGCGACAGATGAAAGCACACAATCTCGTATTAAGACACTCACAAATATTAAGAAGAGTGTTCAAGATATTCTGGATAAGATTGCAGCAAAGACAATGAAAGAAAAGGATATTCCTATGACCAAGAAAGATATCAAGGAATTTTTACCTACGCTAAATAACTCAAAGACTCCGATTAACAATTTTATCAAATCAAATAATCTGCCTGAGAGTCTCAATAGTCTCTTTTCATCGTATTCAATCGGTGATGCGAGTGGATCACAACTGAATGCTTATTTATTTGATAAATATGCTGATACATTCTTCAAGGGACTATCATGGGATGTTCGACTAAATTACACTGCTGAGAGAGCCAAGCAGACTTCAGATAGAAAACATAAGGATGAAAAGTATCTTGAAGAGAGAGTATTTGATAGGACAGGACCTTCTCATCATGCAGGTATAACAGATTCAAGAGATGGAGCACCTGTAGATGATGAGAGGTCACGTTACTCGCGTGACTCGCGTGACTCGCGTGACGACACGAGAACACGTGACGACACGAGAACACGTGACGACACGATAACACGTGACAACGCGACTGCACGTAACAACGCGACTAGACGTGACAACGCGCGAACACGTGAATCTATGACACCTGAAGAACAGGATGCTGCCGACTATGGAAATAGGATTACAGTAAAACCGAGTGAGGCCTCTCACTTCGATTGGAAGATTCGCTCAGAAGAGATCTGCAGTGCAATCAAAAAGCGCGGATACGAGCCCGGTGATTTTGGCTGTATGAAGTCTGGAGATACTGTAAGCAAAACCTTTTCATACCGTGGCTATGCAAAGATGATCTGTAATCGCCTATCAACGCTCTATGATATTGGCGGACCTGAGGCATGTGGTTGCCCTCCTGCTGGCTGGCAGGGATGGAGATAACGTCGTAAGAAGAAAACACAGAGTTTTCCCTTAAATTTATGTAGTAAAGTTAGAAGAGTATGCGTTTTACGCCATTTCAAACAATTGCAGTATTTGTCCTTGGGCTTCTCCTCGGCTACTTACTAACGAGAACCACAAACCAATATGATAACTTCCAAGATACAAAGGTAACAGAAGAACCTATCTGCCCTGAGTGTGGAGAGGAATGCCCTTGTAAAGAGCATCCTGGTCTGAAAGGAAAGTGTCCTTCATGCCCCCCGTATCCTGATATGACAAAGTATGTTCTAAAGACATCAATTCCTCCTTGCCCTTCACCCCCGGATATGACAAACTACATGCTCAAAACGGAATGCCCGCCTGTACCCGATATGAGTAAGTATGTTCTAAAGTCATCAATCCCTAAGCAGCAGCCAATCATAGTCGATAGTAGTGCATGCAAGGGTGGAAACTGTGGAACATGCCCTCCTTGCCCGAGACCTCGTTGCCCTGATCTGAAGTGCCCTGCTGCGACAGTTTGCCCGAAGCCTCCTCCGTGCCCTCGCCCTGTCTGCCCTCCCACAGATCAGGTTGTAAAGTGCCGCACTGAGCCTGCCAAGGAGACGAGCATGGTTCGTCCCTTCTTGGCACCGATTAGTATGAATCCTTTCGGTTAAAGGTAATATAAGAATAGGTGAGATGGATACCCGTTTTTGGGGGCCTTCAGGATGGAAATTATTGCATTTGATTACTTTTGCATGGCATGGTAATCTAGTGGAAGTTCATGATTTTTTCAATACATTGGCTTATGTTCTTCCTTGCAAATATTGCCGTGCAAATCTGAGCGAGCATATCATAACAGACCCTGTAGAGGCTGCAAATACCCCCGAGAAACTTCAGCGGTGGCTCTGGAGAATCCACAATATGGTAAATGCGAAACTACGGACACAACATATGTGCCGCTATGAAGATCCGCCCTTTGCAGAAACATCCCGATTTTACAAAGAACGTCTGGCACAAGGATGTACGCGAACAACCTTTGATGGATGGGAGTTTCTTTTCTCAGTTGCCGACACGCATCCAATGGGACGCACAGGAAGAAATACTACGCCACTCCAAGGTGCTCCAGAAAGTGCATACACTACGCCTCTTCTTCGGAACCGGTGGAATGTAATGGATTCCGAGGAGCGGCTCACTTATTATAAGAAATTCTGGACTATGCTTCCTGGTGTTTTTCCTTTCATCGAGTGGAGAGATGTATGGGCAGAGACAGATGCACATACATGGGATACACGGAAGGAAACAATGACAAATCTGTGGAAGATACGATCTGCAATGGAAAAGAAACTTGATCTAGTTAATCGTACAGATTACTCTTCATTATGCAAAGTTCTGCAAACATATAGGAGCGGATGCAGTACATCGAGTCGCTCGAAAACATGTCGTAAAAAACGCACGTAACGTCGTAAGTGCTGGCTGTGCCAGCCATCCCTTAGGGTGACTTAATTTTAAGGAAGTCACTACTTCCTTAAATTTAATGTCAGCGGCACCGCAGGTGCTGCTGCTGAGCGCTCGTCCTTTGGACGAGCTGTCCTACGACTAATTTGTTGGTACAATAAATTTAAGGAAAACTCTTTGAGTTTTCCTTAAATTTAAGTACCAACGTTAAAGTAGGGAATATGGAAGATCCAAAACTTTTTCTTGATATGGATGGAGTTTTTTGTGATTTTGAAAAGAAGTTCCAGGAACTAAGTGGTGGAATACCTTCTATCGCTTTTGACACTTATGGACGATCGGCTACAGGTGAGCCTACACAAAGTAAATGGGATATTATCTTTCCAGGCGGAGAAAATCCTCACCGATTTTTTGAAACATTGGATTTCATGTTTTATGCTCAGTTTTTATGGGATAGCGCGCTCGAATATTGCACGAGATCAGGACACCAACAAACTCCTATTTTCTTAACAGGTATTTTTAAGAATTATAGCAAATTTTGTATAGAAGGAAAAAAAACGTGGATTACAACACACCTTCTTCAAGAAGGAGGTACTCTACATAGTATTGAAATAGATCTTAATAAACAACTCACAGAAAAAGACAAAAATGATTATAATAATTATCTAGATAATTTACTTTTAAAAACAAAAGAAAACCGCAATGATATTATTGTAATCTTCTGCCTCCCACAACAGAAGGGTATCTTTGCAAGAAATAATGCAGCGCTTATTGATGATAGAAGAGAACAGGCTAAAAACTGGGGTAGTCACGGATCACAATTTATTCACCATTTAACAAATGTTACAGATCCACAACTGTATCAAGAAAATTTAAAATATGTAAATACAAATGGAAATGGATATACAAAGCTTAGAAATTCAATTATAAGAAATCAGACAAAACGAAATATCTTTTCTCAACGTGCTGTTAATATTAGTAGAAAAGCAATTAATATTATGAATAAGACTCCAAATACCACAAGAAAAAAATAAACTCATATACTCTAGTTAATGAATAATATCAAGGATGTTTTTCAATCTGGTCTCATCCGAGGAGCCGCACGGCTAGCCCATGCACCCCACAAGCGCTATTTCTATGTAGAACATCCTACGGAAGGATGGCGTGTGTATCTCCGTGCCTGCACATTTATCCATATGGAAGATGAGGCATTTGACCCTATGAGGTTTCTAGTTGTAAAGACGACGGATGCGGATCCGCGTGGAAAAAGCTGGGAACCTCCCAAGGGGCAAATGGAAGGAAAAGATACCGATAAAAACAAATCGATCTACGCCAATCTTGTTCAAAATGTCCGCAGAGAAGTTGGAGAAGAAGCAAAGATCTACGTGCTAAAGAATCTACAGCACACTGGAATTGTTTTCCAGAATCGCGAACAGGATTATCCGCCGAATCACTTCTTCCAGTATCACGTATTTCACGCAGTTACAACTCCTCGCGCACTCCAGAAGTCACTCGAAGAATTCGAGTGGATTCATGAGCATCCTGATGCATTCAAGCGGTTTGTAAAAGATAAGCGTGAAAAGGATGGTATTGCATGGTATTCTCCGAAGGAAACACGCATCATGGGACGCTGGTCGCCTGGAATCGTTGCGCGCTATATTGCAATGTTTTCTACGATTGGTGCTTAAATTTAAGGCACCCTAAGGGATGGCTGGCACCCTAAGGGATGGCTGGTACCCTAAGGGATGGCTGGTACCCTAAGGGATGGCTGGCACAGCCAGCACTTACAGTCAGCACTTACAGTCAGCACTTACGACGTTACGGATTTCAAATGGCCACTTTATTCATCTGCATGAATAATATATGACGGAATAGTTCGTTTTTTTTCTAAATGTGTAGCAACAATACGATGAGCACCATCTAGTAAAGTATAGTTCCCTTTTTTTAATAGTATCCATATAGGTTCTGTATGACCTTCATGCCGTATTATTCGTCTATGGTGTAAAACTGAATCCAAATCTGCTTGCCCTCTGGGACGGTCTTCTTTGGGGTATGGATTATTTGAAAGGCGCTTTATGTCAAAATTATCTACGGTTTTTAATTGTGATAATGGAAACTTTACGTATCTACTATGAAAAATATGATAATATACTGAGGATTTCCTTGTGCTAAATAGTTTCATATCTAAAGATGTATCCACCGAATGTTGTATAATATTTATTGGTTCCATTCTACTAACTGCCCATATAAAATTAATTCACCCTAAGGGATGGTACAGCCAGCACTTACGACGTTAATTATTGCGGATATTTTTTTATAAAATACTCGCAATAAAAATAAATGAAACAGTTGGTTACTGAAAATATAATTGTAGATTCAACAGAAATCCATGCAGTAAAAAAAGGTACTCTTATTTCAAATAATACACCTCTTGATCCTGCAAGTTTAGAGTTAATACGTATATCTGAATATAATGATTTTATAAAAGTTCTACGAAGCGTTATTGAAAGAAGGTTTCTTACAAAGAGCAAACTGGAGATGCAGGCTGCACTTCTTGAACCGAATAAGTTCCTATTAGATGGAGATGGACTTATGATCACTCTATTAGAAAATAAGGCAAAACATATATATAATATACTTCGTATTATACCTGGATTTATCTCTATACTTAAATCAAAGATCATTCCTATTGCAAGTTATAATACACAGTTATTGCAACTCCTATTAGGCCTTGATAATATAAAACTTTTATATAATAATGAACAATTTATATCTCTTTTAGATAATCCTATTGAAAATAAAGATACTATTATTTCAATAATGATATCCTGTATGATCCACAATTCCTTTATTGGGCAGAATGTGGATAGGAGGGTAAATCGGACACGGAAGCAGCGGCGGCATTAGCGACGTTAAACTAGTCTCTGTTTAACGGCAACTTTACGAATAATTCCACGTACCCACTTCATAAACCAGAAACAATTCATTAAGAAAGATGCAAAGGTTGAGAGAGTAATATATGAATAAGGAGCAAGTCTCCAATGCATAAGAAGACACCACATAATATATAGAATACGTAATACAAAGAAACTGGAACCAAAGAGATAATCAGAACGTAGTTTAGGTACAATTGTTCCCAAGGCAATAATAAAGGAAGGTACTTCAGTAATAGTAAGTATTACAAAACTTCCACATGTCGCATAATGAAGAGGATATGAAGAGATGAAGATAAAGAGGAGATGATGAAACCATCCAGAGAATAGATCAAGATAATCTGGATATTCAATAGATCCAACCAGTAGATCCATAAAGGTTGCAGTTACAAAGAAGAGGGTATATCTGCGATATAGGCCAGTTTCCCTATACATTACATCTTCGAACTCATTAATACTTTTAAGAAAGAATGGAAAGGCAACAACAGACATTGTAGATGAAATGAGAATCTGGATAAGCCACGAACGCGAACGAAGATCATTGCGCGCCCATGATCTTGTTAGGATATACTTGGATGCACCATAATACCACGCGAGTATTAGAAGAATGAAGAAGGGAATTAGAAGAATTTCATTTGGTGAGAGATAGATATCTTTATAGGTCGCGAAAATTCCTAGTGGGATGGATATAAGAGCTGCCTGTTTCCATAAAACAATTTGTAAGAGATTTGAATACATTGTTGTACTTACTTTGTGAGCTGCGGATTTAGTCAATTTTAACAAAAATATTTAGCCATCGAGGTATTTATATTTTATATATTTATTCATATTTAATACTCGCAGTGGCAACCATTGGGGGAAGGATTCGTCTCATTATCGCCGAAATCCTCGTGGTCAAAGTACCACCCATTGTACGTCGTCTCCACCATCTTCATAATATTGCTATTAAGGTAATCATTGAGATCCGACGTGTTGATTAGAACTGAAGGAAACTGCGGGAAGAAGAACTGCACTGACTTATAAGGATCCGCGTCATTCTTCAGAAGGGGAAGAACTGCAGTGAAGTAGTTATGGAGATCAGTCTCCGTGATCCGCGTCTTTGAGATAAAGTTCCCGTCATTGTCCTCAAACTTCATCTCCATAATATTGAAATCCTCCGTCGGCAAAATTGTCAGAATATCATCACGCTTCGAGTTATTCATATCACGGATAAAGCGCAGAGTGATCTTTTTCGTATTCTTAGGAGTAGTAGAAGACATTTTTTCTATGATCGCTTTTTGTGGCGACGGTGTAGTCAATTTTTTGGAACCAGTTCAAATACTTTCCACCTTTGCTGCAACAATTGCTGTACTCATAAAACGATTCAAGCTTGACTTCTGTTCTGCTCTATAATCAAATGTGCAGTTATGAGTCTCACTATGCCTATGACTAGAACAATAATAATTCTTACACTTACAAATAGAACTTGTTAGTGTAAGCTTCTTCTTGCAACCAGAAAACTGGCAACGGGGCGGAGGAGTAGGAGTATCCATCATCAACTGACAGTATGTAAGGTCGCATAGTCAATTTTAGATTACCGTTATTTTAAGTATCAACGTTACCCAGAACTCAAAAAAAAATATATATTATAAATAGAAATGGAATATCCAAAAGAAATTACAATTATAAGAGATAGTCCAGAATATAACATATTATATGATCATTCTAAACTTTTAAGAACAATTTTTGATAGATATATGAAAGATGATGAAATTATATTATCTCCAACCCTTTTTGGTGGCGACGATGATGAGTGGTGTATGTTTATAGATGTGTTTTTCCCTGAAATGGGTATAGGTAAAATCTTTATCTTCAAAAATAAATCAATTCAAGTAAATCCTGAACGTGGAACAAGAGAAGACTTAATGAATCTTCTTGACTACTTGGAGGTTGATGAAGATAAAAGGAGGAATTTTGCAAGGGCTCAGGCTAAAAAACAAATAAATGCACCCCTAAATACGGCTCCACCAGGCAAAGGGCAAGGAAGATATACAAGAAAGATAAATATAAAGAAATATATAAAGAAATATATAAAGAAATATAAAAATAATAACAATAACAATAATAATAATTCAGAAGAAATTTTAGGATTTCTTAACAAAGAAGAAGAGAACCTATTAGCTAGAATACCAAAAAGAAATGAACGTATTTTGAATAACTATACTAAAAGAACAACCAAAAAGACTCGATCCAATAATTCTAAATAATAACATTAATCATATCATTAAAATTAATAATTATCTTTAATTTTTAATTTTAATCTTAATATAGCCTCATTAGATATTTTCTCTCTCTACAGGCACATTTGCAGCAGCTGTAATCCAATTCGTACCCTTCTGTACTCTCGCGGATTTCAATAATTCAGGGTTCTCTTGTATTAAACTTCTCATCTCTGTAACACCCTCCCTATAGGTGTGCTCGCAATCTGAGATATACTTACTTAATAAGTTTCTCGCCTCCTGTGCAATCTTCTCAACTTCTGACATTCCAAGCTTTATAATTGACTTCTTTACAGTCAGGCGCTTATCCTCACCAACATCAAAAAGTTTCTTTATGATGGTCACTGCAGAATACGTATGATTCATCTGTCTTTGTAAAAGAGCTCCAACAGTTCCTCGTAGTTTAGTACCTAATTGAACTGATTCTTGTGATCCAGAAAACTGCAGTTTTCCTGCCATATTGCCGCGGCAAAATACAGGGCGCTGATTTTGAATTGAAACAGCTTCTCCTTTTACTTCTTCTGTTCCTTCCTCAAAGACTTCTTTCATTGATCGCATGAATACTTCATATTTTTCCTTGGTCTCATCCTTCATCTTCTTCATATTCGTTTCAAGCATATCAAAAAACAGGCGCTGGACACTCAGAAGAGAGCGTGAAGTAAAAATATCTTGACCTGATGCGGGAAGAGAACCAGATTCGCGGAGTGAAAACTTTGGATCACAGATTGATGTCACAAAGCCATCTCCAAGATCACCATAAAAGGACTGTGGGGAAAGAACTTCGAATGCACGCGCAACACAGTGTGCATAGGGGCGCGGTAAAAGTTCAAGTGATTCTACTGTTTGTTTTACTTTAAAAATATCTGGAATACCTGAAGGAAGATTCTTTGATCTCTTGCGTCGTGTTTCTGTTGCATATTGACCTGTTCCTGTTATATTATTATATCTAGAATTAATTATATCTTTTCCTGCAGCTTTATAGATTTCTTTTATAATAAAACGTGCAATTGTCTGATTATTGAATTTAGGCTCGCCTTGACTAAGTTCAAAATTAACAGGCCCAACTTTTCCAAGTTCGCGTCTTATTGTTTTAGAATCACTGGGGATCATTATTAAACTTCCACCACTATCACTTTTTCCTCTTCTTATATCAGATAATAATACTTCATATATGTTATTATTTCTTGTTATTGTTAATGTTGCTTTAATATATATTCTTTCATTATTTTCTACTGTGTTATAATCTATATATACATTTCTATCATATAATGTAGCTCCTCTTTCAGTATAGGGTACTCTTAAATAAATACTATCAGTATTATCAAGTTTATATTTAGCTTTAGTTCTTTCATACGTAATATAAGGATTTAAAATAGCATAAGGATCAGTTCTAATACGATTATCTTGACCTTGTCCTATAGCACCACCAACAGTACTATTTGGATAATATGAAGGTACTGTTGAAAATCTTCTCCTTTCTCTATCTCTTAAACTATCAGTTGCCCTTACCTCAAGATTTGTATCTTGTGATGGAATCTCTGTATTAATTACAGAAAGTGTAAGTGCTGCAAAGATATGAAGGATGCGGATGTAGAAAAAAGCAACAAGCCTACAATTATCTTTCTGTATGCGCTCATCAGGTAGCCGCGCTAATGCAGAGAGTTTCTGAAAATAAAATTGTCCAACATCGCGCCCTTTATTATCCCTCTTAATCTCGATGCGAAGTTCCTTGAATACCTTTTCAAGAGTTCCAGCAGTCACAACAACATATTTTTTACATTCCGCAGGATCTGCAAGTGAATACATATCAAGAAGATCAGATTGTTCTAACATCATTTGTAAAAATCTCTGTGAGACTTTAACACCGTCAAATGTTTGTTTTTTGAATTCTTCCCTATCTGGTATAGAGGCTCCTACACCCATCCTACCATTTAGTATTATTTTTTAGAAAGCGCGGCCTCCAATTTACGAAGACACTTTACAAGAGTTCCTTCACTCACGCCACATACGCTCGCAATCCGCTCATTTGTGATTTCGGGATGTCCGTGTCTTGGAAGAATGAATGCAATGACTCCTGCCGCAAGAGAAGGAGGCATGTTCTCTGGGCACAGTTCCTTCTCTTCTGCCAAATCTGCAGTGTGGATCGCGGCCTCCTTAATTGCCAGAAATGCAGCTCGAGAGACGGGAAGTTTTGAAAGAGGATGTGCAATGTAATCGGAAGCGCGCGTAGATGCAAGGCTTGCAGGAACATTCTTTTCACCGAGAAGACCACGCTGGTTTGCCATCGAAAGAACCTCCTGGAAATACTTGAATGACTTCGTAAATTGCGTAGAACTCAAATGGAAGATATCTGCAATCTCCTTTGGCTTCCGCGGCTGTCCTACCATTTTCAGAGCTGAATAGATACAACTCGCCACAACACTCGTCCGCGACATTCCGCGGCGATCACAATGTTCTACCAGACGAATATAGAGATCCTTCGCCATGTCGATTGTACGCCCATCGAGACCATGGTTTGTCGCAGCAAGAGAAAGCTGCTCAAATACCTGGAGAAGAGAGCGCTCCTTGTAAGGCAGCAAATTCCACGTATGGTATCTGCGGACGCGCGCCATTGCATTCCTGTTTGATGCGTTTCCACCTTGCGCATGTGGGAGAATCATAGTCCCAAGCGTTGAACTCGGAAAACGGGAATCTGTCGGGGCACCAATTCTGCACGGATCTGTATTACTTCTGTCTTCTGCGCCAAAGAATCTGAATTCTGCACCTGCATCAAGCGGACGATCCAGAACTTCTCCGCATTTCTTGCAAATGCAAAAGTCCTCCTGCTCAATCTCTTCAGATTTGCACTGCGGACACTGTATTTCTACACATGGTGCAATTGCAGATACATTTGCAAATGCAGACCAATCCTTCTTTAGCAGATTAAACTCCTCAAATCCTGTATTTTTAAATTCAGTGCCGAGTGCTGGAAAGAATGTTGATTCCATATTGGGTATAAAGGTGATGCCGCTAATATTCAATTTTAGGTAACGTCGTGACTTAAATTTAAGGAAGTCATTACTTCCTTAAATTTAATGTCCTACGACTAATTTGTTGGTACAATAAATTTAAGGAAAACTCAAAGAGTTTTCCTTAAATTTAAGTACCAACGGTACTTACACTTGAATCTTTTGTATAAATTGAACAAGTTGCTTTGTTTTCTTTAAGGATGTAAGCTTCTGCAACTTTTCAAGAATCCACCGATTAAAATTAATTGTTGATTGATCATTTTTCTCACACCAGTGTGTATGAATTGATAAGACTGGCTCTCCAGCAATAACTAGACCACAATATGTATCATCCTTCCGCAGAAATCCCCACTCTTTTTCTAGATCTGCAGATGATGTAATACCCTGATACAGTCTCCACCAGCCATAATTCGTATGCTTCGTAAATGTATAGACTGGATTCACTTGTTCAGAAAGATCTTCAAGACATCCTTGCTCGAAGAAACGACTCGTTTTACATAGTTCTCTCCATTTGGCAGCAATCTCCTTTGATTTTACATAGATAAATCCTGCATTGTAGATTCCATAGAGATCTGTGTCTCTCTTGCGGATTAAATGCGGACTTAGTCCGAGTTCCACGGAATCTGGGATTTCAGGAAGTGCGCCCAAGTGGCAAATATCTGCATCGCAGAAAAGAACACCGCCTCCTGATTCCTCGATACTCCACTCCATAAGATGTGTCTTTTCTGCGCAAAAATCTGCAAAGAGTGTCCTATAAATTGCTCCAGGCATCGACTCCATCTGGCGCCGATTGAGACCTGTATAAGTATTGAGTGCAACTTTTGTAATAATCTTTCCAGCGTACTTGATTTTCTTTATCAGAGGATCGGATACACGATCCGTGTAGATATACACAGTAGGAGCTGGAGTATTCCAGAGCTGGAGAGTGAAAAGAAGTATCTGTAGGTCATTCATCGCATGTTCATTTGCTAATGATGCGATGGATGTGATTTTCACCATACTTCTTTTTATAGGATAGAACTCTCTAAGCCAACAGACTGTACGTATATATGGAAGCCGTTGCGCCGAGCAGCTGAGATAGTGTGTAAAGGAGGAATTCAGTTGCACTGAGATTTCCCTTCATGTAGAATCCAAAACTTACCGCAGGATTCACGTGGCCACCGCTCGTGGTTGAGAGGAGCCAGATTACAAGGGTCAGCGTCGCGCCGATGACAAGGACATTTCCTGTCGCCACGATACTTAACATGAAGAGCCACGTACCGAGAAACTCGCCAACTAAATTGGTATATTTCATTCCGCTGAAATCAAGCCACTTTCCACCAGCCATTACTACTTGTTACACATAAAATTTGAAACGTCATCGCGCTTAAATAGGAAGTAACATAAATGGCGCTTCGCAGAATTACAAAGGAAATTAATGATCTTAAGTTGGATGCGCCCTCAAATTGTAGTGCTGGTCCTTCAGGAAATGATCCGTATCAGTGGGATGCAATGATTATTGGACCGGAAGGATCTCCATATAGTGGTGGTGTATTTCGCCTGCACATTCAATTCCCGGTTGATTACCCTTTTAAGGCTCCACACATCCAATTCAAGACAAAGATCTATCATCCGAATATTAATCCAGCTGGAATGATCTGCCTTGATATCTTGAAGGGGCAGTGGTCTCCTGCACTTACAGTTAGCAAGGTACTTCTGAGTATCTGTAGTCTTTTGACAGATCCTAATCCAAGTGATCCCTTTGTTCCCGAAATTGCGCGTATCTATATTGATGATCGCAAGCAATATGAAGAAGAGGCTAGGCGCTATACAAATCTTTATGCTGCACCTTAAATAGAATGGAAAGGATCCTTATAACACTAGGTGTATTACTCCTCGTACTTTTTTTCCTACAACTCGACACATCGATGGCAACATATCCTATTGTTCGCGCGCGCCTCAATGTAAAGGAGTCATTTGAAAATGCAGATGCAGATCTAGCCAATATGCGGCAACCCTATCATTTGTTAGAAGGAGTTAGCCCCTCAAAGAGATGCTATGAATCAAAGGCATCAAAAAATATAGTTCTCACTGGAAATTATCGCCAGAAGACAAATAATGTCATGGAGACGTCACCTGAGAGCTGCACTCCAGCTTTTTAAGGTGGCGAATCCTGAATCTGGCAAGCTTGTCCAGACTTTGAGCGAAACGGCGCAGGGATCTTAAATGTGCCCGCACGAGCAGCTTCAACATCGCTCCAGAATTGCTCACGCACACTTGCAGTCTCTGCAAACCAGGCCCTATCCCTTTGTACAACTTCATTATGATATGCAGTTATATACCATGGAATCTGTTCAACTGTTTCATAACCTTCGAATTCTTCCTCACCATACGCATACTTGTAGTCGCCATCTTTCGCCAAAAGACGAATGGTACCTTCCACAAGAAACGTTTCAGGTCGCACGCCTTGCTGCTGGCGCTGCTTCGAATCAATCTTCACTTCGAGATATTCACACTCATCAATATCTCCAACTTCCATCTGAATCTGCATCTGACACCAGTAGTCAAAAGGGATTGTTCCTGTGCCAATTGGGCGGGTAATAGGACACTTGATTTCAATGAGGCGTCCTAGTCTTGTATCTCCTTCCGTGATAAGGCCATCTGGGCTCGCAGCAAGCTTCGTATCCACCGCATGTACAATTCGACCACAGTCTGTAATTTTTACGCCCCACCGCGTCTCAAACACCGTCTTTACAACAGGCTCAAAACGGATTCCCCAATCAAACGGCGACATTTCCGAAGTAGGGCATGCAGTTCGTGAAGAGCCTTCGCGGATCTGCGGTGGAAGCGCCTTGGAAAGAACAAGGTTCGCATACTGCCGTTCCGATGAAAAGAGACTACTGAATTCACTCGCAGTTAGAATTCTCTGTCCCTGGAGATACCACTCTGGCGTGCGCTGTGGAATCTGCGGTCGCGAAAGAATTTGTGCAATCTTTTCTGCCTTATTGACATCCTTCCAGGCCATCGATTTTGCGCGCTCAAGAAAACGCTTTGCGCCATGGATATAGAGTCCCTGAATCTTCTCAAATGTATCAAACTCTTCAGACGTCATTTCAGTGTCCTTCTGGAGATCCGCATTTGCCTCATCGAGCTCATGGAGCCACTGCGTCTGAAGAGTTGGATGCGCAGTTAGGCGATTCTGACTCACATAGGCTTCGGTAAATTCTGCAACAGGTGCAAACATGTGTTGAAAACTTCGCAACATGTTGCCCCCTTCAACTTTATAGATAAGGCGTTATTTGCTTAAACTGGTTCCTCTACTGCTGCTACAGCCACAGCAGTTGCAGTACTACTCTTCTTTCTAAATGTCACCGCATTCCGCTTATCCTTCAGCTGGAAAAGAACCGCTCCATCCGAATTCTGATGCATGACAAGATGCTTAATTTCTGTAATCTTTTCGCCTTCAGGATCATAGATTACCTCAGTCTTCGAATTCAGCTGCTTCTTATCAAGCGCCTTGATTAAAAGAGCAAAGAGTGCATCCGTCTCAGGTTGCTTCAAAGAACGCGCAGTCATCATATCCTGGCAGAAAAGACGAATCCGATTAATTCGCAGACCACGTTCTAGACGATGCCATGGCTTCTTATATGCAGTGTTGGCCTCGGTTTCAAGAAGACGCTGCAGATTTTCATTCATTGCATAATCAACGCGCGGCCGAGCACCGCTAAGATCAAGAGGATTGCCACCCGCATTTCTCCTCAGTGTTCGATTGCGAGAAATCGGTTGCATTTCTATAGTATATGTGGTTAAGGTCTTAGGCCTTGATAGCTATTCTTATAAACTCAGTCACACTCTTTCCATTGAATTGAATAGGCTCGAGTTTTTGATTTACACCCCATGGATCTTTATCGCCTACCCAAACAAAAGGCCGCCAGACTTCAAGCGTATCCACCTTCGGATCATGGAACGAATAGAAGACTGAGAGGTCAATTGATGGATCCACCTTAATATAGGTAATACCCTTTTCTGTAAAAGAGGCAGTATAGGGAATATCATTCTCTTTGCAAAAGGTATCAACATCAGTCTCTATATGAAGAAGTGCAGTACCTCCTTTCTGGAGAAAAAGCTTGATAAAATGGATCTCCTCTTTCTTAATGGTGTGTAAATATGGTAATATAAACATGCTGTCTTATAATTAGAGTATGAACGAGCCATTTCTTTACGCAGGGGCAATTCGGCTCCCGCCACCTGTCTATCAATTACGTACAAGAAAAGAAGTCAGTACGCGCGATGCTGTCAATGCACGTATGTTTGAAGAGTGGCAGACTGATGCTCCGTCGCTTTTGAATAATCGTCATGATACTCGGAGTAGCGCTGTTCTTGATATGAATCCCATCAATTCAAGAACAAAGGATAATAATTATAGACAAAGTCAGCCTTATCTAACAGGCGGATCACAGACACTTGGAACGACTGCAGAAGAAGGTGCTAACCCGTATTTTGATCGCTATGATCCGAAGTTCGACTCGCGAAATGCGATTCGTGAGCTGCGGAGTGCAGTATATGAGGATAAGCCTCCTGATCGCGGTCTAGATGAGGCAAAGAAACTTATGCAGAGAATTGGCACAAATCGGTGGAATGAGAAGACTGATGTGCTTGTTAGTATGCGGCCACTTATGAATGATATGAAAATGGATTATCGCTCTAATGCCGCGACTAAACCGCGCAGTTAATCAAACCGCACCTCAACAACCATATCATGCTTCTGCATAATCTTTGTTGTCGCAACTTCCTTATTAGCAATGCGGCGGCGAGTAGATCCCTTTGTTACGGGTGTGACCGCTGTTACCTTTGTAGAGGTACTTGACGTTGAATCTGCAGTTGCGGTCTCAGTTGGTGTTGTCTTCCGCAGCTTCTGATTTTCGCGCATGAAGGTATTCATCTCCTTCTCGATCGCCTGCAGATTCAAGCGAATGTAATTCAGGATCCCCTTTTCAATTGCCCAACGGAAGAAATTTAGCTTTCCTACCGTTGTTAAAAAAGAGGGGTGTGTTCCGATCTGGAAGAGAATTCGCTCGCGGCGACAAAAAGGATCAAAGAGCTTCTTGCTATAGGCCTTGAGCTGACTCTTGTAATTCAGATAGACGAGAAATTCCTGACTATTCAAGATATAGGAAGTACTGTGAGTCTTTGAATAGTTTGTGACAAACCAGTCGATGAGGCGGAGAGAAATCACGGAGGTGCCTTGGAGGATCTGGAGAATTTCATCAATGTCTTCGCGCTGGTTGTAGAACCTCTGGAGACTTGATACAATAAGTTCCTGTTTGCAATGAATCTTACGGCGGCGTGTCTGGGACTCCTGTTCAGACGATTGCATTTGCTGATCAAACATGTGTGAATGTCTTAGGCCATAAGTTTCTAACGGCATAAGTTTCTAAGGGCATAAGTTTTAACGGACATAAGTTTCTAACGATTCAAAAGGATGAGTCATGGCTCTGAAAGCATGATTGGGGGTGAGGGACATATTGCAAAAATGATGGGTGGCGGTGGTCAAGAAGGTGGTGGCGCTGCAGATGTAACTTTACTTGGAGGGTTCAAAGGTGAGATTGAAGCAGTGCAAGGGGGTGGTGGCCCTAAACCAAGGGTTAGTTTTAGTGAAACAGTAGATGCACTAGCAGCAGCTACAGCTGCACCACCTCCTGTACCTACAACACCTGCTGCTAAATCTCCTGTAGTTGTTACAACTCCTGCTACTAAAGCCGCTGTTGCTACACCCCCCGCGGGACCTGTACAACTTGAACTCTATGAACCCCATAATGATCCGAATGAAATTGTAAATATAGATAAATTTGTAACTGAAATTAAGATAAGTAATTATATAAATAAATATAATAAGTTATCTAAAATATTTTTTGAGAATCAATATAAAAAATTATCTACAAAATCTACTGTTGAGCCAACAAATATTAATGGAATAAATAAGGCTTCAAATAAACTCATAGAAGAAATTACTGCTGAAACAATTGTTGTTGTTCCTCCTATAAAGGGAGACCTGTATTCATTTATAACAGTTTTACAATATTTACTTGAACAGAAACTTCTTACATTGAATAAAACAAAATTTATATTAAACTCTAAAGCGGTAATGATTTTTATGCCGCCATTCTTTTCTACAGAAAAACCTAGAGAACTCTTTTTACAGTTTTTACATTTATATGAAACAAACTTAAAATCTATATTTATACTCCATGATTCAAATGATGCACTAAACAAAACAATAGGAGATGAACTTGTAAAAGAAGTTAATTATAATGGAATTACTCCAGTAAAACCCCTATTAAACTATGCAAATCCTACTTATATTTTCCATAAGGGAAAGAAACTCCTGTTTTCAGGTGTTAAAGAACTACCTGGCCTGGGTCCTAATGGCGCAGGTGAAAATCCTGTATATAAGGAATATACTGTATTTGGTCCTGAAGGGACTCAATTGCCTGCCCCCAAAACATCTATTAATTGCAAAGGACTCACATCACTCTACTATTCAGATACACTAAAGGAGAAAAAGTATATATATAATACTCCTGGCACACTACTTGTTATCCGCACAAAGGCACAACAGGCACCCCTTTTCTGCTTTGGGTCCAGTGTGACACTCCCTATTCCTGGAGGCTTCCAGGGGAGTGAGGAGGCGGTAGGGGGAGATAATACAATTGAAATTGATATAGCAGGAAACCTCTTTTATATAAGAAAGTCAATAAACAATATTCCTGAACAATGGAAACAAAAGATATATACACAATCCGAAGCTGATTTCTTAACCTATTTGAATTTATCTCCTGAAGTTCTCACTGTTATTTTTGGAACTAAGTGGCCTGAAAAGATTGCTGGACTTTTTCAGAATCTATCTGAAACAAACTGCAGAACTGCAGATGGGAGAAAACTGAGTACAGACTGTGATATCACGCGTAAATTTATACAGGATGTGTTCCAATATGTCTATACGCATTATGAATATAGAGATGGTGGAGAAACACAGCCTAGGATCTATATTGCGGATGATGGGGGTACTGTAGTCTGGCCGAGTGCTCAAGATCTTTCTGAAATACCTCAGTCTAGATTCAGTCAAACAGATAATATGATTGTTATTCACAAAAAGTCAGGGAAACATAAGTTTTATAAATTCAATGGTACACTTACAGATGCAGAAAAAGGGTCAAAATTAAAAGAACTCAAAACAAAATACTCGAAGTTTGACTTTTTATACTGGAATATAGATAATAAATTAGAAGTAACTCCGAGTGAAAAGGCTGCTATTGCAAGTGTATTAAGCTTTTATAGCAGGGGGATGTAATTCCGGCCTTTTAGTTGTGCGTAATTTCTTGGGTCTTGTTAGATATGTTTTCTCGTTTATTTGGTCGTGGTGCTGCTGTTGCACCTGCTCCTGCTCCTACTGCTGCTTCTCCTGCTGCTGCCGCTGCACCTGTTGCGCCTGCTACTTCTCGTTCTTGGGAAAACTATCTAAAACAGGGCACTACATTGAATACGAAAGGGCTTGAAAGAGCAACGACTGCTCGCAATGCCGCACAAAGAACTTATAATGATGCAGTTGCTGCGAATGCTGTAACTTCTACAAATGCATCTAAGAAAACTCTTAAAAATACTAAGAATGTTTTACGCAAAGCTAGAGAAACCTATGCGGCTCAACTAAGATTAACTAAGAAGAAGGGAAATAATACAACAAATGCTAATGCTGCAAATGCCGCCGCCGCCGAATTAATGGAATCAAAGGGCGCAAGTTCAAAGTTTTTCGATAATGTTATAAATCCGAATGGTTCAGCTCTGAATCGCTATTTTAAACGTGATACAGATTTTCAAATATTTAATTTATCGACTGATATGACTCCCGAATATATTAATAATGAAACTAAAACGGGATTTAGAGAATACACTACAGGTAGAAATACGAATAAGAAAAATAATAAACAATTCTATACTGATCATAAGGAAACAATTGAAAATTATAAACTTGTTGGTACAAAAATACTTCCAGATGTGAATATTGTATATATAAGAATGTTTGGTGTAACAGAAGGTAATGCAGTAGATAATTTACAGTTATATGTAACTGAACTAAGAAAAAGTGTAGATGCTGAAAAGAAATCTGCTCAAGTCTGGGCACAGCGCAAAGAGGCAGCAGGAACAGCGGGTAGAGCTGCTTACACAGCAGGCCTGGGCCTTGCTGCCGCACCTTTGGCGGTGGCGGCGTTGCCCGTTGGTCTTGCTGTAGGGACAGGAGTCGCAGCGAAGGGTGTCTATAACTATGGAGTAAAACCTGCAGGACAATGCGTGGGTGCTGCCTGTCAAGCTGTATATAATGCGGCTACAAGTGATAGCCAAATTGCTATACTTACAGCGGAAGTACGAGCATTATCTAAAAAGGTAGATACTTTAGTTGCTGGTCCTCGTGCTGCTGCCCCTAGTACAGTTGCTGCTGCAGCTGCTAATGCTGCTGCTGCAAATGCTGCTGCAGCTGCTGGTACAGGTGCTGCTGCTGCATTAGCTAGTGGTGCTACCTCTGCCACCCCTACTATTGACTTTACAGCTGTATTAAACAGCGTTGGAAAGACAGATGAACTTACACCCAAGCTGAGAGCTGCACTAGAAACTGTAGGCGTAGCAGAGGATAAAATACTTAAGGTTCTTGATGCTGCTTCAACAGCATGGAATGCAGCATCTGGTGGCGCCCCTGGCGCGAGAGTTGCAGCCGCCACCGCCGCTCAAGATGCACTTAATGCTCCCACAGCAGGCGGTCGCCGCCCCAGCCGTCGTTATCATAAGAAACATACTATGATGACGAGGCGTAAGAAGAGTAAAAATAAGAAGCACTAAACCAATGCAGTGTAACTAATGCCGTGTAACTAATGCCGTGTAACCATATCAAGGGTTACAAGGAGCACGAGGCCACTTCCAACAAAAAGGAGAATTTCCGCCTGCGAATACTCCTTCCTATCCTTTTCAAGCTGATCAAGACGTTGTAATATGTTATTGATCTGCTTCGATAAATCATCTGTCGCCTTCGGCAACTCAGATCGCTTCTTTTCCAGAGGCGGTGGCGCCAGATACTGAAAAAAAGCTGTGCGGCCTCCAGCAGGCGTCAGAGGCTTCCATGCATCCTCTAATGACGGTGACGGCATATTTTTAGTAGTATCATCAAAGGAGGTCATCGGCTTACTTCCAATGACATCAGTAAAGGCCTCTTCTTCATCATCGCCTGCGCCGAAATATTTTGGCCGATTTGTAGCCTGAACCTGCTCGCTCGGACCGGGAACTGCAGGAACACTCGGTTCAAAAGGCTCAACTTCATCAAACTTCTTCATTGCAGGACGATCAGGATCAACATTCGGCGTGGAATCAGGATCCAAATACCGAAGAGACGGATCTCTTGGTTTCTTAGATCGTTTCTTATGTTCCTTTTTTTGATTTTCTTTCCAATCTGGAAAAACATCGGATAGAAGACTACCTTCCATGCCCTACAATTGGTACTTAAATTTAAGGGAAACTCTTTGAGTTTTCCTTAACAACGATGAGAAACCTCTTAGCAGTTTTTATTAGTAACAAAAAGCAGATGGCGACTCCTCTTCCGGTTATGTCAGGAGGTATGCGTGAAATTATGATTGATTTTACACAAAAACACAGTAATCAGGCTGAAATTATCCTCGGTATTTTACTCGTCATTGCAATCACCTTTGTTGAACAAATACCTTCTGTAATTTCTCGTCAGGCAACAACACTTCCTGGACGCCTCTTATCCTTTGTAATCCTCCTCGGAATTCTGAGCTATACCCGCTGGCTCCATGGATTCCTCTTTGTTGTCCTTGTTGCATTGATGATGGTTTCAAAGAAAACAGTTGAAGGGTTCCTTGGGTCGCATATATCCGAGGGATTTACTTCTTCGAAGCAATCCCAAAGCACCAAAGGTGCTGAGGGATTCGAGCCTTCAGATTATAGCACACTTATTGTACCCAGCAAGAAAAAGTGGTTTGTTGAAGAGGTGCTTGGAGAAAATCCAGTTGCAATTGTTGATGAAAAGGTAAGAACCTCTGCAATTCAGGACAATGGTCGCTACCAGAAGTCCTCTGTTCAAGATTCAAAGAGTGTTAGTAAATAACAGAGTAAAGTAGGATGGAGTCTTTAACTCCCGGAAGTAAAATCGATAGAACATTACGGTTATTGATGATAGTCACTTTTCTAGCATGGAACCTCTTTTACGGAGCAGCAATACAGACACCGTATCCTAAGGCCCTTGTAACACTCTTTGTTTATCCTATCTGGCGCCTTCTTATGGTACTTCTGATTGTCGCAGGAACCCTCTGGTGCCCGCGTGTAGGATTGATGGTGTCCTTGGCGGTCTTGTTTTACTTTATGGACATTCCTCATTTTATTACCCCCTGGCAGAGATGAGCCTGGTATCTATGGCTGCCCCTGCTGCTGCTCTACAGGCATTAAACCCCATTGATGCCCTTTTATCAACAATCAATACAAATCCATATTTCATCGGCTGCATGATGGTTCTTCTAAACTTGGGTGGCCGCTTCCTTTCAATGGAAGTGACGAAGGAACAGGAAAAATTCTTCCAAAATACATGGGTACGTGGATTTCTCATTTTTGTTGTTCTCTTTGTTGCAACACGAAATATTCTGGTTTCATTTGTCACAAGTTTAGTGATTATACTCCTTATCCGTTTCCTTTTCAATGAAAATAGTTTTCTCTATCTATTCAAAAATGAAGGTATGAAAGATATCGACAATACTGATATGTCATCGGCGCTAACATCTGAAGAATCTGAAATATATAAGAAACTGAGCGATAAACTTGTAAAGTCAAAAGATGTCACAGAGAAAGTGAAGAGTTCTGAAGAAATGAAAGATGTCTATAGTATCTACACGGAAAACATGGGGCAGCTATTACATTGATAACGTTACAATTCTAAAGTCGTTTATTCATATTTTATCTATTGTTTATATTGACAATAAATAAAATATATAATTATTATTCAAATCTAAATCGAGAGTTCAACGGTATTACCAACAGGCGCGCGTCTCCTGCGTCCCCTGCCACCACCTGTACGTGTGCTCTCTGTCGTGCTCTGCAGATCATCCGCACTCGTCATGCTCTGAATCTCCACCGCGGCCATTGCCGGCTGGTTTCCATTACTCGGCGGGATCTCATTTAACTCACGCGCACGGGCCTCTTCAAACGTCTTCAGAATATCATCTACGCCTGTAGGACCTTTCATTTCACGACGAGCAGTCTGCTGCTGCGGCTTTCCCTCAACGGAAGCCACAGGCTGCGGTGCTCTCTGTGCTTGCTGCGGTGCAGGTGCCTGTTGTCCGCCCATGGCCATGCCCATGAAATTGCCGAATCCAGGTCCAGCTGAATTCGCCGCCGCCGACGCAAACTGGCGTGCAAGTTCAGGGTTCTGGCGGAGAATATCATCAGCACTCGGCATGCGCGACTTTAGGAATGTATTGCTCACGTGGCACATGAAACCTGATCCCGCTAAAGATGTGAGAAGGCGGAGCTCAGGGGGCATCTTTCCACGATCCTTGTATTTATCATAGAGCTCCTCGAAAACATCGTCGAAATCCTCTACATTCTCATGAACTGACTCTGACCAGCCGTCTAGCTTGAGGTCAAACGGATCAAAACGTCCATTGAGCCACTCAAGGCCCGTGACAATGCCAATGAGACCCTGACGCTGGAATCGTAGAGAAGCCTCGAGGTTCCGTGCATCAAGAAGACGTGTGTATTCTGTCTTCATTTCTTCAAGAGAGTTGTCCATGGTGTAGCGACGGGAAACAGGAAACCCCTTCGCCTCAAGACGCTGTAGCTTATTAAGGTACTCAATCTTCTCCTTCTTTTCCTCTTCAGGAGGGAGCCGATTTGAGGGCGCCGAGGAGAGAGAAATTGTCGGTCCTGATGCGGTCTGCATGTTTCCGAAAACAGCCTTATCTGCCTCTCCACGCTTGAACTCAATATCCATAGGTGTCTGCCGATCGAGATTTACAGTGACCTGGGGAATATCATCTAGGCTTGTGACCTCAATGCCACCACCCATCATATTTGATTCTGCGGGGATCGAGAATGTGACACCGTTTCCGCCGCCTCCGCTACCGCTCATGCCGCTGCCGCTCATGCTGCTGCCGAAGCCGCCGAAACCACCGCCACCGCTGCCACCGCTGCCGCCGCCACCACCAGAGGTCTTGCTCGGATTTGCGAGCATGCCAAGGCCAAGGGCATCATTTGAATCCGTAATATCAATCATATTTCCCAGGTCACCATTCAGATCGCCAAGATTGAGTGCAATTTCTTCCATTTCACGGACACTAACACCTCCTGCCATCTTCTTTCTTCGCCTCACAGGTTTTTTAGACTCCATTTTCACGCATTCCTTTTAGCCAGATACTTCTCCTCTTCAACTTTCTGCCACGGGTCATTTAGATCTGAACGGTGATCTACACCGGACATTTGAATCCACCGTATAATATGTCCATCTAGCGTCTGTAAAAGAAGAAAGAGCCCATGCAACCGCTCAAGGTGATACGGATAATGTTTTAATTCCTGTCCCATTAAATCAAAAAGAATCGGTGCGCAGAGTTCAGCAAACTCCATCATCTTCCGAAAGATATCTCGAGGTATAAGAAATGTATGATAGAGAGGAATCTGGTGTTTAATAATTTCTTCCATCTTATGACTTGTTGCGTGTTTTCCATTGTATAGATTTACAATAAGTTCCCACCCTTGGAGGTAAATTATCTGATGCAGATGCGGAAAACAATGATCCGCCTTAAAAACAAAAAGTGTCTTATCGGGTTGTTCAAGTACCTGGAGCGCGTATTCGATTTCCGCAAAGGTTGAATTCTGGAGAACCATATCATAGTGAAAAAATCCTACAAACCGAAAAGGGTCCAAGAGGAGGCCAGGATTCTTATACACATGAAAGAAAACACTACTCTCACAGAACTTGTTAAATTGCATAAATGGGTTATAGTTCTGTAGTTGGTGCTCGTGAAATACATTCGCCGCGAGACTCACAGGAACCTCCTTCGGTATCATGCGATTCACTGCACAGAAACGTACATACTTATCAATATATTCTTTATTTACTTTTTCATAAGCAGCTTCATATAGCTTCTTATGAAAAATGACGTAAAAGCGTAACATAGATGCTATACTTTAGTATTGTATGAATTCTATATTTAGACCGTTTAAATTTGAAACTTACTGATTGATCAGTATCGACAGCAAAATGACTGCAAAACTGAATGAACTTGATGTTTTGAAGAAGTATCTTCCTCTTAAGGATAACCTTTCCAAGTATCTCTGTGTGAGGACATTTACCAAATGTCATGAAGACTTTGAATTCCGCTTGGCAAGTAATCTTGATACGATTATAAATAAGTTTAGCCATTCTGGGTGGAAAGAGATGAAGCCTCTCATTGTAGGAATTAAGTGCTATACGACGGATAATGATCCTGCATTTGTCTATGTCAGGCACCAAAATAGAGATAAGACTAAATTCGTTATTCTTGATTCCTTTGATGCCGCGAATGAAGAATGGCATACATTTAAATATCCCCTTCTTGCAAATTATCATACAGAGACATATATTCTTATGTCTATGAATATCTCAGCCTATACACTTGCAATTATGGATACGTCACTTCGCGTACGATATGATCACGGAATAAATGAATTCCCCTCTTCTATGTACGAATCATTTGATTATAATGTATATGGTAGTTTTAATAATGCAATCGTCTATCAAGATGAAAAGGGTGGTCTTATTGATATGTGTGATGAAACTATAAAGATATCAAAAATTCTTCTACCAATAATAACGTCGTAAGTGCTGGCTGTGCCAGCCATCCCTTAGGGTGACTTAATTTTAAGGAAGTCACTACTTCCTTAAAATTAATGTGATACGACTAATTGTTGGTACAATAAATTTAAGTACCAACTGTAGGATGATACCTTGGCTTGTCCTAAGTTCTTGTAGTTTCTTATTACCGATTTATTTTTCACTGCAAGCAGGTATCTATGAAACAACCTATGTCTATATATTTCTTCTTGTAACAAGTCTTCTGTGGCATTCAACAAACCTGGATCTATTTTGGTTCATTGATCTGTTTGCGGTTTCCTTGGCAATTTGGAGAGGATATGTGGATGGATACAATACGCGCCCTTTGGGTCTGCTACTCGGATTTGTAGGAAGTATTCTATATATTTCTCTATTCGCACACGCAAGATTTACGAATAAACATATCCCTCTTTTCTATCATATGGGTATCCATATACTCACTTCAATTGGCGTTTCTATTCAGATGCTACTTTATTTAGACGATCAACCGCCATCGAAAAAGCGTCAGCAAGATCGTTCTTCTTCTGATGGGATGTAAAAAATGTCTTCCATTTTATACCATCTTCTGTACTCTTTTCTAGGAGTTCCGCAACGCGCTTTTCTGCACCATCCTTCCGTTCCTTGTATCCCGCGTCGCCCTTTTCTACCCCTTGCACTTTCTTTCCAGCATGGACCAAGTGAAGCGATGGCTTGCTTTCCGTGAGAAGATCTCTCAGTGTAGCGAAAAGGAGAATCTGGACTGTCTTCATTGTAGGATTCTTCAGAACAGGCTGATTCTCAAGAAGTATATGTGTTGCCTTTAAGAAAAGCGGCTTTGCATCTTGGATAAATTTACGCATTGCATCATGAATTACAGTGAGTTCATGATCCACTGCTTTCTTCACCTTCACCTTTACAATTGGAAGACTGTAGCTCTTTGCAAGTTCGGCCTCCCCATCAGCCTTATTCTTGATTGTTTTACCAGGGAGAAGCTTGCGAAGTTCCTTCATAGCAGGAATCTTCATGAGACGTGTTCCTGATAAATCTGTAAGAGGCGGAAGAAGAGGCGGGCAATGACGAACACATGTGAGTTTGCTCTCACCATGTAAATATTTTGGCTTTGTCTTACAAAGATAACAGGTTACCGCCTTTGTCTCTTCCTTTCCTTCGCCTTTGAGAAGATCATAATTCTGCCACCCTAGAACTGTATAGCGGGATTCCTTCTTTTCCATAAGACACCATGCAAGATTTCGAATACCGATGTCAAATGCTAGAACAGTTTCTGGCATCTGTATTCTTAGAGGGTTTCTATTTAGACCATAGTATCATTTGGTGGCGGCGGGATAGATTCACGCCGATTCTTTTTTCTTTCTATTGGCGGTGGTGGCGGCGGTGGTTCAAATTCTGGCGCAATAGATGAATTACTGTTTTTTTTCTTTACAGGAATAGGAGGTGGTTTTGCTACTTGTTCTTCCTCTTCTTCCACTTCCACTTCAGCTGGTTTTGCTTCTGTAGGTTCAACATCGACAGACATATCTAAATCTTTACCACAGCAACGGCAACGTATCCGTTTATGATTAACTGCAGTATAAATAATACCAGCAAAAGAAAATAAAAATCCGAAGACTCCCAATATACCTCCTGTATTAGAGTCCATCGTTCCCTTTTTAATGATTATACTTAAAATAAATGGCTTTCACATGAAGACACGGCCACGCGGTGTGTTTCTCCCTCCTTCATAGTGGTAGGTTCCAGAAAGACGAGCTGCTGGAGGAGGAAGAAATGCACCCGCCTCATAGGTGCCAAATAGATCAGGCGTCTTATCACCTCTCCTCTCAACACCGATCCCATTGATTGCACCTGTCTGGATTCGGACACATTGATCCTTTGCACAATCAACTAGAACAGCCGCAGGAGGTACCATTGACCGATCCAGTCCATAGACAGCACCTGTTCGTTCTGCATTTCTCTGGCGAGAAATCTGCATGATAACTTCAGCATTCTGTTGCATCCATACACGAGTCTTCTCCTGCGCCTCAACAGGAATATTGGTTTCACAATGATAACGATAATCGGTCACCAGACGACCATCTGCCGCCCCTGCAGCGGCATATCCAGGGAAACGACTGTCTTCCGTTGGAACCGTGACTCTTGATGCAGGCTGTTGGTAATAGTTTTTTTGGTGAGCGAAAAGATTGGGGCTTGTTGGAAGACGAAATAATTTAGCATCCATGGAGGAACTTCTATTGTACTGGTGATACTAAAAGTAATACCGTTGATACTTAAATTTAAGAAAAACTCTTTGAGTTTTTCTTAAATTTATTGTATCAACAAATTAGTCGTAGGACAGCTCGTCCAAAGGACGAGCGCTCAGCAGCAGCACCTGCGGTGCCGCTGACATTAAATTTAAGGAAGTAGTGACTTCCTTAAATTTAAGTCACGACGTTAATTTTATTCAAGAGTTTCAGCACCCATATCCACAGGAAATCCACTTTCTCCATCAGCGGCGGCGGCCATGGGAAAGAGGTCACCCTTTACAGTTCCACCGACCTCCTGAGACCCCCCATCATCCGCCTTGCGTAGAGCAGCAATGATATCTGCGCGGGCCGGACGCTTTCCAAGCTTAATGCCACGCTTATCACAGAGCAAGCGTAGATCATCCTTTGTCATTGTCTCGTAGTTTGCAGGCGGCTTCTCATCTTCTGCAGCCGGCTTCTCATCTTCTGCAGGGGCAGCAACCTCTTCCTCCTTGACCTGCTTGAGGACATTCTTATAGAAGGTCTCCTCCTCAGGAAGAACCTCAGATTCACCCTTTTCAAGCGGAGCCCCTGATTCCTCCAGCGGCTCAGGGATAAATTCAGGCTCCTGTCTATTTACAATGTCGAGCGCCATCTTGATATCCATGAGCATGTGCTCGATAATTCCCATTCTCTTTTCCACATATGTTATGCGTGAATAGAGATAGAAACACGCAACGCCAAATACAACGAGCAGGAAAACACCGATTGTTGCGGATTCGCTAAACATTTCTCTACTGCAGGAATTCTTTTTACCGGACTTATTCAGCCGCGGATCTCAATAGTCCTTCTTTTCTTAGAATTGTATCAACGCTGGAAACTTTCGAGATACCCTCTTTCAGCTTATAGTCAAATTCAACATCTGCGCTGTTTTCTTTTACTGTACCTGAGACACAAAGGCGCTGAATCGATGTAGGTGCTTCATCAACTAATTCAAAAATATGCGTACTTATGAAACTAACAATGTTTCTCCGCTTCCACAATTGAGAAAAGAAGACACGTGCAGTTCGAGCACAATCGGGTGGATTCGTGCTGTGGAAGATTTCATCATAGAGGACAAGTCCAAGTCCTTTCCGAGGCTGCAGAAGATTCACTGCAAACCGAACTTCTGTCTGAAACATACTTTTGCTTCCAGGATTATCTTCTAGGCGCATACCTGAGCAAATCCACGAAAAGGGAGTGAGTGTCATCGATTCAACTGCTGCAACGCCGAATGTCTGTGCAAGAAGAATACTCTGAAGAATACCTCTCAGTGAAGAGGACTTTCCTCCACCGTTTGGCCCTGTGACAAGACAATGGTGTGATTTCTTATCGAGGAGCACAGAAGACTTAATTCTCTGTTCAACAGGAATTTGTAGATCCTGGAGGCCCTCGATCTTGAGATGAGGATATTTCGAATAAACAAAGGATACTTCTTGGAATACATCTGAATGGGCGATTTTCCATAGAATTTCGATTTCGCCGAGGTTTTCAAAGACCGAAGACAATACTGACCTATTTTCATAAATCATCATGAAAGATCTTCTCTTGTCGCTAAACTCTTCGAGGACACGTGATAAATGAAAAGGGATAGACTTCTTTTCAAAGAGTGTGCGCAGAGATTCAATTCGCTCTCTCAGTTCTAAGATAGCATCTCCTACTTCTGTAATGACTGTGTCAGTAGCATAGTAATGCATTGCATTCTGAATAGGTTGGATTATTCCCTGTATAAAGCTGAAAAGGAAGAATGCGATTTGCACATATCCCTTTACACCGGTTTCATTGCCAAACCACATTGATTTTATTATCGCCGTGTATTCTGTGATAGAAATTGGTAAATTATACATATAACGGAGAAGAAAATATGGAAGTATTGCTGCTAGAATAGGTACTATTAATGTCATGGCCGGAACCATGTAAATTTTAAACATTGCAAGGCCAAAAAGGACAAAAGGTATTTGGTTAAGTGATTTAAAAAGGTCGTCTTGGAAAGACAATTGTCCGATCGTATCCTTGTGGAGTTGCTCGGTTTCGGGTGTTGCCTTGATGCTTTCAAAATAATTAAGACAGGTCTTCTCTAACTCCGAGAATCGCTTCCACGGAATAGGGGTATCGAGGGTTTTGAATTCTCTTATAATTTTACGGTTGAGTGTTGCCTTCTTTTTAGCCAGAGGGTGTGTTGCACCTTGGAGAAGTGTTATCAGGACTTTTTTTGAACTTGACAACTGCAAATCGAGGTCCGTTGAAAGTATTTCTAGGCCACCTAGATCCATTGTAGCTCTTCTTTTATAGTTTATCAAATCATCCGATTTTCCACGCACGGGGCTAACGGCCTAAAATTGAGTATCGTAATTAAACAAGTGAGTAATATTCTATGTATAAAAGTATTACCCCTTCTATAGCTATGTCGGCCACTTTATCAAGTGCTGGAGTTCAGGCACTAATTACTACTATTCTCTCTCTTCAGGGCAGTGTCGGTAGACCCTCCGAAGAAATTTGTAGTCAAATTGCTCGTCTTCAAGACTTAGCAGAGATAAGTGGTATCCGGAATCAAACACAGAATGAATGGAGGAGGGGTAATGAAACAAATGCTTATGCACCTCCCCAGCAGTCTAAGTGGAGAAAGAATGGTGCTGTGCAGCAGCAGCAACAACAGCAGCAACAGCAACAGCAGCAGCAACCTCCACAGCCGCAAGCACGGTACCAGAGTAAATTTAAGAATAGCACACAACCGGTTGAAGAGAAGATTCTAAATAATATTATTCTTTCAAAACTCAATAAGTTTAGTGAAACAACATACCTTGATGTTCGTGAGTTCCTCTATCAGATCTTAGGTTCAGGCGAACAGGGTCAGGATGTGCAGGAATTTATCCGTGACTTCATGCGCCTTGTATTCCGAAAGGCTGCAAGTGAGGAAGTCTTTTGCCCTCTTTATGCACGTCTTCTAACAGAAATTTCAAGCAAATACTCTGTAATATTGGAGGAGATGAAGTCACTCAGTGATAACTATCTTGAAATCTTCGACGAGATTACAGAAGATAAAGTTGAAAATTACGAAGCCTTTGTGCAAAAGAATTCTGAAAAGAAGTATCGTCTAGGATATAGTCAGTTTTTGGCGGAGCTTTCAAAACAGGAGATTCTCCCTCTTTCCATTCTTTCAGCAACCTTTTCAAAGCTAATAAGCCTCATTGATGCAACGGGGAAACTCTCCGATAAGAAAGTTCTTGTAGAGGAATACACGGATTGCCTTCTACGGATGACGCGAGTTCTCAAAGGTCGTTCGACGCGTTTTTCGCGTTCGGCACGCGAAGTTCTTCTTCCTTCGTTTAATCCGTTTTATACGGCACTTCAAGAGTCAAAGGAACTCTATTGTAGCTGTTCGCCGAAAAGCCGATTTATTCTAATGGATGTATTTGATATCTTGAAGGCTGTATAAAAAGTATCAACTATAGAATAGAAATGGTTGCTCGTACTCGCAAGGCTACTCGCAATACCAAGGGTTTAGCTGGTCGTGCGTATGCACCTGTAAATCATGCACTGCGTTTTGCTACTAACTCTGTTGGTGCTGTGACAAAAGGTGCGGAGAATATTGTAAGAAACAGTCTTACTATTGCAAATAAGATTGGTAAGTCATTTGCGCATCACCTTAATGGCACTGTCAAGAACGTTGTTACGCGTAAGCAGCGCAAGCAGCGTAGCCGCAAGGAGCGCAGCCGCAAGGAACGCGAGCGCAACCGCAAGCAGCGCAGCCGCAAGGAGCGCAATCGCCAGTAAATGCCACCACCGGCAAAAATTGACCACTTTTTTTTGCTGCGTTTAGGCTACAATGAAAAACCAGACTTCCCGTAGTATGCAGAAGTCAAAGAAGAAGGAATCTGGCGTCCAGGAAGATAAGTCTTCCGGTCGCAAGAAGCCCGTACCTAACAAGAAGAAGAGTGGCGTTGGTGCTCATGACGATGATAATGACAGCGTAGATAGCCACGGAAATGTACGTAATCTCATTGTCTATAGCGAGGAGGAAGAGGATGATGACTCAAGCAGCGAGTCCTATGACACCGAAGCCTCAACTCTTACACCTGAGATGAAGACTGAAATCCGTCGTTCTGCACGTAAGGCCGCTCAGATTGCATCTGAGCGTATTCGTCGTCAGAAGGCTACTAAGAGGCTTTCTAAGAAGATGATGAAGAAGAAGATTGTGGAGGAAGATGAAGAAGAGGAAGAGCCTGTTCCTGTAAAGAGCAAGAAGAAGGTTGTGGAGGAAGAAGAGGATGTTCCTGTAAAGAGCAAGAAGAAGGCTAAGAAGGTTGTTGAGGAGTCTGAGGAAGAGGAGTCTGATGAATACGAAGAGGATGAGGATGAGGAGGACGATGAGGACTACGATGAAGAGGAAGACGACGAGGATGAGGAGAATGAGTATCACCATGGAAAGGGTGGTATCAGTATCAGCATTGGTGATTTCGGGTCAGATGATTTCTTCAAGGAGCGGATGACTCCTAAGCGCCACAATATGAAGAAGGAGTCTGATATTGTCAAGAAGTTCGTCAAGCTCATCACGGCCCCAACGGAGGACACTACAATTGATGACCAGATTGATCAGTTTAAGACTCTTACAGATGAAAAGCAGACTCAGCTTATTGCAGCTCTTGATCGTAAGGCGACACCTGATGCGAGCAATAATCTGATGTTTAAGATTCTGACAATGAAGCTTCCTCCAGATACCCAGACAATGGTTCTTGCAAAGTATAACTCTCTGCAGTCGATGGATCCCAGTTCAGGAGAGTACTATAAGGTCAGCGCATGGCTAGAGAAGCTAACCTCACTCCCTCTAGGAATCTATAAGGAGATGCCTGCTAAGCTTTCAGACGGCCCTGATGGATGTGCAGAGTTCATGAACCGCGCGAGTAAGTGTCTGAACGAGGCGATCTATGGACAGGATGAGGCAAAGCTGCAGATCCTCCAGTTCATTGCGAGCCGTCTAGCAAATCCTACTGCCCGCGGCATGAGTCTTCTTCTCGCAGGGCCGCCTGGCATTGGCAAGACGAGTCTGATCAAGAATGGCATTGCAAAGGCTCTCAATTGGCCTTTCCAGTTCATCTCTCTTGGTGGTGACAGTGATGCGAGCACTTACACGGGACATCAGGTTGTCTATGAGGGCAGTCACTGTGGCAAGATCGTCAATTCTCTGATTAGTGCAAAGAGCATGTCTCTTGTTATGATGTTTGACGAGGTAGATAAGATCTCCGCTACCCCTAAGGGTGAGGAAGTGGGGAACCTACTGATTCATTTGACGGATAGTGTTCAGAATACGGAGTTCGAGGATAAGTACCTTTCAGGTGTTCCTCTTGATCTCAGTAGGGTTATGTTTGCATTCAGTGCCAATGACCTGAATAAGATTGATCGTGTTCTTATTGACCGCATGGTTGTTGTGGATCTGAAGGGATACAGCTCAAAGGAGAAGCTGGCTATTGCGGAGAACTTCGTTGTGCCACAGGCTCTGAAGGAGATCAATCTGGATGAGAAGGTAAGTATGTCAAAGGAGGTTCTTCAGTTCATGATTGAAGAGTATGCAAGGGAGGAGGCGGGTGTTCGTGAGCTCAAGCGCTGTATTGAGCAGATCATCCAGAAGATCAACATGCTTCGTATCTTCAACACGAAGGATCTTCCTTTCCACATCCCTGGATTCCAGTTGCCATTCGTAGTGAAGAAGGAACACGTTACTCTCTTCCTAAAGAAGAAGACGACAAATGAGAGTATTAGCCATCTTTACACTTAATACTAGATACATTCTGGCTTTTAATAAAAAATTCTGATGTAATAATCATATTTTTTTCATTAGTAATATTTTTTTCTACAGTAGGTGTGGTCTGCCACATTTTATCCTGTTGTTCGCGCTCAGCAACCATAGTTGCTAAGCGAGAATTTATTTCTTTTGTTGCAGATGTTTCTGGAACTTTTTCACAGGTCGTTCCTGTCCCCCATTTATTGCGCACACATCTCATTTCTTAGAATTAAGATTTAAAGCATCATGCAAACTACACATATAGTATGATCAATTCTCATAGTCAATGCGCACAGGATTATTTTGTGATAAAGTGTCTGAAGGAAAAGAGGAATAGTACATTTGTTGAAATTGGCTCAAATCATCCGATTGGGGTCAATAACACATATCTTCTTGAAAATAAATATGGATGGAGTGGATTTATGGTCGAATATGATGGAGTATTTATAAATGAGTATAAACTGCACAGGCCAAAATCCATCCATCTTATCCGTGATGCTACAAAGATTGATTTTCTAGAAGAATTTGAAAAGGTTTCCTTTCCAAAGGATAATGGATATCTTCAAATTGATCTTGATGTTGAGAATCGTTCAACATTAACAGTTCTTGAACATATGGATAAGAAGATTTTTGATCAATATAAGTTTGCAGTTGTTACATTCGAACATGATATCTATCGTGGAGATTACTTTGAAACAAGGAGGATTTCTCGTGAGATCTTTGCAAAGCATGGATATGTGCGAGTTTTCTCAGATGTTCATGCAGGCGAACCGTATGGCGAACATGAAGATTGGTATGTCTATCCTGATCTAGTCGATATGGACTATATTAATCGAATCAAAACGGATAAGGTGATGCGGCGCGATGAGATTATTCAGCATCTTAATAATTTTACTTAACGGTAAGTGATTGTAACCTTACCTAACGGTAAGTGATTGTAACTTTACCACAGGAACTATAGATAATAGGTTCTTTTCCCTTGTTCTTTTGGTGAGGGATGCAATAAATAATATATTTTACTTCTTCATTCTCATCCTCCAAAAAAAGATGGTCTTCTTTTGGAGTTTCGGGATTTGTTAAAAAAATTATTGATGTTTGCTCTACTTCATTTATAATAAAATAGAGCGTTGGTTTGAATCTGTAACCTGTCCCCATTAATCTTTATAATGCATGTATCATTTAGACCCGCCGTTCATAGAAGAGGATATAGGTGCTTTCACCCAGAATAGGTGTAGGTATTACCATTGTACGCGAATCATCATAGATCCTCCACTGGTTATCGCGAATATCCTTGCATTGTGATGTATAGTGGCCACCTCCGCTCCCACCATGGTGATCGACAATTCCTCGCAATATATACTCTGTTACACCTTCCTTCTCAGGACTTTCTTCAGAATAGAGTGTTACTAGATTCAGTGGTTCAGAAACAGGAGCAGTGACCTTTGTGTGGATTTTACGCCCATCAAATGTAAAGCGCTTGAGGCAGATAATAAGTACCTTTGGGAGACGCCAAATAGAAGATGCACGGTGCGCAGTTGTCCGCGTCGGCGCGCACTTATCACAATGGTATCCTTCAATATCTTCACCTTTCATCTCAATATCGAGCATCTGCAGAAGATCAACTGGAGATCCTCCAGTATGTGTTGGAACAGAACCCTTAATTGTATTAAAGGTCTCCCAGCGATGTGTGACATTGTGGCACGTTAGACACTCCATGCGAATGTGAAGAAGACCATAGAAGAGATCCACAAGAGGACTATACTCCTTTTCAAATGCACCCTTCCACGTTTCAAGTGCCTGGATAACCCTCTTTTCACTCTCATTCTTTGGTGGCGACTTCATAATTTCCATTTCAACAGGCATCGATGTGCTTTCGTGGAGAGATTCCAACATAAACATAAGAAACTCGTGCGCGTCATGTGGTGCCGTCATGCAGAACTGGTCATAGACTGTATCCTTTACACACTCACGAAGAGTCTTCCAGAATCCACGAGGAGATAGAACACCGCCTTCCTTTCCGTTCTCCTGTTGCTGAATAACATCCGAGAAAGAGGTGGCAACTATTTGCTGTTTGAGGCGTTTTCCTGTTGCATCCTTCTTGAAAAGAGTATTATAGCGCTGATCTGTGAAGAGCCAAGGGATTTTGTCGATATGGCGGATACACTGAAGAGTTGCATTTGCATAACATGTAAGGCCACAGTTTTCAAGTCCAACAATGCCCTTTTTCTTTTCGCTTGTCATTTTGCTTTCACTACGGGGTAAACTTGAACCGCCAATTTTATACCGCTCCTTTAGCAAAAAATGGCTTCACCATCTTATGAACATGTATATGGCTCGGTATTACTCGATGAGATACATAATTACTTCCCTGCTCTCCTATACGAGCCGTCAAGATTTCCTAATGTTCCTAGTGTGTTAGCCTATGTTCAACTGCAGACGCGGCGTCACTTTGATCTATTAGCGCGCGGTCATGAATTATATAATCGTGTGCAGACTCCTCCTGTTGCAGCACGCCGTCCTGTTCCTGCTGGCCACAGAAATGTATATATTACAACAACCAGGGCACCAGATGTATTTGATGAAATGGCAATGGGTACTGATGGTGGTCTAGGTACAAGTACAGCTGCATTCTTGAATGCTCTTCTACAGCTTGGTGGTACAGCTGCTGCTGGTGCTCCTCGAAACTTTATGACACCGGTTATTATTCGCCCAACTGCCGCACAGATCACTGCAGGTGTTCGTGATGATCTTGTGGGTGTAACAAGTGATATTTGTGCAATTTGTCAGGATTCCTATGAGACAGGTGTGCAGCGGAGAACTCTTATCACATGCAACCACGGTTTCCATCGTGGTTGTATTGATACTTGGTTAGAGCAAAATGTTCATTGTCCTGTTTGCAGACATGATATTAGGGAAGTAGGTGAATAATGCTTACGTTGCTTACGCGTTTTACGTGAGATACGCGTTTTACGTGAGAGACGCGTCTTACGTTGCTTACGTGTAAAGCTACCACCTTCTTTAACGGGCGCTACAGGAGTCTTCTTCTGCCCTTCTAACAACGCCTCCCTTCTTTCTTTTTCTGCTTTTATTACCCTCCAATGAGGACCACGCTTATTCACTGTAACATATTCATTACGAAATTCATTATATTCAATCTTTTTTGCATGCTCTTCCTTACCTTTTTGGACAGCAGACCGAGCGCTAACTCCCTCAGTAGCAACTTTCTTCAAATGTGCTTTCGCAAATTCAAATACGCGTGCATGATCTTTTATCTTTAGTTCATCCATAAGATCAACAAGTTCTTTTTTTGATGTAAGATCTTTGCGGATTTCTACTGAAGCACCCTTTTGAACAAAAAGGGGCTCTCCACCACATTCTTTAGGAAGTAACAATCCGCAAAAAAGGCTCCATTTTTTAGCGGCAGTAGCAGTATCCCCCTTAAATAAAATTTTTGCAGATAGTTTTTCTTTTCCCGCAAAAACAGGCGAGAGAGATTGTAGAAACGCAAGTTTTTCTCCTTCTACTGTTACTACTGACATCTTCTACTACAGTTGGTACTTAAATTTAAGTCACGACGTTATTACTTTATAGATTAATCTTTGCAAGATCATCAGGCAGAGGATTAATCTGCGTAGTATAATATTGTTCAATATCCTTCAGCGCCTTCATCTCATCTCCAGTTACCAGATTAATCGCACAACCCTTACGGCCAAAACGACCAGAACGACCAATACGATGTACATAGTTCTCACGCTGCACAGGAAGCTCATAGTTGATTACAAGACTTACCTGCTGTACATCAATACCACGTGCAAGAAGATCCGTACTGATGAGAACACGAATACCACCCTTGCGGAACTCCATCATGCGGCGACGGCGCTCCTCAACATCCATCTCTCCATGGATACAGCTTAGAGGAAATCCCTGTGTTCCCATCTTCTCAGCAAGCCACTCTGCCTTCTGACGCTTGTTACAGTAGATGATTGCCTGGTTGATATTTAGCTGCTGATACAGATCACAGAGAACTTCGTACTTCCAGTCATCGCGCTGTAGCTCCACGTAAAACTGCTTGATACCATCGAGCGTAACCTCCTCAGGAGGGATCAGGATCTTCACAGGATTCTGTAGAATTGTCTCTGAGAAAGCAATAACCTCTGGGGGCATTGTTGCACTGAAAAGAGAAACACGAGTATCCTTTGGGAATCCAAGCTGAAGAATGCAAAGAACCTGCTCACGGAAACGATCCTCAAGCATCTGATCCGCCTCATCCATAATAAGAACCTTTACATGGGCCCTCTGAAGGGCGCCACGATACATAAGGTCATAAATACGACCAGGGGTTCCAACGAGAAAGTGGACGCCCTTTTCCAGCGCACGTAGATCTGTATTAAGAGGCGTGCCTCCAGTTGCAGAATAGATGCTAATGCCGAGATGAAGACTGAGCTGTGTAGCAACTGTCTCAATCTGCTGTGCAAGTTCGCGGGTAGGAACAAGTACAAGGACCTGTGTCTTCTTTAGTGTAGGATCAATGCGGCACATCGAACCAATACTAAATGCACCCGTCTTTCCTGTACCTGACTGTGCCTGTGCTAGAACATCATTACCTTCCTTAATTGGAACAATTGCCTTCTGCTGAATCAGCGACGGCTTTTCAAAGCCATACCCGTAAATGCCACGAAGAAGAGTATCAGAAAGATTCATACTATCAAAACTATCGTAATGCTTCACCTCAGTAGCAACGATTGTAGTTTCCATTTCTATAGAGTACTATGTGAAGTTTGCTTAAGTCAAATTTACGGGGAGGCGTAAATTTGGCGGATTTATTCCTTTGCTTTCGAATAGCAGAAATGGAAGCCGAAGATATTGATGATAACGCAGGTGCAGATGATCTTGTTAGCGATTTTGATACAGCAGTGGTTGATGTAGAGGAGACTGAGCGCAAAGATCTACCACCCGATCCTCTTGAGAGCCTATATAGGTTTCACCCAGAGTGTATTCTTGACTATTCTGAGACAATTGCAGCCAAGGTTCCTCTCCAGGTTGCTCTTTCTGCTGAATCACTTGTGGATGCAAATCATCGCTCACAGCCGTTTCTAAGCACGTTTGAACGGACGAAGATTCTTGGATTCCGCGCAAATCAGCTTTCACAGGGTGCGAGGCCTTATATTGATGTTCCTGAGTATATGACAAAAGACATCGATATTGCGCGGATGGAGCTTGAGCAGCGCCGTCTTCCCTTTATTATTAAGCGGCCTATGCCTGATGGATCTTTCGAATATTGGCGCCTTGCAGATCTAATGATGATCTAAAGTAGTTTCTCTATACTATATAGTGGATGATACATATTGATACTATTATAATAGGAGCAGGCCCAGCTGGACTCCAGCTAGGCTATTTCCTTCAAAAGGGTAACCACGAATATCTTATATTAGAAAGAAATGAAAAAGCAGCATCTTTTTTTTCGAAGTATCCGCATACGGGAAAACTGATTTCCATTAATAAGAAATATACGGGACGTGATGACCCTGAGTTTAATTTGCGCCATGACTGGAATTCTCTCCTCTGCGACGACCCTACATTCCGCTTTACATCGTATAGTGATGATTATTATCCAGATCATAAAGATCTTGTTCGCTATTTAAATGATTTTGCTGAAAAGTATAAGTTGAATATTAAGTATAATACTGCTGTTAACAATGTCCAGAAAGAAAATCACACAGGTAAATATCACCTTACATGCGGAGAGACATATTATATGTGTAATAAGCTAATAATTGCAACTGGTCTCTCAAAACCTGCAATGCCTTTTGTTCATGAAGAGGTATCTGAAAAAATTAAACACTATGCCGAGTTCGAACCAGGATATTTTCAAAAAGATGAAACTCTTGAAAAGTTTAAGAATAAGAGTCTCGCTATTATTGGGAGTGGGAATTCAGCATATGAACTTGCAAATCATTTAATGCCTTATTGTAGTACTATAATCATATATTCAAGATCTAATAAAGATTTATCAATGAGTACAAATTATACAGGTGATTTGAGGGCACTTTATTTACCATTCAAAGAATCATTTCTCTTAAAAAGTTTAAATGCAGAAGGAGAATTAAATCCAAAAATTTTGAGCATATTTCAGGAATCAGAAGATTCAAAATATATATTAAAACAAAAATGCAGTAATATTACATGTAGTTATCTTCATAAAATTATTCCTGAAATAAGTGGATTTGATAAAGTTATCTATTGTACAGGATGGAGTTTTGATGATTCTATCTTTAGTTTTAATGTTAATGTTACTGCAAATAAAAAGTATCCCAATATATCAGATATATATGAATCACAAAATAATAAAAATTTATTTTTTATAGGATCATTAATGCATAATAAAGATTATAAGAAAAGTTCTGGTGGATTTATTCATGGTTTTCGATATTTAATTGAACATTTTTATAAAATATTATATGTTAAAGAACAAATTATAACAAAATTTAATAAAGATAACATTAGTGAATTAAGAAATCATATTATTTATAGAATTAATAATATATCATCTATTTATCAAATGCATGGTATTATAGGAGATATATTTTATTTATCAGATGAATCTTTAACAATTTTATATCATCCTTCTATTTCTGTAAATAATGCATATTCTATAGTTAGACCTTCATATAATTATTATTTTATATTAATGTTAGAGTTTGGAAAGGATAAAGTTACTGATTATTATAAATTAGGAAAGAGAATTTCAAATATAGGAACTGAATCAAAAAGTACATTACTTCATCCTACTATATGTATTTTAAATAAAGATAAAAATATAATTGATTTTATTCATTTTGATGAGGATATTCTTGCAAATTTTACAGATAAACAACGTTATTCTGATAAACTTGATCGTGTTCTTCAGTTACTTTTGTCAGAGCCCTAAAAAATAATAATACGATCTTCAGGAGCTATATATAATTTATCTTCTGTAACTACATTGAAGAGATCATACCATTCTTGAAAATGGCTTACTATATAATTAACACGAAGAGGTGCAGGCGCATGCACATCCATAAATAGACTCTGTATTGCTTTTCGTGGCCTTTCTTTGACACGCCACGAAACAGCAAACGATATGAAGAAATCACGTAATTGTTTTTTCTTCTCTTGTTCTGAATACCCTTTTATTTCATTTTTCAATGCATCAAGGGCAATACCCAAACCTCCTAGATCTGCAATATTTTCTGATAAGGTTAGATTTCCATCCACATGATTATCATATATTTTTCCTTTATCAAATAATTTTATTAATTCTTTTGTCTTTTTATAATAATGCGTATTATCTTTCTTTGACCACCATGATTTCCTCTCACCTTTTAGATCGATATCTTTTCCATCCATATCAAAAGCATGAGTAATCTCGTGGCCTATAATTGCCCCTAAACCTCCATAGTTCCATCCTATATTCTTTGAACTTTCTTTATAAAATGGATATAGAAGTGTTCCAGCAGGTACAATAAACTGATTTGTCTCACTATAATAATATGCATTTACAGTATAGGGTGCTTCATCCCATATTTTAGCAGGATCCATTTTTAATTCTAAACGTTTTATTAACATTTTTGTATTCATCTCTTCTAATAAATAAACATTCTGTAGTAAGATTTCACTATTTAATTTCGGTAAAGTTAAATTAGAATACTGTTCTGGGTATGCAATACTAATATTCATACTATTTACCTTCTGTTGGGCATATGTGCGCGTTTTCTCATCTAGCCAATCTACATTCTTTAAATGTTGGACTGCATGTTTTTGTATTGTTTTTGCAAATGCCTCTACATCTTTTTTCAATGTTGGACTACAATACTCTTCAATGTATAAGTAGGAAAGAGGTATTGTCAATAACTGGCGACACAGGTTCAAACTTAGTTGATCTTGAGGAAGTTTTTCTGCTTGACCACGAAGTTTCTTTCCAAAAAGTTCAAAATGATATTCATCATATGGCGGCGGTAATAGAGGTAGTGCATTTAATGTAAGATGGAGTGAAAAAAAGAGAGACCATGTTCTATTAGACCAGCTTTTAAAGAGTATTTGAATATGTTTGATCCACCGCATAGAACCTACACGGATTTCTTTGTCTTTCCATGTTTCAATGCCATAGTTTTGAAATAGTATATCCCATGGAATATCTGGATACATAGATGCGAGTTTTGATCCTTTTATATCTTCATAGTCATCTTCTTTATATTTTTTAAGATAGGTTGAAATATAGCTTTCTGAAGGAATCGCTACTGATAAATCATCAATATCAAGTAATTTACTTATTTCTTTGCATAGTTTAACATATGAAAAGAGTGTGCGAGATTTCCCTGGAGCAGTTGCATTATAATAGGTTAAGTTAGGGAGTCCAAGTGATCCTGGATTTAGAATAATTATAAATTCAACTTTCTTTCCTGTTAAGGTGAATTTTTGAAGAATTCCAATCTTTAGTAATGTTTTAATTCCATACTTATTAAATATACCAATATAAGAAGCAACATCATTTTTATCTCGTATGCAATAAAGAGAACGTAGATATTGTCGTAGATATAGGATACTTAATTTTTGCTTTTCTGGGCGGAGACATGATAGACTAAATCTTCCTATACTTTCCATCATTATCTCCTTTTTTGTTCTTGCGACGACTCCTTTTTCTGAAAAAGTACTGCATTCTTTAATTATTTTAAGTAGATCCTTTTCAATTCCCTTTTCTATTTCTTCACTGACACCATAGGATGTATCATATGAAGAGATAGAAGCTGAACGGAGCCAATTGCCATTCACATAGCGATAAAAATCGTCTCCTGGTTTAATCGACTTTACAAATGGGGGGATATCAATTCTTTCGCGTTTTATTTTTAGAGTTTTGTTTTTCATAGAGTATAATCTCTCTATTTGATGACTTTACTTTTGTTATATCTGAATATGCACGTCGATCTATACTCTGTTTTTTGATTTGGAGTAATAAAACTCTTTTCTCATGAAGGGGAGAAGAGACTTTTATTGAACTTTCCATTTGGCGAACGCCCTCTAATGTTCTTTGAGAATTTCATGAACCATTGGATTTATATGATGTTTATCTTCCCAAGAACATATTTCATACATATTATTCTCAGTGTATAAGTATAGAAATTTATTATCAAGTGTTTCTAAGAGCCTATAGCCGCAGTTCTGGAGATGGCCTGCACAGAGTGTAGTATGAAAATTTGCATCTGGCATTGATGACCACTTTATCATTAGAATACCAGGACGATATACACTATTCATGAGTGTATAGAGAAATTCACACTCATTCTCTATAGATATCTTTAATAGATCAATACGTTCCTCATTGAGTTTCATAGAAAGACATGCTTCCTTAACACAGAGATCTAGAGACTGTGTCGGATAGTTATTCTCTCCCTTTTGAATTGAACCTGTATTTGCGCTTGGAAGAACAGGATGAATATACAAATTACTCGGTAATACCCACTTATTTTCAATATCTTCACAGAATTTTGACGCAGTATCGAGCGGCTTTTTTGATAAAATTGTATGTACATCTTTCCATGATGCAAGTGCTGATTCATTTACGTCCCAAATATGAAGAGGGCATCCTAGAGTTTCTGCTATCTCTAAATCAACAAGTGCAGTTTCATCTGTTCCAATACTGAAAAAAACTGTTTTTATGCTCTTTACACGAAAGAATTCCCAGAGTGTTTCTAATATCATCCACTCATTCGGGGTGTTTCCGATCCTTTTGAATTTGTGATCTTCTTGCACTGGTACAGCTATAGGTGCAGCTACAGGTTCCGTATCAGCCATTTATCCAAGTCCATATTTACTGCCTCCAATGCTTTCCGCAGTTAATACATGTGATAAAGATTGTCATCGGTTCATCTGCAGAACGTGTCTGCATTTCATAATAAGTGCATTCACGCTTATGACAATTCTTACAGAAGAACTGATCTGTTGCCATTGCCTTATTGCCTTCCAGGAGCCTCTTCTCACGCTGCGCCCTCCTATGGATATAATCTCTCCACCGATCATTGCACATCGTATAGGTGTCAAGAAAACAGAGTTGTTCAATCGTATATTTATTTGACCTCAATTCCTCCAATAACTTCTTATTTTCAATATATGCAGAGGGAAGAAGATTTCCAACAATCTGTCTCACTTTTGTCTCATAAATATGCTCAAATAGAATATTACCCCAATGACATGTAACATTTCGACGAGTCGCATCCTTAACTGAAGCATTATAGATACAGCGTTCAACCTCTGTACTGTCAATATCTGCAATCTTATGTAGATTAAATGTCTTTACTATCCGCTCTAGATTTTTCATTCTCATAGGAACACCATTTGCTCCACTAACTGCCTCAGGCTGAAGATGTTCTGACTTTGGAACATGGAGAATCTGTGATGCGCCAGTTTGAGAAATTAGGAGAGAAGGTACAATACGCTTCTTCTTTACAGCCTTGGCTGCTTTACGAGGAGCTGGTTCTTCTGCAACAGCTTCAAATTCCTCGATTGCTTCCTCCTCCTCTTCTTCTTCCTCCTCCTCTTCATCGTCATCATCTTCTTCCTCCTCCTTTTCAACTTCCTTCAGTACTTCCTCTTCAGCCACCTCTTCTTCCTCATCAGATGAACTATCTTCTGATCCAATGTCATCAAAACCACCAAATGCCTTCGTGTAAAAGGCTTCATACTCTTCTGGCTTGAAAGTAACAGGCTTTATGTAATTATTTGGCGATGTTGATGCTACAAGGAGGATATCTCCAAAGAAGAGCGCACTATCTAGGGGAGGTGGAAGTTCATGCTTATTTTCTGTGCCTGCCTTTCCTGTGGTATAGCCTAGAAGTGAAAGAATAAGATTCTTTGACTTATAGGTTCCAAGAATTTCAGGTGCAACCTTTTTCTTTAAAATCTTCTGCACAGAATCAAGCGTAAGTGGATTTGGTATCTTTACAGTTTTAATTTCAGCCTTCTGTGTTAAAAGAATACTGGAAACAGTTATAGATGCCATCTTTTTTATTGTATGTGATTTGCGCTTAAATGACTCGTCAAGTTTATCCTATAGGGGAGGGAATGCTCCGTTTTCAAAGAAGATGGTCTCCTTCAAGTGAGCTTATTCAGGGTGGTGCGAGCGTATTTATTTATAATGCAGGATCGCATATAGGTTTTTATTATGAAGCAGATGGTATATGGGAATGTTATCATGTTCTCTCTCGTGAGAGGAAGGATGATGAAATCATCGAGTACTTAGAACAGTTGCCTGATGACTGGGTGCCGAGAAATATTCTAGACATCCAGAAATTTACATATTTACGAGGATCAGCTGGTGAAATCGCCATTGAGGGGTGGAAGATTACTACTGTACAACAGGGGCAAGGGCAGGGGCAGTTGCCTCAACCTGCACAGCCGGAACATCGGATTTTACCTCCGCAGCAACAACAGCATCAGCAACAGCAGAAGAAGCAGCATCAACAGCAGCAGGTAAGGCCTTCTCAACAGCATCAACAACAGCAGCAGGTAAGACCTTATCAGCAGCATCAGCAACAACAGCAGCAGCAGCAGAAACAGCAGGCAGGGTCTTCTCTACAACAACAGCCGCGAGAGCAGAAGCATCGCCCTTATCAGCAGCATCGGCCACATTCCCAAGGACAGGTACAATATCCTCAAGTGTCTTCTCAAGTGAAGGTGGAAGTACATTCTGAGCAACAGCAAAACTCATACAACAAGCAAGCCCTCTCAGAAACGTCGAAGGCTTCAGTTGCTTCATATCAATATGGCCATGAGCGGCATCCACCGCAATTTCAATTGCAGCAGGCAATGACTCCTTTACTGTCTTTTCCAGCATATCAAATCTCACAGAAACAGTCTTTACCTGTTCAGGATCATTTGCAACATTCTTTACCTCGGAAGCCTTTAAAGAATCGAGCGCGCAAACCATTACCTTCACGACCTGATCAATCTTCTGTTGAACAGAAAGCTCCTTCTGTCCCTTCATAGTTGCAACAAGTTGAACACCAACTTTAATCATAGATGAAAGTGTAAGATTTCCTGAAAGATCACATAAGACCTTCGATACCTGACTGTCCATTTCTACCCTTGAATAGGGTTTTATTCCAAATGCAATCATCGTTATAAAAATTAAGAAATCTCGGAGAGTTTCTTAATTTTTAGTATCACCGGTAATTTAGATGTTTGATAAACTCTTAATGGGACTTGGCCTCGCGGTCGTATTATTCGTTGTATGGATGTTTGTAAAGCCGTCTTTCTATGAAATTCCAGGAAAAGAACAGCAAGAATATCAGGGACAGCCTCTTGATACATTTATAGCCCCTGCAATTTCTGTACAACAGCAGGCTCGTGTTGAACCTCCCCGCAAAGTGAGCCCTGCTGGTCCTAATCCCCCAAATGCAGATAGTGAAGAAGTAGCTACACTATCTCCGGAAGTCGCTCCTAAAGATCCTTATGATATGACTAATTCTGAAAATATTGTGGATACCCTTCGTCATCCCGAGCGTATGTTCAGCCCTGGTGTAAAGAACAATAATACAACTCTACGTGTTTCTTCAGCAGTTGATACTCCTTCTGTTCAAGTTACTTCACAGGCTCTTCAAACATTTTCCCCTGAAACTGCACAGAATGGAGGGTTCTTTATGCAGGGTATATCCGCAAATGATACTCAATCTGATGCAGAGTATGCGACATTCTAAAGACTTGTCGATACTGGATGTATGCGACATTCTAAAGACTTGTCGCTACTATAGTATAGTATGGAAGGAAGTATTAAATCTTCTCATCGCGAAATGTCACAAGTTCGACTAAAGATTGCAAACACGTTTTTGCACGATCTGGCTATCCAGTTCGTGGAAACACGTCTCCAGGACCAATGTATTCGGCAGCGTCTGCAACCAGATAAGGAAAATCTAGTAAAAAAGGGGACTTTTTTTCTTCTAGAAAATGAATCTCGAGCCGAGCCTGGATTTCTTCTTTTTCTCCCTGGACAACCTGCTCTGTTTTTCAATATGCGATCAAAGACAGTTCCTGTATTTACTCTTCGTATGAGAACAGATATTACACTTGGTGATGGGGGTGGAACACTTCTAGTTGCAACTCTTGATAAGATTCAACATACTTTGCGTCTGGAAGATGTATGGATCTGGAAAGGTGAAATGCTACAGTCACAGAAGACCTTTACACAACGAAGAGTTTTTCTGAAGGAATTCGTGGAACGTTCCTGGACACCAGATGCTCGCCTCATGGGAGGAATTACAACAACGGTTGCAAATCCGAAGCCGCTTTCTAGCCTAGCGGATGTTGCTGGATGTTTTAGTGTAGATCTCATTCCTGAACTTGCTGGAAAAAGAAGATTCTATTTTCAGTTGGAATCTTCAGGTGACCCTAATATTGCACGGCCACAGGCACTGGTACAACTAAAGCCAGATGTACAAGTAAAGCCACAGGTACAGCCACATGTACAGGTAAAGCCACAGGTACAGGTACAAGTAAAGCCACAGGTACAGCCACAGGTACAAATAAAGGAAAAGAAGATTTCTGCCTTTGCTGTTCCTCTTTTACTTCTTCCAGATGTATATGATCTTTACCTTGAAGATGAAACTCCTCTCTGTCGCGCAGCTGTTCAGCAAATTTCTCTCAGCCAAAAACTAAATGCCGCAATTGCAAAGAAGATTACTAAGATTCCTGTAATTGCCGAATGGAAAGCTGAATTTGGTCGCTACGAGATTATTTCTGTATCTGTTTAACGATGATACTTAAATTTAAGTCACGACGTTAAATCCAAATCCTTAAAAAAGTAGGATTTGCTACTGCATATCTTTCGAGATGACCCCGCATATCTGTTATTTGCTGCCATCCTCTGATTGAAGTTCGCGCTGAACCTTCATAGATCTTCTTTCGAAATCTAGAAAGATCTTTTATTGCTTGAGAACGATTTCTAATTTCAATACTATGCGCCTCTGTATTATCTACAGTAACAGGATGTTCTTGTAAATAATGCTGCAATGTTTCAAGTTGTTCATTAAATTGTGCAGCATTTGTACATTTACGCAAAACACCTTCTATTAGTGTCCATGTTAGAACATTTCGTGCATATTCTACTCTATGCCTTATAATTCGCTCTTCAAGTGCTGTGAGTAAATTTTGAATGATCTCAACTTGAGATCTTGTATAAATCGGTGTTCTGCAAACAGGACATGTTGTATTATCGGCTAACCATGGTTCTAAACATGATGCATGGAATAAATGCTGGCATTTTTGAATTGTCCGAACGCGTTCGCCTTCTTTTAGTTCTTCCTGACAAACTGTACAGAAACCTGATTCTCCAAATAAATCATAAAGTTCTGTACCACTCATCTACTCTACCAATTTTTGTTTAGTCAAAGTAGAAGATGGTTGCTCGTAAAAATAAGACACGTGGTGTTTTACGTAAGAAGCAGCGCAAAACGCGTACTCTGCGTAAGCAGCGTGGTGCTGGATATGCTTTTGGTGCCCCTCTTACTTCTTTTGGCCTAAGTAATGCACCTGGTGCTGTGCAGAGCACTGGAACACATTTATGTCCTGATTGTGTAGCGTCATCACGGCCGACAGTTTCTGTTGCGGGCACTGGCCTTCCGGGTGTTACGCAGCGTGGTGGTCGCTATGGGTTCCCTCCTCTTTCTGCGGCTGATCTTGTTGCCAGTGGTGGCCCTGGTCTTGGAGGGAGTGCTCCTGTAAGGGCCATTCCGTGTGAATCAAGCGCGACCACTGCAAACCGTTCTCCTCTTCTACAGGGTGGTGGCGCTGCTCCCATCGATCAGGCCTATATCATTTCTTCCCGCGGAGGATATACCCAGGGTCCGAGTGCCTGGGTTAGTTCAACGGGTACTCCGTCTCTTGAATCAAGGGCTTTTACGCCTCTGCAAACAAATCCAGTATGTTCAGGCGGTGGCACACGGAGGCGCAAGAGCAAGCAGCGTAAGAGCAAGCAGCGCCATTAATCTTCCATGATTAAGCAACCTGTATTCAGCTCTTCCTCTTCTCCCTCTTCCATGATTAAGCAGTCTGACTTCTCTTCTTCGACTATGCCATTCGTAAATGTATATTTACATTTCTTGTAATATCTAGAACGCTGGAAATATTGGTTTTTATATACACCAATATTGCTATCAATGATATCTACAATCATCGGTGCTACTAATCTATGTTCTGCACGAATCCTCAGAATACGCCCTGTACTCTGCTCAACCTTCTTTCGTGGAGATGCAAGAATTACCGTATTTAGTGTCTTAATATTCATGGCTTCACTGGCCATTGCATAGGATGCAAGTAATATATTTGCAGTCACCGCCCCTGATTCACGAACCTCTTCTTTCATTCCTCCAACATAATAACCAATCTCAAACCCTTTTCCTTTTACACGATTTTCAATCGCCTCCAAATGCGAAATACGCTCGGAAAGAACAAGAACACGCCGCCGCCGATCTCCAGCCAATTCCAAGAGAATCTTTGCAATTTCATCGTTTCTCTCTGAACATTCCACAACTTGTGTAAGAAGACGACCCATGATAATTTCATGACGCCAATCATAAGGTATTGTTGTATATGCTGGATTATCCGATTTGAAATAGATAGGACGAACAAGGACCATTGGATCAGGCTCACGGATCTTTTCCCAATAGACAGGCTCACCCAGAAACCACTCAAATACTTTTGTGAGTCCGTCGTCGCGTTGTGGAGTTGCAGAGAGTCCAAGCATCCACTTTGTCTGAATTTTCAAAAGAGACTTTGAGAAATGTGCTGCACCCAAATGATGACATTCATCAAAGATACAGAAACCATAGTCTCTAAATGCGCCCTCATGAAAGTCCTGCATGCAGAGTGACTGAATCATACAAAGAGTACAGTCATATTCGACTGTTTCTGATTTTGGTTTCGTATCAACATTAGCTTCTACAAGGCGTGCAAGAAGTTCAGCACGATTTCCACCGACACGAAGTCCAGCATCACGAGCACGGGTCTTCAACTCAGGAACAGTAAGTTCTTTTCCTGAAATAATCTCAGATCCAAGTTGCTGTTTATCTCTTTGGAGAATTCCTATCCGTATCCCGGGCATTAAGGACTCAATTTCCTGTTTCCACTGATTCATCAAGAATTCTTTATCTACGACAACCAAGAACTTCTTTCCAAGTTTTGCAGCAATCGCAACAGCCATGAATGTCTTTCCCTTTCCACACGGAACGCAGATAAGACCATTTCCTCCCGAGTCTATGAATTTGTTTATAATAGTTGTTTGATATTCATATGGATTTCCTTTGAATTCGAGCGTAATTGGAAGACCTTCATTGACAACATTTGCATCTGCAGGGCCATATGTATTAATTCCCCATTGGCGAGGAACATAGTATCTCTGCGGAGATTCTCTGTAGATACGAAATGATGGTGCCTCGGCAGCTCCTACCCTCCCATGACGCTCAGGTGCAACTTCAAGAGTCTTTTCAAGAGTTGATTTTTGCTCATCTGTAAGGAAAGCTTTCCGAATTGCATATCCTTTCTGTGTAATCACTTTATCCAAGGATAAGATATCTACCATTCTGTTACCAAGATCAAGAGTTTTTATCTGAGTCAAATTTATGTACCATCGATAGAGATGATGAATAACACTGATATATCCCTTGTGGTAGTATCGTTTGTACTATTCCTTTCCGCGCCGTATCTTCCTTCTAGTTTCTATACGATTGCCTTTTCAAATCTTATAGTTCCTTTTCTTCTTCTGGCAGCCTTGATTGCATCAATGTCTTATAGTCGTTTTGGAGCAGTGACTCTATTCCTTGCAATTGTATCACTTTTTGTCGAATATAGGAGACGTGTTTTCATAAAGGAACCCACAGAGGCAACCTATATGCAACAGATGCAGTCGGCGCCTCCGCTTGTTGCGAATGAAGTCCATCCTCCTGCACTGCAGCCGGCACAGAAGTCTGTTTCCTTTGCGCCTGAAGAGGATTCTTCAAATGAGTTTGCCGCTGTTGGAAGATCCATCAATGGAAAACAGGTTCTTAATTCAAATGCAACTGCACATGGATCTTTTAAATCTGAGAAATTCTTAATCGAGCAGGGATTTGCGCCGATGCTCTAGGCCCGCGCTAAACTGGCGGGTTAGGCCCGCGCTAAACTGGCGGGTTAGGCCAAGGAAACGACGAAACAGGCTTCCCTGTTTTCTTTGATGCCGCAACAATTGAACAAAACGTACCCTTTTGTTGCGGTGAAAATGTTGTTTTCCAAGAAGGCAATGTTGTATTTAGATATTTGATATAGGTAGCATCATCATTACACTGCTGCATACCTTTATTATTGATTACACTGCACGTGATATATCCATTCGTTACTGTAGTTTTTCCACCAGGATAAGGACATGAAAAGTTTTCCATTGTTTTCTCCATTAAACAACTATTGCTATTTATATTATTATCAGTATCATTTGAATAAATTGTACATTTTTTAGATCCATCAACAGATGTACAACCTTTCGATGTATCATTCTCAAAATACTTTGGCATTGAACTGGGACATAACTTATTTCCATTTAGTTTAAACTTACTATTTACATAGTCACTGCATGTTTTAATAGTTCCATACGCTGCAGAGAGTGTGCAAATCGATGTACCTGTTGTATCCTGGCAATCTTGAGATCCTGTTTTCGTAATTACATTAGTTAAATTATCGGGACAGCTTCGTATAACAGGGGGATTATCAAATGTATCAATACATAATTCATTATTTCTATAGATAACTAGTAATAGTATAAGAAGTAAGATACCTAGAATGACCCACTCCATCTGCTATAGTTGATACTTAAATTTAAGGAAAACTCAAAGAGTTTTCCTTAAATTTATTGTATCAACAACTAGTCGTAAGTGCTGGCTGTGCCAGCCATCCCTCAGGGTAGGACATTAATTTTAAGGAAGTAATGACTTCCTTAAAATTAAGTCACGACGCTAGTAAGATAAGATTTAACTTAACGCTGGACCTGTAAATAAACCAACCAAAAATCCTATAAATGTAAAGAGGCATGCAATTAGAACATGAACTGGTGTATCCTTTACCCAGTCAGGAATTGCATTTATTGGAGTATTAGAATAAGCAACAGAATATCCTATTCCATATAATATTAATAGACCAATAAGAGCAGTAATAGCATACGATATATATAATTCTAATTGACCAGGACTAATAATCCCAACCTTATTCGTATTCTTTCTTTCTACATCACGTGCTTGTGTAATATCATTAAGTTTTTGTATAGTGCCTGTTGCCGTGTCAATATATATTTTTCCATCTTTAACTTGTGTATCAGGATCAAAAGGAACACATGTATAGGATGCCGTATTTTCAATCCTCTGTGTTGGATTAGCCTCTTGAAGTGTTAATGTACTCACTTGTACAGTGGAATTAAATGCTGTTTCTGTCATATTTAGTGGAGTATTACTTTGAAGACCTACAGGTAATGTAGGGGCACCATTGCATCGTGTAAGTGCGGCAAGTGTTGTAGAACTAACTGTTCTGCTAGTATAAAAAAGGAGGCAAATTGCAGTATCTTGTGTAGGATTCATACATGTTTTATAGACTGCAAAGGATTGAGTACTCGGTAAGCAATCTCCAAGGCTAAAATTTCCCGTGATCGAGCTATTTGCAAGTGCTCGTAAATAAAGTGGGTCTGTCTTAGGATCTGAACTTATCTGAGCAAGAGGTATAACAACAAAAATATACTTTGCCGTTGCAGTTGTATCTGGCGTACTAAAAGTTAGAATTAAATCAGCAGAATTATTAGCCTTTACAGGTTGTATTAGCCAATTATTGTGTGTAGGGGCCGTAACTTCTGTCTGTATTAATGTATAATTCAATCCCTTGTAGCGAAGAGTTGATTTAGATCCGCTTTGATTGACACTGCAACTACTTGCACTTTTGAAGATAGGGGGTGTTACACTTGGACCCCAATTAAATTCAATCGAAAATGTGTTTGTAGTAACTGCTGTATATGTGCTTGCTGAAGGTGTAAATCCAAGCCCTATAGGAAAGGAATAATTTGCACTTGTGGGACAAGACATCTCTCTATTCTAACGTCGTCCTTTCAAAAAGGCAAATACGTAGGTCCATCAAAACGATACAGGGTTGCCTCTGCCTCCTCCCCTGTAGGAGAAATGCGTACTTTGTCACCATTTGATAACTCTTCACAGCCTACATCATCTTGGCAGTCACGACGCTTATAGTGTATAGGGAGTGGTACAGGGTTGTATGTATCTGTTCGTGTATAGTAGTTGAAACGGTCGGAACGACTTGCTAAGCGTCTTCCGTATAGAGGCACTAATTGTCCATCCATCTTTTTTAAGAGTCCCATCGACTGATACGCCTCAGGATATCCACGTGTAGGCTCAGGCGCACGTGTATAACGATCATCTGAGGTACGGGGTGTTACAATCTGTATATTTGTTGGTGGCCTTTCAATATGCATGGGCTGTTTTTCAGTAAATCGCAGATATAGAATTGCTCCTAAAAATAAAAAGAAAAGTGTCACAATCATAAGAACACCGGGTGTAATACAAAATACACCTGGCGGACATATACCATTACTATTCAGATTTCTATTACTATTCCTCATCCTATTCAGTATCCAGAATGATTAGAATATCCCTGTGCAGAAATAGGCTGCTCTGAAGCAGGGAGTGAGGCTGCATTCGGCGCAAGTGCAGCTTCCGTTGCCTCATTATCATCCTTCTTTCTGACAGGATTCGCCATCGGAACTGATTCGATCGTTCCTAAAGGTGTATCCTCTAGAGTAGGAAAAATGATTCTCATTCCCTGATCCTTCACATACTGCGGAACAGTGACCTTGGGAGCTCCATCGTTAAGTGTAGAGGATACAAGGGGCGACGCGACATTGCCGCTTGTATCCTCAAACCCCTCGCGATAGACAGGCGCAGCTAATGTTGCAAATGTATCCACTTCAAGAACACCAGTAGGCTCATTGTTGTTTGCCTTCTTCTCAACAATTCCCTTTACACGCTCAGATACTTCCTTTGCACCATCATTATGAAACCCATCGAGCTGATTTATATCAGTTAAAAGAAAATACACGGGTACTACAACTAAAATAAGAAGTGCTGCTCCACTTACTCCTGTCATTCCATAAACCGCAAGAGCAGCTAGAGAAGTTAAAATACTTGTTTGTGCAGGAAGAGTAAAAGCATTATAGATAAAAGCTATAAAAATCAGGGTCGGGATAACAATATTCTCCTTCATGGAACACTCTACAGTTGGCACATAAAATGTTACAGTTGGTACAACAACAAATTAGTCGTAGGACAGCTCGTCCTTCGGACGAGCGCTCAGCAGCAGCACCTGCGGTGCCGCTGACATTAAATTTAAGGAAGTAATGACTTCCTTAAATTTAAGTCACCCTAAGGGATGGCTGGCACAGCCAGCACTTACGACGTTAGAGAGAAAGAAGTGGGACTATTACTCTTTGAAGAAACCAGAAAGTTGTACCTGCAGTAAGACTCTTTAGAAGCAGTCCTACCATTGTTAAATCACCTGTACTCTTTACAAATGTAGGAATATAGCTTCCAATTATAATATTAATGACAGGAAGACTGAAAAGAAAGACAATAAGTGAAACTAAAACAGGCACTTTCATCTCATCTGCAATACGAGAAATCCATGACTTTTTAGGAGCCTTTTTCGGAGGCGGTGCCTGGTGCATAGGTTCCCATGCTGCTGATCCTCCTCCACCCAGTGTAGGCTTAATTGCCGCCTGAAAATCACCAAGTGTTGGATGTTCATGACCAATTACATGAGAAACAGCAGGCTTTACATCAACTGCATGTGTAAAGGTTGAATTGGGATTCGGAGAGGAAATCACACCGCTTAGTTGAGCCGGAGGCGCCGTATCCGTGTTCATATCCGCCATGATCTTATTAATAAGATCTCCATCGCCATCAAGTTGCGGAGAAGAATCGAGATCAGTAATTAATGTTCCCGAGCTCATTTATTGCTAAAACAGAAAAGTAAAAAACAAACGTGATTTATTCCACACATGTTCATCTAAAAAAAGTATCTATTCTGAAATTGTTCGATTACACCTTCTTTAGAGCACTCTACAACCTCACTGCGGAACTGATAGCATTTACTACCCAACTGATAGGTCGATTTATTGACCTCTTCAATCGGTGGTGCCTTCTGGTGAATACAATCAGGACCTTTGCAAATGGGTTTTAATAATGTCATTAGACCAAGGCCAATAATAAAACTAAATATGACATTAAAATTCTTTGAATGTAAGAATTCAAACATCTTTACCTATCGGTGAGAGTTAAAATATAATGCACTGATAGAAATGATAAACCATTTTAGCCTATATCCTTTTTTAGCAGGTATAGCGGTAGGTCTTGTTATCCTTTTTGTTTATAAGGCGGATCCAGTCTATGTTTTAAAATACCCCCATCCGTCGAATGTAGATGGGCGTGTGTATAGAGATAAGAATGACGTTTGTTATCGCTATACAAGTAAAGAGGTGAATTGTGATTCCAATGAGGGTACGCTTAAGCCGTACCCCGTCCAATGAGGGTACGCTTAAGCCGTACCCCGTCCAATGAGCGTACGCTACTGTCCAATAATTCTCGGCTTTCTCTTCTGTGAAATAATTGCACCTGTCTTCTGTTCCTTCTGTTCTTCAGTCGTAATAACACTTTCTGCAGCCACGACAGGTGCAGGTGCAGCAGGAACATCACTCTCGCGGTATTTTGCACGAAGCATTTCTAAAATCTTACCCACCACATTGGTATCTTGCCATTTTGATGGATCTAGAATTGTCTTGTCTTTCATATTAAGACCAACACCTCCAGCATCCTTATCAGGAGTCGCATAGATAAGCATATCTGTACCTGTTTTCTTCAGCTCCTCTACAAGCTCAGGATGCTGATCATACATTGCTGTTAAGATTCCTGTCCAGACTCCCTGAGGATTTGCAACGTGCCCCTTTACCTTTGTCATCTGGATACGTATTGTACGTGCTGAACGTGTTTTTAGAAGAGCAGCTTTCAAATCAGGCATACCCTTTTCAAGCGCACGTTCTGCCTCGTACGCCTGGTATGCACTGCTATATTGAGTATCCTTGTAGATGAAATCAACGGGAAATAGCGGGCTTAGGAAATTATCAGGCTCGTAGAATATCTGAGCCTTTGATCCTGTAATTAGAACAGTTGTGCCTATAGGTACTTCTACTTCCGTTCGACTTACAGTTGTAATGGTATTTTCAGTTGCATCTTCGTAGCGACCATAGAATAAGGATGCCTTGAAAGGACGTCTCTCTAACATATAAATTCCACCACTGATCCGATCTCCTTTAAACAAATTATAATTACCAAATAGCTTTCGTGTCTCATAAGGCTCATCAAAAAGCACATCTTTTGCAATAGGGACAGGAACTGTTTTAACAGAGCGCATACCTGAACGAATTGCAACACGTTGTAACTCGATATCCTGTACTTCTGTATTTGCAATTACAACTGGTTCAATATCTCCTGTTTGCTTGTAGTTTCGTATCGCTTCGCTGAGAACACGTTTTCTCACTTCATACACTACATCTAGTGCCGCGAGTTTTTCTAGCCGCTCATCCTCCATCTCCTGACGTTCTTCAGGTAGAATCTCACGATAATTCTTCAAGTAAATTGACGATTGAAGCACATTATCTTTTGTATAGGTCTGAAGGCTTGTATCGTCACCAATTCGATAGAGGGCAGGCTTTTTCTTCTGCAGCATATAAAAGTTACGAATTTTTGTTTCAGTTTCTTTGTCATACGGGACTACTGGCGGAGTTCTCACTTGCTCGCCCATCTATTCCTGTTTCTTTTCTTTTTGCTTCAAAAGATGGACTCGGGTGCGAAAGAACAATTGAACTATGCAATACGTTTAACCTTCGGAGTTGTACATGCAATTTTTATTACAATTGTTGGATTTGGACTTGCATTGCTATTTCCAGATCTAACAACATTTATGTTTAGTCTCCTTGGGTTTATTCTCTTTCCTCTGATAAGCCTCTTACTTGGCTATCTTTGTAATTTATGTATTCTATATGTAACTAAAAATCGATATAATGTAAAAGATGCTCTTCGAACTTCCTGGTATCCTGCTGCAGGTGTCTTTGCTGTAAGTCTCTTTGTTGCACCTCTTGAATATATCCAACCAACATTCTTTGGAGACTTTACTCTTATGTTTGGTCTTTCGCTCATTGGAAATGCAGTCGCAACATCTCTTCTTCAGGTTTATGCATCTAAGAATTTATCTTCGGAACCAATATAAATATAGCGAGGAACACCTTCAATTTCTGAGGCGGCGCGATTGAGAACATAGACACCTTTCTTTAAATTTCGTGTCGGAGGTTCTTGTTGCTGTTGTTGCTGCTGGTGCTGCAAAAAAGGCATTGGGCTCTCCGTATAGAGTAGTCGTACAAAAAGATAACTTACCAGTGCCCAAATAATACAAAAGAGCCACAGCGGAAATGGTGTTAATTTCTCTGAGCTTGATAGGCCGAACTCTTTCCATGACCCATCCTCATTAAACATAAGGGCTGGCTTCATTAATAAAATAACTGTTACACCTGATAAATATAAGATAGAACTTAGAAGTAGTGTGCGTAACATCCCTACTACTTTTCACCCTTTTTCTCAAGAGGATTTTCCTTCTTCAGCCGCTCCAAATAAAGAATTGCATCCATGAGTTCCTCCTGTACATGTTGAATCCACTGCTCAGTTGTTAGATCAGTCCTATCGAGTGTAACACCGTATTTCTTTTGACCTAGAATAGAGCGATCCTGGAACTTCTTTACAACGGAATCCACTACACTATCACCTGTAGTTTGCATTCTCTCTAGATTTATTTACTGCTGTTTATATCGTCAGTAACCCGATTCCCCTTGATAAATACAAGTTCATATCGCGACCACATCTTATTCTCAAATCCAGCAAACATTATATCATCATGCCACGTAGTGACTGAACATGGTGTCTTAAATGTAAAATCCACACCGCTGTAACAGCTTAGAAGACAGCCAATATTCCACCCTTTCTGTATAATCATCCGCGACATAAGAATTTCTTTTTTCCATATTGCATCTGTCCATGTTTTTGCATAGTTTGTTATACTAAAGATCTCATGTTCAATAAGATATTCAAGAGTTTCTCTATCCATTGCAAACGCGTAACTTTGTACATGACTCATATTATAAGGATCATACATCGTATTAATTGTACTGCCGAATAACTTGACCCCATCTTTTAATCCATTAAGATACATAGATGTCCAACGATCTGTGTAATAAGGTGGAAGAAATGGGCCACTCACTGAGCTATTGAGAAAAATATAATAATCATAAGGATTGCTCTGTAAAACCCCTTCTGACCATCCACCAAAATCATATCCAATATTCTCCCTCTTGATTACACGGACATAACTAGGAACCTCAAACGCAGAAGTGAGGCTATTGCAAATTACGAGGAAATCAACCGACGGATCCTCGAAAATTGCAGTTTTAAAAAACGTATCAACTCTAGCATTGTATTCATGAAATACATACAATACTAGCGTCTTCATCGGTATATATAATTAGAAATCATCTGCGTTTAAATGTTCGTCAAGATCATATCCCTCACCCTCGACTTGGTTTTCTTCACCTACAATACCCATCTCTTCGCGTTCGCGTCTCTCACGCTCATATTGCTCAGGATTGTAAATGCGAATTGCATCTGTACCACCAACCGCCCAATCACCGAGACCAAGCTTCTTATTCAGTTTTTCTACAGCCTTCTCTTCATCAGACATTCCTTTGAATTTATTCACTAGACGTGTCTTTTCTACTTCATTCCTCCGCGCAATCATTGAACGAATTTCATCTGTACTATAGTTCATACCTTCAACCTTATAGCGCCCTAGACAGATTCGTAAAATCTGCATCGATCCGCGCGCCTGGATATCTGAGGCTCCAGGAATTACGTGCATATCCATTCCTTCAGGAATAATCGAAGGATTCACAAATTCTGAAAACATTCCTAGGAAGATTGCCTTGAGTAAATAAGGAAGGCCAATCGATCCGCCAGGTAAAAGCGGCATTCGCACTTCCCGCTGAATTAATGGAAGAATCGCCATTAATTGATTCCGTAAATGCATGACCTTTGCCTTCACGAGACCTTGATAACTCTTCTTCAGATCACCTAAATACTGTACATGAGCCTCTAGATTCTTTTCAATATCTTCCACTGTTCCCTCGCCTAATTTATACGAATCTTGCACTTTCAGTGATCTTGAATGGAAACTTGTAATAATCCGCTGCAGAGGAATCAAGAAATATGTACGTATTGACTCTACAATTGCTGATGGACTATCTTGTGAAACAACGCGTTCGAGAAGACGACCATTTTCTTGTCCTATCCGTGTGATCAGTTCCGTGACAAATTGTTCCGAAAGATTGGAAAGAGGTCCATAGATTGTTGCAAGATCAATATCTGAAACTGTTCCTTCAGGAAGTTTCTGGAAATTTAGAACCATTTCTGAAAGGGCCGCACGCCATCCTTCAAACGGAATAGGGTTAATTGCAGATAGTTTCGTAACTAGTTCCATTCCACGTGGAGGAGATTTCAGATCAACTGCTTCTACATTATAGCGTCTGTGTGATTCATCCAGAAGAGAAATAAAACTTGCTTCACTGTAGTCAATCTTCTGTGTATCAAGAGCAACTTTTCCTTCATCGCCCTCGATACCACTAGGAAAACGTAATTCACAATGCGGACAGAGATTATCATATCCTGGCTCGTGAGGCAGACCTTTTCTTTCTCCCTGCCAGCACACCTTCAAGAAAAGACGATAGAAATTACCAGCGGAAGGAACTGCACGGAACGTATCCTGTTTTCTCGGCTTATAATGAACAGAAAGATGGCTTCCACGTGGCCCTGAGATAATTTTAGAAGAAGGCAGGATAAGTGCAGGCTTCTCATTCCAGAATGCATTTGGAATCTGAATAGGATGATAGCAACATGTAACCTCTGTAAATGGATTCTGAGCCTGTAGAGTTGAAGATCCACGTGCAATCTCATGTGCCTGGAGGATCCACGCACGCGCCTTTTCTATTGCAGATGCAGCTTCAGGAATAATAACTTCACCTGCAGCACGTTTTGACTGTTCAGGAGCAAATCCTGCAGGAATCTTTTCAACCAGCCCGCCTTCATTTGTAGAACGCCCAAATGTCGATTCCAGATATTCTTTCTTGATCGCAATCTCCTGTTGTACAGATGAGTTGCTTAGTGCCTGGCCAAGAATAAAGAAAATGTATTTAGAAATGCTTGCCGCGCGCTTGTCATCGGATTTTTCTTTTAGAAATCCTGTCATATTCCAAGGCGCTTCATTCTTTACAATGCCAGCAACTCCGCAGGAAATATAGTCGATTCCACTCTTATCCTGATCCGTTCCCATAGGGTATCCAGAAAAACTGGCCTTGCATCCAGGAAGCTTGTATCTCGGCACATAGCCTGGAATATTTGTCTGGATTTCGAGAAGACAGAATGCAGCGGTCGTTACAACAAGCGCGCGACTAATCACTACATCATAGTCAGGAAGCGTTTTTCCTGCTGCTTTTGCCCGTTTTTGCTCTTTACTATAGTCCTGGCGTGTAGGTTGTTTCATGATCTCTCCCTCAACTCTCTGGACAATTCGAATATATCCATCTTCTTTTGCTTGAATTCCAATACGATCATAGATCTGTTTTGCAATCTTGTAAATATCTGTTTGTGTTTCATTACCGAATTTGATTTCTTCGACTTTTCCAACCTGCAGACTTAACATCTGGTCAATTGCATCATCTTCCATTGCAGCTGTATCAACTAGAACTGCGCGACCCATCATAGGAGCTCCATTATCGTCATATTCTAGGCTTGTATCATATTCAACACTGCCGATTCTCTGACCACAATTCTTGCACATATATCCACCGTGGAATTGACCACCGCTAAATGTCAGAAGGATTTCCTTATGTAAAGCATCTTTTTCGCGCGGCCGCATAAATTCCTGGAGTTGAAGAATCTCGTGATTACACAGACAATGTTTGCTACATACATTGCAATTGAGCCAGTTATCCTTCTTTTCACCACCAAACTGTGTGATAAATTTCGAGAGGAGTTTCCAGAATGTTGTCTGTTCTTTCACTTTACGTATCATATCAAGCGAACGTACATGAGGACACGGATTCGGTTGAGGAACTTCACCTACAGCACTCTTCTTTTCTAGAAGTTTCGTGGATTCATGAAGGCGTTTGAGGAATTCTTGGCGCGCTGCGCGACGAATCTCAATCTGAAGAGGACGAGGATTCTGTGCCAAGGTTGCAAATACAAAGTCATATAAATAAATAAATAGACTGGAAAAAATGGCAACATCATTTTCACGATAACTGGGGAATCGTGCTTGAAATTCAGTGATTTTCTTTTGAATCATAGGTTCTCCCATAAGTTTTGTTATGATTTCCGTTACAGTATCAGGTTCTAAGAGTGGATTATTCTGAAGTTTGAGCTCGGCTAATGCTGTCGCTCCTTTTTCTGCGGCCTCACGAATTGTAGTTCTAACCAGCGCGCGATATGTGTCTATCTTTTTAATAAGAACATTTGTCTGTTCTGTGTTAAGTTCCTTTGTGGCCAGTCCAAATGAACCTAGAATTGCAATCATATCACCGAGGCCCTTTCCTTGGAGAGGTTGCCCACTGAGCCAATCTTCAATTGTAAGATTACCTAGAGAAGCACCATTGAGTGAAATGATTGATCCTGCAGTAGGAATATCACTTATGCCTTTCTGATTATATAAGATTTCATCCATTGATAAAAAAGGGATGAGTGCCTTCCCCATATCGATTGCGAGTTTTCCTGAACGGATACTTCCAAGCTCTGGATCATAGAACAGAGGGAAAAGAAGATAACTTTCAATTGAAGCTGTTTCTGCGGCCTCGATTGTACGCAGGGGACCTGTTGGATCAAGGCGCGTATTTCTTGATGCAAGACCACGTAAGATTGAAAATCGTACTTGCCCTATATCTTCGATAGTAACTGGAGTTTCTTTGTCAATATCACCTATCATAGGAAGACCATCAACTGTTTGAGCCTCCATATCAGGAATAGGCGTGCGAAAAAAGTCAGTATCTGTCATAAAGGACTGCTTTCTATCACCATCGCTCACCCAGCTTTGGTGGAACCGTTTTGAATATCCTTCCCATCCAAGATACCAGTTAGGGAGGGCATCAGGATTAGTAACGGTACCTTGGGTTCCAGCAATCTGATTCTTAAAAAACTCATTTGCCGCTTGAATTGTATCTTGGAGATACTGGACTTCAATATGTTCAAAAAGACTGGTGCTAGGATCTGTTGAAGGAAGACCTCTTTTCTCCGCAAGATAGGATTCAATTGAGTGATCGAGATAGACTACCTTTTTTGCATCGACTACATATCGTGCAAGAGGGACATGCGTGCTTTTGAGAAGTTCCATAAGTGTTACATAATACGTATTAACACGCGATGAAGATGTTCCTGATTTAGAAAATTGCATTACTTCATTGCGGAGTATCATCATCGTTTCAACAAGCTTGCGAATATCCGCTTTTCGTTCAGGATTTTTCTGCTGTTTTATCGTGAGGGCAGCGACCATCTCCTGAAACATATCATTCCTCTGAATAATGTCAGGGTAGAAGCGCTGTGTGCTTGGGATTTCACGAATCTCCTCAGCCTGAGGAAGTTCAATATCCTCAAGTTGTTCTGTCTCTTCTCCTTCTACTTCCCCCTGAGGCTCATCGGTAGAACTAGGCGGCTCGCGCACACGGAGAATTTCAAATTCCTCATCTTCAGGAATACCTGTGAAATTGAAAATAATCTGTTTATCTGCACCTGTTTCATCGACTAGGATCGCATAATCCTCTTCTTCATTGATTTCCTTAATTGTATAGGTTACACCCATTTTCTGTTCCGCAGTAATTGTCTCGATGAGATAATCGACTTGAAAATCATTCTGTGCAACAAAAGCAGGTGATGCAGATTTTTGAATAAGGAAAACTGTTTCAATCTGTAATTCTGGATCAAAATCATCCTCTACAATGGGTATTGTGACAAGGCGGTGAAATTCTCCATCAGGTAGGATTTTTAGAGTATCCTCATCGAGATAATAAATTCTTCCTCGGAGTCCATCAAGAATACCACCCTGAATAAAAACTTTGTCACCGAGATTAAAAGCAGCGCCTTCTTCTTCTTGTAGTTTGCTTTCGGATGTTTCTTCTACACTTGAAGCAGTGCTTGAAGCATTACTGGAAGCAGTGCTCCGTGCTTTGCTTTCGGATGTTTCTTCTACACTTGAAGCAGTGCTTGAAGCATTACTGGAAGCAGTGCTCCGTGCTTTGCTTTCGGATGTTTCTTCTACACTGGAAGCATTACTGGAAGCATTACTGGAAGCAGTGCTTGAAGCAGTACTCGAAGCATTACTGGAAGCATTACTGGAAGCATTACTGGAAGCAGTACTGGAAGCATTACTGGAAGCAGTGCTCTGTCCCTTGCTTTCAGATGTTTCTGCTGCAGTATTTTGTACTTTGCTTTCTGCTATGGTTTCCATATCACCCTACATGCTGTTTAGCAAAAATTGACGACATCCGCCTCACACACACTAGTATTCAAAATGTCATTTACCCAGCTAATTCAGAAGTATCCCACATGGAGTGAGCTGTCTTCGTATCTATCGTCAGAGGCTGGTGGAAAGTTCTCTATCCGGGATTCAGAGGAGAGTCCTCTTGCCATTATCTGGTACAAGAAGAAGGAGACTATTCTAACTCCTGAGAACGGCAACCTCCGTTCCGTTGTTTGGGATAAGGCAAACAACCGCCCTGTGAGTGTGGCGCCTGCAAAGGCGGAAAATGGTTTCCCTCCTGTTACAACTGATCTGACCGTAAGCGATTTCATTGATGGTGTAATGATTAATGTATTCAAGTACAATGATGTATGGCAGATCTCTACACGCTCGCAGCTTGCCGCCTCTGGAAAGTTCTACAGCGATAAGACCTTTGCAGAGATGTTCAATGAGGCACTGAAGAACACTCCTATTGCAGATCTAGTGACTGACACCCCTTCATATTTGAGCTTTGTTCTGCAGCACCCTGAGCACCGCATGGTTGCAAAGGTCAAGGAGCCTAAGTTGTATCTTGTTGAGGCAGGGCAGATTCTCTCTGACGGCCAGTATAAGGCAGTCCCTCTTGAATCAGCTGTCGTAAAGACGGATCTGATCTCTTTCTCAAAGAGTTTTACAAAGAACTTTGAGACGGAGAATGATATTTGGGAACTCATGCGGAGCGAGTCACAGAGCAGGGGATGGACGTGGCAGGGGTTCGTATTTCATGATCCTTCTGGAAAGCGCTGGCGGATGCGCAATGCAACCTTCATCTATCTGCGGAACCTTCTAGGCAATGAGTCACAGGCTGTACAGCGTTTTCTGCGACTCCGTTCATCAGGAAAGGTACGCGAGTATTTGCGCCACTTCTCTGAGGATCGTGATCTCTTCTGGGGATTCGAGCAGGAGCTTCGGAAGCGCACTGCGCAAATCTTTGACGGATATACGTTTGTTCATAAGATGCACACGAAGACTCTTGCAGATCTTCCTCAGCCTGATAAGACTGTTGTCTTCAAGCTGCATGCACATTATCTAGCTCATCTACGTGAGAAGAAGCAGAGTATTCTCATGCGTGATGTAATTGACCTAATTAATACGCTTCCTCTCTGGGAGCAGGCTCTTCTTATGCGCCAGCCTGTTACTGCTTAACGTAAATCCTAGGCTTAACTAAGGCCGCACCTGCTGCTTTACTCTGTGAAACTGCTGTATTATAAAAATCCAATGTAGTATTAAAGGCTAATTTTATCTCAGCTGATGCATTTAGTGAAGGCTGCGTTTTAGAAACTTTAACTGCTTCTTTTTGTGTAAGTGTTGCCTGCGCAGCATCATATGCAGTCTGTTTTGTTTTTTGTAGATCAATTGCCGCAGCCGACGCCGTTGTTTTTTGAGCAACATCATCAATCTTAGAAATTAGTAGGTTAAGTTGTGTATTCATCATAGGTATGCGTTGTGTTATGATACTATAGTTAATGTTTGGTATGTTAAATGACATATTTCCCCATCTCACCTGATTTGTCTGAGGAGTTGATCCATAGTAAAGGGGACCGATCTCTGCTTTTAGAGTATTAAGTGTTGATAAAAGTGCTTGATTTGTAGGACTGCTAGAATAATTCTGTGCTGCATTAACAATTTGATTAAATTTAGTATTTAGAGGATCCGTATACATATTGAACCCTTTGAGCGTATTAATAAATAATACCTTTGCATCATTTACAGCCGTCTGTGATGCATTTACTGCAGTAGTCGCAAGTATAACCTTATTTTTCTGATCATTTAGAGCAGCAGATGCCGCATTTAGTTGTCCTGTGGAAGCAACAACATCATTTACTGCCTCAGTATATTCTTTAACTATTTGCTTCGTTGACTCTATAGTGCGAATTGTGTTATTTGCAGCTGATTGAGTATTATTTGCCGCGATTTGTGAAGCATCTGCAGCCTTGCGTGCAGCATCTGTAATTGGTTTAACATTCTTGATAAAAATAGTCTGTCCTGATGCGTCGAGCGGGTTTCCAGAGGAATCGACATTTGCTGCCACAGTTGTTGCAGCGCGACCAGCATATTCTTGAGCATCTTCTGCCATAGTATTTACCTGATTTTCAAGTGTTGTTAGCTGCTGCGGTGATAAGGGTATCATAGGTGCGGTAGCAACAGCGGTAGCAACTGCGGTAGTAAATCCCTCTTCCTTTCCACGAGTTAAACACCACAAGATTAAATAAAAAATAACAGCATGGACCAATACCGCTAAAATAGATGTTTTCCTTGAAGCTATCGCACCAGGGGGTAAGGTTAAAAGTAGTCCGGGACTTAACACTACAAAAAGTACTAATGCGATCCACAAGATCATCCTAATTAGCTATACTATTTACTGCGCAATACCGTTGATAACATTGGTACTTAAATTTAAGGAAAAACTCTTTGAGTTTTTCCTTAAATTTATTGTACCAAGAAATTAGTCGTTGGACATTAAATTTAAGGAAGTAGTGACTTCCTTAAATTTAAGTCACGACGTTACTTAAATTTAAGAAAAACTCAAAGAGTTTTTCTTAAATTTATTGTATCAACAAATTAGTCGTAGCACATTAAATTTAAGGAAGTAGTGACTTCCTTAAATTTAAGTCACGACGTTATATGTTTCCCATGCAGCCCTCCATGCACCAAAGAGATCCGCACATCCCTTTGCAGCCTGAGAAACAACTGCGCGAGCTGAAATCTGCTGACCATCCTTTTCTACACCTACACGAAGAAGCATCTCATCACGCAGAGGATGCGGTACCTTATATCCAATGAAACTCACTAGACTATCTTCCTGCATTAGATTCTGCTCAATATATGTGCTGAGAAGATTACCAAGTGTGTGATCCTCTCCAGTAAAGAGGAAGTCAAAACCCTGCATGGCTGCATCTGCAGGAACAATCTTCAGACCCTCAGGAAGATCGCCTACATTCATTGAAGCATACTTTAGACACCGTGCCTGAAGAAGTTCAAGCGCACGTGCAACACTATACGTAGGAGGGAGTACTCCAACTGTCTCGAGTGTAAAGTCGAAACTATAGGGCTCACCATTCTCCTCGAGATAACAACGCGCAGCCTCCATCGTCGCAAATTCACGCTCAAGTTCCTCCTTCCTCTGAGCATTAGACTCTAGACTTGCAGGCGTAACCTTCTTCAGAGAGATGAGCCATGCATTGAAGACTTCCTTAATCCGCGCAGGGTCGGGATCGGGTGTATATCGATAGCTACACTGGCTCGTAGGGATGAACCGAGCATTCTGCTTTCCATTTCCAACAGTTGCACGCATCGTACAGGCAATCTCATCAGGATCTGATGCTCCTACGCGACCCTTTAGAACAGTCAAGAGTGCTGTTGATCCAGTGATAGGGTGAGGGTGAAAGAATGTGCTTGAAGGAACTTCCTTCGGTTCCTCATTTGGACCCATATTCTTGAAAACCTTGATATCATCGGCAGTAATATCACGAAGTTCAAATGATTCATTCTTTACACTAAGCTTAAATGTGTAATCATCCGGCTTCCATTCAAGAGGGTTCGTAACATGGACAGGAAGAAGACCAATACGATGAGCAAGCATTTCATTGCTCATCGGTGTATTATTCTTCGTGAATTGTACATTTGTAGTATTTCCAGATCCCTCTTGGATATCAGCATTGAAGGCAACCGTTTCAACCATCGTTAGAACAGCACGACGTAGTGTATTTGCATACGATACATTTGTAGGCGCAAGTGTAAATTGAAGAATATTAGTTCCAACCTTCTTTACATCCTTGAAAGGACCTTGTACTGTAGCCACAGCCGCAGGAGTGGCAGTACGAACACGAGGCTTAGTTTTGGATGCCATTTCTACCTTACTTTCCATCTGCCTATCACCCTCAATTTTGCGAGCGACGTTTTTGCGGTAACTATGAAATCTTCACTTCTCTTCATAATTCAATGAGCAACAGGCAGCCCATACATATCTGTTTTTACAGCAATCGCTGCAAATGGTCAAAGGCATTTTTACAGGAACTTGCACAGACACCCTATAAGCAGGATTTCCGGTATGTGTGTGTAGATCCTAGCCCTACACGTACAAAGCTTCCTGATTGGTTAAAGACTGTTCCTTCGATTGTTATTTCAGGCGAAGGAGAACCACGGGTAGGGTCCGATGTGATGAATTGGCTTTATGAGAAAAAGATGGTCGAGGCAACAAAAGCAACTGCAAGTGCTTCTAAGCCAGATGGAAGCCCGGGAGCTGCTGATCCTATGGCCTGGAACATAGCAGAGAATGTCAGTTTTAGCAAAGGATTTGGTTACAGCTTCAATGATAGTGATACAACTGCACAAGGAGATGGTGGCTTGACCATTACAGGTGCCTTTGGGCTTCTCAATGGAGCGGCGGCAGTAGGCGATCGAAATAGTCAAGAATTTCCCGGTTCTACGAATCAAACTGGGCGCAGCAAGTCAAAAAAGGAGGAACTCTTCGACAAGCAAATGGAGGCATATCAACGATCCCGTGAAGATGGAATGCCCAAAACTCTTGCTCGGCAATAACATAGCGGAAAACCTATTAAAGCTTACTCGCAACTATTAACTAGTAATGTCGTTTCTGAACGCATTTAATACTCAGCTTATCCGTTTCTTTGAGGAGCTTTGTGAGACATATCCTGAGGAAAAGGACTTGAAGATGGGTCTTGAGGCACTGGTGGGATTAAAGAAGATTAATCCCAAAATGATCCTAACACTCTTTAATCAATATGTATATACTCCTCTTGCAGACCCGATTGCTCGTGAGGATGAAGATGTTGTCATCGCATATGCAAAGAGGGTTATTGATAATGAATTTAATGAAATGTCTGTTGCACTGCTCATCTTTAATAAGTATTGGGGTGATATGGCCGAATCAAATAAGAAGGCTATTTGGAAGTATCTGAAAGTCCTCTGTGCTCTTTGTGAAAAGGCCAAAGCGTAAAGAAATCTTTAACAGCTTCCAGAGTCTAGAGAAGAATGTCACACCCTTCCGAGTCTATTTTTACTTCCAAATACAAGGAATTTTGCGATGATCTTGTTGGTGCATGTCCCGAGTATGAGGCGAAGATTAAGGAAGCAAGAGTGCTAGGTGAGAAGGAGTACCGCACTTCTGTATTTCCTAAGACTCCGAGAGTTCCTGGCCAAAATCCTGGATGTGTTCTGCCTGGCGTTGTCATCGAGGATACTGTTTGGACCTCTCTTTCTGAGAAGAGCAAGAAGGCTATTATTGAATACTTACAGCTCCTCGACATTGCCTCCATGACATCAGGTGACGTCTTTTCACAGGATTTTGTCGATGAGATTCTTAAGGGGTGGAGAGGACGCATGAATCGCACTGATTTTTCATCTCTTACGGAGAAGTTTGCATCTATCTTTGGAAAGGAAGGCAAGACTCTTCCTCCGCTCCCCGAGAAGTTTCTGAAGGGGAAACTGGCGAAGCTGGCGGAGGATATGGTCCGTGAATTTAGTCCTGAGGATTTTGGTCTTCTCCCTGAAGATATTGCAGCCTGTGAGAAAGATCCTACGCGCGCCTTTGAGATTCTCATGTCGGCAAGTGCGCAGAAGCCTGAAATTCTTCAAGGTGTTATGATGCGGATTGCAAAGAAGTTGCAGGCGAAGATGGCGTCTGGAGAATTCAGACCACAGGATCTTGCAGCGGAGGCGGAAGAGATGATGAAGGAGTTCCAGGGAAATCCTGCATTTGTTGAGATGCTCAATGGGTTCCGTGAGAGCTTTTCTTTTGGAGACAAGGAGACTGCGCGTAAGGTGGGTCGCGATGGAGAGAGCCGTCTTTCAATCGCTCGCGAACGCCTCCGTAAGAAGTTAGATGCACGGAAAAAGAAGTAACGTCGTGACTTAAAACTCAAAGAGTTTCCTTAAATTTAAGTACCAACGTTAGAATGGATACATTGTGCGATCCATACATATATGAAGATATAAGTGTTTTTCCAAAGGCACTTACACTTTCATGGTCGAAGCACGGTCCTTGTAGAAGTGAGATTGTAAATTCAGTCTTTTCGTGGTATCTTCTTGCAACACTTCTTTCGATTGTTCTTTTCAGTATATCTCAATCTGTATATCCTGTTGTTCTTACATTTGTCACTGCATCATTCATCTTAGTTCCTATTTACTACGGCAAGAACAAAGAGGAAAAGGAATCCTTTACAACGTTTATTAAACCGATGGCTGAAGTTGAGAATAAAGAAACAGAACCGACTGGTAAAAATCCTTTCATGAATGTTCTTCTTAATGAAATCAAGTACAATCCGACGCGCCCTCCTGCTGCAAATGCAGATCCTGTTGCGCTGGATGATTTCTTCCGTGTCCAATACACGAGCGACCCTACGGATGTATTTGGAAAGACACAGAGTCAGCGCCAATTTATTACAATGCCGAGCACAACAGTTCCGAATGATCAAGGATCGTTTCGGAACTGGCTCTACAAGATTCCTGGAAAAACATGTAAGGAAGGAGGTCGTGAAGCCTGTATTCCCGGAACCGATGGAGGGAAGATACCTTGGTTAAATGTTGATCGGTAACTTCTGTGTTTTGAGTATCTGTTTTTCTCCACAACTAAATTTTTTAAGAGTTCTGCCACGAGTCTGTAATACAGATTTTGTACAGATCCCTATTGCTGCTCCTTCACGCGTCGTTTTGCGATTTCGGAGTTTAAGTGTCTTTCGAACTGCTTTTATGCAACGGCAGAATCTATCCGCAACTTTCATCTAGTAGTATTGAATATAAATTTAAGTATCAACTGTAGGCAGAAGGATGATGACATTTGATGTAAATCGTTCAACAAAGACAAAGGATGATAATTCTGGAATCCAGCAATACTATACCCAGTCTATTACGGCTGGAAAGTATTACACAACAAATCTTGTACCCGATGCGCGTGATGTAAATCCTCTTGCAATTGATAATCTTAATGTGTATGCGCGCGAGGGATTTGGTTTAAATAATCAGTCGATCGATGCGGATTCAGTTCTCCGTAACCAGGCGGAGTTTAAGAATAATCGCTGCAATATCCGTGCGCAGGCTCGTCCTTTCCTCGCTGTTCCTTACATGGGTGGTGGCCGTGGAAATCCTGACGTAGAGAGCCTTCTTCTCCACAGTGAAATGGTTCGTCAGGGCAAGGAGTGTGGTACAGTCACGGAGATGCAGTTTGACGGGGTTTTCCAGCCGCTCATTCCTTCCGTGAAGGCAAATATCCAGAATCCTAAGTATATTATACCTGAAGTTGCTGCTCCTGGATGGGTGCGTGGAGGTCTGCCGTCTCGCTCGTATATCCGCGATGCAAACGCTTAAATAAATTTAAGTCACGATGTTAATTGATAAATTAAGAAAAAACTCAGTGAGATTTTCCTTAATTTTAAGTACCAACGGTAGAGATGAGCTCCTATACAGAAGCCTTTCAGAAACCTACTGCTGAAGAAATAGGTGAAAATCAGCAGAACTATGAACATGATGTACGCTGCTTTGATCATGTGAAATCTGCACGCCATATCCTTGGTGTCTATGGTGGAAACGAAGTATCCGGTATCCAGGGCAGTAAAGTAGATCTAGAATCAGATCTACTGGGAATTACGCGCCCTACAACCCGCGCGAATGAGAGACAACATCAGCCTCTTCAAGTGGATCAGTTTAAGATTATCCGAAAGAATCCTAAGGGGAACTTAACACTGAATATTACTCCTGTGCATCTACCGACGTATCAGATGTGGCCTTATCCTGCAACGGTTGCGCCGCGCCCCTTTATGAAGAAGACATGTGATCGTCCTGAGAAGTTTTAAGCGTAACAGGTAACGTCGTTGAACATTAAATTTAAGAAAAACTCTTTGAGTTTTCCTTAAATTTAAGTACCAACTGTAGGTGAAATGAATGGTATTGCTCTTCCTGTAAAACAACAAAATATGACTCGTTCGCGAATGGACGATTTCAGAATGGCAGATGATATGCGAATTTCTGGATATTCTGTTGATTATTACATGAATGCGCCCGGCATTAATTGCCCTTCTTCTTTTCCTGTAGATATTACAACCCGCATTCAACATTCAGGCGCGAGTTGGGTGCATGGTCAATGGAAAACAGATATTGAATCTGACCTGAAGAACATAAATCGCCTTGGAACACGTGTTCGCAACAACGCTTCTTCTTATAACCCGAAAACAAATAAGTTCAATCGTATGCCTCTTGAGGCTGCACCCGATGAGAGTTTCCCCCATCTTTTCAATCGGATCAATGATCCCCCTTGTACGCTCCGCGCAACTGGGTGGAATCGGTTTGAAGGTCTTCCTCATAATCCCCAGCTAACCTATGAGACACCGTTTGACTTTCTGATTCCTGCGAGAGATCAGGATAAAGTTCGCCATCGGACTCACGGTGATTGTCTAGGAAAGCCGAATGCGAAGGATTGATCTAACAGATAAAAAAAGCAACGCGCATAATTACTTTATGAAATCTATTTTTCATAAATTAACTATCACAGTAACATTAGTATGGAGTACGCAGCTCTAGCAGGACTTGCAGGATTAGCATATGCTGTCAAATATCTAAGCGAACCCGATTCGCAGCAGCTGAAGCAGCAAAAGCCCCCTATTTCTATCAAAAAGAAGTCCAAACTCACGGAAGCCTTTAGTGCAACTACAGGTACTACAAAGAAGGGAGGATCTGCACAGGGATCTAATCAGGAACTTGGCCTCATGTACGCAACACCAGGAGGTCAAGTGTATCCGAGCGAAATAAGTCCCGGTCCGAAAGGAACAGCCTTTTCCTATGCAACTACTCTTACTTCTACAGCAAATCAGGAGGGATTTTCTCCTTCACCGCAGCCGATTGAGAGTGCAACACCTCAGGTTCAGATGAATTCAGGTGGTCTCGAGGCAAATGCTACATACGTTGATGGTAATTATGTTATGAGTCAGCTCTCAGGAGAGAAATTGCCGTCACAGGAATTTAAACATAATAACATGAACCCCTTTTTCGGAGGTCGTGTTCGCCAAAATGTTGCCCCCAACACAAATTCAGGCATTCTTGATTCCTATGTAGGCGCTGGTAACACAGTTATTGCAAAGAAAGAAGTTGAATCTATGTTCGATACTGCAAAAACACCGTTTGGGAACCCTTTTGGAATGGAAGATAATACAGACTTTGTTCAGACTCGCATTAATGTGCCACGCAGTCGCGCTGGTGAGCGTCCTTTTGAGCCTGTGCGTGTAGCCCCTGGTGTTGGAGAGAAGTTTGGTTCAACTGGCAAGGGAGGTTTCCAGCAAATGGAGGTCAATGGATCAATGATGAAGCTAATTCGTCGCACAGATGATCTGCGCACTGCGGATAATCCGAAACTCACTTATGATCAACCGGTCATTCCTGGTTCGCATTTTATTGGCGAGGCCATGCAGAATCCTGGAGAGGTTCGCAAGTATCGTCCTGATACGTTCTTTATTGACGAAACAGGTGAGCGCTACATCGGTGCTTTTGCATCGGATGCCCAGAAGGAGACTGCCCGCCCTGTTCAGGTCATGAAACACGTAAATCGCCCTGAAACAACAACAGAATATACTGGCCCTGCCTCTTCACAGGCGTTTGGAGAGACGTATGTGACTGGATCTTACCGCTCGCCTATGGTGCAGCAATATGGGGGCGCAGGATATCGTAATGCAGATGGAACAGGCTATTTTGGTGATGTAGATGCCGAGCAGGCCGATTATGGGCGCTCATCTATTGAAATGCGCCCCAATGAACGTTCTGCAACTGGTGAGCGCACAATGGGTCTTAACTTAGTTCCTGCTGATACAGGTGCGATGACAGTACATTATGATGATCCGAGTCGTCCTACACGCAGAGAGGAGACAAGTGGAAACATCCGTCAGACAGGAACAGCAACTGGATATGCTGCAGGAGCTCCTGCAATTACTGTCTGGGATCCGAATGACGTTGCACGCACAACAGTAAAGGAGACGACAATCAATTGGGGTGTAAGTCGATTTGGCCCTGCCGTTTCATCCGATGGTCCTAAACGTCTGAAGGTCTATGACCCTGATGATATCGCGCGCCCTACACAGAAGGCGCAGATCAGTGCCAAATCTGAGTATTATGGTGCAAGTGTTTCTGCAAATAAGGATTTTACCAGCCATGAATCTGCATACAATATGCGGACAAACGCTGGAAGAGAGAAGATTGCAAAGGGACGTCGTCCGATTGCTGGAAATGGAAATGTCGCCGTTTTTACTGGAGAAAAAAATGGTGTCACGTACAAGAAATTAGATACTGATTCTGTTAATGACCGTGCGAATGCAGTCAATCGTGTGAGCAGTATCCCTACAGGCAGCGCAGATCTAGGGCAGGTTAAGTATCGCACACCTCTAAAGCTTGACGTCAGCTTAGAAAGAAACGGGCGTGAAATGATATCGGCAGTAGAGAATAATCCTCTCCAACAGAGTCTTTCACGTAATGCAGAGCACGATGAGAATCTTCTCCAGGAGATGTTACAATCTATGTAACTATTAAATTTAAATACCAATAAGTAGTAAATGAAGATCTCTACAGTTATTATAATAAGCATAATAGCTGCGATTGTAATCATTCTTTCTGCATTTTACATGTATGCAATGGATTCTCCTTATCGCATTTCTTCAGAAGATGCAAAGAAGAGAATACAATACAGAACAATTGATGTTGTCTTAGATGTTCGTACGGATCTAGAGGTATCGACACTTGGGAAGTATCCTGGATCTGTTCATATCCAAAGTGATGATTTGGAGAAAATGCTTCCCATGGAAGTTCCTGATAAGAAAGCGCGGATTCTAGCTTACTGCAATTCTGGGCAGAGGGCGCGGCTTGCAACAGAAAAGATGCACAGAATGGGATATGAAAATGCAGTGTATATTGCAAGCGGATATTGGAGTTTAATGTAACGTTAGGCTTAAGGCGTATAAATAAGTATATTGAGAGGAAATGTCATTTCCTACCAAGATACAAGGGCCAAAATCAGCACTTCTTGTATGCGGCGAACCTGGCTCAGGGAAGACAGAATGGATTCGCACACAAGCCAAACTCAAGAAAGCCCAGCTTTTCCGTTGGAATACCCGTATTGATCGCAGTCTTCGCGAAGGACGTGAAATCCTTCACCAACAGGTACGATCGAGAGATACAATGTTTGTTTGGTTGGAAGGTGCAGATGATCTTACACAGGAAGCGCAAGCATTTTTGCGGCGGATCTTAGAAACTGCAAGTGCAAATATAACATGTGTTCTAGAAGTTCGCGAACCGTGGAAACTTTCACCGCCGATTTTGAGTCGCTGCACAATTGTGAATATGACATCAAAAATTTCATTTAGAATTAAGAAAAATGCTGCATTAGCAACTAAATTAGGTCTCCTTCCTCCTATTGTTCTTCCATCTACACTTTCCTATACCCATATTGTTGAATTACGCAAAAAAGGTGTTGATCCTTTTGCAATCTTAGACTGGTGTATTAAGACATACGGATGGGATGATGTAGAACTACAAAAGTGTATTCGAGGGATTGGAAATGGATCATCGGCGTGGCCGCAGATTGCTCTGTTTCTCCATAAACGCGGATAAATTTATAAGGAAAGGAACACTACTAAAAGAAGCAAGGTATGGATTCTATGAATGAAAATATTGGAGTGTATGCGGAGGCAAAAGGCGAATACACGCGCCAGCTTTGTCAGTTCTTAGTTCCTGCACTACAGGATTACTTTCTTGAAATGCTGAATGAGGCAAAGGAGAAAGATACGGATTCTAAGAAATTACTGTGGAACTTTCAGAATCTTCTAAAGGATATTCCTGAGTGGAATATTGATCGTGTGAAGAGGGAAACCACGAAACTCCTCGGAATGACAAAGTGTGATTATCTGGAGGAGTTACTTACGGCAGTTTTCATTGCTCACACGAAGGTATTATCTGCAATTCGGCTAACAACGAAGCAGAAGAAGCTCCAGATAACAATTCCTAAGTTGGATCATTTTCTTCATCGGACGCTTGGAGATTGTGCGCGTGTTCTCTGGTCGAATGTGTATTATTTTACACCTACGGGCTCAGGGGTTGAGAGGCAGAAGAATCTGAATGCAGTTGAAGGTCTTCTGAATGATGGTGTTTTACAGTCTATTCGGAGTATGCTGCCTGTGAAGAGTATCCTGCGCGAGTACTTACATGATGATCAGGAAGAAGAGGAGGAAGAGGGCACTGCACCTCCGGCTGTGGTTGCTCCTGATGCTCCTGAGGTTGCTCCTGATGCTGATGTTGCCCCTGAGGTTGCTCCTGAGGTTGCTCCTGAGGTTGCTCCTGAGGTTGCTCCTGAGGTTGCTCCTGAAGCTGTAGCTGAGCCTGTGGCTGCTCCTGTTGCTGCTCCTGAACCTGTGACTGAACCTGTTTCTGAACCAGCAGCAACTCCTGCAATCATCCAGCAGACGATCATTGTCGATACGGAACCTGTTGTTCGCTTTACCAACAAGGATACAATCTTTTCAGATGATCCTGAAAAGAATACAATTCAGGAAGTGAATATGATCACCTCGACTGATGAACAGGAAGATGAGGATGAGCTCAAATTCTTAGATGAAGAGGGAACTGCCATGGACGACTTTGAGGAACTTTAAAGGGCGGGAAATTACCTATTCTTTTTTCCTGCCTTGCGCCAGAAAATGACCGACTCAACCCTCCTTTTTACAGGAATTTTACTTGGTGGTCTTGTAATTGCGGGAATTGGTGCGCTTGTTGCATACATGAATGAAAAGAAAATGCCCTCTATGAAATCTGTTGCACGTGACTTTATTATTGGGGGAGTTCTAATGCTTCTTGTTCTCCAGCTAGTACCTGATACCTTTGAATCTGCTGTATCAAACCTGCCAAATATGAAGGACGTATTCTCCGGTGTCAGTGGTGCAAATGAGATGGAGATACAAGTCGGTCTCCCTAGATTCTAGCTAGGTTGCCTAGATTCTAGATTCTAATGTATTAGTAATGAAGCGTGGAGGAATTGCCATTGGCCTTATGCTCTTAGTAGCGGTTTTACTACTTGCAGCATTAGGACTTGTTCCATACTACAGAGACACTTTTGCCGATGTAACAACTGCAAGTCTAGTAAATGGACAGCTTTCTGCAAATCTCCCTGGAAAGGCGCAATTTACTGAATCCTGTGGCATGGTAAATGGTGTGAATATGGCATGTGCTGATAAATTGGTATGCAGCAATGGTAATTGTGTAAAGGATGTTGGTTCTGATTGTCAAAAAACATCGGATTGTGTCTATGGCTCTGTTTGCACAAATTTCACTGCAGGCTCGCGTACATTCAATCTCTGCTTACGTCCGCAGGCGGCTCCAGCGACGTCATAAATTTTAAGTACTAACGGTAGAATGGCATCTACAAGAAAACTAAAAGAGTTAGTAAAACTTGTTCAGAAAACCTATCGTTTAACGTATGAAGATGCATGCATTAAGATGGAAAAAGAAGCATCCTCTGAACAAAAAAAACAAATAGAAGAAACAATAACAAAAGGTCTTAAAGATAGAATACAAAAATATGGAATACAACGTGTTGAAGAAGAAATAAAAATGTTAAATGGATTTAATAAATTATTTAAGAAAAACAAAATAACAATGGACAAGCATATTAAGGCAGATATTAATGAATTTAATAGAACAAGAAAAACAAAAAAATCACAGAATAAAACACGTCGCCAGGTAATATGTAAATATATAAAAAAACAAGGAAGCTATATTAATCATTCTGAGCCCGCGACAATGTGAAGCTTGTGAATCTCAATGTGGATCCCCTTTTCGATGTAGAGGCGTGACAGTCCTGAGGGTGACTCAGGAACATCCACTTCATTGCAACCAGGATAGCCACCGCTTTCTTCTATCCACTTCAGCTCCTCCTCAATCGCTTCCTTATGCTTGGCCTTGACAACAGTAACGGCCTGGTTATATGTTCTATATGCAGCGAGATAGGGATCTCCGTTTTCTACGACTATATAGATGAACTCCATCTAAATTCTACTTTTACTAAGTGTAGAATTTAGATTTTAAAATATCAATTTTTTAAACCATCAAAGGATACATCTTTACTCCATCAGGGACCGCTTCCGTTGTGATAAAATCGCAAAAAGGCGCCTTGTAGATCTGTTCAGAAGGATCCGCGTTGTGTATATGCGCTGCAATATGCTTATAGAGATCAAAGTCAGGGAATCTTTCACTTCCATCGGAATTCATGAGAATATTCTTATCTTCATCATCCACCATCCATGTCCAGAGAATATTGTACAAGGAAGAAACACTTTCACGGATAACGAGTCCATCTTCTTCACTCAGAATCTTCTTCGATTCCGCCTCAGCGGGTCTCTGCGGAAAGATTGCTTCAAAAATACTTACAGACAGACGCGCTAAATCAAATGAAGGATTCGGTGCAACTACATCATGGGGGTGTGAAACAAGAGGCTTGAATGAATACTGGTCTCCAGCATCATTACCTACACGGAAATCGTCGCTCACAAACATCTTTCCATTAATTGTAAAAATGCTCCGACCAAAATCAATGAGGCGGAAGAGTTTTCCATACGTAGGAACCTTCCATACCTTTCCAGAGTTTGTACGATAGTAAAGAAATTCGATATCCGTTTCACTCCATACAATATTATTTGTATGGAGATCGTTATGTGTCATTCCTAAAACTGCCTGCATAACACAGCATGCAGAAATAACTTGAAATAGCCATGCCGACCAGACATCTTCAGGGAAGTTCAGAGAAAGAAGAGAATCCATTGTATTTTCATTTAATTCTGTAAAGATGAGCATCACAGGGAACTTAGGAATTTCAGCATAGACAGCATACTTATTATCAGAACTTATAGATGAATCATCATCTTCATCTTCAAAATCCTTACTTCCTAAAGAATCTGTATGCAAGCTTGCATTATCTACATCAAGATCATCTGTTTCTATTTCTTCTTCTGAATCATTGTTATCCTCAACTGCAGTAGTAGCATCTTCTTTTATAGAAGAACGGTCTAGAAGTTCATCCAGAATATCCTGATCAACAGCTGAACCTTCATCTTCAGTATTAACAACTTTTAACTTGAAAAGACCATTATCTGTTCCTTTCCAGAACCAGCGTGTTTCACGGTAGCTTTCAAAGTCATCATTGATATTGTACTTATATGTATCTGCCCGCGCGCAAAACCCGCCATAGAAATGATTAAAATGGGGTGTAATATTTGCATCTACAAGCCTAGAAAGTGAATAGGTTGCAAGAGTTTCTACATAGGCCTGATTCCACGGATCTTGGAGTTTATGCCAGGCGGATGTCCAACTCTTTGCGTGCCACGGAAGTCCAACTTCCTTTGGAAGACTATAGCCCCCATTCATCCAGCGTACAGGGTCAAGAAGGTGTGTAACTTTCATAAATGCAGCTACAGTCGTTTTTTCAGATGTGTTTGGATCACGGAGTACTAAACTGCACTTTCTATTGCCACCAGAGCAGTCAATAGAATCGATAAGTCTAGGAGTATCAAACCATGCAGATTCACTCTGAAATTTATTTATACGGAAAACTTGTGAAAGGGTTGGAAAGTATGTCTGGAGTTTGGAGTACCCATTGACGGCTTTTAATGAATCTGGAAACGGGGAAGAAATGAAACGAGGTGTTGGAACTTTCATCCCCCGGAGTTTATCGGTACTCATCTTCTTTTTGACATTAAGATTCCTATGTTTCGTGTAAAAGCGCGTAATAAAAAAATGGATACTAGCAGCAAAAATGGCAGCACAGGCAAACCTTGATGTGAATTTGAAGAAATTCGACATGAAGAGGATCCCCCAAGACGCCGTAGCCGTTTTTATTGGTCGCCGCCGCACAGGAAAATCGACTCTTGTTCGTGATCTGCTGTACCATCACCAGAATATGCCCCTTGGAACTGTTATCAGTGGAACGGAGGAGTCAAATTCATTCTACAGCAAAATGATCCCTCCTCTTTTTATCCACGGTGAGTACAATTCGCTGATTTTGAGCAATTACGTCAAACGCCAAAAGATGATTATGGCGAAAATTATGGCGGAGCAGGCTGCAGGTCAGATGACTTCTAAATATGATCCGCGGTCGTTTATGATTCTAGATGACTGTATGTACGACGACAGCTGGACACACGATAAGAATATTCGCTACCTTTTCATGAACGGTCGTTGGTTAAAGGTGTTCTTCTTGATTACTATGCAGTATCCGCTGGGTATTCAGCCTGCTCTGCGCACGAATGTTGATTTTGTCTTCATTCTCCGCGAACCTTATATGACAAATCGTAAGCGCATCTTTGATAACTATGGATCTGCTTTCCCGAATTTTGAGTTTTTCTGCCAGATTATGGACCAATGCACGCAGAATTACGAGTGTCTCGTGATTGATAATACAACGCAGAGCAATAAGTTAGAGGATATCATTTTCTGGTATAAGGCTGAAATGCACCCTGAACACTTTAGAATTGGCGCGCCTGAGTTTTGGGCCCATTCGGCTGCACATATGCGCGAGCGTGAAGAGTCTGGAAACACGTACAATCCTACTGCGCACCAGAGACTGAAGGGGCCACCGATTACGGTGAAGAAAATGTAACGGTATCCCGGTTCTTTCGTAATTGCTGCTGCTGAGCGCTCGTCCTTTGGAAGAGCTGTCGCTTAATTTCATAAAAAGGAAACTCGCCTGTAAAATATAATGGAGTTACCTTTTTCTCTTCCGTTTGACATGAGCACACTTCTCCTCGGATTCGCGCTCGTTGCGACTGTTATCTTCGCAGTTGGGGTCTATCGTTACTTCTTTATGGGGAAGACAGTCATTGGAAGCGACTGTAATCCGCAGATTGAGGGTGCATGCGGCGAAGGCGCAGTTTGCCACCCCGATGAGTCTGGCAAGAAAGGTGTCTGCTTTCCTACGGCCACTCCTGAGGCCATGGCTACAGCTCCTGTAGAAGAGGAACAGGCCCAGGAACAGCAGGAGGAAAATCAACCCCAAGAGTAGTAAATGGTACGTTCAATGAAAATGACCCCATTGGCCTATGTATTCGTCTCTTTTCTGGTCATCCTTGTATTGATCCCTGTAGTGCGTATCCTTTTCCCTGGTGTTCTCTATGATGGATTTGCCGATTTAAGCACATGCAATGGTGTTCTCTGTGAAGAGGGACAGTGGTGCCAGGATAATACATGCAAGTCGAAGACTTGGAAGGGCGAACAGGATCCGGTCGGTGCATCTTCGTAAATATAAAAGTTAAAAGTTATTACTTTTTCGTTTTATATATTTATTCCTTCTCCATCTTGCGCTGCATGGCAAGATCGGCAGGGCCACTGAACATAGAGTTATACTCATTTGCGGCAGCATTGCTGGGAGCAGGCTCCTCACCATCAACACGAGAAACACTGTGTGTAGGGCCGCTTCCACGCATGCGGTTGCGATTCTCGCGCATGAACATCTCGCGATTGTCCTCGTTCTCCTTGTACTTCTTCATGAGGTTGTTAAGCTGCTCCTCGGCATATTCCTGCTCATTCACCTCCGTCGGTGCAGGATCCCACGGGAGCCACTTTCCAACCTCTCCGAGGAAGATATTGTGAAGAGTATCAGCACGCTGGAGCTTCTTAGAACGAGCCTCCGCCTCTCCCCGAGAGCCATAGACACCGCGGATCTTGAGGCCACGGACCGTTGTGCGGAAATCATTCTTTGCAAAGAATGCCTCTTCTAGCTTTGTCTTGTTCTTGAAATTGAAGTCTTCATACTGCTCCTTGAGCTTGCTCTCACTCATCTCCTTCTGGTTTTCCTTGACGAAGTTCTGGAAAGTATCCATTGTCGTATCGATGCGGAAACGGGAGTTGCGGCAGAGTACTGCACAGCCACTGAGATCCTTCTTCTCGAACTCAAGTGCCTTCTCCTCGAGCTTATCGTTGAATGTATTCATTGTCGAAACGAGGTACTTCTCAAGATTCTGCACCCGCATGTTTAATTCATACTGTTCAAGGAACTTGGAAAAGTAGAAAACATCCTTGTCGGCAAGAACCTTCTCCGGACTCAAGAAACTGAGGAGGCAAAATTTCTGTCCCGGAACCTCAGGGTCTTCATTCAGGAAGTCCTCATTAGCAGCCATTCTATAAAGACGTAGTGTTGGATCTTTTTAAGTAATACGCAGTTTGGTATGAAAAGGGCGCGCTAAAAAATCTTTATACACAATATAGAATTCAATGGACTTCACTACGGAGATAATCAATCGTGCGATCAAGTATCTTATTGAGGGCCTTTTCGTCGCGATCGCGGCGGTCTTCATCCCGAAGAAGTCCCTGCCGGTCGAGGAGATCCTCACGCTCGGCGTTGTCGCGGCGGCGGTCTTCGCGATCCTCGACGTTGTCAGCCCCAGCATCGGCATGACGGCGCGCCAGGGTGCTGGCTTCGGTATCGGCGCGAACCTCGTTGGGTTCCCGATGCGCGCGTAAGTGCAAGTGCCAAGTGCAACTGCAGTAAATAAGTAATTTTATATATTTTATATTCTTGAATAATAATTTAAGAATATAAATTTAAGTACCAACTGTATGCAATTTACCGCTTCCGTGTAGTTCTCTTAGTACGTTTTGCATTTCCCTTGCGTTTCGTCCTGCGCCTTCCTCCACTTGTTCTATTAAATAGATCGTCTCGATCATCTCTTAGCCTTTGAAGTTCAGCTTCTTGTTGTTCTGTTTTATACGGTATAGCTCTAAGGCTTTCTATAGCTCTTTCAAGGTCACCTATTCTTCTAGCACTTAGTTGTAATGCTGCTGGAGGAGCTGGAGAAGTTGATACTGCACGAGATAAATTATTTTCGGTAAATCCTCTTATACGACGAAGTAAAGGATATTCTACTTTAAATTCTCCATTTATTGATGAATTATTTGATCCATTTCCTGATTCATTCGTTTCGTTTGTTGATGCAAGTTTTGATCCATCTTTGGAACCATCTTTGGATACAATTCTTGATTTTCCTTTAACAGGAGATGTGAATGCAGATGGTTGCCGAGATTCTTGTACAGAAGCAGGATCAGATACAATTTCTCCTCCTGGTGATCTGAAGAGTGATGTTGCAACACCTGAAGTAGGTTGTGATGCTCTTATAGGAGTTGATGTAACAGAAGAAAACTTATTAATTTTAGCAAGTTGAGCAGCAGCATTGTCAGGAACAACAGCAACAGGAGCAGCATCCCCAGGAACAGCTGCAGGAGCAGCATCCCCAGGAACATCAGCAGCAGGAGCAGCAACAGCAGCAGGAGCAGCAGCAACAGCAGGAGCAGGGCGAAAACGAGCCGCTTTAGCTAATTTTCTTGTTTTATTTGCATACGCGCGAGCAGCTTCGCGGCGCCGATTTGCATTACTTTCTCCTTTATTATTTCTAGCCTTACGTGTGAAACTAGGAACTTTCTTATCCTCTTCACCTATAATCTTCATTCGTTCATCCCACGTAAATTCAGGATCTTCACCTTTGAAATATCCACCACTATCATAATCTTTATATATATTAAAGTTATCTATAATATTCTCTACAGAATCAGTATCATAAAATTCTTTAAGATCCAAAGGTGAAGAAAAGATATGTTTATGAATATCAATTTCTTTTTTGTCACTGCCATTATATTCCTCTGCAGCCTCTTTTGCAGCCTTGACTAAACCTTCATAGTATTCATCATCTTCTAGATCCTCTTTTTGTAATTTATATATATCCGCTCGTTCTGTATAATCTATATAGCGATTTAGTGTCTGTTCTTTCTTCACATCAGGGTCGGTAGAAGGTTCATCTGTATCAACTGCAATATAGTGCTGTAAGAAATTATTCTTATTTGAATCTTCTACAGGAGAAAGATGCCATGCTCTACCCTGCTCATCACTGATACTCGTGACAGGGAAATCTGCAGTTTGGAATATAGCGTCCCTATTCAATAGAAGTGCAATCGATCTAATTTCATCTAAGAATTCACCCCTTTTCTCTGTATAATCTATGCGAGTATTTACATCTTTCCTAGCAAGTTCCTTAGGAGAAAAGATTGACTTCTTAGTTGAATCTTTCAACATATCATTTAATATAGATTCATCATAGTCGCATTTTTCTCCTAATACAAACTTTACAATATCCTTCTTTTGGTTCAATGAATATGTATGTTTAGTCTCTAAGAGAAACTTCCTAAATGCACCATTTCCTTTATTCAGAAACTCTTTGAGCTTCAAGAAAAAAGATAACCGTTTCTGTATTTCATTCTTTTCATTTGAAAAGACTTCCACTATATAGTTTTCTATTTCTTGACCACCACCTTGCATGTTATCTCTAGGTATATTAAATGTTTTTATAAATATTTCATATATATTTGTATAATTCTTTTTACTATTTTCTTTTCTTGCAGAAAATTGTCGATCTGTCTCATTAACAATAAGTTTTATACCATTCACTTTAGTATCTATATCAGGAATCCGAAACCCTGAAAGTAAACTACGTAATTTACCTTTTTCATTTGGCCTTATAGTATGTAATATATTTTTATATGTTTTTAATGTATTATCTCTATTAAATTCATCAAATGTACGATGTTTTGCAATGAATTTTAGATATTGTATTCCTTCAATAATATTTATATTAGAGAAATCTCTAACAACTAGATTATTATAATAATCTCTATATAAATTATCACTCCCTATTATTTTATTATATTGTACTCTCTTATTATTATTATTTGATGTATCAGGGGATCTTATTTTTGATATTGAAAAATCTAAATCACTTTGTAAATCATCTAGGGAATCGAGATTATTTATAAATCTACTATTATTAATATAATTAAATATATTATAAATTATAGTTTCAAAGTGGTCAAATGCATCATATCCAGTTATAGTACTTCTAATAATATCATCTAATTCAGTAAGGAGTTCTTCTTTTCTCATTTTAAGAGATTGTATCTTTGCAAATTGTTCAATATATTTAGCTTCTGCAGCAGAAACTTCTTCAGCTGTCAAAGGCTGTACTACTATATTTCCCATTAATTCATCTGGTATAAAACTAAGTAACCATGTAATATCTCCTATAGTTACTGTTAAATATGCAACTTGTCTTATTAATATAATAAGTGCAAGTAATATTCTATCATTTGTCAAGGTACCTACAAAAGCATTTCCTTCACCAGTAATAATATCTTGTAAAGATATTATATTACCATTCCAACGTGTATATCTAATAGTTGTATCAGCCTTTTCTAGAGGCTGGTTTCGATCTCCTTGCAGCTTCGATAAAGCATCGATTGCGGATGCTAAAGTAGCGCCACCATTTGCAATTGTTGTTTGCAATATTCTTCTACATACATTTGAAACTTCACTCATAATTCCCAAATCAGATATTACTTTTTCATATCCTCCAAAAGTATATGTAGCATCTACTTTATTTCCTTGAACTATTGTTGTCCTTACAGTTCCATTTGTAAATAAATATGATTTAATATCATCTGGATACCTTAAGTTTGTAAATGTAGAACCTACAGGCCTATTTAAATACTCTACAGTAACATGGTCCCCACCATTGATATTTACACCCTTTGTAGCAGAATCGCCCAATTGTGCAGGTGTATTATTAAATATATATAATTTATGAGCTTCATCATCATTACCGAGTGGATATTTCATAATATATCCTTCATTATTAGCAAATTCTCCATATGCACTCATACGTGCATTGCATGCATCTATTCCAAGAATTGTTGTAGTCTTTCCATGATTTACATACTTAAAACAACTTGGTAGATAATAAATTTCATTCTTGGTTCTATCTTTTATAGGAATTGCTCTAATTGAATAGCTAATATTACTGGCAACTCCTGTTAAATCAGTAGCTAGTCTTTCGAGATTACCATCAAAACTACCTAATATACTCCTTATATTATTATAGTTAAGACCTATTAACTCTAATACTTTATCTTCACTATTAAATAAATCAGGGCTCTCTAATAGCGATTCTACTCCATCTATTCCCCTATACAGTTTAAAATAGGGTGATTCAATAGTAAATTTACTATCTTTTGATTTAAAAATATTATCATTCAATAAAAGATCTAGAATACTTACCTTTTCAGTAGGGTCTTTAAATTTTTTAATAAGTTCTTTTCTATTTTTATCATAGTTCTTTTCTTTATGTTTTTTAGAACTATTTAATAAACTTGTTAAAGTATCTTTTCCTTTTCCTTTTGGTTTTTTTTCTTTCCCCTTTGCCCCACCTGATGCAATATAAGAAACAAACCTTTCTTCATAAATGGATAAATCTAAATCATGTTTTGTATCTGCAGTATTAATTGCAAATAATTTGGCTAAAGTGCTAGCCATCTCCTTACTGTTTATAATTAAATACTGCGGATAAATTGCCACGCGAGATCTTGACAAATCTTCTGCCAGATTTTATCCTGCACATACAGCTTATCGCGGTTTTTGAGAAGAGGGAAACTCGGTAAATACTCATCGAGTTCCAGGAGTTCGCAGAACTTGTACAAGACATAGGAATAGGAAAGGAAGTTACTGCGACCTTTAGGGCAATGCTTCTGGAAGGACGGCTGGATCTCCTTGAACATGTAGCGCAACTTCTCTTCGATTTCTCTTGACATTACAGGTGCATTTTGCCCATTGAGGCGATTCAAGATATGCGGAACGTGCTCGTAATATTTATTATAACCGAGTTTCCGTAGAATCTCTTTTATCTTATTCGGTTTTAGCATCTTATAATCAGAGATTCTCTCCTTCTGCAGCTCATCTACTATCTCATCATAGACGATCTTCGGAATTTCAGTACTTTCCTTTGCCTGGAACTGTGCAAGCCATTCATTAAAATGGTTAATGCGCTTATATGCATAATAGCTGACTTCGCGAGGCGGATCCTTGTAACTTGGCTTATCACTGTCGATTAAAACGAATTCCTGGTATCCACACTTTGGGCATGTAAAAAGCGCCTCATTTTGAGAAAATACCATTTCAGTCTGGCAGCCTTCGCACTCACCATAAGGGTCATTAAGAACCTCTGTCGTGCTGCGCGCATGCTCAGGATCAACCTTTTGCAAATAATTCTCTAAGATCTTGTCGCGGCGCAGTGTTTCTCCTTTTGGCGCAGTAGTAGGTGCAGGCACGTCGCCTGCTGCACTTTGCAAAGAACTCATGATATCTCCAGGCTTTGACTTGTAGGTCGTCGTTTTTAGAATACCTTCTGCACCTGAATTAATGCGATCTTGTACATCATAGTACTGATATAGAAGCTCGCCAGCATTCAAATAATAATCAAAGATCTCATTTCCATTTGCACGTTTTTCGATTTCTTTATTGAGTACCTTCATCTGTTGCTGTGTTTGCTCATATGCAATATCATCAGCGACAGTTCCAAGGCCATTTTCAAGCTCATCATATTTAGTTTGTAAATCCGCGACTTCTTCCTGACGTTCTTTCATCGACGCAAGTTGCACCTGATGCACTGTGTCGAGAGTTGTTCTCGATTCAGGATTACTTCTCTTTGTTGCTCGAATCTTAAAAAAAGCATCCTTTGTTTGCATGTTAATTAAGTTCTATAGGATTTCATGTGTGGTGTTTAGACCCCGCCAATAAATACTGGCAAAATTGAATTTCATTATTATTATTAAGTTAATAATGAAATTCACTAAAGAATTGTTGGATAGTATTATAAAAGAAGGGGGAGCAACTTTATTGGAATCATATACAAAATATAATCAACGCATGAGAGTTAAATTTAGATGTTCCTGTGGTGCTGAAACAAATAAGAGATTTGAGATGTTAAATCGTTATAGGTATCCATATTGCGACACATGTAGTTTGAAAATAAAAGAAAATAAACATGTTGAAACATGTATAAGAGAGTATGGTGTTATTAATACAGCACAATTACCAGAAATAAAAAAGAAAATAGTTGATGCTTACACTAAAAAATATGGCATGCATCCTAAAAAAACAGAAGAGGTTCAAAATAAATGGAAGGAAACATGTCTTAAACGATATGGGGGTCATCCCAATCAAAATGTAGATGTACAAGCAAAATCTGAGAAGTCTTCATTTGCATATAAAGATTATATGTTTCCTAGTGGCAATCTTGTTAGATTACAAGGATATGAAAATATAGCATTAGATGAACTTATTCAAAAATATGATGAAGAAGATATACATATAGGAAGATTACATGTTCCTAATATACCATATTACATCGATGATACTAAACATATATATTTCCCAGATATTTATATTAAATCTGAAAACAAGATAATTGAAGTAAAATCTGAATGGACAATTCAATTACATAGAGCAAATATTGAAGATAAAGCACATGCTACGATAGAAAATGGCTATAAATATGAAATTTGGATTTATAATGGAAAGGGAATAAAAATAGATATCATTAAGTTTTAAACAATTTAACCCCCGGCTCCCTAACTCTGAATTTGGGATTTCCTCCTGAACTTTGAAAGTTTCCTTTTTCCGCCATTCCGGCAGTTTTTCAAAATTTTTTCTGACTAACGGTTATAAACTATCATGACCGGAGGAGGCCTTATGCAACTTGTCGCCTATGGTGCCCAGGACGTTTACCTCACTGGCAATCCCCAGATCACCTTCTTTAAGGTCGTCTACCGCCGCCACACCAACTTCGCCATGGAGTCCATCGAGAACCCGTTCAACGGCTCTCCTGGCTTCGGCAAGCGTGTCACCTGCACAATCCAGCGCAACGGTGACTTAATCCACCGTATCTACCTCCAGGCCACGCTCCCCAAGGTCTCTCTCCAGACCACGGACGGCTCTGGTGCGCAGTTCCGCTGGCTCAACTGGGTTGGTCACAACCTTGTCAAGTCCGTCGAGCTCGAGATCGGCGGCCAGCGCATCGACAAGCACTACGGCCAGTGGATGCACATCTGGAATGAGCTCACGCAGGAGGCTGGCAAGCAGGCCGGCTACGCCAAGATGGTTGGCAACGTTCCCCAGCTCACCAACCTCCTCGTCCAGGGCGGTGAGGGCTGCGACGATGACTGCGCTGGCGGCGAGCCGAATGCCTCCCCTGAGGTGCTCAACTGCAGCCCTGAGTACACGCTGTACATCCCTCTGCAGTTCTGGTTCTGCCGCAACCCTGGTCTTGCGCTCCCGCTGATCGCGCTCCAGTACCACGAGGTCCGCATCAACCTCGAGTTCAACGACCTCCGCAACCTCTGCTGGGACATCTCCCCGCAGCTCACGAGCAACCTCCACACGATCCGCGACCGTGTCAATGGCCAGAACCTCGTCGCCGCGTCCCTCTATGTCGATTACATCTACCTCGACACGGATGAGCGCCGCAAGTTCGCCCAGGTCAGCCACGAGTACCTGATCGAGACCCTGCAGTTCACGGGCGGTGAGTCAATCACCTCCTCCAGCAACAAGCTCAAGCTGAACTTCAACCACCCGTGCAAGGAGCTTGTCTTCGTTGTCCAGCGCGACTCCTACGTCGCCTGCGACGATGCGACGGTCAACCCGTGGAAGGGTGCCCAGCCGTTCAACTTCAGCGACTGGTGGGACCGGTCAGTGCTCGAGTCTGGCTACTCCGTCACGCGCTTCGAGGGCATGGCGGGCAAGAACCCCGTTGTCACTGCGCTCCTCCAGCTCAACGGCCACGACCGGTTCCAGGTCCGCGAGGGACGCTACTTCAACGAGGTCCAGCCTTACCAGCACCACACCAACGTGCCGGCGGTTGGCATCAACGTGTATTCCTTCGCGCTCCAGCCTGAGCAGCACCAGCCCAGCGGCACGTGCAACTTATCACGCATTGATAACACCACGCTGCTCCTCACGGTCTCCAACAACGCGGTTGGCACCACGACATCCTCCACGGTATACATCTATGCGACGAACTACAACGTTCTCCGCGTGATGTCTGGCATGGGCGGACTTGCTTACTCAAACTAAGCGTGAAACCACCCAGTGGTTTCCGGCTTGTTGTGTTATTAATTGAATAATTTATAAAAAATGATTAACTAATTTAATTGATTAGATAATTATTTTAATTAGCAGTCCTTAAGCGCATCATACAGCTCAACGTACTCATCCTTATAACTCATCTCCTTCTTGATCTTTTTCATGATAGACTCCATAAGCTCAAGGAGATCCGCGCCCTTCACCACCTTTTGTGTCTGTGGCTTATTGACAAGAATAGGAAGCGCAGTTTGCTGCACTTGTGTAGCAACCACAGGAGCAACCACAGGAGCAACCACATGCACACCTGAACTAACAGGCGTCTCAACCGGTGCCAAGGGAAACACAGGAACAACAAGAGGAACAACAGGTTCAGGCTTCCTCTTTGCGGCGATCACCTCATTGAAGTATTTCCAAATCTCATCCGCCTTTTCCTTCTTAACTGCCTTGACCATCCGAGTAAAGTTCTTAGGGAGACTCTCGCCGTCAAACTGATTTTTATTCTCCTGGATCCCCATAACCCTATCCTGCGGATTATTTTGCATAGAGATCGGATTGAAAGAAACCTCGCACTGGATCAGCTTGATACCAAGCATTGCCTCACCATTTGCCCGCGCATTTGAGATATTCACTTCAGGGAAGTTAAATGTACCGATGACCATATTGTTCCTCACGAGCTTATTGAAAGCAAGATAGTTCTTCTTATCCTCTCCAAGATGAAGAGTGTTATAGCTATTTGTCTTATCAACAGCAGTTAGTAGTCGCGGATTCTCACTGTCAAAGATCTCAGGATCAACCCGCAGACCAACCTTTACAGTATAATCTCCCACGTGCTGGAATCCACGCAAATTCCGCGTAGCTTCCTTAGGATCAATAGTAAATCCCTTTCCAAAGGGGATGATTTCAAGTACATGGCCTTCCTTCCTCCATAGAAAGCGATCACCTTCTTCTCCAGAATGCTGCTCAATCTTTACTTCTGAAATGCCCTTATAATACTCATTCTCCTCTGCACCGAAATAGTTGTACATATCAAGTGTAAGAGTCTCTTCATTCTCATAGTGTTTATAGAGAAACCGAATCTTCTCGCGCCCAAATACAATTCCAATGCTATCGAGAGGATTACACTCCTCCTTCACGAAATTCCTAGAGATTACGTCGCGGAGAGAATCAGAATAGCGGAACTTAATTGTGGTCCCATGAGGAACACTACGCTCGGCAATGAACTCGTTCTTTTCATCTTCTGTCATCTCCATGCACTGCACCATCCCTGTATAGCGCCCTGTTGCATGAATTACACTCCAAGGAACAAGAATATGGAGAAATACACCATCAGGGCGCCGTGTAAAGAGGCTCACATCAGTCTTTCCACTCAGAATGTAGAGTGAAGGTTTTGCACCAATACCAGAGACGCCGCGACTCGAATCACCTGCATGATTCTCACGATGGAGGGCGAACATATTCTCAGCACCCTTTTCATCCATACCACGTCCTGTATCAATGAACTTGATCGACTCCCTCTGTACGGAGAAAAGCAGTGTCTTCGATGGAGAAGAAGGCATTGTATCCATTGAATCCAAAGTGTTTGCTACAAGTTCTAGCAAACACTTTGCAGGTGAATAGCCACGATGGCTAAATCCATTTACGTATCCGCGCTCATCAAACTCACCAATACTACGTGATGCCATTGTGCCTGGTTTAGGCGCGCCAAACCGTTTTCAAATTTTATGTCACGCAATACCAATGGACATACACTATTATTGTGTAGCATTACCCCAACGCGCAGAGAATGTTGCAAAGATAAGAGAAACACTCCCATCTTTAACAATGATTGAAGCATGTAATGGTGCTCTTTTTACTAAAGAATTCATTGATAAACTGAAAATGGATGGATTTTTACCGAGCGATGGGATTGATAAACATGTACTAGGGAGAAATATATCTGTTGGACAAGTTGCTTGTTTTATGAGTCATCAGCGCACTCTTCTAACGATTTTACAACAGGAAGAGCCCTATGCAGTTATTGTAGAAGACGATGTTGAACTCTGCCCTGGATTTGTCGAGAATGTAGAGAATGTTATTCGTTCAAAAGAACAGAGTGATTTTGATCTAATTCGTCTGCATGTTGTGGATAGCCAAAAAGTCCTTTTACCTGCAGATTTAAAAGGGATCATGCCAGTACCAAATGGTTTTTGGGGAACCGTTGCCTATCTTGTAAAAAAGAAAAATGTGCCAGCGATTCTTGCAGCACTCTTTCCTATGAATTCAACAATTGATATCCAGCTATCGTATAGTAATTTATCTCAATATGTCGTTGTAGGAATTCCCTTTATAAAGGAACAGAATATTCCTTCTTTTCTAAATACTGAAGCGAAAAGGTACATTAACGACTAAAGTAGAACACCTTGTATGCATCAAGTCCATTCTTGTAAATATACTGGAGCTGCCGCATAATGAATGAAATACTCGAACCATTCAAGCTATTACTGTCCCGCATATTATCACGTAGGGCAATCTCAAGCTTTGCAGGTGCTGCAAATGAGTAGCCGCCGCTGCCAGGATCGCGCCTGAAACAGCCCCAGAGATTCATAGTCTCAACTAGATCATATGCATCCTTCAGAAGAAACCGGTGACTATGATCCTTGATATAAGAGAAGTTTCCACTGCGAGGCTTCTTGTCCTTAACAAGACGATTGCGGAGATGATAGACCATTTTAGCTGCTATAGTGCAGATGAGGAGCGCGTTTCAATTTTTCGAGACGGCCGATACAGACGCCGCGACTGAATGGAATCTACCTCTCCAATTTCCTCATCTGTCATCCAGTTGATGCCCTTTCCAATGAAGGTTACCAGAGTAAAGAGTAGCCCAATCATCATTGTACTATAAAGACTCTGTGTATGAGTAATAATACTCATCATAAACTGGCAGAATGTACTATCCATAATCACTAGACTCTGTACAAATCCCATTACTCCCTGTGGCGCACAGAAACACATATAGAGATGCGTAGAGGAATATGCAAGAAACCCAACACCTACTGCAGTTACAAGAGTATATCCACCCATTCGGCTACACAGTGATGCCATTACATGAATATGCTGAAGGCAAACTGTCAAATTTATTAACGTCGTGACTTAAATTTAAGGAAGTCATTACTTCCTTAAATTTAATGTCCTACGACTAATTTGATGATACAATAAATTTAAGGAAAACTCAAAGAGTTTTCCTTAAATTTAAGTATCAACGTTACAAAGGCGGAGCTGAATCAGATTCCCAAATAAGTTCAATATGTGACCAACGATCTAATGCTAGCATATTCTGCACAGCAAGAAGACGCCGTTTAACAGGATCTTTATCGGTGAGGCGACGACTGAAATGTTTCCAGTACCACTCGAATTTCAAGCATTCTATTTTATCTACAAATCCAACACAGTGGCACATGCGTTTCCAAGCATGAGGGCCACGGTGGATAGCGACTGCCGTTGTTCGGCGCGCGCCTCCTTTTATTTCTGCATTATGTTGCCGCAGACGTCGATCTACATCAATGGTTGCGCCAACATAGGTTTGGATAGGTTCAGAGCAAGTAACGAGTAAATAACTTGCCCATGGAGCAGACATTCTATTACTGGTGAATAAATAACGTCTAAAGCGCCGCGTAAATAGAATGAAGATGGAAACGGATATATTTAAAACATTTCGCCAAGTCATTATCTGGGGATTTCCTCTTCATTCACACACACATTCCTATATACATGGCGCATGGGTAAAAACATTTAAACATTTAGGTATAACTGTACATTGGTTTCATGACAAAGAATATCCAACAAATTTCGACTATTCGAACTCTTGTTTTATTACAGAAGGGTGGGCCGATGAGAACATACCTGTGAATTCCTCTTCAACCTATTTTGTCCATATTGCAAAAAATCCAGCAAAGTATTTATCGAAAGGTGCTAGGTTAATTGAAATTAGATATAATGTATTGGAAATTTATGATTTCAATTATGATTATGTTCTTCCAAAGGATCCTATTTATATTAGCAGAGAGACACTCTATGAGCGTGTAGAAGATGATTCTGCAGTTGCATTTAGGCGCGACCGCAAACCAGCAAAAGCACCCTATGAAGTTGCATATATGATGTGGGCAACTGATCTTTTACCGCATGAATTTAATTATAATGATGCCGAAGCAGTTCATACAAATGAGATTTATTATATTGGATCCGTAGGAGAAAATCATCCTTTTCTAGAATTTGCACAGCATGCAAAGAAGGCGGGTCTGCAAGTAAGACATATTGATCCATGGAGCAAACCCGTTTCCTATGAAGAAAATATTATGCTTATGAAGCGATCCTATTGCACTCCTGATTTCAGGTCTGGCGGTGATAAGGATAAGGAGGAACTCTATGGAAAGATGAATGGTACAAATCATCTAGACATTGGATATATTCCTTGCCGTGTTTTCAAGGCCATAAGTTATGGCCAATCTGGGATTACAAATTCTAAGAGAGTGAAGGAGTTACTTGGCGAGCACGTGGAATATGCTGCAACTCCTGCAGATGTATTGCCTCTTGTTGAAAAGAGGAAATATGACAATGAGTGGAGGAAATCTGCAATGCGCCATGTGGCTGAAAACCATACATTTCTTCAACGGGCGAGAGATCTTGCACGTATTCTAAAAATGCGCTCTTGGACAACAACATTTGTCAGCGGACTCTATGATATTGGGCGCGAGGCGATTGATGGGCGCAGCATACGCGATTATACGAAATGGGCCGAACTTACACTGAAATCAATCAAGGACCCATTTGTGTTTTTCTTGGATAAAAGTCTTCGACTCAAAGATACTCTTCTAAAGATGCGCTCCCCAGTAGGGCCAATTCAGATTATTGAAACATCTCTTAATGAAATTCCGATGTCAAAATATTATGATCAGGTTAAACGAATTCTAGAACATCCTCCTCCCTTGAAGTATCCAAAAGATATTACAAATATTCTCCCATATTACGTACTTATACAATACAGCAAGTTTGGGTGGCTCGAAAAGACGATATCTGCAAATCTGTTTAAAACAACCCAGTTTTCTTGGATCGATGCAGGGTTTTCAAGATTCTATGATACAGAGAAAACCTATACATCTATAAAGGCAGAAACAGGGCAGTTCTATTGTAAAGTGAATGACAGAGAGAGTATAATTGCAGGCCTCAATCCTGAAACATACATCACTACGAATGAATGTATTCTGCAAGGTGGTCTATGGGTAATGTCACCAAATTCCTTTCCAACTGTGAAGAATGAAGTTATGCGTATTTGGGAAGTTGAGATGCTCTCTAAAGGACGCATTGATAATGAACAAATTGCACTCGCGCTTACTTGCAAAACGAATAGGTCAGTCTTTCAACTTGTTCCAGATATGTTTGCGAAGTTTTTTAGTGTAATATGTTAGATGGAAAGCGTTGTGAAGGATCTACCGAATCTTTCAGTCTATGAAAATCTGACCCATGTACCTCATTTTCTCACCGCTGCGCTTGTTGTCGTCAGCGGTGTTATCTTAATTGCGCGCTATTATCCCGAAAAGTTTGGTGGCGAGAGTTTGAACCAGTGGTATGATTCCTTTGGCCTCGAAGGTGTGACGGCGAATCTCTCACTTCTTGTTCTAGGCTTCATGATAACACAGTATCTCTATACGGTCTATGTGGAACCGATGGTAGGTGGGTGGAAGCCTGTGTATTTTGTACTTCTTTTCCTGGTGGTGCAGATCCTCCATGACATCATTTTCTACTATGCGGTTGTCAAGCCTCTACCGAAGGGGATGAATGATATGATTGATGTCTGCAAGAAATATGTGGATGAAAATGGTGTATCTGTGATTACGGCAAATTCGCTCGTTATCATTGTAGCGACAGGGATTACCTTTGCACTTGAATGCGCACCGATGGCTGTAGCGGTGGCAGTTGCTGCTCTTGCTGCGTATTCGGTTCCGTTTGGTATCAATACAAAAACCCAGGGTACATATAGATGGGTGTCACCCGAAGAAAAAGCCAAACAGGAAGAAAAGGTCAAAGAAAAGGTACAAGAAAAGAAAGAAATTACGCCTTGGGACCTCTTAAAACCGCAGGTGCAACAAAGGGGGGCGCAGTCGAGCAATTTGTTGGATTAAAGAATACATGTGGAAATGACTGTTTCATTAATTCGGCGATGCAGATGCTTTACCATTTAGATGGATTTCGCGAAAAGGTATTGGCGTTTGAAAATGGAACCCCAGGAACAAAGGCCCTCAAAACTATATTTCAGGAAATGCAGAAATCTGGAACTCCAGTTGTAGATATTCACACGGATGCGATGGCTAAAAGACTATGGAGAGGATGTCTGCGTATTGAGAATTTATCGAGACAAGAAGATGCCGCCGAGTTTATCAGTAATTGCGTAATGGAAAGGTCTAAAAACGAAGGTGCATCTTCTTTCATAAATAGTATCTTTTTTAAAGAACAATTGATAAAGCAGTGTATAATGCCAAATAAGACAACATATGGTAGAACAATAGTTGCAGGCGATAATGAGTATAAATCGGTCCTTGATTTAAAAGTTCCAGCAAAAAGTGTTGATACGCTATTTACAAATTACTTTAAAGAAAAGATACAAGAACGTGAGCTAAGAGGAGTGGAATATACAGTTGAAGAGCGTGAAGAGTATGTTCCTGGTATAGGTGAATATCCTGCGGAATATCCACCTAACGGAAAAAGAAAACGACCAACAACATTTTGTCGCGATAATGAAATTATTGAACATTATGCTCTTTCAGAAATAGGCGAATACCTATTAGTTAAACTTCCGAGATATACAGCACTTGGAGGAAAATATAGGGGTGTAATTAATTTAAATAAATCCTTAACAATCCCTGTAGGGGATAAAGAAGCTGTTCTTTCTCTTGAAGGATTTATTGTCCATATAGGTCCTAGCCCTGCAGGTGGCCATTATATATATTATGGAAAGTCTAATAGGAGCAATAATGAGTGGTACCTATTTAATGATTCTACTGTATCGTCTCTAACGTGTGACGATAGTCCTAGTGTAAAGTTTCTTCCAAAGGAAGTGAAACCAACAGGCTTTGTAGGTCGTTTGAGGGGTAAGGTATCTACTGTAACAGAACAACTAGAAGATAAAGTTACGAATGATCTAATAAATAAAAATGCAGTTCTTTTATCCTATAAAGTGGTAAATTATGCTGACCTCAATCAAACAAATATGGTTGTTGTCCCTGATACTTCTAAAAGATTAACTGTAAATAATGTTCAAAAATATTTTAATAATGTTAATCTTGATAAATCTAAACTTTTATCATTAGGGTATAGCTTAGAAAACATAAATAGAGAGTATTCAAAAAATAGAAATTATGATAAAGCACTGCAGAGGCTACAGAGTGCTGCAAATGCTGCAGTTGCTTCTCCTAGAGAAACTAGAAAAAAACAAATAGCAAAAAATGAAGCTGCTGCAAGGAATTTACAGAAAGAACAAAATGCGACCCTTGCGCAGAAATTACAGGAAGTAGAACAAAATGCTGATCTTGTAAGGGGATTACAAGAAAGACAGGATGCTTTAATTGCAGCTAAGCTACATCAGAAAGAAACAGACGCTGCCCTTGCAGCCGCGCTCGCCAAAGAATAAAAAATCATTATAGAATTTATAAAATTCATGGATGATTAATTTACGGACCAGCTTGAGTACGACCGAGCATGTATAAGCAAGTACCATCAGAAACAAAGGAAGCTGTATGTGTTGCTAAAGCTGCTATGCTTAGATCAGTTGTACCAAATTTTACAGTAGCTTCAGTATCTTCAAGAGTAATTGCTTGTGATGAATTATTATTAATAAAAATAATATATACTACCTGGCCAACTGCAAGATTAGAGGCAGATAGTGTAATGGTGCTGTTGTTATTACCTGAATGAGTTAATTTCCAAACCTGTCCAAGGGCAGCATTAATTGTATAGGAAGCAGTTGTTGTAAAGTTAAACTCAGTTAAAGTATTGCAGCGAACGACACCACTTGTGACAACGACATTGCCAGACGTAACCGTGACGTCGCCAGATGAGACCGTGAGCGACGGCGTTCCAGACGCGATGCCGCTGCCAACGATCGTCTCGCTGTTGCCCGTGATGGTGCCGAGGGTAAAGACAGGCGCGCCCTTATCGACCTCCGTATCACCGTTGGGATTAACACCACGCGGAACATAATCGGGCTTATCCGTATTGTAAATTGCAAAGATCTTCGAGTTCGGGTCAATGAATCCATTGAGGAAGCTGACGGAATCAAAGACACCTACCATGTATGTCTTTACACCTGAGTAGGGGCCGACACCGTTTGTCGTATCACCCGCCGTAATAATACCGCTCGGATACAGCTTCTTTCCATTCTCAACTAAAATGCGATTCGCGGGGCAGAGGTCCTGCGTTGTCGTAACAGGCGTAAGAGTACCTGCCTTCACATACGTGGTAGGGTTCATTGTTACCGTGTATGTAAAGAAGTCATTGTAGAAGGGCGCCGTTGAAATATAGCTGCGGCGGCTAGCATTCGGAACTTGACCTAAATTATTCGTGGCAACGGACATCTATACTTAGCAATTAGAAAATTTGAAGCCGCTGCCTAAATGCTTGTAAGGTTACCTAGAAGAATGACATCCTTTCTTCGTCTCATTGATCCGACGAAGCCGTGTGAGACATGTCCGCCGACTCAATTCACATTCCCTCTCGACCCTTTCCAGCAGCACGCGATTTCTGCAATCTCGAAGGATGAGAATGTCCTCGTGACTGCAAAGACTGGATCAGGGAAGACTCTTGTCGGTGAGTATCAGATCTACCACAGTCTCGCAAAGGGAAAGAAGGTCTTCTATACAACTCCTATTAAGTCTCTTTCCAACCAGAAGTTCCACGATCTGAAAAAGATGTGGCCTGGACGCGTGGGAATCATGACAGGCGATATTAAGTTCCAGCCAACTGCAGATATTGTCGTCATGACAACAGAGATTCTGCGCAATCTTCTCTTCAAGTATAATTCAACGACCCGTGAGCTCGGAATTACCGCGTCCCTTTCCCTTGATGATCTAGACGCGGTAATCTTCGACGAGGTCCATTATATCAACAATCGTGAGCGCGGCCGTGTGTGGGAGGAGACACTTATCCTCTTGCCGCCGCGTGTAAATCTCGTACTTCTGTCGGCGACGATTGAGGGACCAGAACTCTTTGCAAATTGGCTAGGCAATCTCAAGCAGAAGCCGATTCATCTCATTTCAACCCTGTACCGTATTGTTCCGCTCACTCATGCAGTTGTTGCCGGTCCAGAGCGTTTTATCACAATTATGAACTCAACCGATCACTTTGAAGCATCCCTCTACAATGCATGGCTGAAGGGGCTCAAGCAGGCGGAGGATGCACAGAAGGATCACAAGGTTGCAGTGCGGAATCGGCGTGCGGGCGGATATGAGGATCCTGTTGTCCATGGCGGAAAGATCATGTCTTTCACGCATCGGATGAATGAGCTTATCCAGTCACTCCATGAGAAGGAACTTCTTCCTGCACTCTTCTTCTCCTTCAGTCGCCGCGGATGTGAGAACATGGCGTCCAAGGTCCAGGCAACTCTTCTAACACCGAGTGAATCCGCCTCCGTAAAGAAGATCATGGAGTTCCACCTTCACAAGTACAAGGCAGTCTTCGAGACAACGAACCAGTATTTCGCGCTTGCGAGTCTTCTGGAACGCGGAATTGCATATCACCATAGCGGGGTCCTTCCACTCTTGAAGGAGATGATTGAGATTCTCTTTTCAAAGGGTCTTGTTAAGGTCCTCTTTGCGACGGAGACCTTCGCGGTTGGCATCAATATGCCAACAAAGACGGTTGTCTTCACGGGGTTCCAGAAGTATGACGAAGAGGTAAATGGCCTTCGCGTCTTGCATTCAGATGAATATATTCAGATGGCAGGGCGAGCGGGGCGCCGTGGAAAGGACAAGGAGGGTCTTGTTCTCTATCTTCCTGAGCGCGATCCGATTGGCCTCGATGAGATGAAGACGATGCTATCGGGTAATAAGGCAACGTTCGTATCGCGCATGAATTTCCACTATGACTTTATTCTGAAGACCCTCCAGAGCCAGAATACCACATGGATCTCTCTCATGGACCAGAGTTACTGGAAGCAGGGACAGATGCGCCTAATTTCTGGAGCAAGGAAGGAAATCACCGCTCTAGAAAACGATCTCGACGTCGATCCGAGCGTTATGCAGGCTCTTGAAGAGAAGGAGGAACTGGAGACTCTTGTGAAGACGAAGACAAACAAGGCAAAGAAGGATGCACAGCGGAAACTCACTGCCTGGAATGATGAACACAAGGGAACTCTTTGGGCTATACATGCACAGAAACTGAATAAGTGGAAGGAACAGCAGAAGCAAATGCAGGAGCTCCATGCATACATTGCTCAACTGGAAAAGAATGAAGTGACTGTTCTACCACTCTTTAATGCGCTCCGTGACCTCGGATATCTCAGTGACTTCACAGATCCGAAGGAGATTACGATCAATTCTCTGACGGATCTTGGAGTTCTAGCCACAGAGATCAATGAGGGACATCCTCTTCTAATGTCTCGTGCATTCCACACAAATGCATGCGCAGATCTTACAGGAGAAGAGATTGTGTGTTTTCTGGCTGCTTTCATGGGTGAGAGGGAGGAAGCAGCACAGCCTCTATCTGCACTCTCAATTCCAGCTACTGTAAAGACAACACTCTATACGCTCGAGAGTTCTGTGAATTCGTTTCTAGAGGTCGAGGATAAGTATCGTATTATGTCGCCTGTAGGATATTGGAACTTGAATAGTACATGGCTGGAGCCTGTATGGCGCTGGATTCAAGGAGAATCATCCACTGCAATTTGCAGTGACTATGGATTCTACGAGGGAAATTTCATCCGCGCCATGCTCAAGTGTGGAAATCTGCTGGAGGAATGGACAAATCTTGCAATCTATACAAAAAATGTGGAGATGCTTGCAAAGCTAGATGGACTCCAGACACGGATTGTTCGCGATATTGTCATTCCTGAGAGTCTGTATTTGAAACTATAACTTTCCTCTTCCAGTTTCTAGCGCCCATATTCACATAGTATTGAAGAATACACTTTTCTCCTGGCGTACGTTCATTTGGAACAGAGACCATGCGTTTCCAGAAAGGAACATAGAACTTTTTTGCATCCACACAGATTGCATCGAGAATCCCAGAAGGTCCATGCAGGCCGAGAAGAAAGAAGCGATCCCGCTCAAATCCTTTTCCAAGTGCGGTCAAGGATTTCTCGAGCAGCGCATAGTTTCTATCCCCAGAGATTCCTTTTAGAATTTCCTGATTTAGAACATCTGCAAAGCGGCGGATAGGGGACGATGCATGACAGTAAGCGGCTCGAGAGAGACCCCAATGTTCTAGAGATTCTGTACTTGAAACCGATCGATACACTGCCGCAGGATACGCAAGTTCTTTAGCTGGAAGACCAAGACGTTCGAGTGTTGCGAGTCGCTCAAGATCAGGTGCTGCATGTGCGCGAAGAAGTCCTTTTCCTTTCTGAACAAGTATCTTTGCAGCTTCTGTATTATAGAAGAGCATAAGTGCCTCAATCCATTTATGGCTATCGTCTGTTTTTTCCTTTAGCAAGAAGGAAGCAATTTCAGAGAGAACTCCAATAGGAATTTCAGTTGCCGAGTAACAGTTCTCATAAGTATAGGATGCAGTATTCGTTACGATTGTTTCTTTGAATTCAACACCAGAGATTTCTTTTCCATTCCACGTTGCGAAGAGTGTAAGTGCAAAGCGATCACTTCCAGGGATAAGAGAGAAGAGGCCTTCAGAGAGTTCGCGAGGAAAGAGCGGACGCACAGCATATCCGTCATCATAGAGTGTCTGGCCGATTTTTTCAGCCATGGAACACATTTCGGGATTAATGCGCATATATTCTGCAACATCAGAAATACTAATCGCGAGGCGATACAATGAACCTTCGCGCCATAGGCTCACGACATCATCAATATCGCGGCATCCTTCTGGATCAATATTAATAGTCGGATGATTAATTACTTCACGTGCTGAAAAGCTAGTTGGCCTCTTGAAATTTGCCATATATTTACTGCTCCAGTTCCACGGCGAATGTTGGATCTGAATGGCTTCGAGTTCAACAGGAATATGTCCTGCAGTTCCTAGAATCTTCTGGAGGCCGGCACGTGGGAATCCATCCTCCTCCCAGTTTTCAAAGACGGCAACTACGAGAATATTTATCCTCTCGGTCCCCTTATATCCTACGAGCATCGGCGGATATTTTTCATCATAGGGTGTGAAAAGACGCAGAGGAACCCCACGGCGACTAAATCCGTGGAGAACCTTTGATGTGAGTTCCAGGAGCCCAACAAGAGGAGGATGCTGCACTCTAGAAAGAAGAGAACATCCCTTTTCACTGAGTGTAACAGAATCTCCATGGAAGGCTTTACCCGCCTCCGAGGCAGCTTCAAATTCTTTCACACAGAGTCCCTTTTCATCTAGGACACGAAATTGCTTATAGTTTTTAGTTGTTAGCATTTTAGTGACAATCTAAAGGCTGCAACGATTTCAAATTTATTGTACCAGTAAGCGCGGATATTTGCAAAGTAAAGAATGCGCTACTCTAAACAAATGTCATTCGACGCAGTGATTCCCTGTGGCCCGAAGGATGAAGATATTATTCAGCGGTGTATCGAGGGCGCTCGTGCCAATATGATTGGCCTGCGATACATATTCGTGGTTGCCCAGAAAAAACTCGATCTTTCTGGGGCAGTTGTATTCGAGGAGTCTGTTTTCCCTTTCAAGCGTGACTATCTTCTACAGAAGCTAGGGTCCGATGATCATGCTTCACAGTGTATGCAGCAACTAGTGAAGCTCTATGCGCCTCTTCTAATTTCCAGTATTCTTGAAAATGTAGTTGTACTTGATGCGGATATGATTTTCTACAAGCGTGTAAAATTTCTTGAGCAGGGCCGATTTCTAATGGATAAAGTGATGATTCAGCAAACAGAATCACATTTTGTGCATATGAACTATCTCCATCCTACATTTAAGGCATGGAAGAAGATGACATCAGGATCTGTTTCACATGCACTCTTCAATCGCAAAGTCCTCATAGAAATTATGGATAAGGTTGAAGTTAAACACAATAAGTCATTTTGGGATGTCTATTCGGATAGAGCAGGTGGTTCAGAATACGAGATCTATTTTCATTATATAATGAATACATATCCAGCATTAGTTCGGATCCGCCCTCTCCGTTGGAACAATTTCGGCCAGAGGGCTTCACCGCCGCGCGGAGATTGGGATTGTGTTACCTACCATTGGCAGATTCAGAAGAAGCCTACTTTTCTATAGTTGAAATGCAGGATTATAGAAAATAGCAGCGCCATGCGAACGAAGACAGTCCTGAAAAGCGACATGCTCACATGTCTTTTCACCTCTGTACCTACAACACGGTTTCAAGATAGACACCTTTGCAAGCATTCCCACGTTAAATGCAGAGGAGACAGGAAATGGTTCTTTTAGAGATGTCATGAATGAGTTAATATTTGCAAGAAAATCATCTTTAATATTGATACCCTTTTCATGGTATGCAAAGATAATATTCCAACAATCTTCTTCTAGAAGACCAGGGATTCGAAGAGCCCATGCATCATAATATCCATATTTTACACTGTATGCAGTCATTACATCCCATCCTGTGTAACGAAAACAAGATTCAAACGATTCCTTTTTCACTTTTGGGCTGAAGACATCATCTAGATCGACCATGAAAAAATAGTTGAAGTCGCGTGGAACGGCATCAATCAGAAGATTGCGGATGTATGCAATTCGTTCAGTTCGGATCGGATAGTTCTTCCCAAGATTTGTTTCCTGGATGAGGCGGATATCGAGCTTGCTGGAAGCCATCCACTCGGAAAGAAGTTTCTTGGTTCCATCGGTCGATTCGTTTTCATAAAGGATAATTTTGGTTTTCTTGAACCAGGAAGAAATCGAGTTGAAGTTTTCAAAAATGGCTGGAAGAAATGGTTCGCAATTTCTACAGGCTCCTAGAATACAGATTGATGCATCTTGCATCTACAGTTGGTACTTAAATTTAATATACCAACAACATTATGATTTAATATAAGACATCCAATATTTAAGTGAAAGTATCTCAGGGTTATGCGGCGGAAGTTTCATATAGGCTTCTTTCATTGATTCAGGAGTAATCTCTGACCAGTCATTGACAATCCAGACCCGTAATGCATGATCTTCAAAAAGATGTGAGATACCGCTCCGTTTTACAATAGGAATGCAGCCAAGTGCGAGTGCTTCCCATGTTCTGTGGCAGTCGAGGCCATTTCCGTGTGGAGATGGAATAAATACATATTGACTCATTGCCTCCCATGTTTCATTACGAGTCATTGGATGTTTCTGATAATCAATAAGATCAGACGGTATTTTCTTGATTGCATCGTGACGATCCGATGCGTAGCGGGTTGTCATTTGAAACTGGAACATTCCGTAGCAGCGGAATTTTCTATTTTCGTTCCGTGTATATGTGTATAGAGTATTTTCCTGTGTAATTGGGTCTGCCATATATCCCCATTCATGTGGCCCTGTAGATAGTGTATGATAGTCGAGGCCAATGGGAATTGCGCGGAGTTTTTTAAAAGGTGCAACACAGTTCTGGCTATACCAGCAGAGTAGAAGAGGATGCACAAGGATAGACTGACAAATTATAGGATAATCACAGGGTATTGTTGCATCGGAGTCACCTGTTACAAGAACAAATGGTTCTGATAGATTTGGTAAAATAAAGAAATAAAAATGTTGAATCGCTGATGAACAGATATAGATCTGATTTCCTTTTGGTTGATAATTAACATTTTGAATACTTGATACTGGAAATGGAGAGTGTGATGTGCATGATTTTAGAATGCCTCGTGAGCTTACGAGGTAGGCATCCTCTTCACTCATTCTACAAACTATAGAGTAGTTACATTTACGCCACTTACGAGAAGATCTGCTAGTGACTGCTGCTCAGGCCGCTCGCCTGCAGGCTGCTCAGGCCGCTCACCTGCATCCCCAGAAGTACCCGTTGAGCCAAATCCGCCGCTACCACGTGCAGTCTCAGAGAGAGACTCAACAATGCGAACCTCTACAATATCGCCCATATCAGGTGCAACAATCTGGAAAAGGCGGATTCCTTCAAACGTCTGATCACCCAATGCCTCGCGACTCACCAGAGTAACAGGCGCCTTTAGAGTTCCACGATAGGTCTTATCAATGACTCCCTGAGAATTCGTCATCATGACACCAGACTTGTAAATACTAGAGCGTGGGCAGAGCCAGTAGTGACAGTCCTCTTCACCACCATCGGAACCTAGGCGAACAAGACGTGCAGAACAGCCAAGATCGAGAAGCTGTGCTGTCGTAACATAAGATGCAGAATAGGGCACGCAAACGTAAAGATCTACACCTGCATTTCCAGTGTCCCTCGTCTGGGGCATATCCTTGTAGTACTTAGCACCCTCAGCAGTAGGAAGAAGCTCGAGACGGTAAGGCATTTTCTTACTATTTGTACTAGGGGTCATGCCCGTCAAATTTACCGTTGTGACTTAAACCCAAATCCAGAATTAATCCATAATGAGCCAAATTACATTACCTGTAAGTCTTGGCGAAGCGCTTGATAAATTGACAATTCTTGAAATTAAGTTACTGCGAATCTCAGATAGCCGCCGTGAAGATTGTCAGAATGAGCATGATCTTCTTCTTTTACAACTTAAGCAGTATAAGGACCGATTTGAGCATTACTATAGGCTTCTCCTAAATATAAATACAACACTTTGGGATATTCAGGACAAGTTCCATGGCAAGGATATTTCTCCTGAGGAAGCGGCGGCAATTGCAAAATTAATTCTAGAAGAAAACGATCGCCGTTTCCGTGTGAAGCTTATGATCAATCGTGCATCAGAATCAAATCTGAAAGAGCAGAAGGGCTATAAACTAAAGAAGGTATTCTTCTATGGTCATTTAGGTCTGGGCGATATGTTTTGGATGAATGGCGCAGTGAGGTATTTGGCGACAGCATATGATGAAGTTGCCATTGTCTGTAAGAAGAAGAATGAGATAAATGTGCGGATGATGTATGCTGATCTTAAGAGCATCAATATCCTATTAATTGAACATGATGCTCAGATCCAACCTTTTGCAGCCTATAGACCCCATATTGAGAATGATGGCTATACAGTTCTAACATGCGGATTCCACAAGGAAGGCGGAAGGGTCTATGAGTTCCCTTTTTCTTTTTATGATGATTTGAAGTTGCCGCGTGAAGTGCGTCAGACTTATTTCCATGTTCCAACTTTTGTAGAGGCTGTAAAACTCTGGGAGGAGGTTTCTGCAGTTTCACCTCAATACGTAATACTCCACACACAGTCGTCAGTACAGACTCTCGACATTTGGAAGAATGCAGTTGTAAGAAATCCAAATATCCCTATTCTTGATATTAATAAGAACCAATATGAAGAAGGACATCCATTCTTTTCTATAGGACAAAAGGTATCAGGACAGCCGATGCTTTTTTATAAAACTCTTCTTGAACGGGCGAAGGAGATCTATTGTATCGAGAGCAGTATGTATTGTTTTGCATCTCATCTTGATCTTTCAAGAGTAGAAAAGAAATACTGTTATAGTGCATGTGATAACAGTGATATTCGGATAGGTGTGTTTGAGCCTGGGCCTTCAGCCTAGTGCGAGTGCCTGGGCCTTCAGCCTGGGCAGGAGTGCCTAAAGGGTGGTGGCCTAAATTTGAGTGTGTGGCCACTTAGAAAACACAAACTATAAAAGAAGAGAGGATGCCATCAGGACTTTCTCGCCCTAGTTCCGATATTGAACCTATTGCAGGTATTCAGTTCGGCATTTTCAGCCCAGAAGAGATCGAGAGGCGCTCAGTGGTTGAAATTACGAATGCAGGTACATATGATGGGAATGAACCCCGAATTGGAGGTCTCTTTGATCCTCGCATGGGTGTGCTCGATAATGGAAAGACGTGCCGCAGCTGTGGTCAGACAAATCATAATTGTCCGGGCCATTTTGGCCATTTCAAGCTGGCGCGCCCTGTATATTATATCCAGTTCTTCCCGCTGATCCTCAATACTCTCAGTTGTATCTGTATTCGCTGTTCAAAGCTTCTAGTGGATAGGGATCTTCATAAGAATATTGGAAAGCGGCGCGGCGAGGCACGTTGGCGCCAGATTCTCAATCTTTCTTCAAATATTGGTCGGTGTGGCCAGGAGACAGAAGATGGATGTGGTGCGAGGCAGCCCGATCGCTATGTCCGCGAGGGTATTGCGCGAATCGTCGCAGAGTGGGAAAACATCGAGGGACCTGCTGCCACTGCAGCTGGCGGTGCAACGAAGGAGCGACAGATTCTCGAAGTCGAGTATATTCTTCGCCTTTTCCGCCGTATTACAAACGAAGATGTTGATTTCCTTGGTCTGAATCGTTTCTGGTGTCGTCCTGACTGGATGATTTGCAATGTATTGGCGATTCCTCCTCCGCAGGTCCGTCCTTCTGTTATCCAGGATAACAACCAGCGCTCAGAAGATGACTTGACACACAAACTGTTCGATATCATCAATACGAACAATACGCTGCAGGACAAAATCAACAATAATGCTGCCAAGAACATTATCGACGAATACACGAACGTTCTCCAATATCATATTGCGACTCTAGTGGATAATCAGATTCCCGGTGTAGCGCCTTCTGCGCAGCGTTCAGGGCGACCTCTAAAGTCGATTCAGCAGCGTCTCGGTTCAAAGGAGGGTCGCATTCGCTACAATATTCAGGGCAAGCGTGTAGAGTTTTCTGCACGTTCTGTTATTACACCTGATCCGAATCTTTCTGTTGCGGAGATTGGTGTTCCCATGAAGATTGCAATGAATCTGACAGTTCCTGAGCGCGTGACCACGTACAATCGCGACCAGATGTACAAGCTCATTCAGAATGGCGCCGATACATTTCCTGGTGCAAAGACGATTGTTCGCCAGGATGGTCGCATGATCAGTCTGAAGCATGTGAATACGAAGGAAATTGTTCTTCATTATGGCGACACTGTCAATCGTCACCTCATGGACGGCGATATCATCCTTTTCAACCGCCAGCCGACTCTTCACCGCATGTCGATGATGGGTCACCGCGTTAAGGTTCTACCGTTCAACACGTTCCGTCTGAATGTATCCGTTACAAGTCCCTACAATGCAGATTTCGATGGTGACGAGATGAATGCGCATATCCCGCAGAGCCTCGAGGCATCCACGGAGTTGGCAGAGATTGCGGCGGTTCCTCATCAGATTGTAACTCCTCGCCACGCGAAGCCTGTGATTGGTGTAGTACAGGATAGTCTAGTTGGCTCCTGGCGTATTACGCGTGCAAAGGTCAGTTTCAATCGTCGTGAGTTCATGAACATGATGATGTGGAACAAGCGATTCGAGGGCATTGTTCCTGTGGGTGCAAAGGAGGGTGGTCGTTGGTCAGGTCAGCAGATCATTTCACAGCTTCTTCCACCGATCAATCTTGAGATGGGCAATAGTTTTCAGAAGGATGCAAAGACTGCAGAGGAGAAGCAGGAGAACTATGTTGTTATCCGCGAGGGCAAGATCGAGCAGGGTATTATCGACAAAGATATCTTTAGCAAGCCGAGCAAGGGTATTGTTCATATGATCTTCAAGGATTATGGCAGCAAGGACACCGTGAATTTCATCGATGCGATGCAGAATACTATTGAGCAGTTTCTTGTTTATAATGGATTCTCTGTGGGTATTTCGGATCTTGTAGCTGATGAAGAGACTCGCAAGGAGATGGACAAGGTTATCAAGGCGCGAAAGGCGGAGATTGAGAACATTCTCCTCCAGCTCCACTTGGATCTTTTCGACAACAATACTGGAAAGACAAATCAGCAGGAATTCGAGGACAAAGTTTATACTGAGCTGAACAAGGCGACGGAACTTTCAGGAAAGATTGGTTTGGCTTCTCTTGCAGATGATAACCGTCTGATTGCGATGATGCGCGCTGGTTCGAAGGGCAGCATTATTAATATTGCGCAGATGATGGTGTGTGTAGGGCAGCAGGCGCCTGAGGGTCGTCGTATTCCGTATGGCTTCACGGATCGCACGCTTCCGCACTACAAGAAGTACGATGACGGTGCAGAGGCGCGTGGATTCGTTGAGAGCAGCTTTATCCAGGGTCTAACACCTCAGGAGTTCTTCTTTCACGCGATGTCAGGTCGTGAAGGTCTGATTGATACAGCTGTTAAGTCTGTAACAGGCGATACGAAGATTGTACTCGTGGAGGATGGAGTTACGAAGTGTGTAGCAATCGGCGAGTGGATTGATGCGCATCTTGCTAGCCGATCCTCAGAAGTCGAACATTTCGCTGAGAGGAACATGGAACTTCTTCAACTGAAGGTACCTGCGTCTATTCCCACAACAGATGCAGATGGTACTGTCTCTTGGTCACCTCTAGTTGCAGTTACACGCCACGATCCTGGTGATCGCCTTTACCGTATTGAGACACTTGCTGGAAAGTCAGTTATCGTGACGGAATCACAGTCCCTGCTTATCTGGAATGGAAGTCAGTTTGAGAAGAAGTCTCTACCTGATGTCAAGCTAGGTGACTTTGTGCCGGTTACTGCGCATCTGGCAGCGCCTCCTTCCCTCACAACTGCAGTTCTTCTAAGCAAGTATCTTCCTAAGGATGAATTCTTATATGGAACAGACTTTGTGCATGCAACCTCTGCAATGAACAAGGCCATGGAAGGCCGCTCGCAAATTCCTCGTGGTTGGTGGGAGGAGAACAATGGAAAGGCATTTACCCTTCCTTATGATAGCAAGGCGCGCCTCCAGCGATGCCTAGTTCGCTCTAAGGTTGATAATATCACGCATGGATATGTCTATCCATTTACAACGAATCGCGAGCATACAGTGATCTCTGAGCTCTTTGAACTGAATAAGACGAATGGTATCTTCCTAGGTCTCTTCTTAGCCGAGGGCAATGTTGATATTAAGAGTGGATATGTGCAGATTACAAATAACAATGCTACAATCCGCGAGTTTGTAGTTGAGTGGTTTGACGATCGTGGAATCTCATCACATGAAGATGTGAAGCTAAACCATATTGGTGGTGTCTCCTCTTCAGTACGTGGATTCTCAACTGTTATTGCTCAATTCCTTACACGATTCGTAGGTCATGGTGCTTCAAACAAGCGCGTGCCTGCAGAGGCCTTCACGGCCCCTGAAGAGTTTATTGTAGGTCTTCTCAATGGTTACTTCTCTGGTGATGGCTCAGTGAGTGAAAACTCGATTGATGCAAGCTCAACATCTGAAGAGCTAATTGATGGAATCAGCATGCTATGCACTCGCCTTGGCATCTTTGGTAAGGTCTCGCATACGCAGGCCACATCAAACAATCTGGGCACAGAGGATATCAAAGCAACACATAGGCTAGCGATCCGTGCGCAGTGGGCATCACGTTTTGTAGAGAAAATCGATCTGCTTGACGAGGTGAAGGGAGAGAAGCTGAAGTCTCTTACAGCTTCAGATGCGCATCGCAACTTTGCGCAGCATCATGATGTAGTGCTTGATGAAATCACAGATATCGAGATTCTGGATGCAAAGGACTATCCTAAGGTCTATGATCTGACAGTTCCTAGCACCTTCAACTTCGCTCTTGCAAATGGTCTTCATGTTCGCGATACAGCCGATACAGGCTATATCCAGCGTCAGCTGGTGAAGGCGATGGAGGATCTTGTGATTGAGTTTGATGGAACGGTTCGCGATGCACGGAAGAATATTGTCCAGTTCTACTATGGCGAAGACGGTGTAAATTCTACGAAGATTGAGACACAGGGACTCGGTCTCGCAAAGCTCACCGACCAGGATATCATGACACAATACACACTATCAGGAATCGACATGACACCTGTGACTGGTTCTGCGGTACAGCCTGAGGAGGTCGCTGCACTTGAGGCGTATGCGCGCCAGATTCTAGAGGATCGCAAGATGCTCGTGGAGTCTGTCTATCGTTTCAAGCAGGATGCGAGCACCTTTTCGCCTGTAAATCTTGAACGTATTCTAACGAATATGTCGGCGAAGTTTCAGCTGAAGAAGAATGAGGTGACTGATTTGACGCCTATGTATGTGCTAACGGGCATCGAGAAGCTCATCAAGCGGACACAGGTACATCACAAGCTTTGGGCGGCAATGCTACGATCATACTTGGCGCCTCACAAGATCATCTTTAAGGAGCGTTTCACGAAGGCAGCATTTGATGCGACAATGGAGCTGATTGTTGTTCGTAATATGCAGGCCTGGTCTCAGCCTGGCGAACAGGTAGGAATTATTGCTGCACAGAGTATTGGTGAGCCTTCTACACAGATGACTCTGAATACGTTCCACTTGGCAGGTGTAGCAGCGAAGTCCAATGTGACCCGAGGTGTTCCACGTTTGAAGGAGCTTCTGAAGGTAACGAAGTCACCGAAGGCGATTTCACTGACTGTCTATCTGAAGCCTGAGTTCCGCGAGGATAAGGAGCGGGCGCGCGAGGTTGCGCAGGATCTTGAGCTGACGCTTCTAAAGGATGTGACAACGCGTGCTGCGATCTACTATGATCCGAAGGATAGTGAAACGGTACTTGAGGAGGATCGTGATCTGATCAACTTCTTCAGGGTATTTGAGGCTGCTGAGGCACCGCAAGAAGAGGAGGAAGAACAACCCAAGTGGAGTGCATGGATGTTGCGTCTTGAGCTTGATCGTGAGCGCCTCTTTGGAAAGAATATCAGCATGGAGGATATTGCGTTTGTTCTTCGCCAGAGGTTCGGTGGAGAGATCAATATGATCTACAGTGATTTCAACTCACCGCGTTTGATTATGCGCATGCGTCTTCCTCCTATTGTGGGTGCAGGCTTGGATGACTTGGCGAATCTGAAGAAGTTTGTAAATCGTATTCTGAATGGCGTGATTATCCGCGGAGTTCCTGGTATTAAGTCGATCAGTTTCCGCCAGGACAAGGACTATGTTGAGTACCAGGATGGTGCCTATAAGCAGGTTTCTCAGTATGTACTGGATACGGATGGCAGTAACTTCCAGGCGATCATGACACATCCTCTTGTTGATGGTCGTCGTCTTGTCAGCTCACACGTGCATGACATCTTTGAGAACCTTGGTGTTGAGGCGACACGTGCAGTGCTTCTGAATGAGATTTCAACGCTTCTGGAGGAGCCTGGTGTGAATTTCAGGCATCTAGGACTTCTCTGCGATGTGATGACGCGTGCGGGTCGTCTTATGTCGGCTGATCGCTATGGAATCAATAAGAATGACATTGGTCCTCTTGCAAAGGCAAGTTTCGAGGAGACAGAGAAGATTCTATTGAACGCCGCGGTGTTTGGAGAGATTGATCCTGTGACAGGTGTTTCGGCAAATATCATGACGGGCCAGGTGATTCGCGGCGGCACGGCATTCAGCCAGATTCTCTTGGATGAGTCTGCACTCTTGCGTCTGCAGAAGAATCTTGCACCGATTGATGACTATGAGGATGAGGAGGAAGGTCCGACGGATGAGCAGATTGAGAATGAGCTTTATGAGGACTCGAATGATATCTGTTCGAAGACAAATCTGCGGATGAATATTACGATGCCGACCTCTGCTGTGCTAGTTGAAGAGCCAGATGTGGAACTCGTTGTTCTAAGTGAGTAATGAGGTCTAAACCATAAAAGCGTATATACTCTATGGAATTGACTGAACAAAAACCCCCATGGAAAACACATGGAGATTTTTTTCAAAATAGCAGTAGTACAAATCGTCAAGCATCACTTTTCATTTTCAAATCTGAGTGGAATAATGATACAATTGACATAGAACTTCAGAAAGAGAAAGAATTAATTACACAATATGAAAAGCACCATATTTGGGAACTTGCAAAAAAGATGGCAAATCCTTATGAATGTATATATACACAGGACGACAACCATTTCCATCCGAGTCTTTGTATATTACGCCCTCTATCGCGTTCTTTTTATAAGATGATTGAAATGATGCATATTTTACAATTTTTCGAGAGACTTCCAAAGCAGACACAGAAACTTCGTTCTGCACATGTTGCAGAGGGTCCTGGAGGCTTTATTGAGGCATTTCTCGAACTTGCAGAAAAGAATAAAAAGTTCATTGAATCAGCTCATGCAATGACACTGAAACCGACGGACAACCATATCCCAGGATGGCGCCGAGCAACAACTTTTCTCCAGAGACACAAGGAGATTATTCTTGAGTATGGTGATGGGACAGGTGACATTTATAAGAAAGTCAATCAAGACATTTTTGTAAATGTTGCAAATAAGGTTCATCTTTTCACAGCAGATGGCGGATTTGATTTTTCCACAGATTATCAACATCAAGAAAAGAGTGTATATCACCTTTTAATCTGTTCCGCATTAATTGGACTACGTTGTCTGCATGTGGAGGGTTCTTTTATTCTCAAACTCTTTGATATTTATTCAGAGCACACACAGATTCTACTTTCATTAATTGGAAGATGTTTTAAGGAATGGATCTTATATAAGCCATCAACAAGTCGTCCATGTAATTCAGAGCGCTATCTTCTGTGCCGCGGATACCGCGGCCAAAACAAAGAGGTACTTTCTATGCTTACAAAGATGGAAGAAATGAGTAGTAAGGGCCATTATGCATCATCAGATACATATTTAATGGAAAAGGAGAGGGCCTATTTTTCTCAGAATAGTAATGATATAGTTCTCTTACAAAAAAATGCATTAGCGGAGGCAAGAGCATATATCTATGCACCGTCGAAGTGGAAGGAAGACTTTAATCAACACTTTAAAGTAAGTCATGAATGGTGTTCTAAGTTCCATATGCCAATGATGCAAAAAGCTCCTAGTTGTTCGTCTGTTCAAGCTGTGGTTTCACATATGACTGCACGAGCCGCTGGCCTACAATTACAGAAGCCTGATGCTGAGATAACTCTCCCTCACCCATCCGATCTAAAAGAGCAAGCATTGTCACAAGAGATTGTTTGTGATACGCTTCCGTCCCCATAACTGTTTCAAAGAGATTGGGATAGTCACGGGCAAATTCGGGAAGACGTTCCTTTACAGCGTCGGAAGAAAGACCTTCCGTCTTATATTTTTCGCAACGTGCAACCATTGCGCGGACGTAGATGGCCCTTTCTCTCGGGGAAAAATCAAGAGGGCGAGCGGCGGCGGCTGCAACTGTCTCTTGGTTGACTGTGTCCTGCATATTAGATTGAGCGTGGATATTTTATCGGATGAAAACCCGCGCTACCCTTAACGTCGTGACTTAATTTTAAGGAAGTCACTACTTCCTTAAAATTAATGTCCTACGACTAATTTGTTGGTACAATAAATTTAAGGAAAACTCAAAGAGTTTCCCTTAAATTTAAGTACCAACGTTAGAATGGATGAAGAAGATGAAAAGAGGGTTGATAAGTTTCGTGAAAAGATCAGTTATCTTAAAAATGTTACACTAAATGATATTTCTTTAAAGAGTCGTGATCCTGCTGTACTTAATACATTAAAGGAATCATTTAAGAATGTGTATATTTTACTATTGGATCTTTTACAAGAAAAGCGGAAACTATCAGAAATTCCTTTACAAAATATTAAAAATACATTTATATCGATACTAGATCCTCTGCCTCCAAAATATTTACGGGATACGATGGAAGAGGTTGCATATAAGGATCTTATTATGTTCTTTTTAACGATTGACCCTGATCGTATTGATGATCAGAAGCCGTCAAGTTCGCTTGAAAGTGTCACATTTGGCCAGCTATAAATTTAAGTACCAATTGTAGGAGATGAATACTAACGAGCATCATTTTGATAAATCATTACCCTTTGAGGCAGGTGTCGGTTGTCCGAAGAAGTATCAGAAGCGTGAAGCATATACAACACAGAAGGGAAAATATGTACCTGCACGTTGTATTAAAGCAGTAACGCGGAAAATGAAGCCTGCGTCGAGTAAGAAACTCGACTGTCCTCCTGGATTCATTGAGCGTTCGCAATATGTACGGAAATACACAACGGCAATTCGCAAGGAAGGGTATCTTGTTAAAAAGCCTTCCGGTAAAACGTATAAGGTCTATCCGAAGGAGTCAGGACAGTATGTTGGACCTAGTTGCATAAAGGATCGCGGATTAAAGGGCAAGGGTCCTCCAGATGGAAAGGGCATAGGACCTTTACGAAAGGGCGAATTAACCCGTTTTGGATATTCGACACAAATGCCTTCCGATATTCGCCAGGCGGCTCTTAAGAAAGCGATTTCAGAACTTGGAGCTCTAAATGTCTATCATAAGTTGGATGCAGTAGGAAAACTGGCTGTCCGTGTGGCCCCCGACGCGTCAAGAATCTTTATAGCGGATCGTGATTGGGTTCGTGCAAATTATCCTCTAAAGGCCCAATAATAAAAAAATCAATCCAAAGAAGAAATATGCGTACAACTGTCTTAATAATCGGGCTTGTTTTACTGCTTGTCGCCAACTTTCTTATGATGTATTCATCTCCGTTGGGTATGGTTGAGCGCTTTACAGATGCTTCAGGAAATGTAATGCCTATACCGATAGTTGATCCCTCTACAGTCGATACTTCTATGCTAACAGATGCTCAGAAGAAGCAATTAGCGGCTGCACAGGCGGGTGCCATGCAACAGGCGGGTGCCATGCAACAGGCGGGTGCCATGCAACAGGCGGGTGCCATGCAACAGGCAGCCGCAATGCAACCTGGATCCATGCTTATAAATCCTTCTGGATTAACTCCTATGCCTCCTACTAAATCCGTTGATGGCTTTACCAGCTACAACCTGTCGAGTGGGGCTGGTGCAAAGGATTCCTACCAGCCGATTGGATCCTTCGATGGAGTAAAGCTTTCTACGGGTAATGATTCATCATGGCGTTACACATCGCCGAATGTGCCGCTGCGCGGCCCGGCCTTTATTCCTGGCCCTGATTCCCTCTTTATCTTCAAGAACAACCAGGTAAAGCCTGAGTGCTGTGGTGCCTCCTTCAGCGGTGATGTAGGATGTGTTTGCACGACGAAGGAGCAGCGTGAGTATATCAATATGCGCGGAGGAAATCGCACGGGTGCTGGCTCAGACTTTTAGTTAATAAAAAATTAAGTTAATCTTTAGAAAGCTTTCCTTAATTTTATTGTATCAACGGTAGTGATGAGCATTTGTATTGCTGGCTTGGGCGCAGCAGGTCTTCTTCTTTTACATATGTGTCAGGAGGCAAATATTCCAGCACGCGATATTATTTGCATTGATCCATATTTTGACGGAGGAGATTTACAACGATCTTGGCGGTTTGTTGTATCGAATACGCCATGGTCAAAACTGCAGAAAGCGATGCAGGCTCTTCATCCAACATGGAAAGATCGTACAGACTATGATCCTGCAAAAACTACAGAGCTCTATGAAGTAATCCGTGTTATCCGTGATTCGATTCAGGCATATTTGCATAAGACACGCCTTATTCATGGAACCTTAAAATCTGCAAAGTATTCTGGAGGTTCATGGAAGATAGAGTGCGGTGATCTGTCAATCGAATCGAAGCTTCTTTTTCTTTGCACGGGATCGGAACCGCGACGGATGAAACTTCCGATTCCAGAAATTCCTCTTTCCATTGCGCTTCACAAAGATTCACTGAAAACACTTATACATTCTACAAATCATGTTATTGTTGTTGGAACAAAACACAGTGGTTGCCTTGTGCTCGAAAATCTGCGCATCTCTGGTTGTAGAGTCTCTGCATTCTACAACACAAAAGAGGCATTTTCATATGCTCGCGATGGTGACTGTGATGGTATTAAAGAAGATGCTGCTTCTATCGCAGATCAAATAAAAGAAGGAAAGCATCCTTTACTTGAACTGGTACAAATGACTGAGTTTGAGAAGACATCTCGTGCAATTCGTTCGGCGGATTGGATTATCTATTGTATAGGATTTGAGCGCGACGATACAATTCATATCTATAATGAAAATGAAAAAGTGGATCTATCAAAGTATGATTCAGAAACGGGGAAGATAGGACCTTCGGCATGGGGATTTGGAATTGGATTTCCTAATCGTTCTAAGTACGATAGTGTCCCGGGCAAAATATTATATGATGTGAGTGTTCTTGCCTTTACAGAACACATTTTAAATCAAAAGGATGAAATATTAAAGGTATATGGTGAAAAAGGTAATAACACAGCATTTTCTTAAATTTAAGTACTATCGTTAGAGATGAGCACTAGTACTGCAAATGCCTTTATACAAAATAATATTGTAAAACCTGTTAATTCGGCTATGAATACGATGGGCAATGCTATGAATGCTCCTATCACGGCAATGAATAAGGCGATGAATGCTCCTGCAAATTCCTTTTTTTCTGCACCTCCTGCCAGTGCCAATGCACCTGCTGCTTCCATTGGTAATAATGCTGCACTCAAGTCTTTAAATTCTGCGCTCGAGGCTACGAATAATGGAATGAATAAGGGATTTAACATGTTTAATCAAAATGTGAAGAAAAATGTTGAGTCTGTTGTTACAAATACGAATCTTGGCACCAATATGAATAAGGGCCCTAATGCGAATGCAAATAAGGGCTCTAATGCGAATGCGAATGCGAATGTATGGAACACGAATTCAGGAGATAAAAATTCAAACCTCTTTTCTTCTAATACAAATACGAATACGGTAACAAAAGATTCTGGAATATCATGGGGGTTGTTTTTTGGAATTCTAGTAGTCCTTATAATCATCTTTACAGTCTGTTTCGTATTCTTCTCAAAACAGATCATGGATGGATATGATTCTATACGCAAGCTTTTCATACCTACACCTCCGCCCCCGCCTCCGCCTACGCCTGAACAGCCTGCACCAAAAGAAAAAGAAAAAGGAAAGACTACAGCAAGCAGTATCCTAGAAAAGGTTCTTCCTCCTTCCTCTACACAGGTCTTCAATGTAAATAAGAATGACTACAATTTCTACGATGCTGAACCTCTCTGCAAGGCTCTAGGTGCTGAACTTGCAACATATGATCAGGTGAAAGATGCCTATTCAAAGGGCGCCGACTGGTGCAACTACGGATGGGTAAAGGGTCAGATGGCGGTCTATCCTACACAGAAGGGGACCTATGAGGATCTCCAGAAGGGTCCAGAGGATGAGCGTGGTGCGTGTGGAAAGCCTGGAGTGAATGGCGGCTATTTTGACAATCCTGAGATGAAGTTTGGCGTCAATTGCTACGGCCCGAAGCCAGTACAGAAGGCGCATGATCTTGAGCACTTGAGCAAAAACGGCAGAGTTCCGATGACAGCTGCCACTCTGAAGATCGACCAGCAGGTAAATAAGTTTAAGGCGCAAGCGGATACAATTGGTGTTCTCCCTTTTAACAAAAATGCATGGACAGAATAGAATGGCTACACTAGAAGCTAGATTAGCCGCGGCGAAGGAAAAGTTTTTACAGCTGCAGGCTGAAAAGGAGGAACAGGCACGAAAGGGACTCGAAAAGGCGCGCGAGGAAGCAAAAAAGTCTGGACTTTTTGCCAATATTGGTCGTTGGGCAAATACTGTTGATCTTGAAGAGAATAATAAAGTAGTAGTAAATGGACAAGTTGAAGCGAGGCTTGCTGTAGAGCTCGAAAAGGAGACAAAGAGGCGTATTGCTGCGGAGGAAGAGGCAAAGAAAGAACGAGCAATGTATGCTGCGATGAGAGAGAAGAGAATGGGGAAGCAGGCACCTTCTTTTACTCGTGCTGCTCCCGTAGCAACTGCTCCTTCTGCATTTGTGAAGCATGCTCCCCAGGCGCCTGCAGTCGAGGCGCGTGCGGCGGCTAAATTTCAGGATCAGGGAGAAAAGGAGGCGCAAGCAAAATATATCAGAGATCTACGAACACGGTATGGTGGTCTTTCTCAAGCAGAGAAGGATAAGCTAAAGGGAACCATGTGCCACAATCAGTGCAGAGGTAAGGATTGCTGGGCATGGGATGATGTTCCTAAGGCGAATAAGGTATGTCCTTTCTCTCACCAGGGCGAGACTTCATGGGATGAAAAGAAATGTAAGGAGAAGAATCTTAAAATGAGAGCTGGGGGTGGTACGCGCAAGAATCGTCGTTAAACGGGGTTGAAATAGCCCTGTGCAGCATCATGTAGATAAGGATCCGTATAACCAGTACGATTAGATGTAGTATTGTCATCTTCAGAGATGCCAAGTAGTTCATCCACCTCCTTTGTTGCAGAGGAGTTATCCAGATTCATCTGGCTCCAAACACACATACGAATCAGAACACGGTTCTTATAATGCTCTTCATCGATATCAACATATCCGCTGGAATTATCCCAGATCGTATCCCACGTATCATCGTCCATTAGAAAGAAGTAGTGATCAATATCCTCCTGGAAGTAGTCAGGATTGCTCGGAGGCACACGGCGCCGATGGCCGAAATAGATACACCGCGCAATATACTCGGACAACTTTACTTCTGAGCAGGAAACCGAATATCCCTTTGCCTTTAGCGTAGGAAGAATTGCATTTGTCACTAAACCCTCAATACACTTATAGCGAGGTAGGAAGAATCCAAGTTCAACTTCCAGCTCCTCATTGAGCCATGCAGACCAGTGTGTTGTGGCACGAATCGTCTGAAGAGAAAACATTCTACTTGTTGAAGCCTTTCAACGGCGGCGGGCGTTTCAATTTTTCGATTGCGGTGTTCCGCCAGGAGGGGGCGGCGGAGGTAGAGGTGGAACCGCGGCCTGTTTTTTCAAACATTTATTTACATTTACATCAGCGGCCCTTGCAGCCTTAATATGTTTTAAAATAGCGGGTGTTTCATCTACACCTCCTTTTTGAGCATAGTATCCGTGTAGAAGTTCAGTAAGCCGTGAAACACTCAAAGGCGTCGAATGTTTCTCTTCACTGACAACAAGACGTCCTCCTGCAATCTGGATAATTGCATTTTCCATATTCGAGGCCTGGAGTAACTTCAAAATACTTGCCTCATAGTCATCGCGTACTCTGCGTGAATTTGTAGTTTGTTTGGAAAGGCTTGATGCGAGATTATCATAATGCACCCAATTTCGCACGAGATTTGCAAGATCCTGTGTATTAATTTGTGGTGTCAGACTCATTCTATAGGGAGATGAAATACAAATTACGTGGCGACCACCGCGTTAAATTTAAGTCACGACGTTTATAGAAAGCCCCCCTTTCCGGAGTTGGAAGATAATAATACCGAGTGTAAGCATTACTGTCAATAGGAGCAAAACAAAAAGGACACATGTAAAAACAAGGTACGGGAATACACGTTCCATGACGTGGTTCAACAGGGGGTCAATAATACTGTCATGAAACTTCTTTTTAATTTCATCTTTGCTTACAAAGCGTATAAATTTCTCAACTAGTTCATTTTCTTTTCCCATCTTTCCTTTTCAATACACCTAAAGCATTCTCCGGTTTTCTACGCAGAATGGAGCCATCAATCACCTTTTCAATCCCCGTATGGCAAACAGCAAATAAGCAGCAGCACTACAATGTTACGATAGCCGCTGGGGGTGAATATGTGGTAGTATCACCTCCGCAGTACATTGATCTATCGGGCAGTAATGCAAACTATGAGACACCCGATGAGGATGTACCTTCATTTAATGAAGTAACGAAGAAGTTCATCACTGCACTTATTGAAAAGGATAAGCAGGCATCATGGTTTTCTACGAAGCTGAAGGAGGCCTCTGTATTACGTAAGTTAACGCATGTATGGGAAACAGCACGTCTAGATACAGCGGGTCATGAATCTGGGTGGTATTTGCTCAATTGGAAGCCAACTTCTCTAAAGATAAAGACTGATGGTTTTATCTTAGTTTGGTCGGTAGTACGGATCGAGGCAACAACTCCACAGATTTCTCCTCGTTTCCTACATCTTTCGGAGCCTCCTTCACCTGCACCAGAGAAAGAAAGCTCCCCGAGCAACACCATTCGGCAGATTACTCTCCAAGCGGGAGCGGCTACTTCCACTTCGGATGAATTGATGCAGGTCTATGATATCCCTTTTTCAAATGAGAATACGGCAGCAGTCTTTGAGGAACAAATACGGGATAAACAAGTTGTTCAGGAAGCTCGTCTTCGGCTGGCCCTTGCAAAGCTAAAGGCTGAGCGACTTGAACATAAATATTCAAAGAAATACGGTGAATATTTGGAGGATGAGGGAGATGAGGATGAAGATGAGGATGAGGAGGGAGAGGAAGAAATGTAGTGTTTCAGGAAAAATATAGACTATCACTAATACAGAAACAAGATGGTCTCTTCGTACACTCTTCAATCTGCGGGTATGATTGCTGCAATTGCACTCGTCGTTCTAGCGCTGTCTTATTTACAGCCTCGTCTTTTCCGCACGGAGGGTTTCAAGGCTACCATGGGAGGGGATTCCAATTATTCCCGCCAGGCGGGTGATCAGTCTGCGGGCGGTGATAAGCGCCAGGCCGCTGTTCGCTCTAATGAGCACAGCATGGGAGGTGACGACATGGCGGCTCAGGGCCCTGCTCAGTTCGGTAATGCGGAGTCTCCTGCGGGCTGCTACCCGCGTGACCAGCTGACGCCGTCTGAGTTACTCCCGAAGGATGGCAACAGTGTCTGGGCCGAGCAGAACCCGATGGGCACAGGCAGCCTCAAGGGCAAGAACTTCCTTTCCGCGGGCGCCCTCATTGGCGTAAATACGGTCGGCCAGAGCATGCGCAATGCAAATTACCAGCTCCGCTCAGAGCCGCAGAATCCGCAGGTCCCTGTGTCTGTTTTCAACAACAGCACAATTGAGCCTGACATGAACCGTCGCAGCTTCGAGGTCAATTAAATAGTTCTAGCATGATATAAATCAATTATAATGTTTATCACTGATAAATATTATAATTAGTAACGTCGTAGGACATTAAATTTAAGGAAAACTCTCTGAGTTTTTCTTAAATTTAAGTATCATCGTTAAAGAAGATGAGCGACTATAGTGACGCTATTTCAAATGCAATGCGACAAATGAAACATTTGTTTGGTGCTTCAAACTATGATTTAGTCGATGTAACTTCTTCAGTGGATGGAAAAGTCTATAAGGTACGCAATCTCCCTGATAAGCAAAGAGCTGCTGATCTTATGGCTGAGATCCGCCTGAGGATGAATAAATTAAAGATGCATTGTGAAAGTAAATTTCCTGATAAGCCTCAAGTAAAGCGACTCAGGAGAAACTTCAAAGCTGAACCGACACGTTTTTCTGAATCAACCCCTGATGAAGACTTTACAAGTTATAGTGTAAATAAAGGTGAATCAGTACATTTCTGTCTTCGTCAGAGAGAAAACGGCAACGAAGATATTATGGAATCAAATGTAATGACATTTGTTGCAATCCATGAGATGGCACACATGATAACAGAGACTATTGGTCATGGTCCTGATTTCTGGAATAATTTTGGTTGGCTATTACGTGAAGCAGAATCTATAGATATCTATCAGCCCCAGAATTTTAAAGCACATCCTGTTGCATACTGTGGAATGAAGATTACTGATGCGCCTACATATGATGCATCAAAAGATGCAGGTGATCTTTCTATTGGCAGTGTCACGAGATAACGCGGTCTTCACGTGATTACGCGTGTCACGTGATTACGCGGTCTTCACGTGATTACGCGTGTCTCGTGATTACGCGTGTCTCGCGAGTCTTTATTTAAATGTCACAATTAGTATGGCAGGAGAAAAACCTACGGCCATAGATGAAATTATAAAAATAATCAAAATTCCACAGAATTTAGGTTCTTTTTTCGAAGGAGATCCAACAAAGATCACTATACAGGTTCATAGAGGCTCAGACGTTGAACTAATTGAGATATCTAGACCCTTTCCTTTTTTCACGGTCTATGATTTGAAGCTATCTATTTTCAATCATTTTGAACGCCGTGTCTCAACTGCACCTGAATACCAGTTTCTAGCAATCAATCCACTACCCAAGTATTTTCGCCCTATTGATTACTTTTGGCAGAATCCTGCAACTCTAAAAGAAATTTCTCTTGTAAGCCCGATTGATACAGTAAATCTGAAAAAGCAGGCACTACAATTTGTAAATGAAAGTGGTGAAGCAACAAGTCTTGGATATTCGAGTCGTCAAAGGCTTCTCTATGAGACACTTATCAAAGTCCTTCCTGTTAAGAAAGAAGAATATCATCTTTTCTTCTATGAGGATCTGAAGAAATCCTATACAGAAATGACAGAACGTATATGGAATGGATTTCTTCATCCATATTTCCCTCTTCTATCCTACACAGAAACAGAGCCAGCAACTGCAGTTTTAAAAACGCGCCTTGAGCGGTATCTCCGCACACAGGAACTTACGCTTCGTCTAAATGAACTTCTCAAGGAAGAACTTTTACCAATTTCTCTTGGCGGCCTCAGATTTCTCCAATTTCAGTGGCTGAAGACAGCAGAAGAAGTACTTCCTCCAGTGGAAAGTGTATTCTATTCATCACCTGTTACGGAAAGTCGTCCTTATATGCGCCTTATCCCTACAAAAGGCACATCTGTTACAAAGTTGCATCTTCTACGTGACAAGAAACCTGATCTAGCGGATCCGAAACTTCTAAAACAATGGACACGCGAGCGGAACCCCACACCTGAAAATGATTTCGTCATGGCAAAGACAGTTATTCGCCCAATTGTAGCACAACAGAATCCTATCTATATGACATTGCGTCTCTATGAAAATGGTTCAGCAGATGCCACTATAATGCCACCAAAGGGTGTAAGAAAACTCGATCTAACAACAGATCTTGAAAACTTCAATGAGTATTTTAAACGGGGTATTCAAAACGTAACACTTCCTAAGCAGGTCAATCTACATACTGCATCTCTCATTTATGGAATTCATCTTCCTCCGAAATCATTGAGTTTTACAAGAAATACAATGAAACGGCGGCTGCCGATCTTTTCAGTCTTTTTCCAGGAAATATCACCTCTTCCAGGCGAGCAGCCTTTAGCGATGCTCCGTTACAAATGCGTTGATAATTTCTTAACAGAAGATCGTATCTTTACATATCTAACACTTCTTTCCACACGACAACTTGTCCAAGGCGAGTCACTCTATTCACGTCTAGCGACTGATGTGGCGGATCAGTTTCAAATTGATCTGGATGAAGCAACACGCTATGTTGCAAAATGGTACCAAGGGAAAGCCGAATTTCAGATGGTTTCATCGGAAACAAAGGAATATATGGAAGTCAATCAGTCAGGAATTGACATTGCTATTTTTGCCCAACACCCTTTCTACACTTTTCATATTCATAACGTAAATTCATCTAAAAATCTTCAACGTATATTGACATTAATATCATTACTTTTTTCAGTCTCAGATGAAAAGCTAAAAGTCTCAGAAAAGGCAGTTGCACAAGTAACTGCAGTTGTTCCTGTAGCAGCGCCTCCTGAAGAAGAGGAGGAAGAGGAAGAGGAAGTTGTAGGTGATCTTCCTGAAGATTCAATGTTTGCGCAATTTGCAGCGCTTGGAGATGAAGAGGAAGAGGATACAGTAAAGGAACTCGTAGAAAAAGATGCACGAGCTCCTGCTGAAGATCTTGGTGAAACACGTCCTCTTCCTATTGCCCCTGCAACAAGAGAAGAAAACGAGGAGTCCATCGTTACAACGGACACAGCAGCAACAGGAAAAGAAACAGGACTTGCAGATTTCTTTTTAATGAAGCTAAAGGAGGCAGATAAACGTCTTTTCGACTATACGAAAACACATCCTAGTCTCAAAAAATACGTATCGATGTGTGCAGCAAATGTGACACGGCAACCTGCGGTTGTTTCGCGTGAAAAGTTCGAAGAGATGCGTGATATAACATATAAACAAGATCTTGCCTCTGGGCGTATTTCATTTATTGTCTATCCAAAAGAAGATAAACTTCCTGAAAAAGCTGGGAAACGGGAAACATTCTTTTTTCTAAAATATGCAACGAATGAGGTAAAATATAATCAGAATTACTATGTCTGTTCTAAATATTTCTGTATTCGCGATGAAAAGGTGCTTTTAGAGGATGATTTCAAAGGTACTGTTCTACGTGAGCCGATTGAAGGAAGAACCACAAAAGTCCCAGATTCCTGTCCTTTTTGCGAGGGCAAACTCGTTGAAAATCGCCGCAATCCTGGTGCAAATGAGACAGTTATCAAGAGACAAGTTGCACCCAAAACGAAGGATAAATATGCGACCTATGTAGGATTTCTAGCAAAGACGCCGCATCCTGAGGGTTTCTATTTACCGTGTTGTTTCTTGAAACCGCAGACAATTTACACGACTGATAAATATTACAGTGTGATGAAACAAAAAGGCATTGATTTGATGCCAGGAAAAGGTCTCCAGCCTGTAAAGGAGATCGAAGCTGAGGCCACGGCCGAGGCAGAAGAAGATGAGGAGGAGGCCGCCGCAGCCGCTCCACGTACAATTGCAGAAAAGGCGATATCAGAGATGAAACCTATAAAAACAAAGCAACTCTATATGACAGCAGTGAAGCGCGTGATTACAAAATATATTGTAGGTTCTGAGAAGCTGCCACTCGAAATCGATGAAGATGAAGGTCCGCAGATTGGTCTTCTTCCTCCTATTCTTGACCAGTATTTCAAGCAGGGCATTGAGAATTTCATTAATCCGAAGACACCACACAAACTTAAGCCAGAATCAGAAGGATTTCTACGTGTAGGTGTTGAGAATCGTGTGAGATTCAAAGGCGACAGCTTTCTGGCAGCGATTGCGCCCTATTACAATGTGGAAAATGCAAAGCAGATGAAAGATCTCATATGGCAAAGTCTTCTAAATCAACCTGCACTCTTTTTCCAGTTGAATTATGGCAATTTTCTCATTGAATTCTATGATATAACTGAAGACCGCCCAACAGCGGCAGAGCTTCAGAGGTGGCTCGAAGGAACAGATACAAATCGCTGGGATCAGGCAATTCAGGTCCCCTCTTCAGATGAGTATGGTGCAATGTCGCGTTTCCAGATGAGTTTCATGAATTTCCACGCATGGCTTTATTCTGATACAACAATAAAGGAGTATCGTCAATTCGCTGGTCTTCTTGCACAGCCGAATCTTCTTCTACGTCCATCGGATGGCAGCAGTACAGATATTCCTGGTATTACATTTATTGTGATCAACATTACAGAAGAAGGGAAGATCGATATTAAGTGTCCTCCTTATGGATTCAACCCAGATACAATAGGCAACAACGACGTCGCATATCTTCTACACCATTATTCAGGAGTGTGGGAACCTATTTTCTATGTAAATGTAAAATCTACGTTGGAACCTGCAACCTTCTTTTTCCAGAAACGAGAAAAGACGAGTTTGTGGCCCGCAGTTGTGAAGCAGCGCGTGGCAGAATTCATGTCTGAATCAGGATGTTTTACACGCGGCAAACATTCCTATGCTTCACGCTGGGTTGCAAACCCTCAGAGAATGATACCTGCATCTGTCTTATATAAGTACTTCATTGGAAAGAAGATCGGCCTTGAGGGTATTCTGCGTGACGCCTACAATCACCTGGTAGGTCTTGTGTTCCAGCTACCAGGAAAACCGAATGCACTCATCCCTATTCCATGTGTGGATGATGGATATATTCTCCCTACAACAAAGATCTATCTTGATTGGCTCGATTTACAAACAGCAGAGGCGAGTGATATACTTGAATTCTATGATGAGTTTATAATAGAGCCATTCAAGATCTATGGCGACTACAGTGCTAGACAAGTCTGGTATCGTCGTGCATCACCACAGGATCCGAGCAAAGTCTGGATCCGAACGATTTTACTAAAGAATAATTTACTTGTGCCTGTGAATGTTGATTTCTTGAGGAATAAACCGACAGTACTTGATCCGAGAGGATTTATTTGGGCGAAAGGAAGTGTAGAGGCAAAGCAGAAAAATACGAATGAGATTGAATGGGAAATTAATAAGCGGATTGTGTTTGACCAGGATACAGATGAGGAAGAAGAAAATGATGCGATAAATAATTCATCGACGACAGAGATGACCGAACTATTTGAGCATTTCAGGATCACCTTTGCAAATTGGCTTGCAAAGAAAGAAGATTCTTCAACATTTCGCACAACTCTCAAAGGAATTATCTATGAAGAAACACCTCTCTATGAACGTAGAAAAAAGCTCCAAGTTCTTCTAGAATCGCAAGAAATTCTGAGTTGGATTTCCACGGAGGAGACAACAGGAAAAGCAAGTATCCAAAGAGTCGATTGTACAGAACAGGGCAAGGAACTTTGCAATGGACGTTGTGTTTGGTCCTCTACATCAGAAAAATGCCTTCTACATGCACCTGAGGAGACGCAAGTAGGCAAGACAAAAGTAAATACTTCACGTCTTCTGATGTACCGCCTAATTGAGGAACTCCTGCGCTTTTCAGAGAAGCGTCGAGAAATCTTAGAAAATGATATGAAATATATTGCAACAATTGATCATGTGATTATACAGGGTGACCAGAAGATTATACCTGAAAATACAGCAGCATGGTATGAATTACTACGCGGCGACTGGATTCAAACAGTGAAGGAGAAGCCGAGATATTTTGAAGAACTTTCACGGAAACAGACCATTGATCTAGCACCTGTCACGGAAGAAACGAAACTGCCTGTTACGTTAGAAACATACTTGAGCCCAGATGATCCGAAAGTCGCAACCTATCGCATTCTGTATGCACCGTTATCGTCTCTTCTTACACGCCTCAGCACCTTTGTAGAAACATCTGCAACGAGTCTAACAGAAGAACAGGTGCAGAAGTTGGCAATTAAAGTGAAATATCCAATTGCACAGATTGATGTGCGCAGTGATGCGGTGACTGCATACGCGTCGCAAGGAGAAAAGGATGAAGCATTTGTTCTTGTTCTAACAGAAAAGGGTCCAGGATTACTTGTAAAGGATCCGATGCGTGATGATTTACCAACCATGGCGCAACTTCCTGAAAAACTCCGCGAACTCTTTGCTGCGAATCCTATGAAAAAACTAGTCCCGCGAATTGCGGTTTCTAAGACACGGAAAAATAATAAAGGGCAAATGCAAACACAAAAAGTAAAACCGCGGATCATTAGTCGTCCAGCATCTCGCACTCAGGATGCGGAAGAATAACTTTCTGGCGACAACCGTCTTGAACCGCGCGCTTTCTGGCCTCTAACATAATTGCAACTTCATCGTCCATAAAATTCAGCCGCAGACGTCTATAATTCTTATTATTAGGATGTATAACAATTAAATACATATCATTGATTTTTAGACCATAATAGGTCTCCAAAAACCAGCGATATACATTGAGCTGTAGGCTATAATGCCAATAATTCGTATCATGAAGATAATTAAGAGGGTGTAGGGCGCGACCGCCAAATTCATTTGCAGTCTTAATTTCCTTGCTGCGTTTCCAATCATAGACAACGTATGAATTATCCGATTTGCGATAAAAAATCATATCAATTGATCCAGTTAATTTATATTCTTCTGACCACACTTCCCATTCTGTACGAAAAGGTACGAGATCATGACCGTGTTCATTCCAGAAATTCGTGAAATAGCGCCACTCAGGAGTCATTTTCATTTCGGGGCTAATAAGATGTTCAGCGCCATTTAGAAACTGTTCAATCGCAAGATGCATTGCAGTTCCCTGTGAGCTCGCAGCCGCCCCATTCGCATCCCATTCAGCCTTAATTTCCTTTGCAGTCTTTCCGTACCATTTACTCTCAGGCCACTTGGGCGATTTCATCATTTTGGTGATCGTCGAATCGGGATCAAAATGAGGAAAGAATTCATGCAGGAATTTTGTTACACTAATGTAACCTGCAGTCTTCCCCTTTACCGTATAAATGTGTGTAGGTTCGTCGAATTGAACATGCTTATCCCTCTCATGTTCATTTGTAAAGGCTAAACTCTGCCACTTTGCGGGCATTTCTAGTTATAAAGGTAAGAAGGCTTTACACCCCTCAGAGGGCAATGGCTTTACACCCCTCAGAGGGCAATAACGTTGGTACTTAAATTTAAGGAAAACTCTTTGAGTTTTCCTTAAATTTATTGTACCAACAAATTAGTCGTAGGACATTAATTTTAAGGAAGTAGTGACTTCCTTAAAATTAAGTCACGACGTTAGCTTTACATCCTCAGTTTCCCTGTTTCATTAAGATAGAGCACAACGAGGCCAGCCTTTGATGTAAAATCCAGGAAAGAATAGGATATATTGCGTGCAGAAGTATCAATCATATCTTTTCTATTTAGATACCATACAACTGGGTACAAAGACCACGTGACGAGTGTTAAGACAACGAGAGAATATCCTTTCGCGAATGTTAGAAGTTCATAGACAATGGGAAGGAAAGCAAAACAACCTACTGCAAACCAATTCCATGCATCCTTTTCATCCTTTGAGTTTGACGCGAGCCATCCAGCAAAGATCATAAGTTGGTTAAGTACAATTAATATACCCATTGTCACTAGAGGAATATTATTGAGTGAAAAGATGAGATAGAGCATGATAGGGGTTGTAAGAAACCATGCAAGATAATGTGCCCACTGTCCAGTTTTCTTTTCAACATCTTTTGTACCTGACATAAAAATATATTTGAGTGCGCTAATAGCGGGGATAGCAGTTACATAAGCTTGAACATCTCCACGTGAAATTAAATAAGCACTAAAAAGTCCCAAGAGTCCTGCATTGGTAGCCTGTATAGTTTTATCCATTTATATAAGGTTAGGAAATAAATCTGGATACCCATTCCTTAATGTTTTCAGAGTCTTGCCATGTCACATGAATATGCCATGACCACTTTGCAAGAGAAGGCTTATTCACAATAAATGTGATAACTAACAAAGATCCATTGAGTATAGTATGATTTAGAATTTTCATTCCATTACTAAGCCAAATAGGGGAATCAAAAGGCCTATCATCAATAAAGGCCTTCCAAGACTTATACTCAATAACATTTGTTGAGATTTCTGCAGATTGCATAAAATCCCACTTACACTTATACGTTGTAACATAAAGATCTGCCCAATTCTGAATTTGTTCTAAGTCTCCATCTGTCACCTGAATACGCCATTCCCATACCTCATAGGATGGCTTATGAATAGTAAAGTTGATTACTAAAAGATTACCTGCAAATATCTTATAGTCGCAAATATTCATACCACTATTGATCCAGCTTGGAGAATCAAATGCCCTATCGGCAATAAATGCCTTCCAGCTAGGGTATGTTATAGTTGTTGCAGACATTGTTACTGTTGCATACGCCCAGGGCAACACCGATTTCAATTTTATTAACGCGGAAAACTGTGCAAAGGTACTTAGTCTTAATAATTAGGATGCCTTGCAGTTGTATAGTTCCTGGGCCTAAATATCCAGAGAACCAAGAATGGGGGCCGTTTGTTTGGCGCATGTTACATAGTTTAGCTGAACGTGCAACAAAAGTAGTAACCCCTCTTTATCAAATAGATGAACGACACGCATGGATGAATATTCTAAATACGACAGGAACAATGCTCCCTTGCTCAGATTGTAGAGATCATTATAAACAATATCTCGAACGATTTCCTGTAAAGGATATTATGACACTTCCATATGCATCATTACGAGAATGGATACGGAGGTGGATATTTAATATCCATAATTCTGTAAATGTTCGTCTTGATAAACCTATTTTTTCATACAATGACTTAGACACAAGCTATGCAACATTTGATCCGATGAATTACAAGCTGTTTGATCTTGTAGAGAAACGTGCAATTCAGCAAGGAGGAGTAAATATTCTTGCATGGAATACTTGGACTAAACACTATAGAACACTTACGAGTGTCTATGGTATTTAAAAAATTGACGTTCATCCTTGCAAAAAAAGCAACCATGGATTCATTTGTATTATTCTCTACTTTGTGGATTGCGCAGTTGTTTCTAGTTTTGGGATATAACAATATTCTAGGAAGGAGGAATACAGAGATTAATGCACGGTTTGATAAGCTAGAGAGGGAGCAGTCGTATCTACGTAATAGGATTCATCATCTGATGATTTCTGAAGAGGAGGATATCTCTGCTGATGCTGATGCTGAAGAGGATCACGATGAGTAACCAGGAAACTTAGCTAATTCCATTAAGATACGTCCAATCTTATTTTCACCTTCAATTGAACCATCATCGCGACGGACACCACCAACATTACTTGTGCTGGCGCCTGGAGTGTAATACAGTAGAATCTTCCCTTGGTTACGAACAGCCTCTACGATTTTTCTTAGACGCGCGTCATTTTCCCAGCGGTACTTGACACCTGTTCGGAGAACTTCATCCTTTACAGTCGCCCACTTTCCACCGTCGAATTCCACTTTGTATTTTTTCATGGTAGGCGGCCGCAAGGCATTCTTAACATCCTTATTCTCCTGTTCAAGAAGTTCGAAGTCACGATCCTCGGATAGCTTCTTTGTCCCTTCACTTGTTTCTGCAAGGCGCTGCCGAATGTATTCCTGGTGGATACTTCCATCGCGACCAAAGAGTACCTTTGCCAGATTAGGATTATTTGTTGCCATCTTATATGTCATGCCAGCCATGTAGTGATCGAGTGTAGGATACTGAACACCATCATCTTCAATCGGGAACGGTGCTGAAGGTGCAAGCCAGCGCCCTGCACCCTTGTCATCGATCTTCAACTTGTCTTGAAGTGCAGCGCGACTATAGAACTGGAAGACTTCGCCAATTGCATATTTCGTTGATGGGGCGGCTGCAGTAGAAGCCGCGACGGGTACAGTGCGTACTGCTGCAGGGGGTGCATTAGCATTAGCGGCAGAGGCAGCAGCATTAGCGGCAGCAGGAAGGACACCTGTAGCAGGGACACCTGTAGCAGGGACACCTGTAGCAGGAAGAACACCTGTTGCAGCACCACTTGCCGCGGCAGCCGCCATATTGCGATTAAATGATGCAGCAGCGGCTGTAGCAGCGGCTCCAGGCGACAAAGGCGCCAACGACGCAGGCGCACCCACAATCCGCGGCCGCCTCTTGCCTGTGAGTGCAGCAACAGCAGAAGGAGGAGCTTCAAGCGCACCAGACATTTCCGCAGCCGCATTAGCGACCTCTTCAATCACAACAGTCTCGCGCTTCCTCTTGAAGACAAACCACCGATTCAGGAAAGAGAATTGCTTCACCGACGCAGTCATAGGAAATTTCTTTCCTGTCTTCTCATAAGTCGCCTCAAACATACTTGTGCTCTCAGTAAGACCAATCTCAGCCATCTCAGCAGCATCAAGAAGCTCGCATCCAATCGTTGCAAGTTTCTTCTTGAGGAGTTCGAACGGTACTAGATACTCACGATGAGATGTACCAATCGTAACAAATTCAACATCAACACCGAGGCCAAACCCATCATCATCATCAGGCAGATCATCCTCTTCATACTGCTTCGTGATCGTCCAAAGCAGTGAATTTCCATCCATGCCAGACTTGACACCACCCTTTAGAGTTGCCCGCATAAGATTAAAGACAGCATCACCGTCGAAGCAGCATCCGATGAAATATCCGCCAACCTTGAGGCCATCCGCCAAATTCCGCAGAAATCCGTCAAACGTCAGCTTATTCTCGAAGAAGTAATGCAAGGCAAACATAACAGAGACGCAATCCGCGCCATTCTTCAGCCGCCCAGCACCTTCCTTTTCAACAAACGGAGGCACGGGGCCACTAGGACGAACACGTCCCATAACAGAGCGGAGAATATCCTTCTCCTGTTCAGTTGCACCAGCAGTTCCATCAGCAAGAAGCTTACTACTATCGGCAATTGCAAAGATCATAGGAGGCAGATCCTTTGCATTTGAACGTGTATTCAGATACCTACTGTAAGCACCATCTGAAGGATCAGTGATATTATTACCAGCATTATCAACACCAAGAACAAAGCCCACCTTTGCACGACGCCACTTCTGAAGATCTGCAGCCTTTCCAACTGCAAGATCAAGAAGTGTCTTTCCACCACCATGGAGACCTGCAGCAAAGAGAATTGTCTCCTTGATGTATTTGTTGTGGAAATCGCGCAGACCGCGCACCTTTCCAATATCCTGTGAAGGTGCCTTGCGATCATAATAGCGCCGAGCAACACCTTCGCGCCCTTCTGTCTCTTTGCTCAGCGCCGACAGCTCTGCATCAGTCGGCTCATCTGCACCAGACCGAATCATACTCGTAGTAATCGGCTCATGGATACTATTCCATACACCCTCAGCAGTCTTATCAGAGTTCAATGTTCGTGTCAAGATTCCCTTTTGCAGACGCTCAGTCTTGTCCATGCGAACACGCAGAGGCTTCCAGCGCCATCCAGGAGACTCAGATGGATCATATGACATTTCTACAATGCTCTTAGTTTGGATAGGCTCCTCACTGTCTTCAGTAATAATATAGTCCTCACCTGTATCAGGATCAGCCTTTATTTCAAGATAGCAAATACTCGCCATTGTATCAGGAAATTCAACAGGATTAAAGGGAACAGGGCGATATTCACGGCCACCTTTACGCTGTGCAGTAGCAGCAGCGGTACCTTGGAGAATAGATTCACGAGGATTGTTAAAAGCGGGATCTGCACTGCTACCTACAAGGAGACGCAGTGTCTTATAGGTGACGGTTTCACCTGTTTCAGGCTTAATACCTACTGTGATGCGATCCTCCTTGGAATCGGTGAATTTCTCAACCTGTACAAGGAAGTCAATTGTATTGTCCTTTGAAGGCTTCCACTTAAATTGCTCTTTGAAAGCAGGCGACGTAGGAATTCCATGTTCATTCGGAGTAAAGATAAGACCATCCGTGTTATAGATTGTCTTCATATCAAGGATACGTGCAGCCGCCTGGAAGATAGCACTGTCGCCCTTTTCAGCAAAGAGGAAACTCTTCGTCGCCACCTGAATCCGCGTTGCAGCAGTAATACCAGGTGCAACCTTTGTATCAGTATTCCAGGTACTAATCCATCTCTTCATGCGATTATGACGTGTCTCATCGATTGCCGCACCTGCCTTATAGAATGGCAGCTTTGCAACATCATTCTTATCAACATCAATATAGATATCGAAAAGGAGTAGCTGGGAGACAGGCTTTGAATCGGCGGTCTTTGTTACCCATTCACCGTCAAGGAGTGAAAGGCGACAATTCGGATTGGTGAGGCCTGTCTTGTAAATAGTAAATCCCATATCGATCATGAACATCTCTCCAACCTTATCACAGAAGGCCATCACACGAAGCCCATCGGCCTTATCGGTTACATTGTAGCCGTCGCGGATGTTTGGAACACCTTCATCACGAACCTTTGCAAAGTTCTGAAATTCCATTGTAATGGGCGCAACACCGCGGAAACGATCAGAACCAACAAGATCCTTGTATGCACGCAATACGCGATCCTTTACATTTTTACGCATGATAAATGTATGCTTCTGGATACCGCGGAGGACTTCACCGATACCCTTAATGAGACGCTTCACAGCAATATCAGGAGTATCACCTTCAAGGCGCTTGAGTTCAACCTCAATCTCATAATAAGGTTCAGATGCCATGATATCCTGATCGCGGAAGAGGCGCTGCCACTTGTAGCTCTTATTTGCATATGTACCAGTTCCGCGTACAATAGACAAATCAATAACCATACCATGGCCCTCGGGTTCAAAACTCCAGCGACGAATCATGCGAAATGCCTTTTTCTGTGTGGCCCATGTATTAAAGACCTCCTTGACCTTTGCATCATCATTTGCAAGATCAATTTCTCGCCGCACCTTTACTCTCGTATCATAGTCACTAAGATCAATATTGGCCTCAGGAACAGTCCTGTCCTTAATCATGGCAACAAACGGCTTTCCAGCAAGAATATCATCTTGGCAGTAATTCTGGATAATGCCGAGCCCCTTGATTGCAAATCGCAAATGTTCAGGGAGCGTAATCGTGAGGCGATCCTCTTGGGGGAGCGGACTATATCCACGTGCCCTTAGTCTCTTTGCGACAGAGAGGAACGTTGTGACATCTACACGACCATCGATGCCAAATGTAGCCTCAAGTTCCTGTTCTGGACTTTCAAGCCACGCGGCAACTTTCTTTTTAAGGTTTTCGACTTCGGGTGCGAAAAGCTCCATTTCTATTCACTTATCTAGACTTCCCTTTGAGCCACCAACGCACTCAAATTTAGCTATCGCATCTAATGAAAATGTGTAAGTAGATGCGTAATCGTATCATAGCGGCCAAGAATATTGCACCAATCCTCCTTTTTGGGCTTCTCAACAGTTGGCTTGATATTTGCCGCCACGCAACGCGCCTTTACAGCGTCCAGCTTTAGATCAAGATCAGCTGGCCAGTGAAGTTTCCATCCTTCTTTCTCTCGATCCAGGATCCATGTACCGAGACCTTCGCCGAGAGACCTCTCACCCGGAAGATGGAAAATGCAGCGTGATCCAAGAGCAGTCGTCCAGACAGGAAGTTCCTTGCTCCAAGAACGAAAATCCTTCGGGAAGGGTAAAACTCTCTTGTGGATATCATCAAGAATCATTTTTTGGAATCCTAGAACAAAACAAAGAGCCTCGTCAAGTTCAGGAGTATCCTGTTGAGGAGAAACGGCTGCAGACTGCTGGGCGGAAAGTTGCTCGAGGATCTTCTTTCTCTGCCAACGGTGGCCACGACAATCCTCTTCAATTCTCTTTGCAAGTTCTACAATCTTCTCCATAAGAATCTGCTTGCGGAGTTTGAGAGTTCCAACACGATACAGTGGATCCGAGTGCCAGAGGTAGAAACTAACAGGACCGGGAGGATCGAGAGGAGTCACTACACAACCTCCAGGTCCATTGATTACCTGATAGTCATCACTAGTGTCACTGATTATACGAATCTCTATCGGAATTACTGATGTATTACGAGAGGGGTTCGTTTCTATCCATGACTGTACTGTTGCGAGCATTGACATCCTTAAATGAATAAGGTGTCAAATGTTTAGACCTGCCCGCCAAGTAATTCCTGTACTTTCCGTTCTTCCTCTTCACGAGCATTGAACTCATCACGATTTTTCTTGCAGAATTCCATATATTCCTTCATCTTCAAAAAAGTAACTGCAGAAAGTTTTGAAATATCGAAAAAAATGCCGTTGCTATTTTCACTATATTCTGACTTATCGGCTTTTAAGATATGAAAAATAGACTCCTGCTCCGACTTCACCAGCTTTTTCAGATCCTCTAGAAAATTTTTTCTTTCATCATACTCTTCAGCCGTAAGAGACATTCTAGTATGATTTATGCTATGTTAAATATAGCTTATTACGCGTTTATAGTATCACGGAGTTCCATGAGGAGCTTTCCTAGACGATTCTGCCCCTTGCGGGCCTTTCCAATTCCCCAATAAATATCCGTAGGGGAGGCTTCAACCAGTTCCTTGCCCTTCGTAGAAAGAAGAATCTGCTTCAATGCTTCGTTTTGCGTGAATTTAGCCTCCAGCGCCTTCTTCATGACCTCCTCGCGAACAGAATCCCAATCGGGGCGAATAGGATGCTCCTTTGAACTTCCTAGACTCTTTGCAGATTGGGGTGTCTTGATCTGGCGGATTGTCTCCTGGTATGCAGGATCAGTGGGAAACTTCATGGCCTGGAAATAGTGTTCAACAGAAGGCCATGTCTTTCCATCTAGACTAAAAGGGGCTGCATAGAAGTTACTGAGTTCCTTAAATTCAGGCTTCTTGCTGTAGAATTCAATGACATTTGGATTTGCTGGTGCCGTAACAGCTGCTGGTGCCACTGCGGCAGGTGCAACTGCAGCAGGGGCAACCTCTTCTTCTTCTGCTGCAGGTGCAGGTACAACCTCTTCCTCTTCTGCAACAGCATCAGTAACTGCCTCTTCCTCTTCTTCTACAGGTACAGGTGCAACCTCTTCCTTGATAAGTTCCTCCTCCTCTTCCTCTACAGCAACAACAGGCACACCTGAAACAAGGCTACGAAACAGACCAACACTCAGGATATAGGGATCATTGACTTGAAACCTAGACTTCTGAATCTCAACCTCAACTGTCTGCCCAATTTCAATCGCCTCGAACTCCTCATTTCCAATGTGCAGATCGCGCGGAAGAATAATATTAATTGCATCCTGGTAAGAAACATACATACCCATCTTATTCTTTCGCACAACAACTGCAGAAAGAACAGTACCTGCAGGCGGATTTAGCACCTTTCCTTCCGCCTGTAAATGAAAGACAACATCTCCAGTGAAGCGACCCTTTTCAATATATCCCATAGAACGAGAAAGTAACTTTAGAGTATCCTGAACAACAAATCCATGAGATGAACACTTATTTTCAAGACGAATACTCAGCTTTTCAAGAAGAAGACTATCAATATCAGTAATTTCCTTACGAAGGTCTCGTGGTGTCAAAGCAACACGCTCTTCAAATAATGCAGTGTGTTCCATGTTATAACACTCTTCTAATTAATAAAGTATCAATTTTAAACGGCCGCTGCAGCCGCTGCACCCTTCTTTGAACGGCTTGTTTTAGGCTTTTCAAGAAGAACCTGATGCCTACTCTTATATGCAGCAACAGGGCGGAAAAACCAATACTTTCCACCTACACGCATCAAATTCATCCAACGTAAAATAATATTTTTCAGACTACATGCGCGTGAGGCATTTTGGAATTTCCGCGGCCCTGTAAAATCCTCCATTGTAAGACCAAAGCGCGGCAGCCCAGCGTCTGCAAGAGAATTTCCAATTACAACTAAACTTTCCAGCGTATGAGAAATCTGTGTAATAATTTCGCAAGCACCGCCCTTCGGAGGAATCTTTCCAACAAAAGACGGTTTATCCGTTGTTTTAAAAATAAGAAATCCAGTTTTTAGATTCGGAACCAAGAAACCATAGATTTTTCCAACGGTATTTATATTTGCCTGCAGTTTATTGAGTGGATCTGTAGGATCCGTATCAAATACACGCGCAACAGCAACATCACATGCAGCCGCACCGCACTGGTACCGCAAAATACCTGTCTGTGCATCAACAAATCGAAAGACTTCACGGCCACCCTTCGACATATAGTATTCAGCCGCAATACTCTTTTCACTCGTGACTAGTTGAGCCTGTTCCTTCGGCCGAAGGAATTCATCCCACACAAGACCAAGAAGAACATCTGCAAGATGGCCGCGCCATGTTTCATTTCCACGCATAAACTCGTAGAGCCATAGAATTCCAAAGAGATGCTGAATTTCCTTAGAAAGTTCTGCTGGATTTGTATAGCGAATTTTGAGTACTTCTTGGACGTTGCCTGGAATATCACTGATATCCTCTCCAGAACGAATTCGCTCAGACCATTCAAGGATAGCAGGCCATATAGACCCACCTGCTTGAATAACTTCCGTCCGTTTCACAACTTCCATGGGAGGTTCAAAGAGATCACGTTTGACAGGAAAACTCTGAACACGGAGAGCAAGGGGAATATTCTGATCAATGAGTGCATCAGGCTGAAATAGATAATATCCGTTTCGATACACAATATATCCTTCCTGTCGTCCGAGAGTAATGCGGAATGCCTGGTTGCCAACAACCTCTGCAAGAAGAGACTTCAGAGCAATCCGAGGAATAGAACTAAACATCTTTTCAATATCATCGAGGCGAAACATAGGCTGCTCATTCTCTTCAAATAGACGACGAATTGCCTTCTTTAGAGAGGCCTCATGCCACCGCGCACTAAACTCATCATAGGTTGAAATATCTGTCTCTTCTTCTAAACCCACAGGCTTTTTACACTCATAGGAGCAATTTTCAATCCAGTCACAGATTGCAGTATAGGGTGCATCATTGATAGAGACCATATGTGATTTTCCATGTGCATCAATATGGTTCTGTTCATCAAGAGATAGTTCTTCATCATCATCAGGAATAACAATTGCGTCAATATTCAGATTGCAGTCAAGCGCATATTCTTTGAGAACACGTGTAACATTTCCCATTTGCTGCGCCTTTGCAAGTGCATTTCTATACATATAAAGATCGGCAGTTTCAGTTTCTCCATTCTCAAATGCATTGACTAGAAGATGTATTGTTGTATTTCTCTTTTCAGGAGGCAGCAGTGAATGCGAACATGTGCGGACACCACGCCCAAGAACCTGTTCCATCTTATTCAAGTGAAACCAACTATCGAACACATAGATTTCACGAACGAACCGCAAGTCAATACCTTCTGATGCAACCTGAGATCCAACAATCACCTTTACATCACGGCCAAGCTTATTTTTTTCATTACGTGCAGCTGCAACCATTGCACCATTATTCGGTGAAATATTCGCTTTGCCTGTGAGCAGAATATATTTTGCAGGTGAAAAGATGTGTCCTGTTCCCTTATGCACCTTTTCTTTCTTATCACAGAATGCACACTGTCTTCCTCCTTCTACCTGAATTCCATCACGGAGGAGTGAGTCACGTCCAACAGGTGTATATCCATTTGCCTCTAAAGCAAGAACAAGAGGAAGAGCTCCAGATTTAATAAAACGGCTATAGATAAAGATAACACCTTCCGTTGTTTTTATCCGATCGATCACAAATTTCGCCTTAGGAGATGCAACACCAATGGTTTCTGCAGTGAGCCATGTAGGCGGGCCAATACGAGAAGAGTACTGTGTTGCAACACCTAGACTATGTTCCTCGAAACATCCATCAAACCCAACATCACCTTTACGTGCAGCATCCTCTGTTCCTGGGAAGAGCCAATTTCCAGTCTGCACCATTGTATCGATCGAAGCAACCGCAACACCACCGCGCCGAACAGATTCCTCTGAAATTCTCATATAGGTCTCGAGACTCTCATCACTAAAGGTCACAGGGACAAGAGGAAGACGCACCATATGATTTTTCTGCCTTTCAGAAATCTCGACACCAGTAGGAGAAAAATTCGGCCATACTTCGAGTTTCGGTGTCTCAAATGGCTGGAGACGAATAGGGAATGAAAGAGGATTTTCACCGCGCATGAAACTCACATAGGCGGCGGCGGCATGTCCTAGGATCTCTTTTCCATTCGGCTTGAATGTCCCATTCACTTCAAAAATATCACGTTCTTTTATCCTGATACGCTTATCATTGATGAGCAGAAGATTCAAAATAAAAATAATCTCCCTGTAACTATTGTACATAGGCGTCGCTGTAAGAAGAACAAGTTTCATCCCACGAACAACTTTGAGAACTTCAAGAAGTGACGGTGTAAGTCTCTTTCCAGCGCTTGCATCATCTAACTCTTCGTCGCCACCAGCAATATCAACATTATCATCTGCGGTTTCTCCAGGAATATCACGTAAATTGTGAGCCTCGTCAATAATCACCATATGTCCCTCAAATGCACGGCGAAGTTCAGCAGGAATACGATCATCAGGGGCACGTTTCCGAATTGTCTCAATATAGCGTGCAAATTGTATATAACCCATAAATTCATAGCGTGTATTGATAAATGCGCGAATCCGAGATGCAATTACACCCTTTTCACGCTCGAATTCAGTTCCAGTGCGTTTTAGATAGAAATTACCAGTACATCCTTTCTGAATATTAGGTGTATTCTCATCTTCTGACATAATAAGATTATCAATGTCGAAAATAGTCCGCCGAAAGTTCGGCTGAATATTTGGTGGTGCAACAATAATGACTTTTTTAGTAGGATAAATATTGAGATAACTCTCTGCGATGGAAATTGCAGCGCATGTTTTACCGACACCTACACCATGATAGAGAAGCGCACTGTTATAGGGGCTCTGTGCAGAAAGAAAACGACTCACGAATCTCTGAACAGGAGAAAGTTCGAATTCATTACTGGGATCACAGAGATCAATTCCTTTCTTCTGGAGCGCCTTCATTGACTCCTGACGATTTTCAGAAAACTCCAACTTTCGGAATAGTTTCTCATGGAACCGCGGATCGTCGAGTGAAGGATAGAGACCATAGCGACTTTCAATCAGATCTGAGAATCCTTGACCTTCTGCATCTTCTTCATCGCCGCCGCCTTTTTGCGTAGCACTAGGGCGACTGGAAGCAACCGAAGAAAACGTAGGAAACAAAGGAGGATTCAGAATTTTTGTTATATAGTGAAAAAGAGCAGGACTTTCTTGAATATCCCATAACCGTTTGAGATCTTCACGACCGAATTTTTCAAATTGCTCCATATTCACTCCTCTTTACTTGTGAGACTTAAAATTAAAGGACAATAATTACGTAATAGACTACTTGCCTTTAGAAGAATCTCACGCTTTTCAACATTATCTGCACGTATCATTCGGAGTGCATCATCTAGAGAAAACCAACCAATATTCCCAACTTCACGCATCATCATTGTATTTTTCGTATCAACCTTAATATCTTCTGATCCAGGCGCATATGCAATAAAATACTTATGACAATAATGAATATTATTTGTTCCAAAGAATGATTCTTGAATTGGCTGTAAGTTGCGAATAGGGATAATATCTGCATCGGTCAGACCTGTTTCTTCTTTTACTTCACGCAGCGCACACTGGAACTCAGATTCACGTTGATCCCGCCGACCTTTAGGAAATCCCCATTCAGGCGTTTCCCATGTGCATGGAATTGTCTTAAGAAGACCTTCCAGACTAATCTTCTCGCCTGAGCCTTCATAAAGATAGCCATTGCGTAATCCATCGAACTTTGTACGACTTACTTCCTTTTCAGAACGATATGCTTGTCCTTGTTGGTCTGTTGTGATCCCCCAGAGACCTGTCCAGAGTTCATCAAAGGATAGATTTGTAAGTTTATCTCTTTCCTTTTGCGTAATAGACGCCAATTGATGCCGTATATAATCGATTTCCTGGAGCTTATATTTCCCACGCATGATTTCAACAAAACCAAGACTATCACGACGCTGGATAAGAAGATATTGGATTGATTGTCCTTTCTGTTCAAGTCCATTCACACAGACCGATGATTTAGTAAGCTGTGCAGCTTGGTTCCAACCATCTTTTACACGAAAGATGATCATCCCAAAACTGGTAACTGGGGCAAGACATTGGCGAAATGAATGGCCAAAAATCCCACAATTTGTACATGTAACTTTGCTTTTTATTTGATTATACATATAATCACCCTACAGTTTGGTTGTACCTTTTGTTTAGACCTTGGCATAACGTCGTGACTTAAATTTAAGGAAGTCACTACTTCCTTAAAATTAATGTCAGCGGCACCGCAGGTGCTGCTGCTGAGCGCTCGTCCAAAGGACGAGCTGTCCAACGACTAATTTGTTGATACATTAAATTTAAGGAAACTCAAAGAGTTTCCTTAAATTTAAGTATCAACTGTAACCCATCTTGGCGTCCAAGATACAAAAACAAAACAGTAGAATAGGAGAGAGATGAAGTTAAAAATGCCCCCTCAAGTCTGGGGACCCTTTTTCTGGCATACAATACATATTACTGCCTTAGGATATCCCGAAAAACCCAATTATTCACAGAAGAAAGCAGCAAAGGAATTTTACGAGAGTCTTGCTTTCCTACTCCCGTGTAGTGTATGCAAAGAACATTATGCCCAGAATTTAGCCATTAAACCTATCACGCCTTTTCTCGATAGACGACAGGATTTACTCAAATGGACGATTGACCTCCATAATAGTGTAAATGCATCACTTAAGAAACCCGCAATGAGTGAGTCTGATGTCATTGACTATTATAAACGTCTAGGATCTCGTGGCCGCTCGCCTGTATGGACAGTTACAGATTTCGCGGAGGCTGATATGAGAGCTCGGATTCAGGGCATCGGCATAGGTGCAGGGGTCACCGTTGTTGCACTGGGGCTTTTATGGATGACGACAAAAGCAGAAAAATAACTGGTAATGTTAGGGAATGGCAATCCATAGCAAACGCGGACAGACCCGCAAAGCAAAACCAGTGAATCCAGAAATCTTCGAAGGTCTTCATATTCCAAAGGGTACAACAAAGGAGCCGAAAGTAAAGGTGAAGATCATAACTCTTGAACCGAAGATGACCGATGAAGAAATAAAAAACAGGGAAGGAAGCTACTTTACAGAAAAAGACGTCGATGAGATTATTGACTATGACTGTGATGTCTATGTAAAAGATGAAACAGGTGAAAAGGTGCTTCTTGCAAAGTTTCGTAGAAATGTTATCGATAAAGATCTAATACGGCAGGGCTGGGAGGCATTTTACAATACAGCAGCCACAAGCCGCAATCGTGGAGCCGCTGCTGGGCCGATTGACGTAAATGGGATCTACTGGAGCAAGCGGAAACCGACAGACATTACAAAGTGGTCGGCGAGATATTACCAGGACGGCAAACTGAGCAAAATGCGCGTGAATAATCTAGTGTTCAGTTCAGTTCTCGGATATTATGAGCAGACACCATTCATGGGTCTTCCGTGCCGCTTGACATCCTATACACAACGGTATTTCAAAGAATATAAGAAGGGCATGGCTTTTATCGAGAAAATTTCCGAACTTTTCAAGAAACTTGTCCCTGAACCCTTTAAGAAACAGTACAAGCAAACAAGTTCAAAGAGTTTCTACCAGATTGGAAATACAGCCTTTTCATCGGTAACAGTCAATCGCAATTTCCGCACGGCGCTGCACTGTGATGCAGGTGACTTCCGTGAAGGCTTTGGAAATTTATCTGTTATTGAGCGCGGCTACTACCATGGAGGAAATACACTTTTCCCGCAATACAAGGTCGGATTCAATGTAAGAACAGGTGATTTCATTGCAATGGATGTACATAAGTGGCACTGCAATACGGAGATGGTAGAAACAGCGGAGGATAAAGAAAAGAATAAGAAACTTCCACGTATTCACCGTGATGATGAAACTACGGGTAGTCAAGGTGCAGAAAAACCCTTTACACGGATTTCATTTGTATGCTATCTCCGCGAAAAGTTACTTGGATGTAATGAGGCAGAAACAAAGAAATATTACAAAAAGATTCACTTTGACCCTGAGAATGGACCTATAAAAGGAACACGAAAAATGAAGCGGTAATCTAAATTTAAGTACTAACGTTAGAATGCTACAGAGTAGAACACAAAGTCTTCTTGCAAAAAGAAAAGCCCTCAATGCGGCAAGCGCACCTGCTGTAGGAAAGATTACTCCACTTCAACCCAAGATTGCACCCACTGCAGCTCCTCCTGTGGAGGCTGCAGCCGCTGCAGCTATTTCTGCTGCGGCGGTAGGAAGCACTGCTCCTCTTACACTTCTTGGAAATATAATTGGATTCTTTTTCTATACAAGTGCAACCCTCTTTGTTATTTTTCTTATTTTAGTCTTTATCCACTTTACAATTGCGCCTGTATTTCAGACAGATCAGGGTGGATTTATTCCAATTGGAAATATTTCAACTATCCAAGCGTATCAGAAAGCCCCTGCAGCCCCAACCGAATCAGTGGATACAACTATGACTAGTTATGATTTTACATTGCAGACATCAGTTCTAATCTCAAGTAAATATAGTTCAACAGTTGCACCTCGTGTTCTATTCTATAGAAACGATTCTGTAGTTACTCTTCCTGCCTCTGCAAAGGTAAATGATTTACCGACTCTATTTAATAAAACAAATCTACTTGCATATATCAATAATCAGAATAATAGTTTGAATGTCATTATCTATACACTTGATAACAATGGAACGTATATTGCAAATACAGTCCCTCCAATTGATACAGTTCCTGTAGGAACTCCTTTTAATCTTACAATTGTTTTCCAGCAACACTTTATGGAGATCTATATTGATGGAAAACTACAAGCAACAAAAACATTCACAGGGATACCGATGGACTGTAAAAAGAAATTATTTGGCCCCCCTGAATCAGTAAAGGATTTAGTACAAATAGGAAAGTTATCTTTTACACCTCTTATATTGACAGCAACGCAAATACGTAATGCGGTTGTTCCTGTTGGGGCTGATTTTTTTAAAACTAGTTGATGCAACATCTTAATTTTATCTGTAATCTCTAGATGGACTGGTGGATATATGCAATTATAATACTTGTCACTGTCACATTAATAGTTGTCGGTGTCGTTTATTTTTTCTATCCACAACTTTTGTCGAAATCGCTTTCAACATCGGCAACAGGACCCTATGATTTATCAACAAGTCACAGTATCCTTTCTTCTGACATTTCAGAAAAATTTTCGACAAATACGAGTATTACAGTACAGGGATTATTTTTCGTGAGCCCTTTACAGCGTACGGCATCAGCAATTGTATGTGGAAGACCTGGAAATCCATCATGTGACGATGGAAGGTTTCACACATGTAAATGTGATCTAAGCAATAACTGTAGCCGATGCACGCGTACTGGATATACCCCGCTTATCCAAATTGCGGATATATTTTCAGTTGAACTTCTCTCTGCACCTGATGCGGGTCGCCAAGGAAAAGTCATGGCCCAACTTGCGATTAAGACACAGACAAATATGGATGGATCAGGAAACCCTATTTCTGCCAGTGGTGGAACAAAGGTTTCACAGGCAAATATTGAAATAATCAATTTACCTACATTCCCTGTACAGAAGTGGGTGATGCTCACAGTTGTCCGTGATGGGCGTCGTTTTGATGTGTATTATAATGACCGTTTAGTAGCATCACAGAAAGTTCTTTACATGATGGGAACTGCACTCGATTCAACAAAAGGAATGACAGTAGGAAATCCCGGGTTTAGTGGATATGGTGGAGCACTTACGGTCTATTACACTGCACAGAAGGCTGCAGAAATTTCTAGAGTCTATTCTTCTTCAACTGATACACGTGGGGCGCCCTATTTGACTTTACCTAAAAAAGATGGTTCTCCTCAAGGCGCTACAGGATTTACATTTCCGTCACTTTGTTTAACAGGATCATGTGGTCCTGCAGTCCGACCTTCTAAACCCTGGATGGACTGGGATAGTTCTTATGCTTAATTTATGTACTAAGCTTAGAGAGTATGCAAGCAAATCCTAGCAATGGGACTTCTGTAATTTCAGGATTTGTAAATCTTGTAATTGTTGCAGCTGCACTTGTTATCATGTATTATTCATTTAAGTTTTTCTACGGTGATATCACGGACAAGGGTATTACAATCCTATCCAACAAGATCTATGCGAATCAGGGGACAAAGACAATAACAAACCAATCAAAGATCTATGAAGGTGGTGAATATACTGTAAATCTATGGCTATATCTGAGTGGATGGAAGAAGAACTATGGCACGCGGAAACATGTGTTCCAGCTGGGAGGATCGAATTTCTCAACACTGCTAATTGCACTAGGCGCGTTCAAGAATTCTCTTATGGTTCGCACACACACTGCATCTGTGTCCGGTGGAAAATCGCGCGAACATTATGCGGATTACCCTCATCGTGATGCATCAGGATATGATGTGAATGGTCTTAAGAAGAAATCTGGTTCAGCAATCTCTACTGCTGAAGCCAATGCGGAATATCGTGAAAGCAAGTCATGGGATAAGAGAGGTGTAAATGCACAATTAGCCGCAGGGGGTGATCGTGGTGCTGGCTCTTCTTCTTCTTCCAGTAAGAATTACCGTGATGGAAGTGGTAATTATAATACATGGTCAGCCAGCAGCAGCAGCAGCAGGGGCAGTCGCAGGGGCGGCAGTAGCGCTAGCGGCAGTAGCGCTAGCGGCAGCAGTGCCAGTGGCAGCGGCGGTTCATGGCGTGAGACAACAACACAGGATATCTCTCTCACCACGAGGGATGTTTCTGACCTATTCAAGCCGCTCTCATTTGATGATGGTCTGACGCACAGTATGCCTGCATGCGACATTGATGAGATTGACCTCCAGCGGTGGATCCAGCTGACTGTTATCCTCAATGGGCGCACATGCGATATCTATATGGATGGAAAGCTTGTTCGTTCGTGTGTCCTTAAGAGCTTTTTCAAGGTAGATCCGACAGGGCAAACTGTAAAACTAGTGGATCGCGGCGGTTTCGATGGATATATAAGTAATGTCAGCACGCACAATTATGCAATGGGACCTGATGCAGTCTATCGCAGCTACATGGCGGGTCCTACAGGAGGCTCCACGGATCCTTGGGCCTATCTGATGAGCTGGTTCCAGCCGAAGCCGACCCCCCCTAACCAAGCGACTGTGGGTGAGAAAACATGCTATGACTTATGTGGTAATACAGTACCTACGTAAAGAGTAGTATCATTAAACTCAACTTTAATAAAAACTCTCTGAGTTTTCCTTAAATTTAAGTACTAACGTTAGAGATGTCATCCTACTATGGACCTCAGCCTACGGCAAATTCAACAGGCTATGAAGTAATGATTGGCTTACTTATTGTTGCTATAGGTGTAGGTGTTTTCTTCCTGGCTGAAGGACTCTACAAGGGCATAGATACCCTTGGCGACCGCTATGTAAAGTTAATGGACTACACTGTTTCTGCAGACGATAAGAGTTTAGTCATTCACCAAGATATTGGAAAGTATCCTGATGCGAAGCCTATTCTCTTTTCCGAGAATGAGCCATCAGGAGTCGAATTTGCATATTCCTTCTTCATGTACATAAACCCGAATACATTTACTGGCAACGCGAAGTTCCACCATGTATGGCACAAGGGCATGGGATGTATCTGGCCGCTGATGGGTCCTGCGGTTCTTGTTCATTCGAATAACAATGCTCTCCGCATAATCATGAACTCAACTGAGAACCCCTATACATATGTTGATGTGATGAACATTCCCGTTAGCAAGTGGTTCCATGTAGTTCTCAATTGCAGAAAAAACGCGATGGAGGTCTATATTAATGGAAATCTAACTAATAAGATCCGCTTTGGAAATGGTGTCCCGTATCAGAATTTCCAGGACATAGTTCTCTTTTCAAACACGAACTATGTATTACGGAATACGAGCGCACCTTCTCTTGGTGAAGAGACAAGTTTTGAACTCGAGGGGACCTTCAAGGGGTGGTTAAGTGAATTAATTTATACCCGGTATTCACTCTCCTTTATTGAGATTAATAGACTGTTAAATGCTGGTCCCTCTCAGAAGGTAAATCAGAAATCAATGGATAAGCCTCCCTATTTTTCAGATAATTGGTGGATGACCACTGTAGCCCCGCATTAAAGGCATCGTTTAACAAAAAAATAATAAGTCTTAATTATACTTATTATTTTTACCGACTGTCAATAACCTAAAGCACTTAATATTTCATAACAAAAGAATGACGGGAGGAGGTCTCTTATCACTGATTGCATATGGAACACAAAATGTACTTTTATCTGGAAATCCACAGATGACGTATTTTTACAAGGCATTTAGGCGTTATACGCATTTCTCGATGGAAAATGTAACATCTACGATGGATGGGCCGAACGAACTCTTTTTCGACCAGAAGATTCTTCTCCGTGCAAAGATTCAACGTGTTGGCGACCTTCTCTCCGACATGTATTTCACGTTTCGCCTCCCTGATATTTATAGTAAATATGTACCACCTTCTGTACAAAGAACAAATCAATATCAATTTCAGTGGGTGCGTTATATTGGTGCAGCTATCATAAACAATGCAGCCTTTTTCGTAGGTGGCCAGAAGATACAGGAGTTTGACGGCTCCTATTTAATGACACGTGCGCTTGCTGATTATGATGCAGATTCATTCCAAAAATGGAGAATTCTAATTGGCGATGTTCCTGAACTTATAGATCCTGCAAAGGGCATTTATGCAGGCGGCACAAATGCCACAGGCTATCCGCATGTGTTTCGTGATTCTACACAGCCGGCTGGAGGACAAGCCAATCGTCCGAGTATTTTTGGACAAGACATTCATGTTCCTCTTTCTTTCTGGTTTTCCGAGGCAACTTCACAGGCACTTCCTCTTGTAGGTTTGCAGTATCACGATTGTGAAGTACAGATTACACTGAATCCGATTAATCAACTCTATACATATCTGGATGCATCAGGATTCCGTGTTGCACCGAATTATCGCATGAATGCACCTACATCCGATATCTTAATGAATATTCCAGCATATGGAACGACACTTGATATTAGTGGCCAAATAAAGTATTTTTTAACAGATCATGGGACATCTCCACCTATTATGAATCAGTGGTATCTGAATCCTCGCATACAGAGCACCTATATCTATCTTCCATCAGATGAGCAGAAACTCTTTGCAACGACACCTCTCTCCTATGTCTTTAATCAGATCACACCCTATCCTTTCCAGGGTCTCTTTAATCGCCAAGTTCTAGATCTAGAGACTCATAATCCACTGACACGCCTTCTTTTCTTTACGCAAAGATCCGATACGACTTCACGGAATGACTTTGCAAATGTGACAAACTGGTGGAACTTCCCGTATCCCCCGTATCATCCAACGCCAGGAAATACGCCAATGAATGTTAGTGCATTTTCTTCAGGAATCTTTGTTCCGCAGGGGCAGATGAATATTCTCCGCGCAATCCGCGTCCTCTGCGACGGAAATGAGATTCAGGAAGAAAAGACAATTGACTACTTTACGAAGATTGTTCCATGGAGGTTTAGTTCTGGTCAAACAAAGACGCTTGTCCCAATCTACAGTTTTGCGCTCCATAGTCCAACTCCCCAGCCATCTGGAAGTCTCAATAGCAGCCTTATCCGTAATTTCCAAGTTGAGGTAGATGTCTATCCCCTCCCGTCAGGAACAACTTATACGTACAATCTTACGATTTATGTTGAAAGTCTAAACTTCTTTGAGGTTACGAGTGGAATGGGCGGAGTCAAGTATGCATTATAAATTTGAAGCCAGTTAATTTATAACGTTGGTACTTAAATTAGTCGTAGGACAGCTCGTCCTTTGGACGAGCGCTCAGCAGCAGCACCTCTGGTGCTGCTGACATTAATTTTAAGGAAGTAGTGACTTCCTAAAATTAAGTCACGACGTTACTAGATAACCAGTAAAATGTCAAGGTTTCTTCGCATAGGATCCGATATTATCCATGTCCCTAGTCTAGCAAATGTTAGCATGACGACAAATTGTGTTGGTCGGCCTTATCTATGTCTGTACTACCATACACAGAAAATGCAGACGCTTTCATTTCCGAATCATGATGCCTGTGAAAAGCAGATGATGCGGATTAAGACTGCCATGAAGGCAGTTGAAGTTGCGCTGGAGAAGATTCCACTTGTAGAGGGCGAGATCACTCTTCCTCCGCAGCAGCAGCTGCAGCTGCAGAGTAGTGAAGTCTCACTTCCATGAACCCGCTCTTCTTATTCGGATTTAGTTTCGCATACTCAGGATATTCGGCAACAAGCCACCGCGCAGACTTTTCAACACGTTCCTTCGATCTTTCTTCCTGCATGCCCCCAGGTTCCTTATAATAAGCAGATTTCGGGGATACATTGTTCAGACGAACAATTGCACCATCTGCCTTAAAATACAAGATACTCCTCTGATAATCTTCTTTATCATCAAGAGTAATTTTAATTTCTTTTGTTCCAGGGTTAATACAGCCCCAGACACTTCCAATGATATATTTGAGATCCGTGCTAGGTGCAGCCTTCATGAAGAAACCATTTGCAACAGGATATACACCCCAGAGGCGCGCACCTACTTTCTGGCATTCTGCAAATCCGCGTGCAATGACATCTTTGAGGGAGCGGAGCGGTTTCTCATGGCGCCGAACCCGTTCATCAAATTCTAGAAACCCAGTAATATCATCATCGATATTTACAATCTTCTTTCCAATAGGAAAGTAATTGCTAATAAAGTTGCGGATAGCACCCATGCCGACGATGCCAACAATAATCCGCCCATACGATCCAGGTTTTAGTGTCTTTTTATAGATAGCCTCCTCTTCTTTATTGGCAACAAAGACATGAATTTTCCGCGGCTCGATGTTATATTTCTCTAATGTCGCAAGAGTCTTATCGCGGAGAGTTTCTGCACGTTTGTAAGAAGGGATAGCAATAATATACTCCTTTCCAGCCTTTCTAGTTTGTGTTACCATGCTTCTACTGGTAGTAGTTAAAAATAAGAAAAAGTCAAAAGATTTTTCTTAAATTTATTGTACCAACGGTAAGCAGGGGACACATGGATGCAATTAAAAGTTTTATAGGAACCAATTTATTTGGTTCGCTCATGGATCCAAATATAGATAAATTAGCTTCTGAGTATGGATCGAGACTAACAGGAAGTTTAAGCTCTTTTCATGGTGTATTAGATAAAGCAAACAGTACAAAAGATATCTTATCGAAGATTCCCGGAGTCAGTAGTCTTACAAAGGGTAACCTCGATAAGCTTCTTGAAGAGGCAAAAAGCTTTTCACAAAATCCAGGATCTCTAACACCTACAGCACTTATTCAGAAGAAAGCGGAAGTAGATGCAAAAATAAAAGTTATTGTAGATACCGCAAAAGATGAGGCAAAATCTATAACTCTGAAAACTGCTGCAGAAAAACTACAAGCAGCAAAGGAAAAAGTAGAAAATGCAACCTTTTCTTTTAGTCGTTTTATCTCACGTATGTGGAATTTTTTTCTTATTTTTGCGGCAGTTGTAATTGTTTTATACGGTGGTCGGTTGGCATCAATGAATTCGTATAATTATGGAGAAGCCTTACATTTCCGCTTATATTATTTCATTTATGGCTGTCTTTTATTTCCAATAAGTTATATTGCAGCAATGAGGAGGTCATTTTTAGGAATTAAACCTCCTGGTCCAAACTGTGAAGTTTTACTTGCACCTTTAATTGATTATGATGGTTCTTCTTGGTGGGTAAAAATCCTTTTCTTCTTATTTGTTTTTAAACGAATTATTCTTCCTCTTGATGTTACACCAGTTCAGCCTCTAGTTACACCTGAACTTAAGGGATCAGATGTATTAGTATAATAGAATGCAACCTTTTGTCTCGGTAATTACACCAACGTATAATCGACGTAAATTTATCCCAAGTCTAATTACCTGTTATCTCCAGCAGACATATCCTCTGGATAGAATGGAATGGATTATTTATGACGACGGCGATGATAAAGTGGAGGATATTTTCAAGAAGTTTGAGAAAAAAATACCTAATTTGCGGTATATTTATGATGAAGAGAAGAAGAATATTGGTGGAAAGAGGAACTTATTGAATAAGGAGGCAAAGGGTGATATTATTATTGCAATGGATGACGATGACTTCTATTTTCCAAATCGCGTGAAGCATGTTGTTTTTTCTTTTTCGCGGAATCCAACGTATGAGCTCGCAGGAAGTTCAGAAATCAATCTTTATTTTTCGGATATAAAAGAAATCTGGAAGCTCGGCCCTTATCATGCAAATCATGCGACAAATGGTACAATGGCATGGAGGAAATCATACGCAAATAAGCACCTATATGATGAAACAGTAACCTTTGCTGAAGAGAGATCTTATTTAGATGATTATAAGCATCCTATGATTCAGTTAGATCCTATGAAGGTTATGCTTGTTATTGCACATAGTGATAATACATTTGATAAGAAGAAGCTCCGTGATTCACCGAATCCGTTTGTAAAGAAGACAACACTAAAGTTGAATGATTTCATTAAAGACAAGGAGATGCGGGATTTTTTTGCAGATGCGTAACGTCGTGACGTGGCGGGTCTAAACATAACCTTGTTCTTCTAACAAGAATAGAATGAGTTACTTAGGATATTTATATAAAAGAACGCTAGAAGATTTGCGAGTTCTTAATACACCATATAAGAATGAAATTACTGAGAATTCTCCACGCATTTCTCTTGTTCATCCTCTTATTAAAGTGCCACTTCGACCCCATCAGGCTGCACTTGTCTATAAGATGTTAGACCAAGAGAAAAAACTAACAACTGGGTGGGATCTAAGTGGTGAAACTTTATATGGTAAATGGTCTATTCTAGGTGATAGTGTAGGTGTTGGAAAGAGCCTAGCTGTTCTATCACATATTGCACATGTGAAAAGTGAAAATATCAAATTAAATATGTCAGAACTCTCTACAAATTCATCTCCTGCACTCTATAGTCTTCGAAACAATACATATTCAGATATATCAAAATGTAATGTATCTTTAATTATTGTACCCCATAGTCTATATAGACAATGGTATACTTATATAAAAGAGCAGACAAATTTACGCGCCTTATGTTTAACAAATAAAAATACATTAAATGATGAAGAGTTTATGAAAAAACTAATGGATTGCGATATTGTACTTATGACAAATACTCTCTTTCCATCTTTTAATACAAGAATAAAGCAGCGAATTATATTTAAACGTATCTATATGGATGAGGCAGATTCAATAAAAATATCCTGTGCTAATATGTTTCCAGAGGCAGAATTTATCTGGTTAATTACAGCAAGTTATCCTAATATATTATTTTTAAATACACAAATACCAATACCCTATTCAGTTATGCAGCAACGCCTCTTTGCACCAAATAGTACATTTCATCCTGATTTTGTAAAGCAGTATCGTTCTGCATACGAATCAAATGCTCATGAAATAAGAAATAGTTATTACATAGTGAGTTGCGGATTCATGAGAAATTTATTATTATTAAATCATCATCCTCTTCGTGGAGAGATGGTTATTCGCAGTAGCGTAGATTTCATTAGTAAAAGTATATCATTGCCGCAATTATTCCGCCATACAATTGTATGTCGCGCGCCTATAAGTTATAATATTATATCAAATACAGTGAGCCCTGAAATTCGCAGTTATCTACATGCAGGGGATGTACAATCTGCGCTTCAGGCTCTAGGGGTTGCGGATGAACAGGCAACAAATCTAGTTCAAGCAGTTACAGAAAGTAAAGTAAAGGAATTAGAGCGCATGAAAAAAGTCTATAAACATAAATCAGAACTCGAATATTCAACGCCAAAGGCAAAGGAAGAGGCTCTGAAGGCATTAGAGGATAAGATTCATGTGATTGAAGATCAGATTAAATTTATTAAAGAACGTATTGAGAATTTTCAATCTGAAGCCTGTCCTATTTGTTTTGACGAACCAACGGATGCACTTCTTACAAAATGTTGCAATCGTGTTTTCTGTGCTGTGTGTATTTTGACAAGTCTTACACGGTCTCCTGCCTGTCCCTTGTGCCGCGCATCGACCCATCCGTCTAGTTTGAAGAGAATTAAGGTTGCCAGTGAGGAAAACCATATGGTAACAGAGCCTATTCCTGAAGCGCCGAAAGAACTCTTGAAGAAAGATGCGCTTCTAAAACTTCTAAAAGAAAATCCGAGTGGTAAATTTCTCATTTTCAGTCGCTATGACAATCCTTTTACACAGATTAGTGAAGAAATTACACAGATGAATATCCGTGTAAAGGAATTAAAAGGAAATAAGGATGTGATCCAGGCGGCGCTTACACAGTTTGAGAAAGGAAAACTTCAGTGCCTTCTTTTAAACAGTACAGTTATGGGCGCAGGTTTAACGATTACAGCGGCAACCCATGTTATTCTTCTTCATGCAATGAACATAGAAGAAGAAAAACAGATTTTAGGGCGTGCATATCGCATGGGTAGAAAAGAGCCTTTGAATGTATATAGGCTGGTTCATGCAGATGAAATTGAAAATTTAAACTAAACTATTATACAGTTTTTGAATAGAAATAGCTTCCAATCGTCGAATACGATCGGGACGTATTCCTCCTTTTACGAGTTCGGTATGTGCAAGCATTGGCGACATGCGAACAGGAACACTGTATGTATCAGAAACCTCGCAGAGAAGTTTCCATGCATTAAACATGGCAGATTGTTTTGTGAGAACAGGTGTATAGCGCATTTGATCTATTGGCATAGGTGGCTTCTCTCCAAGAGGAGCTTCATCTGTTAGCCGCATGGAGATATGCTTCAGTTTCAACTTGAGTGAAAGAGGCAGAATATTCCAGCACTGGTAGAAAAAAGCCCAGAAATCTCCAGAATCACTTGTCTTATATGCATCAAACAGAGATAGATAGAGATCCCATGCTTCTTTTGTAGGGCCGTGGAAGGCTTCAATACGTTCAGGTAAGTTCTCAAGAGAAATGAGAGATGCGAGATTTCCTTCATTGTTTTCAATATCAAGTTCAACCTGTGGATCTGCCATTTGCCATAGAGACCACCAGGCTACAGGAATAACTCCTTCAGGAAGTTCAATATCTTCTTCAGGTTGTTCATATCCTGCAAGTTGTCGCTGAAGCGCACGGAGATCACATGTCATTCCTTCAGGAATTGAACAGCCGAGCCATTCTTCTAGAATAGAGTGCTGTGCTCCTTCAATCTTAATGCTTAGACAGTGCTTTGCAATTTGCTGGAGCGCGCGTGTATCAAGAGTATTACTGATGAGAATAAGAGGGCGACCACTAACTGCTTCGCCTGATTTGAGATAGGTCAGAAGTTCCTGGAGGCCACCACGTTCTCCGTTGCTGAGACCGTCGATTTCATCAAGAAGAACACCAATGCCACCTTTCTTTCCAGTTTCAACCATTTGCATAATTCCTCCTTCACGAAGAAGTGGTACAATTACCTTTCGGAAAGAGGTTCCACTGCGTGTATGACTTGCATTAAATTCAAGAGTTTTGAGACCACTTTGTTCAAAGACGCGATGTGCTAATGTTGTTTTTCCAACCCCAGGGGGTCCGAGGAGTAGAACAGCAGGAACATCGCGTTTTTGAATCCAGGTAGTTAGCTTTTTTTCTATATCGGGATATAAGCAATGAGTTTTAAAAGACTGCATCTATACAGTATTTTAGTATGCCTCTAAGCCGTTTCACTCAGGCCGTTTTACTCAGGCCGTTTCACTCAGGCCGTTTCACTCAGGCCGTTTCACTCAGGCCGTTTTACTCAGGCCATTTTAGAAGGAGGCAGGGGTGGCAGAGGCCCAAGACAGTTCATTCCATCCCATACACCTTCCCACGTGATACCCTTATTTTTAGCCTCATTACAAAGCTGCTTAGAACGTGAAGCAGTATCTGCAGTTGCAGTGTAGAGGTTGAAGATCTTATTGTTATCGCCTGATGCAACGGTTCCAGTTGTCCTCTGCATATTTGTGGCAACACCAATTGTATCGACACATACCGGTTTCTTTGTATCTGTCGTATAGGTCAGGGCAAGAAAGTCGGGGCATGTATTAATCGATGGAGGCCATGGACCTGCTGCAGGTTTTAGAGAATTACCTTTTTCACTAAACCACCGTGTCCCAAAATAGCTTACAAGTGCAATCATTCCTACGAGGTAAATCATTGCCGAAATAGTATAATTTGTCATGAAAAGAACATAGGTCCCTCCTGAAACAATAACGAATGACAAAAATACATAAAATAGAAATTGGTACTCCATTACTATAATTGGTAATTAAATTTAAGAGAAACGTTAAATATGATTTTTATTCAACATAAAGATATGATGAATAAAAGTGTTATTAAAAAAGCTACTAGCCAAAGCTTTTAATTTACCGACCCCACTTGGCGAACGGTGCAGGTGTCGCGGCGAGGCTCTCGCTGAAGCCAGTCTCGATGTAGCCAGAGAGGAAGTCCTCGTTCGTCACCGTGGCAGCGCTGCCCGCAACGCCGAACGTGCTCGTGCTGCCGAGCTTGTTCTGGGGGACAACAAGCTGCACCTTGCGGAACTGGCGGCCGGACGAAACGAGCGTCTTGCCCATGTCGCGGAGGATGCCGCCCGCCGCGGTAATCATCATGGAGGAATAGACGCCCTGGGCCGCCGTGAGGCCGAGGGAGTTGGCCCACACCGCGGAGGACAGATTGGGGGCCGCCTGTGTGCCCTTATTCGAGTAGATGAACGTACGCGCATCAGCGATGTTGATGTAGTACTCATTGTCAGAACTTACTCCACGAACAGACTTGGATACAGACGTCATTCTTTATATCCCGGAATTAGAAAATAAATCCGCAGATCCTTTCCTTTTCCCTGGTAGAAGAATGAGCTCGGTTCCGTACAACCTCCCTTTTACGAATCTTGCTGCCGGTGGCCAAAATGGACGCGTCAGTTTAACAACTCCTCCCTCTGCCGGTGGATCCGTGGAGAGGATCCCTGGATACGGCCACCAGACTTCGGTGGATACCGATTTTGAGCATGATATGTTGCGGGGGAACTTTGAGAGCAGCCCCGTAAGCCGTGCATTCTTTTCCGTAAAGAATATTGGAATGATCCAACATGCAATTCGGAAGGAAGTCTTTGATCGGAGCCAGCCGAAAGGATATTTGATTGATGATCAAAGCATTGATGAGCTAAAAGTTATAATGCGCGCGATGTATCTCCAGTACTCTCGTAATCTTCCAACAGGGGTTGCCGAACAAGTTGCAGAGTTAAACCAGAAAGTCGTGGATTGGTCAGCACCTCATATATTATCGGCAGTAGATCATTATTTTTTCTATTTAGATGACATTAGTCATATGCCTGTTCCTCTTGCTAAGCCGCAGAGCATGAGTTCCGCGGGAACAAAATCATTACCGTTTAACCCTTACATGTAACGGTGCATAGGCTTCCCTGTTTCCCTCCACTCCTTCAAATCCGCATAGTATTTTTCCATTTGTTCATCATTGCGCTTCTTTGCAGATATGCATTCTTCGCAGACATTGCATGGGCCATAGCCATCTTCCCACTCAATCCGATGGTTTGATTTAATCTCGGGTGGTGCCTTCTTGAAGCCCCTATAATCTCTATTCTTTGGAAAGAGTGTCTCGTCGTATTTTACTATATAGTGATCATCTGGGAGATGATAAGGATATAGTTCGGGAAAGAGCTCATAATAGCTTGCAGCCGTATTTCCAGGCGGCGCTTGCCACTTCTTCATCAGCTTCTTTGTATAGGCTGGATTCAGGTGTTCCTTCCCGTACCAGTTCATTACTATTTTCTATGAACCATAAATATTCAATTTTGTGATTTAACTAACGTCGTGACTTAATTTTAAGGAAGTCACTACTTCCTTAAAATTAATGTCATACGACTAATTTGATGATACAATAAAATTAAGGAAAACTCTTTGAGTTTTCCTTAATTTTAAGTATCATCTTTAACGCTAGATTTTATATTAAACTCATAAAATACATGACATGTTCCTGAAGGGGATATAAGATCATAGAGATGCACGCTATTTGCACCTTCTTTGAGTGGAATCTTTTCACTAAAAGGGAGTGACACTGCCTGTTCTACAGATTCCTCCTTTTCAACTTCAGTACTAATTGTATCGGAGTCGAGTGTATTATTTGGGATACAGATACCGTGAGAAAAGAATGGCAGATCACCATATAAACGAGAGACAAAGAGTTCAGAATTCTCAGGCCGTTTTACAATATAGATGCCATCTGTATGGAAAAGATCAATATGGTATGTCCAGACTTTCATTAAGAGACTCTTCAAGATAGATGTATGAATTGCATAGGACATAAGTGAGAATGTGAGTTTAGTTTGTTTAAGAAAGAAAATGCTATGATCTGTTGAAAAGAGTGTGTGGTTGTCAGTGTATCCGTTGGAACTGTGGAACTTTACAAGTTTGGCGTCCGGTGGAACGGAAGCCCAAATCGTGGCCAGGATTTCTGGGGTGACGGAAGGATGGAATCGCGCGTCATCTTCTAGGATCAAGATCCATGCATCTTCTCTTCCCTTGTTTGCCTGATCCAGGTAGATCTGCTGCCAAAGACTATAGTGTGAAAAAAGACATCCTAGATGTCCAGGCGTAAAATACTGGAAAGAGTCTGGGTGAATAAGGCCAAGGCGTTTCACCATATCGCGTACATCTTTCTTGTATCCATCCATCCCACAGAACCACGTAGCGGAAAGTTTCATCCGTGCAAGTTCTTTCTGAATTGTTTCACGACGCTGGGTCTTTTTATTCAGAGAAATTACAAACGTATCACGAAACATCCTAGTTTCTTTTCAAAAAGAAAAGGTTGAATTGTTGCCGCAGTTGCCACAGTTGCCGCGGATTATTTCTGGGCTTCTAGAAAGATGAAGGGAGGTGGTGGTGCTTTTTCTAAACACGTTAATACTGAAAACTCTTTTAAAGAAGTTGATGAAATAGAGCCCTATGTTTCATATCTTCTCTATCCAAGAAAAGAACTTAATTCCTACACCCCAATACCAAAAACATATATACCTTCTGAAGATATTCGTCAATATAATATAAGAACAGAAACTAGAATTCATGAATTAGAAAATACCTTGAAAACTTTAGCTCAACATAAAAGACGCGACCTAGAAGAAGAGATTGCAAGGCTCGAAGGAATTCTAAATAAAATAATACCAGAATATAAAAAAATAGCTCTATATGAAAATAATAAAGAAGATCATTTATGTTTTGTTGATAATAAAATTATTACAAATGCTGCTGGTAACTCTAAATATGAGAAAGTCTCAAGATATAATGGAGAAGATATAAATTGTATAAAAGTATCAAGGCTAGGTAGTAAATGGGAAGATTATGAAATATTTCTTGCTGATGAGAATGGAAAAATACTAGCAGGAGGCCGCCGAAAGCAAACACGGAAACACAGAAAACAGCGGAAACAAAAGAAGACACGCTGCAACAGGAATCGCAAGTAAAATTGAAAATGGTGAAGTGGAATTGTAAAGCACCCTATCAAAATGTATGAGTCAGACTTTGAGGTACCAGACCTCCTCTATGTAGCAATTGGGTGCGCACAGGGCCACTATGAGTATGGCAAGCATTCTGAGCAGGAATATCCGAGATTCGTACATTCCTGGCCAGGAAAGAAAGTCTGTATCCTCATTGATCCATCACTGGAGACACCAATCTATGCAATCCGCGAAGGTGAGCCTCTAGATACAACCTTTATTTGTATGAGGCAGACTTTTGAATGGCCATCACGATGGCAATGTCTGCAGTCAAAAAGTGATATGGAGTTTCTATACAATCTCATCCAGAGGGTCATGGACACTCCAAATGCACATATGATTGTACAGGACTACTCAGGTGCAATTATCCACCCCTCTTATCCGATCGAAAAGTTTCCAGGGATTGAGAAGAAGGTTTTGTTTGACGTTACATATAATAATGGCGGCTGTTCAATCGACTTTGATAAGATTGAGATTCTGAAGGACAGCAATGGCGACTTTATCCAGCCGATGTTTTCCAAGATCCAAGATATTCAGAAGGAATCTATTGCTCGAGTACAGGCGCATGAGCGCTATACGATTCTTTCAGGAGGTGTTCTCTATCTTTACAGGACACAGATGGGTATTAAGGAGCCGCGTGACTGGTGCACAGCTGAATCTGTGTATTCATCTGCAGAGCGGCTCTATCATATCTATGGGCTACCTCTGCGCGATACTTCAACTAAAGTTCTGAGGAAGCTTCTACTAGAGGTTGCATTTGACTTCTGCGCTGCCGCGAATACACCTATTACAGAGGATAGTTTGCTGAAGATGATTAATTCAAGCGAATATGAATATAATAATCTTCTGAAGGGCTTAACTGATATCGTAAAAAAGGCTTAAAAAGAGGCAACATACATGAGATAGGTGCAGTGGCAGGCACCACCAAAAATTGACGCGCGTTTTTTGGGTGAAGTGAAGTGCCGCGGCGGCGGTACTAGTGGTCCATTAGTCTAGTGGTCAGGACAGGAGGCTTTGAACCTCTTAACCTCGGTTCGATCCCGAGATGGACCTTTGCAAGAATTCAAACAGCAACATTTGAAATATTCTATATCATGAATTCTGATACCTACGAGGATGTCCGAGTGGTTAAGGAGACAGGCTTAAGATCTGTTGGCGCAAGCCTCGTGGGTTCGACCCCCACTCCTCGTATCCAGTTTGGTTCTTCTGCAAAAAGAACCTGGTGATTACACGATCCGTTCTGCACTTCTCGTCAAAGTGCAACCAACCAATATAGTCTAGTGGTTAGGATAGGGCTCTTTCACAGCCTTGGCTCGGGTTCGATTCCCGATATTGGTATCACCACACTCATAATTCATTATTATGAGTGTCACCACACTCATAATTCAGTGGTAGAATGCTACACTTCCAATGTAGATACGCGGGTTCGATTCCCGCTGAGTGTATTCAGTTTGGTTCTTCTGCAAAAAGAACCTGGTGGAGGGTAAGGAACCATTTCCCCCTGAAAGGATCCAAACAGCAACAACAATAGCCATTATTATTCTTGGATCCTGTTATAAACCGGTTTAGCTCAGTTTGGTAGTAGCATGGGCCTTTTAAGCCCAGAGTCGCGGGTTCGAGCCCCGCAATCGGTATATAAAGTTCTTGTAGCAGCTTTTCAAAAGCTACTTTTTCAACCCGCGTGGCGCAGTGGATAACGCGTCCGCCTTCTAAGGGAAACCGGCTGCAAGCGGAAGATCGTGGGTTCGACCCCCACCGTGGGTAGTTGTCCGTGATGACATTAAACTATTCTTTGCCTTCATAGCACAGTGGTAGATGCACCAGCTTTGTAAGCTGTAGGTCCTGGGTTCAATCCCCAGTGGAGGCACAACGTTTTGCTGATTTCGTACAAAATCAGCACACCAGCTCGCATAGCTCAGTTGGTAGAGCATCGCTCTTATGTCGATATTAATGGCATGCATGTGAGGCGATAGTCGATGGTTCGATTCCGTCTGCGAGTATTTTTTATGAGATTAATGTTTAGCCTCATAAAAAATTGATACAGCCTACCAGAGCTATATGATCATAACTAAAATGCATACACACAGTCGCAAGTGTGGCCGCACGCATGATATTGCAAATGTAAATATAGAAGTAGATACCTCTCCAATCGCAACTCGCACACGTAATAAGATTGCACGTAAAAACTGGGAGAGTTCTATCGCAGATGCAGATATCGATGATTTCCTTGAGTTTCTGCGTAGCAGTACTGATCCGTGGGAGCGCTCTCTAATTCCTGAGATTGAGAGGGCTGCGATTCAGCGTTTTGCAGCTTACAACAAGCGTGCGAAGGTTTAAATTTGATACCTATCAAAAGTAAAAAATAAAATATGCCACCCACACATTCTATTCCTGAAGAGACAAACTTGCTAACTATTCTTAAGAGGATGCCAAAGCCTAATGCAAACTTTATCACTGGTTTTATCTTCGGATTTGCAACAGCCACTATTCTCTTTTCAAAGATGCATAGGTAATTGACGAGGTTAAGTAATATTTTTTACTTAGACATTATACAGCCTTTACGCGCGGCTGCTTCTTTGTCTTAGGAGGAGGAGTTGCACCACCACCAGCTTCCCTCTCGGCCCGCATCTTCAGCCAAGCAACCTCAAAGTCATCAAGATCCTTTAGCCACAGAGCTGCAGCAGTTGTTGCCTGCAGCTCTTCAACTGCAGCACGCGCACGTGCAACAAGTGCCTCTGCATCTGCAATTGCAGACGCCTTTACACGATCCATGCGCAGGCGCAATAGATACTCATAAGAGTCAATGCTATCCGCATCACCGCCGAGTGCAGGCAGACTATGCTCCTTCAGAACAGCAACAATCTCTTCATCACTCTTCCTGCGCAGATCAATGGACCCAGCGATGACAGCGCGGATAAAGCGCGCCTTTGCATCTGCCTCAGCCGCCTCAGTCGTCAGACGATTAATCTCCATCTGTCGCCTCTCCTCGTACTTTGCAATACGCGGCCCATAGAAGGACTCCAACATATCTCCAACACACCCAAAGCGTACAATCTTCATATGCGGATCAAAGCACACCATGTTACTTGTCCTCCACGTGGTAGTCAGACGGAACCTCTTTTCAAACTCGGCAGGATTTGCGCGAATCTCGTCGAAGTAATCCGAATCGAGATAGAGGTCGAAGCGGACATCTACGTGATTGTACAAATCATCGTAGTTGAGAAGAACAGGCTTTCCATCCTCAAGCTTTCCAGCCTCCATCTCCTTATTCGTGCAGAGCTCATCGAGGAATGCCTTGTAATCATTCGTCCAAGTTCCAACAGGAAGCTCTGTGATGACAACAACGCGCCGCGCCTCATCAATCGTGTAGAGACCACGCGTCTGCCAGACACCATCACTGAGCATTGTCATGCGTCCCTTGAATCCAAGCCACCAAGGCTGGAGTGCAAGATTCTGTAGTGTGTCGCGTCTTCCAGCAATGCGATCACGCAGAAGAGCAATAATATCATTCGGATTGAAAGGAGGAATATCCGTGCTGAATCCAGTACCAATTCCAATACACCCATTGACGAGGAGCATTGGAAGAACAGGCCAATACGTCTCAGGCTCGACGATAACACCGTCATCATCGAGATGCTTCAGAATGCCTGAATCCTCCTTGCGGAAGATGGTATTTACAATCGGCTCAAGGCGAGTGTGGATATAACGCGCAGAAGCATTGTCCTTTCCACCCATGAGACGAGACCCAAACTGCCCAATCGGCGACAGAAGATTGATGTTATTTGCACCCATGAATGTCTGTGCCATGGATACGATTGCACCTGTCAAAGATGCCTCACCATGGTGATAGGCCGCATGCTCTGAAACATAGCCAACAAGCTGTGCAACACGAACCTCGGCCGTCAGGCCACGCTTCAAGCAACCGAAGAGAATCTTACGCTGACTGGGCTTGAAGCCGTCGATTAGATGCGGAAGAGAGCGGATATTATCAGCATTACTGAAGTGGATAAGTTCATCATGGATGAATCGCGAGAATCCAACCTGACCACCCTTTCCAATTGTAAGAAGACGCTTAGGATCATATCCTGCCAGCCACTTCTTGCGATCATCTGCACGCTTCTTGCTAAATGCGAGAGACAGGCACTCATCTGTCGCATCATCCCACTCGTACTTGATCTCATGCAGTTCGCGGAACCATTCCTGTGCCTCCTCAGGTGTGCTCGTACCCAATCCCTTGTAGTACTTGAGAGCCCACCCAGCAGGCGCAACAGATGCACGCCAAGTCTCATATTCACCCTGGCTGAAGAAGCTGCGAACCTCTCCACGTCGCGTAGCCTTGAGAAGAGGCGTTGCAAGTGAGCAGACAAAGCCAGAGCGGAGAAGCGAGGGCCACTCCGTATGGAAGAGATTCATAAGAAGACCCTTGATGTGCGAGCCGTCCAAATCCTGATCTGCCATAACCATGACGCGACCATAGCGCAGAGACTTCAAATCCTTATAGACCTTCGACTGCTCAAGGCCAAGAATCTTCTTAATTGCAGTCAGCTCCTCATTCTTACTAAACTTGTCGGCACTCACGTCGCGAACATTCAGCATCTTACCCTTGAGAGGAAAGACACCCCACTTTTCGCGCCCGACGACCTTGAGTCCAGTAATTGCACTCGTTGCAGCCGAATCTCCCTCCGTGAGAATGAGCGTGCATTCATTACTCTTTGCAGTGCCAGCCCAGAGAGCATCAACGAGCTTGGGCATACCACGGAGAGTTGTACGCTTCTTTCCATCGGTCTTCTTTGCATCACGGGCAGCCTTTGCATCGAGAATTGACTGCGCCTCATCGGCGAGACCAATCTTTGCAAGTAGATCAATAAACTTCGGAGTGACCTTATACTGCGAGCCAAACTTGCTAGCAGGCGTCGTCAGAGTCTCCTTCGTCTGAGAATCGAATGACGGATTCACAATGGTGCTATTTACGAAGAACATGACACTGTCCTTGAGCTGAGAAGGCTTGATTTCGAGCTTCTTCTTCTTGGTCAGGAACTCGCAGAAGTCGCCTAGAACATGCCGCATGACAGTTTCTACGTGCTTTCCACCCTTCTTGGTATTGATACCATTGACAAAGCTGACGTGCTTCTCCTCAGATACAGAGTCTTCATCATCGAATAGGGCGCGAGTCAAGATTGCGGCGACTTCCCAGCGATCAGAGGAGCGTTCATAGGCGATATGTGCCTCATCGCGAACAAAGAGGCGAACATACTTCTCGAAGGTATTCGTTGGAACAAGAGTACCATTCCAGGTGACCTTTACCTCCTTTCCTGCGAGTGCTGCAAGTTCAATCGCGCGGCTCTGGAGAACCTTTGCCATCTCATCCATATCGAGGCCGATAAAACGAGCAGTATCGGGTGTATAGGTGATCTTTACAAGTCCCTTCCCCTTGTCCTTCGTAACAGAAGCCTTATCACAGGAGATCATATGATCACGCCACGTCTGCTTATACTTGAGGCCATTGCGAGTATTGCGAGTCTCAACGGTAAAGACGTGGGAGAAGATATTGGTCAGCTTTGCACCATAGCCGTTCTTACCACCGACAATCTTCTCTTCATTCTTATCGTAGTTTCCGCTGGTAAGAAGATGACCAAAGATAAGTTCAGGCGCAAAGACCTTATACTCAGGATGCTCTTCAACAGGAATACCTTCACCGTCATTTTCGACAGTGATCATAGGCCTCTGTGCAAGATCCTTTCCAAGAGTGATATCGATATGCTTCATGGGTGTAGAAGTCTGTAGAGAGCGGACGAGTGCATCGCGAGCATTTACAATGATCTCATCAAAGATCTTGTAGAAGCCAGGATTAAACTGCACGTGCCGATAGACCATCTTTCCCTTTTCGGCGTCAAAGATCCATCGCTGTTCATCATGAGTCTCAACAGAACCAATATAGGTATCAGGGAGCTCGAGGATATGCTCACGGTGAGTGTGCTTCTTATACGTTTCAGCGGATGCCATGCTAAGGGAGGGGGTCATGGGGTGGATTCAAATTTAACCAGTTGCTAAGCGCATTTAATTACGACGTGTTTTTCTCTTAGTATTCTTGTTCTTATTCTTCAGCTTGTTATTCCGTAGTGTCTTGCGCTTTCGTGCGCCACCAAGGCTAGAGCATGTTCTAGCACAAGCAGTTGCAGGATCCACTGAATGATAAGCAAATACTCTAGCTTTACAAGCATCAACAGATTCATAATTCGAGGCATCGCGGCATAGTCTTTGCATTTTATACTATATCTTTAGATAATTTATTTTTCAAACATAAATAAGTATCGCCCATAACGTCGTGACTTAATTTTAAGGAAGTCACTACTTCCTTAAAATTAATGTCCAACGACTAATTTGATGATACAATAAATTTAAGGAAACTCAAAGAGTTTCCTTAAATTTAAGTATCATCGTTAAATAGTCTGCATGGATGGGTGCAATTTATGCAGAGGATTACTCTACGACTATATATGTTTGCCACTTATGCCATGTGAGCCACTGTCGAATAGAGTGAAGGTAGAACGGGTAAAGAGGTGTGCATGGGAGATAAGTGAAAGCATACTCTATATTTTTTCAAAGATACCTCAAGATGAATATGCACAATTAATGAATCATGATACGCATTACAATGGACCCTATTATATACAAAATCCGATGAAACTAAATGACCAAGAAACAGTTTGGTTCTATCATAGAAATATCAGGCTTTATTTTAATTTTAATATGCGTTACAAGGGAATTTCTGCATATATAGATACAATAGTAACAATTCTTAGAGAACATTGTATTCTTAAGAATTGTTGTGATTCCTATTGTTATGAAGAGTGGTTTGCACAAAAAATCATGTGGGGCTTACAAAATATAGGGCAGATTCATTCTGAGCATTTACAAAGTTTTCTCAGGTGATGAATGGCTCTTTTTCAAAGCATAATATATTGTAGCGATACCACCAATACCAAATAACATAAGAACTGTCATCCACATCATCTGATTTGCAACACTTAGATTATCCAAAATAGGGAATATATATTCAAAAGCCTCCCAGATGACAGGGACAAGGAGGAATGAAAGGCCACCTATATATCCATATAGTTTATAGTTATCATAATATGCAGGATTTTTATCAATCGGCAATTTTGTATAGAGCACAAGTGTATAAAAGACAATAGAAAAAAGTCCTAGTGCAGAATAAACAGCATATTGTACATCTTTAGATTCAATATAGTGACTTGTTTTTGCGGAGAAGATATCCATAAGTGCAGCTCCATGAAGTATTGTAAAAAACCCAAATGCAAGAAGAATATAATCAATCATACGTCCAGCAATCGTATGATCTCCAGATACAATAAGGTCAATTCCTTCAATCATTGAAAGTTTCTTTTCAATGTCGGGTGGAATAAACCATGTAAGTGATAATACAATTAGAAGTTTTATAAGGCCATATAGGATAAAAATAATTCCTAATAGGCTAAACTTCATCTAACGTTACTAACGTTGGTACTTAAATTTAAGGAAAACTCTTTGAGTTTTCCTTAAATTTATTGTACCAACAAATTAGTCGTAGGACATTAATTTTAAGGAAGTAG